AGCAGTGGGTCGGGGGTTCGAATCCCTCCACTCCGACAAACTTTCTGGTGATTGAGTGGGTAATCAACTTTTAACCAAGGAGATTACTATGAAAGTGTTTGTATGGAATCGTTTGTCTAACGTGTCTGATAATTACCATTCCGGTGGTGGATTAGTAGTATTCGCGGATAACGAGGAACGTGCATGTCAACTGGCAACAGAACATGGTGTTGTATTCAGTGAAGGTGAAACTGTGGCAGATGACGTTCGCGTCGTCGACGGTGGATTCGAAGCTGTCTACATCATGCCAGACGCTGGCTGTTGTTGATCTAAAGGCGTCTGAAGGTGTGGCCACGCCGGATGACGTATCGTGGGTGTAAGGCGAGGGGCTTTACATTCAAGCACACAGGGCTGTAGGCATATGGTCCGGGAAAGTGTGCACCCTTCAGGATATAGTGTAGTGGTAACATACAACCTTCGGAGCGTTGTGTTGCTGGTTCGATTCCAGCTATCCTGACTAAGTTGTTGCGTGGGTAGAGACGTTCATCATTTGTTCGACTCAAATATTTCCCGCAATGTACATTTAAGAGACCATCTTGCATGGTGCTGCGATAATCGCCTAAGTGGCTTGGGATGTTGGTTAGTACTCCCTTGAACGACGATCTTGCAGTTAGGACTAATCTGCACGTGTACATTGCGGGAAATCGGGCCTGGTGGCCCATGGCGGTGTGAAAACCGTAGTTTCTCCGACTTTAACTCAACTTAAATGCGGGCGCTGGTAGCCTCGCTTGGCGACGGCCATAGTAACCAGAAGAGACTCCGGATCTCTATTGTCTGGCGAATGCGAGTATTGGTTCGATTCCAATAAACCTGCACAGAATTTAGTAAAGCCCTCTGCGAAAGCATTGACACTAAGTTCTGCTACAAGGTTACTTGTAGCAACCAACTGATTACTGTTGCGAAGTGCAGAATTCCTTCAGAAACTGTCGAGTGTAAACTCTTGGAGGTTCGAATCCTCCCCAATGGCCATATCGAAAGTGCTGGCAGGTGGCGAAACTGGTAGACGCGAAAGTCCAAAAAGTCTGTACAACTTAATCTCAGTGTCAAATTGGATGACTTACTTCCTAGGTGGAAGCACAGCCTCGAAAGCTGATGATCTCGGAAACGGGATGGGGGTCGGTACCTCAGTCATCCGCAAATGTGTTGTTGCGTAGTGTAGGATTTCTTCATATCCCACGCCGTGTACGTAGGTTCGATTCCTACCTGCCGAGATTCTTGGCAGTCGTCTAGTGGTAGGACAATGGCTTCAAAAAGTGCCTGTACGAATTTGACTCAACATATCTTGGAACGTAGCGTGCTGAGGATGCACAACGAGCTTTGAACACTCGGGCTGTCGGTGAAGAGCCGGCAATGGTTCGACTCCATTACGTTCCTCTTATAGGTGACATATGAAATTGATTGAATTGATTGTTACATTGCTTGGTGGACTAATCTCCACAGCACTTTGGATTATCCTTTGGTTTAACCCGTTGTGGTTCAGAGAGGATTTGCTTAATAAGTACTATCGATCGAACTTTTCATATTTCAACCCGTTCCGATAATTTTTGGTAGATTGGTGTAACGGTAGCACGCGTAAACTACCACTAATCGATCTTGTCTCGTCTAGCGACGTTGCGTAGAAAAGTGTTACTTCGCTTTCATTCGCGCGCGGTGGGGGTTCGAATCCCTCGTCTACCTCAAATTAAAGTCGCTTCGGCGACTTTTCCTTTTCCGGGCATGGTGCCCAAACTACAGGAAGACAGATATGGCTGTCGATTGGGAGTTCGAATCCCCCAATTCCTGCAAACTCAAAACTTACCAATAAAAATGAGTTACAATCTGAAAGAAATGGTCCAAGGTGACCGAAAAGTCCACTTCAACTTCTACCGTAAGGGCGAACTTTGGTATAAGACAGAGTGTGGATTTGAGTTTCCCGTTCCAGTTGCTGATACAGGTGATGGAACGTTCTTGGCATCCGATCGAGCGATGCTTTTCATGCGGTACATCCGCAAACAGATTGACTCTATCAAGGAAGGAATGAGCGATGTCTCTTCTGCAACGAATTAAAGATGACCAACTTGCTGCTCGTAAAGCACGCGACACGCTGAAAGCGACGTTGCTGACGACGTTGATCGGTGAAGCCACTACTGTCAAGCCTGACGGATCCCGTGGTGGCTCGGATGCAGAAGTAACTGCACTGATTAAGAAGTTCATCAAAAACACGAATGAAGTACTGAAGGCGCTAGGTTCGATTGAAGGTGGTGCTGCAATGCAACCGCTTGCTGAACTGGCAATTCTGGAAACGTACCTTCCGAAGCAACTGTCAGAAGCTGAATTGACCGCAGCAGTTGCCGAAATCGTTGGCCATTTCCGCGAAAAGACGAATCCTGTCACGATGGGAATGGTGATGGGTGCACTGAAGGCTGGGTTCGAAGGCCAGTATGACGGTAAGATGGCGAGTGCAGTTGTAAAGGCAGCTGTGGCGTGACATTTCACGAGACCTAAAGTTGGACAGACCTTATGATTGTTGAACAAATCTTCCTGTTCCTGACGCTGATTACGATTAAGCACTTCATTGCTGACTTCCTCTATCAGCCACCGTATCAGTGGATGAACAAAGGTACGTACGGTCACTGGGGTGGAATTGTCCACTCAGGACAACACGCTGTACTGACTGCGATCATTCTTGCATTCTTCGTAGATAGTCCTGTTGACATTGGCTTGATTGCACTTCTTGAGTTTGTCATCCACTATCATACTGACTGGGCGAAGATGAACCTGAACAAGAAGATGGGATGGGGTGCTACGACGCACAACGAGTTTTGGATCTTGCTTGGTGTTGACCAATTGATTCATTCGTTGACTTATCTTCTGATCGGGTATATCGTATTCATGTAAATACAAATGCGGGGTGGTGTAGCCCGGTAGCACACCAGGCTCATAACCTGGAGGTCAGACGTTCAAATCGTCTCCCCGCATCAAAGTGAGCTTTGAAGGTTAGTAACCGAGACACCCTTCTTTATGACACTTAAACTGCTGACAAAGTCGATAAATTCCTTCTCAGGATGTGCAGTTGTCAAGGTTCACCCCCAAACAGTCTCAGTCCTGCTAATGACTGAGTGGTGGAGGCCGTAACTGTGAAATCAGTTTGCGCCCTACGGTTGCAGAGGACGTCTTTCTCTGAAAGTCACTGGAAAGAGCTTGCTCGCCGGTTAAAGTGACATACGTCGTGATAACCTATTCGACGAACAATTTAAAGGGGTTTGATATGTGGAATTTGTACTTGTGGATCTGTGGACTGATCGCGTTGTGGGCTTTTGGCTCAGGGATCGTTCAAGACGTCCGTCAAGTATTCCATACGCCAGACCTTGATTTCGATGAGGACGACGAGACGTACTACAATACGACCGATCCGTTCTTCTGGATGTTTGGTTTTCTGGTCAGTTTCCCCGTCGTAAACTTGATCATCTTGGGATTGATTATTTTGTCGGTCGTGTTCAGAAAAGAGACGGTGTAATACAAATGAAAAATCTAGCAGAAATACAACAGATGTTTGAACAACTGGTGCCGTCAGCGCCGTTTAAACTAGACCTGTCGAAGACAGACGATAAGTATACAGATCCTCAGACACAACGTTGCTTTCAGCAATTTGCTGAAGGTTACTTTGATGGATACGTTGAAGCTGATCTGGTGTAATGTAAGCGGGCATGGTATAGTGGTTGTGCCTCAGCCTTCCAAGCTGATGAGACCGGTTCGATCCCGGTTGCCCGCTCAAATATAACATAAGGTTGCATATATGATCGGTGACAATTTTGTCCAGCACAAAGATGGTGGTTTGTATTCGATTCTCGCTGTAGGGAAAAGTACTGTTGATCAATCGGAACACATCATTTACGTTCACTTGTATCCATTTGAACGTCAAGTGTGGATTCGTCCGATCGAAGAATTCACCGAAGAACGTTTTACGGTTCTAACGCAGGAGCAAGGCGTTGCGGTGTTGAACCGCGACCGAGAACAGTTCCAAGCAGAAATTACTGCGAACAAGAAAGCTCGTAAGGGCTAAATAGGTTTAATTGCGGGTATAGCTCAGTTGGTAGAGCACCGGTCTTCCAAACCGGAGGCGAATAGTTAACGCAGGTTCGAATCCTGTTGCCCGCTCAAATGGAGAAATCCATGATGGAATTTGCGCATAACGGTACTGGCATTGTTCGGTACGATCCTCATCGCGGCACGATGAAGTCTAACACGAAGAATTGGTGCGTAATTGACGTTGATCGCGAGATCACTCGGTACAACCGGTTCTGGCTTCAACGTGAGAAGCACATCATTCTGCAGCAGCCTGCTTGGGACGCTCACATCTCGGTTGTTCGAGGTGAAAGGCTTAGCCCCAAAGCACAAAAGCTGTGGAAGAAGTACGAAGGGAAGCGTGTTCCTATTCGGTATGAGCATGGTGATATCCAAATGTCCAAGGACCAAGATCAGCCTGGTTGGTTCTATTGGATTCGTGTTGACTGCCCGTTCGTGGACGAAATTCGTCAAGAGTTGGGGTTGATCACGAGTTGGAAGTATCATCATATTACGATCGGTAGAACTTACTACTGAAGGAGTGGTTCATGAAAGTGGTCACAGATCCTAAAACAGGGAAGCTGCATACTGTTGATAGTCCGTCCGAAGAAAGTATCAGGCGGAAATTGGCAGAACAGCGTCGTGAACTGCGGGAAATGCTCGCAGGTAACGTTCCTTTTCATGAAGATCAGTGGTCAAAGAAAGAACCACCTGAGTCTCCTCCCGAAGATCGTTGGGAAGATGACGAATAAAAGGTCCATGGTGTAACGGCAGCATTCCGGTCTCCTAAGTGCTTGCTCTAATGAGCATTTAGGAAAACCGTCGGTCGCGGTTCGAATCCGTGTGGACCTGCCATAACTATAACTATAACAAGGCTCTAATGACAGCTACTGCCAAGAAGATTGTGTTCGCTCCAGGCGTCCTCGAACAACTCGAATCTGATTTCCAAGGTGAGGAACTCCAACAAGTCCTCGATGAAATTGCACAACTTGCAAATGACCCAACGCAGGGTAAAGCTGTTAACATGACACAGCTAATGCAAGAAGATCCAGCTTTGTATGCACAGCTGATTACGCAGCTGGAAAGCATTGAAGATAACACTGTAGCACCAACTATTCAATAAGGTGGTATATGGAAGGCCGTGAACTCGTCAAACTAGCTGCAGACTTTTCTGCAGGTACCGTGACTGCTGCTTATATCAAGCAAACGTTCGGTGAAGGTGTGTTCTCAACTGTCGCAGCACTAGCAGCTGGTGGAGTTGCCGGCCTTGTTACTGATGCTTTGGTTGAAACTGTGGACCAACACACGGGTGTTGTTTCTGCAGCGGGTAAAGTAGTAGACTCCGGGATCGGAGCTGTAACTTCTCTGTGGAATGATTGGTTCTGATATGTGGTACGAACAAGAAGATGCAATCTTTCCACCACGTGTGGCAATTCTACTAGAAGGTAGTATTGTCCAAGTTGGCAATCGTTGTTACGTTAAAAACGATCGTTGGTCAAACGCCCGTGCGGTAACAAATTCGCTTGAACAAGCGTTTTTGATTGCTGGATTTTAATTAGACTAAATAGAAAGTATGCCTCGTTAGCTCAGCGGTAGAGCGGCGTCTTTACACGGCGCGGGTCGGCGGTTCGAACCCGTCACGAGGTACCATATTCACATGCAACATAACATTGACACGATTGCGTACGACGCAATCAAGAAGATTGGCGAAGAGGACCTTCGCATCATTTCTGGTCAAGACCAAACCAGTAATCGTGTCTGGTTTGACATTGCTGTGACGCGCTGGATCCGCAACGAATACGGTCTGTGGCATGATAGTCCTCTGACTGCTGTTTGGCGCGATAATCCAGACACCCGACGCATTATCGATGGTGTGGATCATAGTTACTGGCATCCAGACGCAGTATCCAACCGCATCTACAAGTTCATGCAACAATACTTGAGCTACTACCCTGGACGTAAAGTTCATGTGTATACGTACGGAGTATTTGGACGTCAAGTTGAAGGCGAATACGAAGTCGTCAAGCGTACAAAGAGTGGTTTGATTGAAGTTTGTCACCCCGTGTACAAGAAAGTACGGCAAACAGTTCACCCTGATCGTATTGCTTTTGTTGATCAGCCTGTTGAACAACAATACAATAGCAACATTGAAATCATTACTCATGTATGGAAGTATCCTGAGTAAGTGAGTTTGGAAGCGTGGTAGAGCGGTTTATTGCAGAAGTCTTGAAAACTTCCGGTCCTTAACCGGGCCCGTGGGTTCGAATCCCACCGCTTCCTCCAAATACAAACGAGAATATATGTCAAAGTACGGACAACTAGCGAAACAGCTGTGTGGTGGTGTTCGACTAGAGAATCAAATTCTGCAAAGTGCAGCTGGATACTACATCGGAACTTACGATGCAGAAGGTCCTGTTAGTCGCGAATCTCTAGAATACTGGCCAACACGTAAACTTGCTGAAGAAGCATATGTGACAGGTAACTGGACACAACGAGATCACCCATAACTACAACGAATATGCCAATCTACGGATACACATGCCAGGAGTGCAATCACTCCGAAGACTATCTTGTCAAATCTTCTGAATCTGCCGTTCCAGCCTGCAAAAGCTGCGGAAGTGTCAACCAAGAAAAGCAATTGAACACTGGAACAGCGTTCTTGCTGATGGGATACGGATGGTCGAAGAACGGAATGAATTCGAGGAAAGTTGGTAACAACTAACACCCTGCCCGGGTGGCGGAATTGGTAGTCGCAGCAGGTTTAGGTCCTGCCGCTCATTGCGAGCGTAGGGGTTCGAGTCCCCTCCCGGGTACATATGATTCAATTTGAAAGTCCACTTCCATATCCAGTAATTTGGACACCGGAAGATGAAGCGCGACTCGACGCAGCGATCGCCATGATCCGTGAAAAGCGTCAACAGAAAGCCCAACATGACAAAGCCAACGTACTACAGCACAGAGAGGTGCCTCGACAACCTGTCGACGGGCAATCCTGAAACTGTCAAGAACTATGTGATCTACGTTCTGTGGGAATGTTCTACGGAGTTCATGGTCAATAACGGAATGCCGACGGATCCTGAAGTCGAAAAGTGGATCGAAGTGCTTGAAAGTCGTGAAGACAAAAACAATCAGTATATTCAGTCTGCAATTGGTGCTTGCCGCGAGTACATCAAACCTACTCCAACGCCAATGCCACCGTACTCTGGTGAACCGACAATTGTCAGTGTTAAGCAAGTCAAGTTGAAACTGAAGAAGTGAGTGTTATTCCCTGCAGTTGCACATAAATATGCGATTACAGGAGAATCTCATGAAACTGAATGAATTGTTTGACCGCGGCGATCACGAACTTCAACAAAGTGTTGCTAATCGCCAACGCGAACTGAACCAGAAAGATCAGGCCACGAAAGGTATTTGGTGGGTTGATGGAGCTGGAAAGAAACTAGCTGGTCCTTTTGCTGATCAAGAAAAGGCTGACAGCTTCAAGAAGAATCGTCCTGATCGTGTGCCGAAGGGTGCTAAGGCGATCACGATTCGTTAAACAATGCGGGATGTAGCTCAGGGGTACTAACCTTGCTGTATTGTGAGTGATCATTAACTTGCAGTAAAGGCGTAGGTAGACGTTGCATAGGGTGATGTAGAAATCGAAGTAGCTATCCGCTTTCTCGTCCAATACTTTCAATGTCTGCTTAGAGCGGCCGGTATCTAACCGGAGGGTCGGGGGTTCGATTCCCTCCAACCGTACTAACTGCCCACATGGCTTAGGTAAATCGGTACAGCCACCACCTAGTCATAAATATAGCTGTTCCGGGGAAAGCTATATGGCAGACAAAATTACCAAAGAGAAGATTGAAGCAGTTGTATCCGATTGCCAATCTTTTAGAGAGTTAACGATCAAACTTGGCCGAGCGCCGTTAGGCGGAAACATCTCAGAGATGAAACGCAGGTGTATCAAACTGGGAATCGACACGTCCCATATGCTTGGGAAATCTCATGCTAAGGGAAGTACATCTAACAAAAGACGAACACCCGCTGAGATATTGGTGGAACGTGATCGATTGCAAGGACGTGCACCTATTGAACAGTTACGTAGAGCACTAAAAGAAAGTGGTGTACAGTATCAATGTCAAGTATGTTCGTTAAAAGATTGGAACGGTAAGCCGTTAACTTTACACATCGATCACATAGATGGCCAATACTGGAACTGTAGATTGACGAATTTGAGGTACATTTGTCCTAATTGTCATTCGCAGACACCCACGTATTGTGGCAAAAACGTTAATGCCCACGTATGCTAATTGGTAACGCAGATGGATTTAAAATCCGTTGACTGTCGGTTCGAGTCCGACTGTGGGTACATATCATAGGAGACGTACATGATTAATGCAGATGTTGCAGCGTTTGATGCTGCAGTTGCGGCTGGGAAGCCGGTTGTTGTTGACTTTTGGGCACCTTGGTGCGGGCCTTGCAAGATGGTCGGTCCGGTGTTTGAAGAAATCGCTGGTGAGCGTTCTGAACAGGCAACGTTCTTGAAGGTCAACGTTGATGCTGAGCCTGAACTCGCTCAGAAGTTCAAGGTCCGTGGCATTCCGACGATTGTCGTTGCAAAGGACGGTGAGACAGTTGCCTCGATTACTGGTGCACAGCCAAAGGCGAAGCTCGATCAGTTCATTGCTCAAAACCTTGGACCTGTTGCTTAACAGAATCGAAACAAGGTATATTCCTAATTGATCTTAAGGTCATTTTGGGAAAAGCCTATGAAATTCGATTTCGACGAATGGATGGAGCTTGCTCGGAAAAATCCAAATGAATTCGAAAGGCGGCGCCAAAGAATTCTGAAGGAAGAAGAGTTAGTTCCGTTTGAAGTGCAGTTTGTTGTAGCTGCCGAACAGAACGCTGTTCAACTTGAACTTGCCAAGAAAACCAAGTAAGAAACGGACACTTCGTCCGTTTCTTTCATTAGACTCGGAGGAATACTTCGTTGCGTGCAGATTTGAATAAGCAGTTGTGTGAAGAAGAACGACACAACTCAAGCGATTGCTACGGCAATTATCGCCATGATCGTCGGGCGAATGAAAAGTACGACGACATGTACGATCTCGACAACGAAGATCGTGAAGACGCTTACCAGATGAGCGGTGCTCGTGAGAGCATGAAGCAGCGATACAAGATGCACTGGCATGAGAAGGAGTTCGGTGAACACTTGAACCCCTTGTACGGTCAGATCCGAAAGGCTGTTGGTCGCAAGTGGGATGACTTCTACAGTGAACTGTCGAAGGTATTCGATACTCGCTCTGTGATTAACCGTCACATTCTGCTTCACTTGTACGATCATATCGACGTTGACGGTGTATTCGTTGGTGACGACGGAGAACTGTATAGTCGCAATAAGTACAACCAACAGGCGTACCAGATCGGTGAAGATACGTCTCAGTACTACGTTGATCCTCGTGACGGAATCATCAAGATTAACCGTAAGTACAAACACTACCGTACACAACGTCGTCAGAGGGATGCTGAGTACGTCACTGAACAACAAAAAGTTCGACGTGTTGTTGACGATACGACAGAGCTTCACAACTTGAACGGCGTGTGGTTTGAAATCAAATTCCGCGTATTCAAGCCACAAATCAACGTCGTGTGGAAGAACATGACTGGTCCTGGCTATCGATATGCGTACAACGAATACGTGTATCCGTATTTGTACGATGTCCTCAAGAAGGAAACCGTGTCTTCCAATAAGGTTGCTGTTTCAAAACGTACCCTATCTCATAAAGAGTTGAAGAAACACGGTTTGGTTTGATAAGATACCTCTTTAGTTCAGTGGAAAGAACGCGGTCTTCCGAAGTCCGAGGCACAAGTTCGATTCTTGTAAGAGGTACAAAATGGCATGTCAAAAATGTGGTAGTACTCGCGTCATGAGCTTTAGTGGGAAGTGCAGTGACTGTTTTGGCGGGAGTATCGGATCGAAAGATTTCGATGGATATGTTCCCCATGACATGGGAATTGGTGGCGGTGACTACGTCGAGGGCAAATTGTGCCTCGACTGTGGTCAGATGCAAGGTGAGTGGCCACTGCCGTTGTCGGAGATTGAATCCCCTGACGAAGACGAGTAAATAACATACCGCCTTAGTACAGTGGAAAGTACGAGGTCCTCCTAAGACTTAGACACAGGTTCGATTCCTGTAGGCGGTACCAAGTTGACACACTAAGGGTAAGCGATATATACTTTGCTTATCAGTCGCCCCGTTAGCATGAAGGTCGTGCAGTTGCCTTGTAAGCATCAGGTGATGGTTCGATTCCGTCACGGGGCACCACTATAATTCCAGGTGACATATGCCTGCACCCATCACAGACGTTATCTTCGTTGACGTCGACGGCCCAATGATTCCTCAACGGGCTGCATATCTCCCCTTCCAATCCAAACGTTACGATGCATTCGATCCTTGTGCATCGTCGCTGCTGCTTCGTCTAATTGAAGACGCACAAGAAGCTGACCGTGTGATCAAGATCGTTGTGTCTAGCACGTGGCGAAAGCTTGGACGTGCTGCTTGCGATCAACTGTTTGAACAGAATGGAATTGATCCGTCGCATTTCCATGATGACTGGGCTACACCGACAAAAATGTCGGCAACACGGACAGACGAAATTCTGTTGTGGCTGCGAGATCATCCAGAAGTGACAACATGGGTTGCACTCGATGATGAACACCTTAGCTGGGAACATCTGCCGAACGCAATTCAATGCGACTTGTATGATGGTTTCACGTGGCGAAACTACATCGAGTGTCGACTGCTTCTCAATCTTGATGACCCTTCAGCTCCGTTGAATCAACCATACAACCGTGAGAAATTGGCGTCTCAAGTTGATTTCTTCAAACGTCGTGAGATCACTAGGACGAAACGACGTAGTGAGCCAGGCTATTATCAGCTGTCTCAGTTTGCCGAACAAGTGTTTCCAATCGTGCGACCTGCACAAGATAAGGACGAGCAATGATCAAGTATGTCGAGTGCCCTGAATACCATCTGGAATCGAAGATTTCGGAGTATACGGTGTTCCTGGCTGGTGGGATTTCGAACTGCCACAATTGGCAGGCTGACATCGTTGATATGTTCGAGGACACGTACAAGCCTGAAGACTACGACCTCGATCTGATTCTGATCAATCCTCGTCGTGCCAACTTTGATATTGAAGATCCGGACATGAGCCGTGAACAGATCGAATGGGAGTTCGAGCATCTTCATGCTGTTGACCTGACACTGTTCTGGTTCCCTCCGGAGACGCTGTGCCCGATCACTCTGTTCGAGCTTGGAGCGGCTGCGTCTGATCCTAATCGTCAGATCGTCGTTGGTTGTCATCCTGACTATGCACGCAAGTTTGATGTTGAAGTCCAACTTGCGTTACAACGTCCTGGAGCGAAGGTTGTTGTCCATACCTCGCTTGATGGACTGGTCAAGGAAGTCAACGACACACTGCATCTGTTGAACAATTTTTGAGTAAGGTCTAGTCTACCGCTAGCGAAAGCTAGAGGAAGTTCGGGGCTGCAAAGAGCAAAGGGTGATCGCTCTGTGGGAGGTCTCGTGTGCGTTTAGGACGCCCTTGCGAGTATCGGACAACCGGGTTGGTGGGAAGACTTGATGGCGTTAGCCTTGGAAATCTCATCATTAGGCACGTATGACCGCTTGTACCACAACGATTCTGCAGCAAGCCAAACAGTTCTCGATGACTCTGCTCGACGAGGGAACGGGTTGGTGCACCTATGACCTGGTTTGAAAGCCAGCGAGGATAGGATGGTCATGATGGAAATATCCGCGTAACTGCAGTGAACACTCCGCATGATTGCCTATAGATGAATGGTAGACACAGTGATTTACGTCACTGCACATAACCCCGGCTATTGACCTTACTCAACTTCTACTAGCCTTAAGATACTGGACAGCGTTCAACAAAATCTGTTCATTATCTTTGGCTAATCCAAGCAGCAGGTTGCATTCGCGGCAAAGGATACCACGAATGTTGCCCGTTGTATGGCAGTGATCAACTGCATACGTAGACGGATAGTTTGGATCAAGTGCCTTACAACAGATTCCGCACATGCACGACTGAGCAACAGTCATCTGTTGCTTCTCGTCCAGTGTGATTCCGTATGTTCGAACTAGATGGTCATTAGGTGAAACCTTGACCTTTGGCTTGAACTTGAGAGGTGCAGGTTCCCCGTCAAGCAGATGGTCTAGTTCTCGATCTTCCTTACGTCGCTTGTAAATACTCATGCACGTATTTAACGTAGCAATCTAAGGAGATACATTATGGACTTTCTTATTGGTGCTATTGCTGGTCTTGCTGTCGGCGCTTGGTTCTCAGAGCCAACGAAGAAGTATCTGACCAAAGCTTGGGATTGGATTAAGGGTTTCTTCACCCCCTAAAGCAGACGAGTAATGTCTAAGTAACGACTAGCGTTACTAAATAACCATGTTGACAATGAGAGCGGGTTGCTCATATCATTGTCAACATGTAGTAAACAGAGCTTAACTGTACAAAAAGCAATCAACTACAACCAACCAGATAGACTGGTTGCGTACTATTCGCAAAGGAGTTTTGCACCATGAATATTCGTCAATCCGAAGACATCATCCGTCGCCGCGCTGAACTGTGGGCTGAGCTGGAAGCTCTGGAAGATCCCCGCACAATCACGTCGCTTGCCGACAACCCCATCCTCGATACTGACAGCTACAAGCTGTGCCACCAGGCAATGTACAACATTCTTGGTGTGACCAAGTCGTTCTCGTACATCGAGCCTCGAATTCACGACAAGACGATGTTCTTCGCAGGCCTTCAGATGTATCTGAAGCGTATGAAGCCGATCACGCACAAGATGGTTGATCAGGCGAAGGAATTCTTCGGCAAGCACATCATCGGTGGTGCTGAGATGTTCCCGGAAGCTGACTGGCGCCGTGTCGTCGATGAATTCGGTGGTTATCCTCCGATCAAGATTCGTGCACTGCCGGAAGGTACTGTGATCAAGTCGCGTAACGCGCTGGTCACGATCGAATGTGACGTTCCTGGCCTCAGCTGGCTCGCTGCGTACTACGAAACTGCGATCCTTCGCGCTGTGTGGTATCCGACGACCGTCGCTTCGAAGAGCTACGACATTCGTCAAATGCTTCGCAAGTTCGCTGAACAGACGAGCGATCTGTCTGTCGAAGAAGTCGTCATGTTCATGTACCATGACTTCGGTGCGCGTGGTGTGTCGAGTTTCGAATCTGCCGGCCTCGGTGGCGCAGCCCACATTCTTGCAGGGTCGTGGGGTACTGACACGATCACAGGTGCGATCTTCGCCAACGAACTGTACGGCTCTGACATGAGCGCGTTCAGTGTGTTTGCTACGGAACACAGCATCATGACGATGCGTGGCCGTGAAGGTGAACTGCAGACGGTTCGTGACATCATCAAGACGTACAACAAGGGTCCTGGGACGATCGTGTCGATCGTTTCTGACGGGTACGACATCTTCAATCTTGCTGACCATTACTGCACGACGCTGAAGCAGGAAATCATCGACGCAGGTATTCGCCTTGTTGTTCGTCCTGACTCTGGTGATGCTGTTGACGTAATCTGCAAGCTGCTGCTGAAGTTCGAAGCAGCTTACGGCGTGACGGTCAACAGCAAGGGATACAAGGTGTTGAACACCGTTCGTATCCTGCAAGGTGACGGCCTGTCGACGGTCGAAGATTTCGCCAAGATCGTTGGTGCGGTCATCGCTCTGGGATTCGGCATTGAGAACCTCGTGTTCGGTATGGGTGGTGGTCTCTTGCAGATCGTCAACCGTGACCTGTACAAGTTTGCGATGAAGACTTGTGCTGCGGAAGTCAACGGTCAGTGGATCGATGTGTTCAAGGATCCTGTTACTGACCAAGGAAAGCGCTCGAAGAAGGGTCGTCTGACGGTCGTCAAGCGCAACGATGAAGCGATCACCGTTCGCTTGGAAGAAGTACTGCCGACTGATGTCGAACTGATGCAAGACGTGTGGTATGCCGGTACTCTGTACAAGAGCTACAACGTCGAACAGGTTCGTGCAAACAGCCGTGCATAAAGTTGCCCACTTCCAGGGTAACCTAGAATATAGAGGGGTCAAAAGACCCCTCTTTTTATTTGGAGAATCAAATGGATATTTTCAACAAGCTGACTGCTCACCTGGACGTTGAACAGCTCCGTGAATTGGTCAAAGCTGCTGCTGAGAAAGAGTCTGACCGTCCCGTCGAATCGATCACTTTTAATGTCGAGAGTCGCTGTGAGGGATACGGAATGAATGAACGAATGGTTCAAGTGTTCACCGGTGCAACGATCGTGTTTGGTAAACAAACAGAGCAGTCGGTCACTTTTACTCGTGTTCAGAAGAAATGACCAAATAAATGAACTGTTGTTAACCTAATTATTTTAGGTTACTATGTTCTACCTTTAATTGCTCTTTAGGAGGAGGTTTTTTATGAAGGCTTTGATTTCTCTTGCGCTCGCACTGGCGGCAAGCACAGCAGCTGTTGCTGCACCGGTCACTTCGAACGTGACCGTTGACGGTTTCGCGTACGGTTCTCGTTCTGTCGAATATGACACGAACAAGGCTGACGGGCTTGCAGCGGCTGGTGGGTTCAACATCACGTCCGGCAACCAGTCGTTCCTGGCGTACTGCATCGAACTGACGCAAAATACGTACTTCGGTGCGATCAATACGTACACGTCGCTTTCGCCGTCGTCGTACTTCAGCAGCTCGAAGGTGTCGACTGATCTCGGTCGCCTGTTCGGTACGTTCGGCTCGTCGATTAACACGACCGACGAGTCTGCTGCTTTCCAGATGGCAGTCTGGGAAATTGTGTACGAGAACGGCAATGGCAACAACAAGTACGATGTGACGAAGGGGTCTGCGCAGTTCAACAGCTTCTCCGCTGTTGAGACGCAAGCGAACTACTACCTGTCGCATCTCGGCAACACGTCGTCTTCGCTGACCGTGTTCTCGAACGGTAAATACCAGGATCTGATCGCCGCCGTCGTGCCGACCAGCCCGGTTCCGGAACCTTCGTCGATCGCTTTGATCGGCGCTGGTCTCGCTGCTCTCGGCTTCGTTGCCCGCCGTAAGAAGGCAAACTAAGTCTGACCTCAACAAGTAGGAGTGTATATGTACAAGTGCATGTTTGCGTTTGTCGCTCTGATCTTCAGTGCGTCGACGTTTGCTGCTGCACCGCAGGTCGTTCCTACTTGTTCGTGGGATCAACCTGGACAAAACCGCTTCACCGGTAACGTCATTGCAGCAGTCGACAACTACAAGGACATCCCTGTAGAGACGCGCGAAAAGCTCAAAAAGCGGCTCGCCAATCCAAAGAATTACGACGACAACGTCGTAATCAAGCGTAACGGAATCGTAGGCTCTAAGCAATACGATTCTGAACTGTCGCAGATGCATTTCGGTGCAAACAAAGTGTGCCAATCGGTCACACGTGACAAGTGGAAGGAAGACCAAGAAGAACGCGGTCTTGTGTTCTGTGAAGATGGTTACTGCGTCGTGTTGCCGACTGTATGTGGCAATTTGTCGCGTGTCAATCGTCGTGGATCACTTGGCGGTGGAGCTCCTGGTGAACACGGTGGTGCCCCGTACGAAGAACTTGCTTACATGCCAGCTCTTCCACCGGAATTGACAACGTTTGCAAATCCGCAAGATCCGTTCGAACCTTTGCCGGTGTTGAATCCACCACTCCTGCCAACTGATCCATTGTTTGGACCAGGACCTGGAGGTGGTTGGAATGGTGGCTGGTACAATCCACCGGCTGTTGTGTTCTTCCCGCCGGTCATCTTGCCGCCTGGTAAACCACCGTTCGTTGGACCACCAACTCCACCTGTGATCAATCCACCGACTACACCAGTTCCTGAGCCTGAAACCTGGGCACTGATGATTATCGGAATCGTAGCACTCGTAGCTGCGAAGAAACTGAAGGGCCGCTAAGGCCCTTTTTCTTTGCTTGTTGAATTGAATTACGGGTCATTCTATACTGGACGTTACTTTCTGGAGATTCCATGTTTGCCAACATCGTCGCTGTTCCGAAGCTGAATGCACCCGATTCACGAGATGTGCTCGGATTGGTCAGCCATTCCAAACTAGCTGCACACGAACTGGGAATCAACTGCGAAGTATACGATCCGCAAAAGTCCTACGAAGGTACTACACTGTACCTGGCACTGGGCGGCGATGGCACAATGATCCATGCAATGAAGCTCGCGACCCAACATGGTGATGATGGATATGCGTACGGGATCAACCTTGGTAATGTTGGATTCTTGACGGAGCTCGGCTTGCGTGAGTTCCCGTACTTTGAACTGTACGACACGTTGATCGATCTGTTTAAGTTCGACAGTATGTACTACGAAGAGAGGATCGTCATTGAGACGACCGAACCGTATTCGTTGTCGGTCAACGAAGTTTCAATTTCTCAGCTGTATGCTGACGCAATGATTACGTACAGTCTTCGTGTTGATGGCCAAGATGCAGGCATTCACAAAGCGAACAGTCTTCTGATCGCTACTTCAACTGGTTCCACTGCCTATGCATTGTCGGCGGGTGGCGCTTTGATGACACCGACGCTGAAAGCGCTTCAGCTTGTTCCCGTCGCTCCAATTAAACTGACAGCTCGTCCGATCATTGTTCCGCACGATGCAAAGATTCAGGTTGAGGTGTGGGGCGAAGGTATTGCTGTCCGCACTGATGGCCAAGTGTTGATGCGGAGTTCTGATGTGTGGACAGAAAGCAATCCGTTCAAACTGACGCTGACGTCACACAACAAGTTCGCCAAGGTTCTGCACAAGAATGGTTGGAATTTCTTTGATGTTCTCGCGGAGAAACTCGGATGGATGAAGAAGTGAAGTACGATTGGGAGAAACTGCGGGACGAATTCAGTAAACACACAGTTAGGCATCCGACACTGATAGCAGTGATGCCACTTGTAGACCCACCTCGAGTGTTGAGTAGCCAAACTCCAGGCATTTATCCTGACAGAGACTACAGTCTCAAACGTATGTTGGACGCACCGATTATTGAGTTCAAGGACAAATACCATTTCCTGTCAAACTTCCACACTTCGGAGTTTGAATGGAGAGGAATTGTTTGGCCTAACGCAGAAGCTGCATACCAATCCGCGAAATCGGATAATCCGGCAGATTGGGAACGGTTCTCGAAGTTCACCAATCCTGTTGTAGCAAAACGCGCCGGTAAGCAACTGAACCTTCGTTCAGATTGGGAGAAGGTCAAGATCCGGATTATGCTTGAAATTGTCCTGGCGAAATTCAGTCAGAACGATGAGTTGAAGCAACTATTGCTTGATACAGGTGACGCTCATCTTGAAGAAGGTAATTACTGGGGCGATAGGATTTGGGGTGTTAGCCCCGCGGGTTCAGGCCGAGGTCATAACTACCTCGGTCAAATTTTGATGCAAGTGAGGTCATATCTTCGTGGCTGATAAATGGTATGCTGGAATTGGCCGCTAAATACCCGCATAGGAGGGTATATGGGACATACGCGATCTAGCACACCACGAGAACTCGAAATTCGTACAGAAAATAGGTACACTTTACATCCGCAGGATAAGAAACGATGTACTAAGTGTGAGATGTTATATGTTGGTATAGCTGCTAACTTTGATATTCACCACAAGAAAGTTGATGGTACGGTAGTATACGCAGGTCAATGTAGAACCTGTTTAGCATCTGTAAGAGCAGAACGGACACATCGGTACAAGCAAGATATTAACTTGTACGTTCGGAGATTCCTACCAGCTGTTCGTTGCAGGGCGAAAGAAGAAGCATTACAATTTGATTTAGATGCAGAATGGTTAGTTGAGATATGGGCTCGTCAAGACGGAAGATGTTACTACACCAATGATCTGTTAGATCTATCAGCAACTACGGAAAAAGGTAGTCATCCACATCTCAATTTTCCTTCGTTGGACAGACGTATTCCCGCGGAAGGGTACGTTAAGGAAAATGTAGTGTGGACGTCGTACGGTGTAAACCGCATGAAAAATAACTTGACTGACACACAGTTCATAGAATTATGCAAGACAGTAACGTTAAACGTTGGTACGCAGGAGTAGGAAGTAGGTCTACACCCGATTCCGTATTAGAATTGATGCGTGAGTTTGCCTTTCAAGCAGCTTACACATATGACTGGGGTCTTCGTTCGGGAGCAGCACCAGGCGCTGATAGCGCATTTGAAGTTGGTGCAGTTGATGCGGTCGGAGATTGTGAAATCTTCCTGCCGTGGAAAGGGTTTGCGGGACATACGTCGCAGCTGACCACGTCACTTCCGAATGCACACAAGATCGCTGCAGCAATCCATCCCGTGTGGTTCAAGCTAAAACCAGCTGCTCGTGAGCTGGTTGCTCGGAACATGCACCAGATTCTTGGTCCTAACCTCGATAACCCTGTCAAGTTTGTCGTTTGCTGGACCAAGGATGGTTGTGAAACAATCGAAGATTATTCGATTACGACGGGTGGGACAGGAACAGCAATCGCTTGTGCTTCCGCACGAAACATCCCCGTTTTCAACTTGAAGAACCGCGGACGACTGGAAGCAGCGTACGCATTTATGAAAGGATCGGTATGATCATTATTGGTATTATTGCAGCGTTGTTGATCGTTGATTTGTTCTTGCTCGTGCGAGAACGGTTCTACTGGGCTCTCACGTTGTACATTGCAGCAATTGCTGTTGCTGTTCACAAAATTGACGGCGTCCAGGAATTCATTCTCAGCAATGGTATCTGGGGTATTGTCAGCGCAGCTGGTGTATATCTGGCAATCGGTGGTCTCGTGTCAATTCTGAAGTGGTATCAACGTATTCGCAAGTACGGCGTCAAGCTGAAAGCAACAGTTGAGAAGTTCAATACATCGTACAAGAATCCTGAACCAAAGCCCGGCGTTGAAAAGACTGTTGATGAGCCAGTTGCAGGTATTCCGATCAAGACGAAGCAGACGCAACCTAAGCAGTTTACTACCGAAGAATTGACGATCGCACGTCGCAAGGCATTGTATGACAAGCTGTATTCAGCTGGCCTATTGAAAGACGCAGACATTTCTCTTGCGCCGAGCGAAAAAGTTCTGCTCGACGAACAACTGTTCAAAGATGCAATCACTCCTCGTGCAAGCTGCAACAAGGAACGCATCACGATGTGGATTCTGTTGTGGCCGTTCGTCGCCGTTACATTCTTCGTGGAAGACTTCCTCGGCAACCTCGCTACATGGATGATGGAGCTGCTTAACGGCGTGTACAGCAAGATCGCCCGTAACGCTGTCGACCAAAACATTGGAGAGATCTAATGAGCACAGCACAAGAAGTTGTGCTGGTTGAACAAACAATTCCGGAGGCCGTCAAACAAGATACTGATGCTGCCCTCCGTGTAATTGACGAAGCCCGTGCACACGGTTTTGTTATCTACCTCGGTGGTTCACGCAGAATGGCCGAGCGTTCCCCTGAATTAGTTTTGATCAATCAGGAAACTGATTATGATTTCTACGTTCAGAATAGCCCTGAAATCGAACACTTTTTGATCGACAAAGGGTTTCAGTATAGTGATCGTACGAGGAAGGTCCAGCAAGGACTACAATCGTATGATTTCGATACGAGCACGGTTCTTGTTTTGAAACAAGGTCGTGTAGAGATTTCACTCCGTAAGGACGTTAATCTGTACAGGACAGTGTTTGAAAACATAGATCCGTATGTTTACCAAACGGTGTTGTGGAAATCCTCTCCGCACCAACCGAACCGTGAACTGATTCAACCCATCTTTAACACTTTTCTTTCTATCGCAAGCGCTGCGAAAGGTCTTTGATTATGCTGTACATTGCTGCCGACAAGCGCAACCTGTTTGATAATGCCATCCACACTACTCTCCAAGCTCTTCGTGAGGCAGAGTGTGATTTCGATGACAAGGATTATGAATCAAACGTTGGTTATCTGATTCTCCACCTGCTGAAGACGACTCACTCTGCTGACAAGAGTTCTGACGATGTGATTCGTGCACTAGGTGTTCTCGAGACGGTCAAGATGGAATACATGCGCACAATCGGTATTCCAGTAGCAAAACAACAACAGTACGACGTCGAATAACTCGCTGAAGTTCTGTTAAGGAACCCCTTGTTGGTCGTTGCATATATAACGTATGTAACCATCAACAAGGGGTTTTTCTTATGTTTACTGAAGTTCAACAGACGCTTTATTCGATTCGCGTTAATGGCCGCGTTGTTGCCAGCAATCTCCCTTCACGTCAACTTGCAGAAGCACAGCTGCTCACGTTGCCAGCAGAGCAACGTGCTCTCGCAGAAATCGTGCCTGTAACCGCTGACGGTCGTTCTCTCCTTCTCGGGTAATTTTTGCCGAACATGGGGCACTTTTTGTAAATAGGAACGGATTTTCTGACCTATAAAGAAAGTGCTCGATGGACATCCTTACTACTACCGATCTACTCGAAACCATCAACGAAGTTATTCGTACGTTGGAGGCAGACGAGAGTGTGTTTTATATCGCTTTGGACGTCGCTCATCAACTGAGAGATGAGGTTCAACAAGCTTTGGCTGAATGCAGCGAAGACTGATAAATACTCCATACGGAGAAAATTATGCGCTTCCTGCGAGAACTACTTCAAGAAATTCATGACAAGCGTGGCGACAATGCCGATAACGCTGTTGAGGACATCGTCTGCGTTCCAGACGATGAAGCTGTTCCTGCAAACGGCACAAAGACTACTGATGTGCAATCTAAGAGGAAGGTTACCACTCAAGTCGACAGGGCTACAGACTCGTTGATTAAGACGTTGTGGTACTACAACGATGCAGATGCGAGTTAATCAATATGGACGAACTACGTAAACAACTAAAAGAAACACTGGCCTCGGTGTTTGCCTTCTATCTCAAAGTGCACAATTGTCACTGGAATGTCGAAGGTCCTGAATTCTATGAATATCACAAGATGTTCCAGAAGATTTACGAGGATGTTTATGATTCTGTCGATGCGCTAGCAGAACACATTCGTACTGTTGGCACGTATGCTCCAGGTGGCCTTAAGCGTTATCAAGAATTGTCGTTGATTGACGATGCAACAGAAGTAATGACATCATCTCAGATGATCGAAGTACTGATGCAGGACAACGGTGTGATCATCCAGTCGCTGAATGACGCATTCAAACAGGCGCAAAAGCAAAATCTCCAAGGGCTAATGAACTATCTAGCGGATCGAATCGATCAACACCAGAAATGGGGCTGGTTCCTCCGCGCGTCATCAAAGAAACGAGGCGAATAACATGGAATTCCTAAAGCAATTGCTTGCCGAGAGCAAGGAAGAGAAAAAGAAGAAGGGCATCAAGTCTAAAGCAGCTGATGTCTATCACCGCGACTATATGAAGACGCGCAACAAGCCGTATCGTAAGTACGACGCTCAAGAGCGTTCAAAGGACGAATAATGACATTCAAAAAAGTCTCTCGCCTCGATGAAGGTCCTCTTGACTTTGCTCGCGGATTCGGACGCGAAGGTGTTCGCCAAGTAAAGAATTCTGGAATTGGCCGTGCTGTAGGTAACATGGTTCAAGCGGGACGTGATGCATCTGCAGAGGCTGATGCAAAGGCAGTCCAGACGCAATTGATTCAGTCTGTTCAACAGCTTGGTCAGCTCGTTGCAAAGTACAATCAGCTGACAGGTCAAGTTCCCGACGAAGTACCGCAGGGTGATGATCTTCCTGACAACCCACGTCCTGCTGATAATGGTCAACAGCCACATCAGCAACAGAAAGACAATGTCAAGATGGGTGTTCCAGATGCTTTCCGCACCACGCAGAAGCCTAAAGGTCGTATCGGTCAGCACGGATTTGAATACACGTTTGACTCATACCTTCGTCAAGTGTATGGCACAGAAGAACAACTCGACGAAGGATTCTGGGATTTCTTGAAGGGTGCAGGTAAAGAAGGTGCTCGCGCAGGTGTTGAAAAGATTAAGACGGCGTTGAACCCTGAGAAGTCAACTCTTGCTAAGATGTACCGTGCTGGCCGTCAAGCATCACATGATGGAAATGTCCGTAACATTCAAGCAAAGATGCAGCAGGTCGCGGCACAGATTGCTGCACTAGCAGAGAAGGTTCCTCAGAAGGAAGCTGCGATCCGTAGTGCAATTGCACAAGTGCCACAACCCCTACAACGTGCTACGATGTACTTTATTCGTCAAGCGATTGAAAGCAATGGACGTCAAGATCCAACTGTGTAATTGTTGACTTATTTCTCTTACCTAATTAAGCTCCAGTACCTAAAAATACTGGAGCTTTTTTATTATGGTCTGGAAGCTGTTCCTCGACGACGAGCGTTACCCATCTCAAGAAGGTTGGTTCATTGCACGGAGTTCACAAGAAGCAATTGAACTGGTTGAGAAAATTGGAATGCCGTGCGAGATCGCTTTCGATCATGACCTTGGCGGTGACGATACGTCGATCAAGTTTATCTGGTGGGTAATTGATCAACATTACGACAACGGATTGGAGATTGGTGATCTCCAATATTCGATTCATTCACAGAATCCGATCGGCGCTGCCAACATCAAAGGTTTGATGGAGGGGTTCCTCAACGATATCCGGAGTAACTAATGGAACTAAAGGTACGAGCAATTGTCCGTGTTAAGCGAGCAAACGTCGAGTTTGCTCCAGGACTTGGAATTGGTGTCCTTGCAACACAAGAGTTCAAAGTTCAAGTGCCGTTGGGTCGAACTGTGACCGATCACAGAGTTTCAGCTTGCATTCATGATGTTGGACAAGCATTGCTTGACGATAGTGTAGAAGTAATCTACGAGGAAGTGAAATGAAAATCTACCTTGTCGGCGGTGCAGTTCGCGATATCCTTCTTGGTCTTGAGCCGAAGGATCGTGACTACGTCGTTGTTGGTGCAACTCCTGAAGATATGCTCGCTAAGGGCTTTTCGAAAGTTGGTGCATCGTTTCCTGTGTTCCTTCATCCTGAAACTGGTGAAGAGTACGCTCTTGCACGTACCGAACGGAAGACGGGCGTTGGTTACAACGGGTTTGACGTGACGTTCGATACGTCTATCACTCTGGAAGATGACCTTCGTCGTCGTGATCTGACGATCAATTCAATGGCAATGGACCTCGAAACGAACGAGATCATTGATCCGTTCGGTGGTCAAAGTGATCTCAAGCGAAAGATCCTCCGTCATACAAGTGAAGCGTTTGCTGAGGATCCGGTTCGTGTTCTTCGTACTGCTCGGTTCGCAGCTCGGTACGGGTTTGATGTGTCAGAAACGACACTGGAGCTGATGGAACAGGTCGCTCCAGAACTTGACCATGTTCCTGCGGAACGAATCTTCGCCGAGTTCCAGAAGGGCTTGATGGAGAAAGCTCCGTACAGGATGCTTGGTGTACTGGTACAGTGCTACGCTGACAACGTTAAGTCGGTTGAACCATTTCTTCGTGGTGATCATGATCTGTGGCAACGTCTGCACCTTGTTCGAGATGATACGCCGTTGCATGTTCGGTTTGCTCTGATCGCTCGTCGCTTCCACCCGGAAGATTACGAAGCGTGCAAGATTCCTACAGACCTTGCACGAGTGGCGAAAGCAGTTCAGTCGCACTTCTATCAATGGAAGGGACTTCGTACTTGCTCTGATGAACGGTTCGTTAAGATGTGTGACAGATACCGTGCTTTCAGCAACCCGGACTTCTTCCAGCAAGTGCTCGATGTATTTGAATTCATTGAACATCCGTACGCGATCAAAGGTGTATGGCGTGAACCTATCAACGAACGTCTGGCGTTGGCAACGAGCATCGATGCTGCAACAATTGTTGCTAGTCTGCCGATTAAAGACGGCAAGTTGATTCAGGCGAAGATTCACGAAGCACGTCTTGCCGCAATGAAGTAACAGACTATTCTGGTCTGACATAAAGGGCGCAGGTAAATACTGCGCCCTTTTCTTTTGCTCAAAATGATCAACGTAACACAACCAGCTCGCCAACAAATCTTGAAATCCTTAGCTAAGCGTGGCAAAGGACTTGGAATTCGTATTGGAATCAAAACGACGGGATGTTCAGGCTTGTCATACGTGCTTGAATACGCAGATCAAATCAACGATGACGACTACATCGTCATGTATGACGGTTTTGGGATTTTTGTAGATCGAAAACACACGGTGTACGTCAAAGAAATGACGATTGACTATGTTTGTAAGGGATTGAATGAAGGGTTTGAGTTCATTAATCCTTTAGAGAAAAGTCGCTGCGGTTGTGGAGAGTCTTTCCGCGTGTGACGTCAGTGTAAACCAGTGCAGTTCCATAAATATGTACACTAATGTTTGTACAAAGGAATTGCGATGCCTACACTGGATTATCAATTTGACACGGGCCAAACGGTCTACAACATCGACCCGGATGACGGCATTCGTGATGCTGTTGTGAAGAAGATCGAGGCGACGATTCAGTACGGGAGTACTGCGTTGCAATACACGATTGCGTTCAAAAAGACTGCAGAAGGATTTGCTACAGTCGACGAATCGACACTATTCCCAACTGCTGAATCTGCTTGGGAAGCATACAGGGCCAAGTACTTGGATAACTAATCATGGCAGCAGCTAATCAAGTCATTCGCGTAAAGCGTTCGACGGTACCTGGTCGTGTACCGTCTGTAGGTGACTTGCTGACCGGTGAAATTGCTATCAACCTTCCTGATGGAAAGATGTATTTCCTGAAGGACAACGGTACACCTCAAGTAGTTGAAGTATCAACATCGGGTGGTTCCGGGGGTTCGTCTGTTTATACAGAGTTCCAACAGAACTTTGCTTTTTCTTCTGCTGGCATCATTTCACTTGCCGCAATCCCTGCGAACAAAGTTGTAGTTGAAGTGACCGTAACGGTGTTAACACCGTTTGATGGTACACCAACTTTGTCTGTAGGCGATAGCGTAAATCAATCATCACTCGTAGCAACCAACGAAAATAATCTAGCTGTTGCTGCAACATTCGCATTGCATCCGAACGTTTCATACTCGTCTGCTGACGTAGCTAACATCTACTTTACACAAGGTGGAGCTACGCAAGGAACGGGATTTGTGACGATCAAAATGCAACAGTAACCTAAATATCTTGGGTAAAAAATTGGAGGCCTTATGAGCATGTTTTCCGATCTGTTGGGTACAATTAAGCAGTCGTTTGCGGTCGGTATCCGCGGCGTGCTGCTTAAGAACAAGAGTGGTACTTCTGCTGGCAGTGAAGTATTGCAAGTCCGTAATGCAACTGATGCAGCATTTGCTGCTGTTGAAGTTGGTGACGTAACTGCAAATGCGGTTGGCGCTGCTTCTGTTAGCACAACCGGTGGTGTTACCGTTGGCAACGCCCTGACCGTTTCTGCTGGCGGTGCTAACGTCACCGGTGCTGGTACGTTCTCTGGCGCATTGCAGGGTACAGGTGTAACTGCTACAACTGGTAACATCACAGCAACTGCAGGTAACATTTCAGCGACAGCTGGTTCCGTTGCTGCAGGTACGACTGTTACAGCTGGTACTAACCTCGTTGCTACAAGCAGCGTTGTTGTTGGTTCAGGTGCTAACCAAGCGACTTTGTCTGCTCCAGCTTCGGGCGGTGCAACAACGTTGACGTTGCCAGTTGGTGGTGGTGCGAGCGGTTATGTTTTGTCGACAAACGGCGCTGGTGTATTGTCTTGGGTTGACCCAGGTTCTCCTACAACGAATGCAGCACGTTGGACGGCAGCTTCAACGACAATTGCTTTCAACAGTGGTGCTACGGTTGCAGGTGACGCAATTCCTTCCGGCTCTGTGATCGACAACGTTCAAGTGATTATTGATACACCGTTTGATGCAACAGGTGCAGCTTTGTCGGTAGGTATTACAGGTACACCTACAAAGTATATGGCTACGACAGACAGTGCTTTGAACTTTGCCGCAGCAACGGTGTTTGCAGTTCATCCAGGACTGCCGGCTGAAGGTTCTGCAACAGCAGTATCGATCGCCTTCACGGCAGGTACAGGTGGTACAGCAGGTTCTGCGCGAGTAATTGTAACGTACGCAGCTCCTCTCTAATCGTTATTCGCTTAGATAACAAACCTCGCTTCGGCGAGGTTTTTCGTTTGGTCGATAAATATTGCCATCACCTTAAATGGAGTTAAAACAATGGCTGTTCCAGCATACATTACTAATGAACACGTTTTCTACAGTGACGTGACAACTGAGGCAGCATTGCTTCTCGATGGTTCACCGCAGTGGCTGTTGCCATGGCAATCTCTCGTCGATCAGCGCTCTCAAGACGACCTCGATGTACTTGTTCAAGCAAACGGTGGTTCTCTCCCTTTGTCGGATGTCAATATTGCTAAGACGACGATCCTTGATAATGGCCAATCGTGGTACGATACATATATCGGCGCTACGAAGTATGTTGTATTGGCTGACCTATTCACATACGCCGTATTCCACAACCCATATTCAAGCGGCGGTGGAGGCGGGGGTGGTAGTTATGTATTGCCACCAGCGACACAATCAGTACTCGGCGGTGTAAGTGTTCCAGCTGATGGTGGGCTTGTTGTCGACGGATCCGGCGCAATTGCGGTAGATCCAAACGGTAGTGTGGACGGCGGCGACTTCTGAAATTTGTGACTTGAGATAACGAAAAGTTATCAACCTACAAAAGGCCCTGGAAAATCTTCAGGGCCTTTGTTTTTAGCATTGTTTGTCAAGGGAAAGACAGTAAATATAGACATGTAACGTCTGACGACAAAGGTACACGAATTATGTCACAAACAATCAAGATCAAGCGTTCCTCTGACCCAGGTAAGGTTCCTGCTTCATCGGAACTCGAACTTGGCGAATTGGCCATTAACACTTATGACGGTAAAATCTTCTTCAAGAGGGATGATGGCACTGAAAGTATCGTCAACGTAACTGGCGAAACAGGCAATACTGGTCAACCAGCTGGTTCCTTGTACAACATTCAGATGAATGGTGGTGGTAATTCCTTCGCTGCTATTCCTAACGGCACTGACGGTTATATCCTGACGGCTCATGGCAATGCTACTCCAACATGGGAACCAGCACCTGCCACGGGCGTTACATCGGTTGCTGTTTCCGGTGGTACAACAGGTCTGACAACATCTGGTGGTCCAATTACTGGCGCTGGTACAATCACACTTGGTGGCACACTTGCTATTGCTAACGGTGGTACAGGTGCTACAACGGCAGGTGCTGCTCTGACAGCATTGTTGCCTTCACAAACGGGTAACAACGGTCGTGTCCTCTCCACGGACGGCACAACGGCTTCTTGGATTGCTCCTCCTGCAGCAGGCGTGACATCTGTGCAGGCTTCGGGCGGTACGACCGGCATGACATTCTCAGGCGGTCCAATCACGTCGTCAGGTACATTGACGATGGCTGGTACTTTGGCAATCGCTAATGGTGGTACAGGTGCAACGACAGCTGCTAACGCCATCAATGCTCTCGTCCCTTCACAGACAGGTAACAGTGGTCGTTATTTGACGACAAACGGTACAGTTGTTTCGTGGTCGGCAGCTGCTCCTGGTACAGTTACATCGGTTCAAGGTTCAGGTGGCACAACAGGTCTGACGTTCTCCGGCGGTCCAATTACTACTACCGGTACGTTGACACTTGGTGGCACGTTGGCTGTTGCTAACGGTGGTACTGGTTCGACAACGCAATCGGGTGCTATTAACAATCTGTTGCCAGCACAATCTGGTCAAGGTGGTAAGGTTCTTACGACTGATGGTTCTGCTGTATCATGGACGACTGCATCTGCTGGAACGGTCACGTCTGTTGCTATTGATCCAAGCACAACGGGTCTGACTTTTGCTGGTGGCCCAATTACTTCGTCTGGTACATTCACAGTTGGTGGTACGCTTGCTGTTGCTAACGGCGGTACAGGTGCTACAACTGCCAACAGTGCTTTGAATGCCCTCTTGCCTTCGCAGACGGGTAACTCTGGCCGCGTGTTGTCTACAAACGGTACTGACGCTTCTTGGATTGCTGCAGCTACGGGTACAGTTACATCGGTCGCTGTTTCCGGTGGTACAACTGGTTTGACGACTTCCGGTGGTCCAGTCACAACTTCCGGTACAATCACTCTTGCAGGTACTCTTGCCTTGGCAAACGGTGGTACAGGTGCAACGACACAAGCTGGCGCTGCTAACGCTGTATTGCCATCACAGACGGGTAACTCCGGTCGCTACTTGACAACAAACGGCACGAACGTTTCTTGGTCAGCTGCTGCACCAGGCACTGTTACGTCTGTTCAGGCATCTGGCGGTACGACGGGATTGACATTTAGCGGTGGTCCAGTTACGACATCTGGTACGTTGACGCTGTCGGGTACATTGGCACTCGCTAATGGTGGTACAGGTGCTACAACGCAAGCTGGTGCAGCTAACGCTGTTCTGCCATCTCAATCGACTTTCGCTGGTCAATTCTTGACGACTGACGGCACGAACGTGTCGTGGGCAATGCCTTCGGCATCTGCCACATCGTTGAATGGTATCGGTACGACACCACGTAGTGCTACAACGGCTGGTGTATATGCTGGTATTGATGGCGGTTCCGATCCGATCGTTACATTGTCTAACCCTGCTGCAGGTGTTGACGGCGGCGTGTTCCAGATGTATGTTATCGATAACGGTTCGTTGAACCTCGGTTTCTCGAACGATGCATACAACCAAACGAACTTCTTGACGGTTACGCGTCCTGCAGCAAGCAGCACTGCATCGAACATCACGTTCGCAGCAACTGCAATGCAGATCAACGCTCCTGTAACTGCAACGTCGTTCTCTGGTGTTGGCACGAACTTGACAGCGTTGAACGCTTCGAACGTCAGCTCCGGTACGCTCGCTATCGCCAACGGCGGTACAGGTCAGACGACGGCATCTGGTGCAATCAACGCTCTGGTTCCATCGCAAACGGGTAACTCTGGTCGTGTTCTCGGTACGAACGGTACAGCAGTATCTTGGGTTGCTGCATCGGCAGGTACGGTAACTTCGGTTGCAGCATCTGGCGGTACAACTGGTTTGACGTTCAGCGGTTCGCCAATCACAACGTCGGGTACTTTGACATTGTCGGGTACTTTGGCTTTGGCAAATGGTGGTACAGGTGCTACAACGCAGGCGGGTGCAGCTAACGCTGTATTGCCATCGCAGACAAGCGCTGCTGGTCAGTTCTTGACAACGAACGGTACAAACGTATCGTGGGCAACTGTTTCTGCTACAACGTTGGGCGCGACAGGTATTTCGCCACGCGCTGCTAGCGGTTCGACGTCTGGTATCTACGCTGGTATTGACACGGCTCCTAACAACGACCCAACGTTCACGATGGTGAGCGGTGATGCTACAACTGGTAACAAGGTTTCTCAGTTGTATATCGTTGACAGCGGTCAAATCAACTGGGGCTTCTGCGCTGATAACTTCAGCGGTCAAACAAACTTCTTGACGGTTGGCCGTTCGTCGGGTACGAACAACGCAAGCACGATCACGTTGACAAGCACAGCGTTCCAAGTTAACGCTGCGTTGACAGCAACGTCGTTGGCTGGTTCTGGTACAGGTATCACGGCACTGAGTGCTTCGAACATCTCTACTGGTGTTATCCAGGATCCATTGCGATTGGCAACGACGGGTACACCAAGCTCGTCGACGTATCTGCGTGGTGACTTGTCTTGGCAGCCAATTTCGTCTGCTGGTACTGTTACTTCGGTACAGGTTGCTGGTGGTACGACTGGTTTGACGTTCTCAGGTGGTCCTATCACTACGAGCGGTACGATCACGATGGCTGGTACGCTTGCTATCGCCAACGGCGGTACAGGTCAGACGACAGCTTCTGGTGCAATTAACGCATTGGTTCCGTCTCAGACTGGTAACGCTGGTTTGTACTTGACAACGAACGGTACTTCTGTCTCTTGGGCTGCTGCATCTGCTACTGCTTCTAATATCCCACGTGTAACAACGTTCGATATTAACGCTCGTGGTGCTCGTGTTGCATTGACAGCTGACGTCACGGTTAACAGTGGCGTGTTTGCAGTTGGTGATGTTATCAGCTTCTACAACACAACAGCTTCTACGCTCCAGTTGATCCAAGGTTCAGGTATGACGGGACGTTTGGATGGTACAGCTAACACAGGTACACGTACAATTCAGCCTTTCGGTGTGTGCTACATCTGGTTCAACACAACAACGGAATACATCGTTTCCGGTAGCGTTTTGTAAGGATAACTAATGAGCTTTCTTGCTGGTATGGTTAACGGAACAACAGGCCGCTCAGGCCTTGTTGTTCCAACGACCTTTACGTTGAAAACTTCGTCGACTAATAACCAAACGTCGACGAGTAGTATTACTGCCGTTGACAATAACTCAGGAACTAACACAGTTCCTGTGACAGTAGTCAACCCAACTCTTGGTTCTGTTTCTTCATTCACACCGTTCTGCAGTCCTCAGGGGTATTGGAGTTATTCAGCCAACGCAACAATTGGTGATGGATCAACGATTTATCCTACTAATGCTGCATTGGTGACAAGCACAGGTGACTTTACGTGGGAAGCATATATCACACGTAACACGACATCGTCTGCTGTTATGTGCTTGGCTAACACGAGCACAGCTGGACAGGCTATTCTTCGTGTTACAGGTGACACTGCAGCCAACATTCTTGGTTTGTTCTCGTACACAGGATCTGCTTTTGCAACAGCACTTAAGGGTGGTCAGTGGGCTCACTTTGCTATCGTCCGTGCTTCTAGTACAATCTCTGTTTACTTGAACGGTAGGTTGTTGATGCCGCCTGTAACAGGTAACAATACGTCGTTCTCGTTTACAGGATCTGGAGCTTTGATTGGTGGTGCTAACAACAGCGTTACAAACCAAGAATGGATTGGTAACATTAGCAACCTCCGTATCACGATCGGTACTGCTGTATACACAGGTCAATTCATTCCATCGAACGCACCACTAACAACATTGGCTAACACAAAGCTATTGATGTTCTGCGGTCCATCACACCTTGACTACTCTGGTTCTGGTACGACGTTCACATATTCGACGACTGCGACGTACTCTGCACGCATCAGCCAAGCTAATCCATTCACAACAACGCAAAGTTTTGTGCCTGCAAGTGATATTGGATCTTTAGCAAACATTAGTCGAGCGGGTGCTGCTACGACTATGACTTACATTACGTTGAATTCTGCACCTGCAGCTATCGGAGCTTCTGATTGGACGGCAGAAGGTTGGTTTTACTTTACGTCAAACGTCGCGGCAGCATCATTTATGAGTTGCTGGATCAACGGAAATAACGGTGCTTCGTCATGGGCTCTTAGTCAAGGTGGAGGCGGTGCCGGTTCAAGTGCGGGCGATCAGACAAAGCTTCGTATTGTTACGAACGCTGGTGGTGTTAGTGACGTCAACTTCGGTGCACAAGGCACGCTACCTTTAAACAGTTGGGTTCACGTTGCTGTATGTCGTTCTGGTGGTACTCTCCGTTTGTACTCTAACGGGGTACAGGTGTTTACCACATCAGGAGGTCCAGGAACTGGAACGTATGCAAACAACCCAACATTGACGCTGTTTAACTACAGTAACGCTGGAAGTAACCAATGTAACGGCTATGCGTATAACGTCCGCTATATGATTGGTACAGCTGCTTATACAGGTACAACATACACGATCCCGACGGGGCCACTGGCTGCTACAGGATCAACTGCTATGTTCAACTTCCGCAACCCGGGATTGTATGACGGCACAGGAAATGCGGGAATTATTACAGCTGGTGATACTACCCGTTTGACTACAGCTACAGCTGCTTACGGAACGACTTCTGTTAGTTTGCCTAACGCTGGTGACTATCTGTTGCTGACAAATCCCCGTGCAGCTTTCCAATTTGGCAACGGTGACTTCACTGTTGAAGGTTGGATTAACTGGACGAATGCTGATTCAACATTGTTCTACATTATCGACGGTCGCAACCCTTCACAGACGTCGGGTTGGAACTTGTCGCGTAGTGCAGCCAACAAACTGGTATGGTCAAACGGTACTGGTACAGCAGGAGCAATCCTAACGTCCACAGCAAACCTTGATGTCATGAACACATGGACTCACGTTGCGTACTGCCGTACAGCTGGTGTCGGTCGTTTGTTCATTAACGGTGTTCTCGATTCGTCGGTTACTGATACGACGGTATATGACATCTCTTCGTACTACGCATACATCGGTGCTGGATCGAACGCTGTGTCTCAAATGAACGGTAACGTTCAAGGTTTCCGCGTATCAAAGTTTGGTAGGTACACAGCAAACTTCACGCCACCAACAAACATCTAACACAGGACCCTTCGGGGTCCTTTTTTATACCCTGTTGACTTGGTCTAAATATTGAGAGAAAGTTTACTTCATCGATTGATTGCTTAGGTAGCTTTTGCTGCACTAAGCATAAATAAAAGGACACGCCACTCTTGGCACAATTTTTGGAAGCAAACGAAATGTTCAACCACAATGTGATTACCGTCAAGGCAGCCACAAATGCGATTAAAAATTCGCAGGGGGTTCTTCGTAGCTAAAGAAAATGCGCAAGCACAGCTAACACAAGAGCCCTGGCAGATGAAAATCACCAGGGCTTTTTTGTTAACTGTTGTTCTGAGAGTACCGCGAGACCATGCATGAAAACTGCTGGCCGGCCTTAGTAGCAACAATCGTTCTTTCACAATTTAGATGTACTTTCTTCCGTTGGTGTAATTGGCAGCACACCAGACTTTTAATCTGGCAGGTCCGGGATCGTTGCCCGGGCGGAGGACAATATGTGTACAAAGCTCCACAGTAAGCATAATTGGTACTGCAACGCACTGTTAATGCGTCTTCCTTGAGTCTTGCTGGTTCGAGTCCAGCCTGTGGAGCTTTGTACACATATTCCGGGAGAGGCGCCGTGGTGGCAACCGCTTGACTGTTAATCAAGATTAGACTGGTTCGACTCCAGTTCCCGGAGCCAAAATAAGGAGATGCATATGAAGCACGTTGCAATTATCGTTGGGGGTTACCATGATTTCGATTATAATGACTACAATTCTGTTACTAAGCTGATCGCTTCTTCGATCACTGAATGGACAGAAGTGTCCGATGAACAGTTCGAACTGTTGAAGCGTGCTCAATCATATGATTATCACAATCGTTTTACCTTGATTGAACGTCCTGTTGACGAACCAGCATATGTTCGTAAGACAGTTGACGATTATGTCAAGTGGGCTAAGGCTGAAGAAGACAAGAAAGCTAAAGAAAAGCAAAAGGCCGCTGAGGCAGCCCTAGCTAAGAAGCTCAAGCGTGAAGCGAAGACGCTTGCTGATAAGCGAAAGCTACTCGACAAGCTAAAGGAAGAGCTTGGCGAATAAACAAGGGTTCTGTGTTGATGCTGGTTGACTGCTTGCCTTCGGGGGCAGTCAACGCCCGGGTACAAGTCCTGGAGAATCCACCAAATTGGGACGTTGGCAGAATGGTTATGCACCGGACTCTTAATCCGACTTATCCGAGTTCGATCCTCGGGCGTCCTACAGTTTAAGGTAATATTGTTTTATGGGAGTATGGCGTAGCTGGAAACGTACTAGGCTCTTACCCTTGTGTCCACGGTTCGAATCCGTGTGCTCCCACCAACTTTGAAAGGATTAGATGACTCTACCTTCAACATATCAGATCGGTGACGTAGTACTATACCTTCCGTACGAGATGCGTGAGGATGATCACGTGATTCATATTCGCGCTACGATCGTTGCTGTAACGTTTACAAAAGCGAAAGTGTTCTATGACATTGTATTTGAGTTGGAAGGTACAGAGTATCTGAAGCAACGAGTAGATTCAGCTTTTGTGCTGAATGACAGCACAAATGTTCGTGTGGTTCATTAACCTAATCGGTTGACGATAAGTTGTGTGCTGAACTGAATAAATGCGTTGTTGTAAGGTACACGATCGACTACTATCAACGGTAGTATACTCTAGAGATTAAATTGCCCAGCGGTGTGGCTGGTGAAACTACCTCTCTTACAAAGAGGATTTGCGGGGTTCGAAACCCTGGCTGGGCACAGTAACCTAATACGTTGTGAAACAATTAGGTTAACATTAAAATACTTCAAACAATTCCCGGTTAGTTCAATGGCAGAACATCGTGCTGATAACGCGGAGACACAGGATCGTAACCTGTACTGGGAACCAATAGGAGACTGATATGCCTTGGCCTGATGCAATGGATGGCGACATGGACGATTACTATTATGGTCCTATTGGGCCTGCTGGTCGAATCGGAGGTGGCGCAGATCAACAGTATGCGGAACGATATTCGCATGACAATTCTGCACGTTCATCGCCTTTGTATCAGTTCAATAGCTTAGAAGAGCTTGTCACTTCTGAAGTGTTCCAGCAACAGCTAGGAATGGCGCTTGAATGCAAGAACAAGCAAATTGCTGAGCTTCGCCAAGAATTGATCGACAAACACCCAGGACATCCTAGTACTGAAGCGGTGTTTGATCAGTGGGAATGGATTCAGCAAAACCAGTCGAAGTCGTTCTGGTCGTTTGGATACAACATGATTCGTAAGAATTATTGTTATAGTGGGTTTGGTACGTACGGATTTGGATTTCCATCGTATTACCACGCATATGCTGCAGCAAACAGGTACGAAGCACCTGAAAGTGCTGCAGATTGATAGTCTGGTGGGGTAGCTCAGAGGCAGAGCAATCGGTCGATAACCGATAGGTCGAGATTTCGAAATTCTCTCTCACCACCAAATAGTCACTGCTCCGTAAACATTGACGGTGATGCCTGGTTTTGTAGTCCAGTTGAAGGCGGTTCGAATCCGTCACGGAGCACCAATCCTCGTGTTAAGCGCCCTTGTGCACAGGGTAGCCAATAGGTATGGACAATGTTACTTTCGACGGTAACCACGGGGGCCAAATAACAAGGGAGCAACCATGATCACATTTAGCGAACTGCGTAAATCGTACAAGTATTTCAAGAACGAGCTTCAGACGAACGACAAGGCAAAGATTTTCAATGCGATGGTGACAGATTTCACCGCCAGTGATCAAATCAACCCGTTCGACTATGCTGAAGTTGGTCACTTCTATGTGCGTGTTTCGCTGTACCGCCTGATCGCCTGGTTGTACTAACAAGAATTTGCGGCTGCGTAGCAACACGGTTACTTCTTTGACTCTTAATCAAAACCATAACACCGTTAGCGATTTTATCTCCGCAACTTAATTTCTGGACTGACAATGAATCAGTATGTCACTGGCGTTCTTGATAACGACGCTAAAGGAACCACAGGTGTCGGCACTATCTTCTTCGTCGATGTAACACTCGACGGAATTAAGACAAGGCATACGTGGGGACTGGTTGAACAAATTCAAGGGAAGTTCGATCTAGACGCTGTCGTCGCTCCTGTTCGCGAACGTTTGAAAGCAGCTGCTTCTGCACAGAAGGCAGCTGAAGAACAAGCGAAGAAGGAAAAGATGGAGCAGCGTGAAGCAAGCGTTGTAGTTGATGACGTACTGGCTTCACTTGTCAAGACAGTACTGAACGATTCGGGAAGCGCAAAAGCGATTTCTGAGTACAAGTCGGGCAAGGAAAAAGCACTGAATGCACTCGTCGGATCTGTGATCAAGCAGATCAGGACCCAGAAGTTGAATGTCAGCTTCGATGCATTCACAATCAACAGAGCTCTGCAAGCACAACTTGCATGAGTCAATTCCGGTGTAGCTCAGAGGTAGTAGCAACTGACTGTTAATCAGTGGGTCGGAGGTTCGATCCCTTCCACCGGAGCAAATTTAGGAGTGTCAGATGTTCGCATTGACCAAAGAACAGAGTGAAAAGCTGAACGAATGGGCCAAGGCCCTGAAGAACGGGCCTACAGGTGCTATCGGTGGTCGCTTCACATACAGTTTCACGCCAACGAGTCTTGGTACAATCGTCAAAGTCAAATGTGGCTTGACGAATGAAGAAGTTGATCTGACGGATTATCAGGACTGGTAATATGCTAGACTATCTGTACGACGTTGAAGACCGCATTCACGAACTGTTATCGCATCCCGAACTATGGAATGATCTTCTCGTTACTTACGAGAAGCCGACCGTAGAACGTCTGTGGATGCAAGACGGCGAGAACCGAATTTACCTGCACAGGATTCACACGTGCAATCCAGGTGAAGCGTACTATCACAAGCATCCGTGGCCTTCCGCAATGCGTGTTGTTTCAGGAACGTACGAGATGCAAGTTGGGCTAATGATGCCTGGCAATACGGAGCCAACAACGGCTGCAAAGCTTCGTTTGGATCATGGATCTACATACGAGATGACCAACTCTGAAGCAATGCATTCTGTGCGACCTCTTGCATACGAAACTTTGTCGCTGATGGTAACTGGTCCTCGCTGGACTATTAGTGATTCAGCCGCAAAGCTTGATAACGGTCGACTGACACAGGATCAACGAGATAGGTTGTTTGCAGATTTTCTGGACTACTATCTTTGGTAAAAATTGGGCTGCCCGCTGGGGCGGAGGGATCCCTTGCAAGGATCTCGGGACGGGTTCGATCCCCGTGCGGTCCACATATGAGCTTGATGTTGATGCAACCTGCATGCGGAGAGCGGTACGAGTCCGCATAGGTTCACCACAAACATAGACAGGAATTAGAATGTACACAGAAATTGTTGTAGATCATACGCACTATTTCGTCGCTACAAAAGTGATGGAAGGACGAGTATTTGATGTATCAACGCACGCAGGACTACACAACCTGTTGGCGATGAGTGATTTTGTAGTTCGAAACCAACAGTTCATCAAATGTCGCCATGATTTGGCGTTTATTGTAAGGACATTCTGTGAAAACCAACAATCAGAAAGTGCCAAGCGCGCAGACGAAATCTTCGAAGTCGCCAAGTACGGACCAGGATTCTTCGACCTCCATCGATATTGAATCGTCTCCCGATGAGAAGTTCAAGAAGCAGTGGAAAGAGACGGCAGCGCGTCTTGCTGACTTGCAGAAGTTGATTTACGACTTCTATGAGCTTCACGATACGGACGTAATTGACGGCAGCAAGAAAAAGAAGATTCCGCCGAGGAGAGACCTTCAATTGCAACGTCAACTGTACCGTCAAGAAGCTACCAGGTTGCATAACTTGAGGGTCAAGCTGATCATGTCAGCTTACGATGAAAATCGTCGTCTCCGTACAGAACTGTTTGAGGATTAATTATGTACGATGCGCTCGAGCGATACATGCGAGCTTGCGAGGTAGTATTCAACATCATCTCAGCGCCGTTCAAGTTGAGTAAGGATGGCACGCTGGTGTATTACTTCCTGTTTACGTTTGTCGGCGTGCCGTCACTAGCAGTATCTTTGGTACTTGCTGTATTTGGTTGGTTGACTTGGTGGACAACAGTTGGTGTTATTGTTGTTAACTTGGCTGTAGTTTGGTATTGGTTCATTTACAAGAAGTGAACGCTGGGATGCAAACTTTAAGGTGAAGTACCTGGCTTTTAACCAGGAAAACAGGGGTCAGTACCCTGGCGTCCTACTAACGGGAAGACAGACATGACTGAAGACGAAGTAACAGTGATGAAGCAGATCTGGTCGTTGATGATCCATGAAGGTCGTCCGACAGATCCTAATGCTGACTGGTCAATCTACTGCGGTGATTTTAATGATTACTGGCAGCTTACCAGCACAGGCTGGGATGGATTGAAGAAGCAAAAGGATGCGTTCATCGAACAAATCAAAGAGGTAGGTGTTAACATCTACCGCTGCGACGTTCCTGAGTACAATTGTTATGGTCACTTCTGTGATTCCAACTCACCATGCGATCAAGTCCATGTGTGGACAGGGAACATGCTGTTGAATGATGGGACAAAGATTTTTGTGTCCGCAAAGGATATTGATCTTCGTCCGCTTGTTAATCGATTGACAAGCAAACAAGACCAAGTAGACTTGGTCAAACTATATTTTGGTTGATTTAGCACATACAAGGAGGATGCTATGACACCGCTAAACGCATCGAGCGAACCAATGGAGTTCCGCGTAACAGTGTAAACGGAATATCGAACAAGTTCAAGAGGATGGCCGAGATCTACAGGATCTTTGCTAAAGACTGGGAACACGTACTCGACTTTTCCGATGACGCTTTATTGCAGTTGTATAACCACGAATCGTACGGTGGGCGTATTGATTCGAACAATGGTTATGCGCACGGCAAAAAGTATCTTAATTTGCACGTTACGATGTGGAAAGAAGATATCGCAAAGGGCTTGCTTTTCAAGCATGAGCTATACGAAGACAACGTCTTCCCTCACTGGTGGCTAGACAACATCTTGAAAGATGTGTACAACAACTATGCTACCTGGAAATAATCACAAGAACACATCCTATGAACACGCATTCTGTCCCTCAAGACGTCCTACAAAAATTCTTCACGAACACAGACGACACAGGTCGCTTTGTGTATACGTCGAAGCGAACAGGCCGCACATACTTTGTCGAGCCTATTGAAACCGCTCACACACCTAAATGGGGTTCTGTTGATCCTGCGACAGGCAACCTCATGCATAAGAAGGGCGACGGTAAGTACCGTGGTGGTATCTCTCCTAGCGAATCGTTGATCACGCCGGAGAATGGTTTCAAGAATATTCAGGTGCTAGACCGCGGTACAAGTCCTTTGCTTGCAATCGACTATATCGATTCAAAGTACCCTGATAAAGTTGACACTTAAACGGGTTAACTTGACACTGAGCGCGATTGAGTCTCCTCGCTCATAAAACATACGAAGAGATCCGCGTAGCGCGATCCAGCGCCATCCTGTAAAGGGCAAGTACTGGAAGGTCAGGCAGCGGCTGACCAATCATGGGGGCGGAGTGTTTACGGGATAGCACGTTACTCTTGCACGGTTTCAGATCGAGTTCAAGCCTCGACGCCTCCACAAACTTCTAGACGAGAATAGACATGAAAGTCCGCAAGATCGCTAAGGCGAAACTCTTCACTTATGCACAACGCCAAGCGTTTTACACCGCGCGTTGGTTCAGTCTGCGATTCAGTGCATGGGGGAGCGACGTACGTCGTGCAGCTCGCCATTTGAAGGTCGGTACAATCATTGAGACGTGTGGCCTTGACGTTGCTGAAATCGTTAACGTTGATTGGCAAGATGACAGTATCAAATACAAGTCACTGACACGTCCTGACCAAGGGTTTGGATACTGCAGTATTCGTAATTGTGGACCTCTGCCTCTTCGTCCTTACGCTGTTGAGCGCCGTCTTGACCTGTTTAACAAGTACGGAAAAGACGGTCTGTCTCTGCGTTATTACGTCGAAGATTGCCGGATGCCAATCGAAGAAGCTAAGAAGCAGCTTGACGCTTTTAAGGCGGAGTGGAATGCGAAAGAATGATCTGATCAAGATGCTACAGGACCTACCTGGTAATCCTGAAGTTGTGTTCTGGAACGGATTTGTCAATGACTACCATCATATTGATCGTAACGTTGAGACGGTGACACTGGTCAAAGAAACACGAGAGTTTGTTCGTCATTGCTTGACGCTTGCTTCGGGTGGGGTTCCTCCTACGGAGCAAACGTTGGATGCTGCAATGAAACGTCGTGAATGGGAACGTCCGAACGAATTTGTTGATCCTAATGAACATCAACAGTGGTACGGCACGAAGAAGAAAAAGTTGTACGTGCTACAAGGATTGCCGCGCGGTAAGACTATGTGGGATCGTATGGGTGACATGGAATACTAAATGGCAACAACCACAAATCAAAAGGCGATGGCACTGCTTGATTTATGTGAGAAGTTCGTTAACGACCAAAGGATTTCTTGCCCCGAAGCTGTTTACCAAACAGATAGGGTCATTGAAAATGCATATGACTTCATTACAGAAGTGTGTGAAATCGTAGGCTATTACGAATACCCGGAGGAATGATGGGAACTTTGATTTGGTTGGTGTTCACGACCGTCGTTGGCGGTCTGATCGGCAAGTATGTCCCTGCTGAATCGCAAGCGTTCATCGGTGCTGTGATCGGCTTTGTTGTCGGTCTGGTTCTTCGACTGATTGTTGCGGGCGGTGGCGAAGGTCTCGATGATCTTGCTGACGGTATCGGCGACATGATCGACTGATGGTATTGGGGGATTAGCTCAGCTGGGAGAGCGACGGATTTGCAATTCGTAGGTCAGGAGTTCGATCCTCCTATCCTCCACAAAGAAAGTAACGTATGGTACTGACATTTACATTGGCGTGGTGGATGATTCCACTAGCGGTTGCAGTAATCGGAACGTTGTTCATGCCAACAGGTTCAGGTGGCTTTGTAGTAGGGCTACTGTGCTGGTTTGCAGCGATTTGTATCGTATTAGGTCGTTATGTCGGCCTGTGGTTCGGTTGAACATTTTATACCTCGTTAGCTCAAAGGTAGAGCGCTGCATTGACATTGCAGATACGGCGGATCGTTACCGTCACGAGGTACAAAGATACGTTATAACGTTTGCTCTCATAGTACAGTGGCAGTACACGACCTTGGTACGGTTGAGACATGGGTTCAATTCCCGTTGAGAGCACAAAATGATTGTTTGTATTTGTCATTTTGTCCGTTCCCAAGACATTGAAAAATGTATTGAAGACGGATGTGATTTGGAAGGCATCCAAAAGCGAACACGTGCATGTACATCATGTATGCGCTGCAGAGATGTCATTGAAGACTTGTTACAGAAGGGAACTAGTGATGCTAGGCTATCCAGTGAGGATGACGGGACGAGATAGTTGGTCCGGTCCTGAAGATAACGGTTACTACGTGTTCAACAGCGATGCTGCACGTAAGGCGTATATCAACGACCAGATGAAGGATCGACGTGGTGCTGCTCCGGAATACTACGTTGAGTACACTTCCGAACAACCGTTCGAGCTGTTGCCTGAAAGCGTCAACAAGTTCGACGAAGATGGCAAGTTCTTTGCTGAAAAGATCAGCAAGACTGTCAAAATCAACTTGGTGTGAACATGAAACTGGTTGAAGTCACCGGAACTATCCCTGCAGGCTCGTATCCAGCTGTATGCAGCGGATACGTGTCTGAGTTCAAAGTGAACGGTCAAACATACCGTGCGAAATTCAAGATTGGAGTTCGCGGTATCAACATTCAAGACACCGTGACGGTTACCCCTGAAGGGATTACGTCGCAGCATCTTGGCGCCAACGGTATTATCGTTTAATGTCGTACGCAAAAAAGACGATCACTTGTATCTATTGCGGTTGTACCAAAGATCAAAGCCGGCATTCTGCCAAAGGTAAGTACTGTTCCAATAAATGTCAACAGGACTTCCAATATCAACAATACGTCACTCAATGGAAATCAGGCGAGGTGACTGGTCTCGTTGGTAAGACAGGTATTAGTTACCATGTTCGCAGATATGTGTTTGCGAAATATAACAACAAGTGCTGTATTTGTGGCTGGCGTGAACAGCATCCCACAGATGGTTCAATCCCTCTAGAAATTGATCATATTGATGGCGATTGGACTAACACCATTGAGAGTAATCTTCGGTTGCTATGTCCCAACTGTCATAGTTTGACCCCTACATATAAAAGTAGGAATCGTGGTAAGAGTTCACGAACGTATAAATAACTCCATTGCCCTTGTAGTATATTGGTATTACAATTGCCTTGTAAGCATTAGAAGACGGTTCGATTCCGTACTGGGGCACAGTCCGAATGTGGTAGCACGGCCGTAAAGGTATAGTCGACCAGCATTTCCGCAGTCGTAAGCGGATTCATCGAAGCTAGAAAGGCGTACTAGCGCTCGAAAGAGAGATGAGGAAAAAGAAGGCCTTGCAGGTTCTTACCTGGACAAGGGGACTGACCGTAGGTCAGAAGCCGGTTCTTCTGCCGTCCTTCGATGTTTTTGCTCTGTTAGTATAGTGGTATTATGCGACACTCGTAACGTTGAGACTGCAGTTCGATTCTGCAACGGAGCACAAAGCAAGTAGCATTAAGGTCGGTTGTTACAGTTCAGCCCGAATAGATGCGCATCAAGTGACAAACAAGCAACTGTATGCTGTCGCATGAGCTTGCCTCCCCTTAAACAAGTACATCTAAATTGGTCTTTTGACCCGTTTTCTTTAATTGCGAACCCTCCTATAGTTGCTGAAACTTAGGAGGGTTTCCCTATGCAATACAGGATCACCGTGACGGCTGTTCCGTCCGATCTTGCACGCGGTAACAATAAGCCGTACATTGACTGGATTCGTCAGCTGACCGGTGATGCACTTGCTGATGGCCATCGCAAGTTCTGTGCGATCCGTGATGGCATGCCGTTGTCATACGTGACGTGGTATCGTCCGACCAAGCCTGCTCCTCTTGGATTGTCAGTCGAAGTTGAGGAAATCCTGACGGAGCAGGAACTGAAAGACCGTGAAGCTGCGCAGCTCCGTGAGTTCATGGTCGAAAAGTTCCAAAACCTGCTCAAAGAGGGCGCTGAGGGATTCAGCGGCTCCGCTGTCGAAGCATGCCGCATGCTGATCAAAGATCCGACACTGATCGGTCACAAGTACATCGCAGCGGGTGGTTGATATGGATCGATATACACCATTCGTCATTGCTGGCGTTCTTGCGTTTGGATCGGTCGCTGTACTACGCACCTGTTCCCCGAGTTACCGTGAGGTGGTTGACAAGCCTGCGGTTTCGATCACCGTCAATCACACGAAGGCTCCGTACCAATGGAAAGTGATCCGTGTGCTCGACGGTGATACCGTTGAAGTCGATGCAAAGTTCTTCCCCGAAGAGCTCGGCAACATCCGCGTGCGGATTGAAGGAATCGATACACCCGAATCAGGTGGCCGAGCAAAATGTGACGACGAACGTGACCGTGCGAAAGTCGCAAAGAAGTTCGCCAAGGACACTCTGGAAGGCAAAGTGATCGAAGTCCGTCAAGTGAAGACAGACAAGTACGGTGGTCGTATCGTCGGTGACATCTACATCGATGGCAAACCCTATCGCCAGCTGTTGCTTGAAAAGGGACTTGCGAAGTCGTATGATGGTGGTACAAAATCATCATGGTGTCGCCTATGAAAAAGCTATTCACTTACGTCCCTCAGAAACTAAGCAAATTCTTCGGTCAAGACCGGTACACACTGTTTGCGTTGTACGGGTTCTGGTGGACATTCTTGTCTGAAATTGTCCTCTTGATTTTGATCTCCGGCTTGGCGCTGTTCTACTGGCTGTTCGAATGAAAGTCAATGTAGGCCATAAGCCATACTCTGCAGGGATGCGTCTGATGCTGTCTCATGCAGTACGGCAGCATTTTCAGGACTGGACTTCTGTTGTTGTCGTGCATCATTACACTGATAATAGCGATAAACTTCAACTTGAAGTAGAGCGCCGTCATCAAGACGGGACAATCACATTTGAACGGTTGATTTTCAAATGAAAACGCGAATCACGAAACAACATGAGCTGATGTCCGAAGAACGTTTCGACGACATCAAGAACAAGCTTCGCCATCTGTTGATTGACGGCGTGATCCTGTATTTCGACGACAGCACGCAAGTGCGTTGGCTCGACGCCGGCCAAACGTACGAAGCAGGCGACTACATTTACAAGGCGATGGAAAGTGGTGTGTTCATCCTGTGGCCTGGAAATGATGAACACCACTGGATGTATCACGGTTCGTTCAAGATGTACGAATCTGCTCTGTTCGACGGAATCCTCGAGAGCGCCGAAAAGGCATATGAACTCGAAGGATGGTTCACTGGCGTTCTTGCCAGTAAGGTGCTGACTGACATGCGCCGCGAAAGGAAAATCTAATGCTGCCCCATCGCCTTAACAAGGATGCTGAATCGTATGAAGATGTTTTTCAGTACTTTCAGACACGTGCTCTCCAACTGACGCCGTACGGCGTACGGTGGAATCGACGTCTCGAAAAAGTCGATGGCGGCTATACGACTGTGCTGACTTACCTCGGACGGAACTATAGCTCGTTCTATACTGTTCTGTCTGAACGTGGTAAGGGCAAGACTGAAAAGATGGCAAGGGCACTGCCGTACGAAGTGTTGACTGTTCCTGACTGTCATATCGCAGGATTCCTTGACTACCACAAGATTCCGTACGACATGTTCTCGGGAATTATTTCGAATACTGTTGAGTACGAAAAGATCGAGCAGTACTACGGTACACGTCAGCCGAATCGCGCTCCTGTTTACTTCATGAATCACGTCGACGAAGGGATGTATATCCTCGACAAGATTGGTGCTAGTGATGCGGCAATGCGGGCATTTGCGCTCCATCCGATCATCCAAGATGACAAGGACATGCCTGTCAACTACAAGTCGTTGCTTGATTGCAACCCTGAAGCGTTGATTTTGGCTGTAGAATATCGGAATATTGCCAATCAGTACCTGTCCAATAAGGTAACTGTGTCTGGTGATACGTTCGATTACCACGGAGGTCCGGTGCTCGGTCCTGTCAAGGCTGTCAACGACATGTTGATTGCTGACAAGATTCAGAACTACAAGGACTTCCTGCTGTATCACCACAAGACGCACCCCCGGTCCCGGGAACTGGAAGCGTATTTCAAGGTCTGGCTTGAAGCGCTTGGGATCACGAACTTCAAGGATTGGTTCGATGAATTGAACGAACTCAATCCGCCACACAATATGCGATGACATCAATTAAACACTTTGGGATTCCTGGATTTGGCTCAGGAATTCTCCAACCGAAACTCTCGCGGAACTTCCGCGTTCGATTCCTTGACACGGACGGTAATCCACTACCGTACTCTGAACACCTGTCAAAGCAGGTAACAACGACTGATCCAATTCCGGTGTGGACCTTGCGTAGTCGCACATCTCAGTGGGGAACTCTCGTTGGTCAAGAGGAGTTCACGATCGTCTTCGAAGACGACGTCCAGGACCTCGTTGCTAGTAGCTTGCTGAAACTGCAGCAGGAGCTGACGTTCACTGTAGCGATCGACTACCTCGACGGGAATGACACTGTCATTCGAACAATCAGTTTGACGACCGCAAACGTGGAGAAGCTGTTGTTTGACAGCTTGAGCTACGCGAGTAAGAGTGCGGTAAGTACGTTCGACGCTAAGTACAGTACAGATATCAGTGATAATGAGTCTGACATTGCGTTGGCCTTGAACGACCTCAAGTCGACGACTACGATGTACAATTGCCGTGAATCAGACGTACTGTCGATCTTTGTGACGATCAACTACACTGACGTCAAATTTCAATTCAACAATCCAAACCTCTAAAGGACGAATCATGCAATAGGTTTTCGAAAACACCGCTATCGTTTTTCACTTCAACAAGGGACACCTCGCTGACCCTACGATCCCTATGTGGGTGTTGAAGATTAAGGGTGAGTCACATTACGTCACTCATGTTACCGTCAAACCTGGTATTGGCTTTAGTACTAAGGAAACGCCTGATAATGCTCACACCAAAGGTGCGATCAAGTTCAAAGGCAGTGCACGGATCTTTACTAACGATGCGGGAGAACCTGAAGCAGAGATTTACTGATATGACTAACCCACTGTTCCCTGTGCCTGATCCTTCTGAATTGAAATCGTTCATGATCAACGTCAAGATTCCTGGGTCGACGCGCCTTGTTCCATACAAGGCGAAGCAATACCTCGTCGACCAAGGAACACTGCTCGTAGAGCTAGCGACTGGTAAGCGTGTTGTTTACGCACAAGGACAGTGGCTGATGGTTACGGAACCGGAGTAAGTATGCCAATTAAGTTCGTTGAACGCGACGATAAGGTTGAAGAGATTTACGGTGGTGATCTGTTCCTTGGTGAAGTGGGCGGATACGTCCGCTCTTTGCCCGACAACCCTTTTGAAGTGTATAACCTCGAACAAGAGTACAAGTATCATTTCAACCTTGCGTGGGTGGATCAAAATACTTGGTGGGCTCTTGCAGCGTTGCCTGGGCTGAGTAACGATGCCGTCCGTTATCTTAACATGGCGGCGCGGTACAAATGCCCGTACACAGACAACTGGTTCACTGTGATCGTCCCGCATACGATTATGTCAAAGCATAATCTGTTTGGCGAAACATACCTTGAAGGAAAAGAACCTTGGTATCTTGAGTACGCTGTCAGAGACGTTAGCGATACCGATGATGAGGAAGAGGAAGAAGAGGATGTGGACTACGAAGACAATGTCCCTACAATTCAACAGTTCCTTCTCGGCCCTGGGTACTCTCAAATGACTTTGATGTCTGACGGATCGACTTACGTTCGAGAAGTGCTGATTGACTTGGATAACGGTGACTTGCTTCGTGCTTGGGTCCACGTTTGGTATAACAAATGAAAGCACTGAAATCACCTCTTGCGAGACGAATCCTAGCCAGAGCATTTTACGATCGAGTATTCGCTAGGCAGTTTCGCAGTGGATTGTTTCTGTTTGAAGGTATATGGTACAAACAAAAGAAGAACGACTAATTGATGTACTGCGGTCGTACGGTTGGAATACAACGATTCCTCTAGTGTTTGATGTTGTTTATGGACCAGTGTTCCTTCATAGTCGTCCTGACGGTAGCAAACAAGCGTGTGAAGTTCGGTCACGAATGCTAGCTCCTCACCGGTCGAAGACAGAACAGGTGATCGAAGAGATTGAGAACGATATCAGTTGGATGACTGAGCACCAGCTGAAACCACACGCGTATACGTTCAATGTATATGTGTTTGGTGACTACAACCTGCTACGGTACAACAAAATTGTCGATGGTAACTTCTCTATGTCACCAATCTGGACGTATTACTCGTCTTTAGGACAATAAATAACGTACATGCCTCAGCCGATGGAGCGGCGGGACGCCTTCTAAGCGACCTTTGATGGGGGTTCGAATCCCTCCTGAGGCACATAAGGAGATAAATATGATCAATGAAGTATGGCACATCAAAGTGCCGGGCAAGGCAAAGCTTGTCACAAAACGCGTTGTGGAACAAACAGAACTTACTACTGTGCTTGAGGATACGGAAAGTCCTTTGGAACAGTTTGGACTCAATGTATTCGCACGAGAACGTAGTCGTTACTTAACCGATGATCTCAAGTTTGTTGAACAGGTGTCAGAATAACCTAGGAGAAGTACGATGAAGTACATCGTTGAAGTTCATGCCGCTGAGGGCGGTGACGATAGCAAGTTGTTCGTGAAGGACCTTGCGCAAGCATACACGAAGTTGTTCCAGCGTTTTGGCTGAAAGCACCGGGTTGTTGTAGAGAAGGACGGCGAAATTCACATTGAAGTGAGTGGCTCTGATCTATCACAGCTCAACAATGAACCCGGTGGCCATAGGCTTCAACGAATTCCTCCCACGGAAAAACGTGGAAGAGTTCATACGTCCACTGTTACTGTCGCTGTAATCGATACAGATAGCTATGCGACACCTGATTTTACTCAGATTGATCCTAGTGATTTCAAGATTGAGTGGTACTCAGGAACAGGTGCAGGTGGACAGCACCGTAATAAACATCAGAACAGTATCCGACTTACACACGTACCTACGGGGTTAGTTGAGACGTCTCAGTGCCGGAGCCGGGAGGCTTCTCACAAAGAGGCGATGAGTCAGATGGTGAAGCGGTTGCAGAGCAATGCAAGTTACCAGCGTGTAGTAGCTCAATCAATTGAGCGTAAGCGTCAAATGGGAACAGGTATGCGAGGTGACAAAATTCGTACATATCGCTTCCAAGATGATGTTGCCACAGACAACCGTACAGGTAAGAAGGTCAACCTTTCAAAAGTAATGAACGGACAATTCGACCTTCTTTGGTAATCATTTGTTCAGTGTTTGTAGAATAGCCTTGACTTTGGCGGAGTTGATCTCTTTCGGATCCTCCGCCTTTTCCTTTGCTGGATGCAGAACACTATGAATGATCGATTCAGCGATCTTCTTAGCACCCGATACTGGCTTGACTTCCTCTTCTACGACTGGTTGTTCCGTTTCCTCTTCTGGTTCAGTTTCACTTTCCGTAATCATCTCTGGCAATGATTCAGAATGGACTTCAACGATTGGTTTACTGTCGTAGCTAATGTCACCCTTTGCAGCTTCGAAGAAATATCCGTCAACAATCACTTCAATGCGGAATTCGGTCGGCTTGTCTTCCATCTCCTTCAATGCTGCAACATCAACTGTCCATCCCGTTTTTGATGTTGGTACGCGTTTTGCATGGAACAACGTTTCTGTAAACGTATCACCAACACACAGACGAACTTTCGGAACTTCGAATCCATCGATGTTCATGATGTTGACATCGAACTCAACCTCTGTCGTTTCGTTCAGATTTAGATTGATTGTCGTTGAATCAGCCATATGCTACTCACTTACGTTTGAAGGTGACGCTCAATGATTCAGCAATCTGCGACATCTTGCGTTTGAAACTGTTACCGTACTTCAGCATTTTGACAATGATGTTCGCCTTCTTCTGATCGACAACGAACATCTTACGCCAAGTGCTGTTTTTTGCCTTAACAGTGATCATTACGACCTTTTGGTTCGGCAACATCATCTTATTCGATACCGGGGTATATGCTTGGTTGACGAACACAGGCGTAACAGCATATCCACCAGTTGCTTGACGAGGTGGTTGAGGAGGAACGTAGATTGTGCACTTGAACAAACCAAACCCCATCGTCAACATGCCGCAGCATGCATCCATTCCGAGGCCTTTCGTGATCAAGCCACTATACGTGTTCTTAAACAGTGCCATCAGCAATTACCACCACGTGGAACGCGTTCACACACTTCCTGAACGCTTGGCATACCGTGGAAGTCTTTAAGATCAAACACCGTCAGAGGCGTTGTGCAGTCATCATCGTAGATTGTCAACGTCGCATTTGCTACGTCAATTTCTGTACGGTTGCGTTCGTACTTAAGCAATGTCTCTAGTAACGTTACGATCATTACTTCTGTAATCATCATTGAAGCGACATTAGCACTAATTTGATTCAACTCGAGACCTGCTGATCCTGGTATAGTATGTTCGACAGCTTGTTCATCCCACACAGCTGGAGCAATGTCCTCTACGTAACTATCATTCCCGCCGTATTTGTACCTGTCATTCTCGTCGAGTGTGACTCCACCATCAAACGTAAACACGTAACTGGTCAGTGGATTATACGTAGAGAAGTTATAGCGATACCAACCATTACCAATTTCAGCTACCGGAGCATCTACGACAATTGGGTCATTACTGTTGGTGTTCAACTGATAAATGGTGATCGTTGGAGTCAAACCAGGTTGCGGGACTCCGTCGTTGGTGAAGAACGCTGTGATGATTTTGGTAGCCATTGAAAGACCCTCATGAGCATCGTATTTATTTTCAGCTGGTTAGCAGGAAGGAAATAAATACCGTTACAATTAGGAGTCATCGATGAGCGTCATTGTAGCGAAGTCGAACAGAAAGGTTTGCTCAACACCAACGTACAATTGTTTTCCAGCTGTCACAGAACAAGTAATTGTTCCTGCCGGCGCAACTGTATTCATTGATGGTTTGTTGACAGACAAGTTCGCCGCTGGCAAATGGTTCATCACATTAGCTACTTCTGATGATCGTCTTCAAGGGTATGAGCTCTACGCTACCCACCGTAATGGTACTTCACCAACACACGTAATCTACGGTGAAGTTGGCTCACTGATCAATCACACAACGAATGTTGTGATCAATGCGTCACGTTTGACGTTGACTATCGAAAACAACGAATCGATTGATTTGCTTGTTTGTTTCACACGCGTTGCTGTTCCAAAGGTTCTCAATTACGTTGAGACACTCGATGTTGTTGAAGTTGGTAATTTGAACGGCTTTGTTCCAGCAAACACTTCAGGTTCTGTTGATTTCATCGGCAACCAACAAGCAATCGGTGTTAAATGGGTTGTTGCTGTTACAACGTCTACAGGTGAGCGTAGTTCTGCTCAAGTGTATGCATCGCTCGGTACAACTGTCCAGGCAGTAACGTACGGATTCATTGGTGATCAACTAGCGTATTCAATTGACGTCGAACAGGTAGCCGGCTTTGGATATAATCTCGTTGTGTCGAATCTGACGAGTAATCCGATCCGCGTAGATATCACACGTGTTCCTATTCAGTTGACCACAGGCGTGTCATATTGTGGTCCTAGCGCAGGTCTTGACCTGTGGATTCCACAACCTGTCACGGTTCAGCCAACACAGACGACAACTGTCGACACATTGTCAACGACGCAGGCATATGCTGCTGCGAAATGGCTTGCGGTGTTGTCAAATACGACAAATCAAACAATGGCTTTTGAAGTTGCATCTGTTGAATCGGGTGTTACTTCAGACACTATGTACGCAATTATCTCCGACTACTTTGATGTAGACGTAGAGACCGTTGTATCAGGTCAGACCGTACAACTTAACGTCACTAATAATCAACCTGATGCAATTACTGTTCGAATGCTGCGCATTCCGGTAGCCTTGTAAGCATCGAAGTGTGAGTTAATATGGCAATTGAACTATTCAGGATCAGGAAAGGTATTGAGATTGACAACTCCGTGTGTATTCTGTACGGAGATGGTCCACCCGGCTCTTCACAAGATACTGATGATGCAGGCGTAGGTTCGATGTACCTTGACGCTACGAATGGTGATTCGTACTCAAAGATCAATCCAAGCGCAGGATCGAACTCTTGGCAGCGCATCGCTGCTGAAGGTCAAAACTTATACCGTGAGCATCCTGTTACACCAGCACCTGGTCTGGCAGCTGGTCCTAATTCGATGGCTTTCGGTCAAGCTGCTCAAACAGCTCCTGAGGCGCACGATGCTGTAGCTATTGGTCCTCAGTCGTATGCACGTCTTCCAGGTTTGGTTCAAGCGTCGGGTCGTTTTGGAAGTTCGGGCGATGCACAAGCTGGTCGTTACATTTTGCGAACAGTTTCCGTTAATCAGTTTGCAACAACGATGTTCTTCGACGGAACCAACGGAACAGAACGGTTGACATTGCCTGATGACTGCACATGGAGGTTCAAAGCGACAATCGTAGGACACCGTATTGATGCAGAAGGCCACGCAGGTTATACGATTGAAGGTTTAGCATATCGATTGGCAGGCCCTGGTACGACAAGTATCTTGGGATCGACAATCAAAAATATCATAGCAGAGAGCGATCCAGCATGGGATGTTGAAGTAGTCGCTGATACAGTTAATGGTAGTTTGAACATTAACGTCACAGGTGAGTCTGGAAAGACGATTCGTTGGGTCGCCATCGTTGAAACGGTAGAAGTGACCAACTGAAAGGAATAATGCATTTAGGGTAAATACACCTACACGTCCAACATTGGAGAAATTCTGTGAATTTTAACCACGACACTGGCTTAGTCGATAGCCTTCTTACAATCGACACAACAGTTGCGCCACCACTTGGTGGTTTGACGAACACTCTTGCTATCACAGGCACAGGTTCGCTGGTTCTTCCTCATGGTTCAACAGCTGAGCGTCCGGGTACGCCTGTTGAGGCTATGATTCGCTACAACAACAGCACACAGGATCTTGAATTCTACGACGGCACAAGTTGGGTTGAAGTTTCTTCTTCCGTAGGTACTGTGACATCTGTGACTGTGACAACATCAACAGGTATGACAGTATCTGGTGGTGTTACACAAACAGTTACTGACAACGGAACGTTCGCTCTTGTATTGTCACCAGAACTGCAAGGATTGTCGGCACTTGCTGTAACTGGTATTGTTACACGTACAGCAGCTGGTACATATGTATCACGCACGATCGCTGGTACAGCTGGTGATATCGTTGTTGCGAACGGTGATGGCGTATCTGGGAATCCAACATTGTCGCTTGCTACAGTCGGTACTCCTGTATCGAATGGCTTCCTTAAAATCACTACAGATACGAAGGGTCGTGTAACAGGTACAACAGCAGTTACAACTGCGGATGTTACGACACTTGTTGATGGAACATACGTCAACATTTCTGGTGATACAATGGCGTCAGGTGCAAACTTGACGTTTACGGGCGGTGGTGAAATTCTAGGTTTGCCTGCGATGCCGTCAGATCCAACATCTGCCGCTTCAAAGGCGTACGTTGATGCTACTGCTCAAGGTTTGGCGACTAAAGATTCCGTCCGTGTTGCTACAACAGGCCCGGGTACACTTTCTTCGTCGTTTGCAAACGGTCAAACAGTTGACGGTATTGTTCTTGTAACAGGCGACCGTATCCTGATCAAAAACCAGACGAGCCAAGCCGAAAACGGTATCTATGTTGTACAAGCAGCAGGTACGCCTGTCCGTGCTGTCGACATGGACATTTGGGCGGAAGTTCCTGGCGCTTACTGCTTTGTAAGCGGAGGTACATTAAATCACGATACTGGTTGGGTGTGTACATCTCAACCTGGCGGTACAATCAACGTTAACCCAATCACGTTCACGCAGTTCTTTGGTGCTGGTGCTTACACAGCTGGCGTTGGTTTGACGCTGAACGGTACTGAATTCTCGTTAACGTCTCCTGTTGCAACAACGCTTGGTGGTACTGGTTTGACGACTGTAGGTGGTGCTAACACTGTTCTTGGTGTCAATGCTGCTGGTACAGCTTATCAAGCTAAGACTATTGCTGCTGGTACGGGTGTTTCTGTAACGCACAGCACAGGTACGATTACGCTCGCTAACACAGGTGTTACTTCCGTCGCTGGTACAGCTGGTCGTGTTACGGTTTCTGGTTCGACAGGTGATGTTACAATCAGCTTGCCTAACGATGTTTCCGTCGCTTCTGTTACTGCTACAGGTTTGACACCGAACGGTGCTTTGTTTGCAAGTGCTGGTGGTCTCGTAAGCTCAACAACAGCAATGACGAACGGTCAGTTGTTGATCGGTAATACAGGCACAACACCATCAGTTGCTACACTTGCCACAGGTACGGGTATTTCTGTAACAAACGGTGCTGGTACAATCACGCTTGCTAACACGGGCGTTACATCCCTGACTGCTGGTACAGGTATCAGCTTGTCTGGTGCAACAGGTGCGATCACTGTTACGAACACAGGTGTGACATCAGTTAACGCTTCAGGCGGTACAACAGGTTTGTCGTTCAGTGGTGGTCCAGTTACAACGACAGGTACGTTGACGCTCGGTGGTACTCTTGCTCCATCGAACGGTGGTACGGGGTTGACAGCACTTGGTGTTGCTAACTCTGTTCTAGGTGTCAACGCTGCTGCGTCGTCAGCAGAATACAAGACTGTTGAAGCTGGCACAGGTATTTCCGTAACACACAGCGCAGGTCAAATTACAGTTGCTAACACAGGTGTAACATCGGTTGGTCTTGCTGCGCCAAGCATCTTTACGGTTGCCGGCACGCCTGTTACAACAACAGGTACGTTGACACTCAGTCTTGCAACACAAACTGCAAATACAGTATTTGCAGGTCCTACTTCAGGCGGTTCTGCAGCACCAACGTTCCGTTCGCTGGTATACAACGACTTGCCAATCGCATTGTACAAGGAAAATCCATCGACGCCTACAGCGCCTGTAGCTTCTGGTACAAACGCAATTGCTATTGGTAGCGGCTCGTCAGCTACTGCACAAGGTGGTTTGGCTCTCGGTATTGGTTCTGCAGCTCGTGTATACGGTCAAGTTGCTGTTGCTAACGGTCAATTCACTTCTGTCGGTGATGCACAACAAGGTACATACATCTTCCGCAACATCACCACTAACGCAACGCAAACGGAATTGTTCCTTGATGGTGTCACAGGTACACAGCGTCTTGTAATGCCTAACAACAGTGCAATGACGTTCTCGATCCTGGTAACAGGTCGTCGTACCGATGCTGTAGGTGGTGGCGCTGGTTACCGTATCGACGGCGTTGCTCGTAAGGATGCAACAGCTGCTTCTGCAACAATCATTGGTGCTGTTGTTAAGTCGGTCCTTGGTGAAACAAATGCGGCATGGGATGTAACGGTTGACGCTGACACAACAAACGGTTCGCTCCGTGTTCGTGTAACAGGTGAAGCTGCTAAAACAATTCGTTGGGTTGCTGTTGCAACGACTGCGGAAGTAACAAACTAAAACTATAAGGTGATATATGGAGTTTGACTACAGCTTAGAGACGATTAGTCCTACGCTAACTCCTACTCTCACGATTGGTGGTACAGGCAGTCTGACGATTCCAGTAGGAACGTCAGCTGCTGAACCAACTGGTGTGACGGGTACGATGCGATACGATACGGATCTCAACAAGTTCCGTTTCTACACAACTAGTTGGAATAACATTGCGACAGAAGGATACGTTGCGTCAAACTTCCAACCACTTGATTCCGACTTGACAGCACTGGCTAATACGTCAACAACAGGATTGTATGTTGTGACAGGTGCTGGTACATCTACCACCCGAACACTGACAGCACCTGCAGCTGGTATTACCGTTTCAAACGGTAACGGTGTTGCGGGTAACCCCACTCTGTCTCTTGCTAATGACTTGAGTGCTCTTGAAGCTCTCGCAAGTACAGGATATGCGGTACGTACAGCAACTGATACATGGGCACAACGTTCAATCGTTGCCGGTTCCTCTAAGTTGTCCGTAACAAATGGTGACGGCGTTGCGGGTAATACATCTGTCGACGTAGTTGAAGCAAACCTGACGTTAAACAACATTGGCGGTACTCTTAGCATTGCCAAAGGCGGCACGGGATTGACTGGTGCAGGTACAGCAAACCAGATGTTTGGCATGAATGCTGCAGCAACAGCTCCCGAATACAAAACGCTTGTTGCTGGTACAGGGTTGTCTATTCTTCATGCACCTGGACAAATTACATTTGCAAATACTGGTGTAACATCAGTCGCTGCAACAGTTCCCGCTGCAGGTATTACTGTTAGCGGAAGTCCGATCACAACAACTGGTACACTTGCATTCAATCTTGCCAACGATCTCGCTGCTTTGGAAGGTCTTGCAAGCACGGGATTTGCAACTCGTACTGCAACTGATATCTGGGCGCAACGTACTCTGACATCTGGCTCTTCCAAGTTGTCGTTGACGAATGGTGACGGTGTTGCTGGCAATCCTACATTCGATGTTGTTGAAGGAAACTTGACACTAAACAATATCGGCGGGACGCTTGGTATTGCTAAAGGCGGTACAAACTTGACGACACTTGGAACAGCGAACCAAGTACTTGGTGTCAATGCAGCTGCTACATCACTTGAATACAAATCGCTTGTTGCGGGTACGGGCATTAGTATTGGACAAGGTGCTGGTGCGGTGACGATCAACAACACAGGTGTAACGTCAGTAGCAGCTTCTGCACCAAGCGCTGGTTTTACGATTACGGGTAGTCCGATCACAACGACAGGTACGTTGACGTTTACATTGGCAAATGACTTGGCAGCTGTTGAAGGATTGGCAGGAACAGGATATGCGGTACGTACTGCAGCTGATACATGGGCTCAACGTTCGTTTGCAGCTGCCTCTTCCAAAGTTGCTATCACGAATGGCGATGGCGTTTCGGGAAACACTACGGTTGATGTAGTTGAAGCGAACCTATCATTGAACAACATTGGCGGCACGCTCAGTGTTGCAAAGGGCGGTACAAACCTGACAGCGGTTGGATCTGCAAATCAGGTGATGGGTGTTAATGCTGCTGGTACAGCTCTTGAATACAAAACGATTGCAGCTGGTACAGGTATTACTGTAGCACACACAGCAAATACGGTAACGATCACAAACAACTCGAAGTCGATTGCGCAGTTGATTCCAAGTGCAATTACAGCAGCAACTGGCTCAACAACAATCCCCGTAGACAACACTCCTCCGTTGAATACGGAAGGTACGCAAGTGTGGTCAGGTACTATTACACCAACAGCAACAACTTCGACGGTACGAATTGAAGTTTGTACTAACGTAGGTGTTGACGCAAACCAAGCATTTGTTACAGTTGCATTGTTCCGTGGTACGACTTGTATTGCTGTTAAATCTGCCGCGGCTATTGGTGCTGGACTAGCGTCAGCTGTTCAACAAGCTGCTTCGTTGAACCTGTGTTTCTATGATACCCCTGCTACTACATCAGCTGTGACATACTCTGTACGTGTGGGTTCTAGTACAGGCAACTGGTATTTTGGACGAAGTGCTGTTGCTACATATAACGGATTAGCATCAGGACAAGTAGTATTAACAGAGTTCCGCGCATAAAGAAAAAGCCCACCTAGGTGGGCTTTTTTATTAGTGAATCGACTGAGCGTCCTGTTGTCCCATTCCGCCTGGTTGACCCTGCGGAGCTGTTTGACGTACAGGAGGTGTTGCTTTTTGCTGACCACCTTGGCCGCCTTCTTCTGCAGCGATACGGCGTTGTAGAGCGCCGCGAATCTTGTTCAAGTTAACGAATACTGCAGAACGCCAGCGCTTACGGAGAGCTGGATTAGGTTCTTTGTTTACGAGCTTGAGAGCGCGGCTGCATGCAGCAAGACGTTCGCTCAAGTCCTCATCAGACATGTCGTCAGACAATTGAACTACCTCCTGGAGATAAGCGAGATTTTTGTCAGCTTCATTGAGCTTCATACCTGCGAGCTGTTTGATACGTGTGGAATCCATAAATTACCCCTGTTTTAAGGTTGTTGTGTATTTATGTACGTCATGTGATAGTGCACATAACTATTACCGGAGATCTGAAATGCTGTTCAAGTTCGTTTTCAAGTGACGTTGATCTACTCGATCGAAATCTCAGTGCTGTGAGAGCACTAACTACGTCTATTTGAAAAGGAACTATATGTTGCAGTATCCCTCTATTGTCGGCTGGAAAAAAGCACCTATTGGCAAACCGTGTATCGCATTTAACAAGTACGATGGATCAAACCTTCGTTGGGAGTATTCACCCAAACGTGGTTGGAATAAAATGGGTACACGTCGTTGCATGTTTGATGCAAACACTCCCCTGTATAACCAAGCAATCGAACTGTTTCACGACAGTGGAATGGCTCAGACGATCGTTGATACGACGAATCATGCGTTCGGTCGTAAAGTTGAACGTATCACAGCGTTCACGGAGTTCTTCGGTCCGTCGAGTTTTGCAGGTTATCACAAACACGATGAAGCAAAGCAATTGAAGCTGTTTGATGTGTTTGTGTTCAAGAAGGGGTTCATTCCACCTAAGCAATTTGTCAAGTTGTTCGGTAAACAAGAATGGGCTGCGGAAGTTGTTTACCAAGGCAATATGAACCAAGAGTTCATTGAAGATGTCCGTAACGGGAAGTATCCTGTGTATGAAGGCGTCATCTGCAAAGGTGAGGACTGGAATGCAAAAATCAAGACGATTCAATTCCTTGAACGTCTGAAGAACACTCATGCAGATTTGTATGAGGAGGAAAAGAACGAATGACAGCGAACGAAGTCGCAGCAAGGTTCGGAGAGGACCTTGTTGAATTGAATGCACGCATTGCAATTACCCACGCGAAGTATTTGTTTGACAGTTACTCTGAACGTGGGTATCACAGTCATGCGGAACATGCTCAAATGATTGTTCAATCCCTCGAACAACTACTCGAATTCTACCTAAACCATAAGGAAAACAAATGACCGAAACACAAATTGAATGGTTCTCCCAACAATTCAGCGCAATCTTGGTGACGTTCGCCTTCGACCCGAATGACAACGACACGCGACAGAATGTTCACAATGCCTTCTTCAACTTTCTGAGTGAACAACCAGAGGTGTATGATTTTGCCGTCGTTTGTAATGAAACCAACAACGCTGGAGACCGACCTACAAAGTTGCGTGCTGACATCTGCTTGAAGGTTGAAGAAGACGGTCCGTTTTTCTATTTCCCGTTGACACTCGATTTAGTGGAGACGACAGATGTGGTCGCTTGAGTTCTGGGGCATTACATGCTTCGTGTTTGTCGCTCTGTTTACTTTCAGAGCGTACAAACTTGAACCAGGCAAAGGACAATCACCGCGTAGCTCGATCATTGAAGCTTGGGTCAACATCGTCATTGGTTTCACTATCAGTTACGGTGCGAACTTCCTAATTTTCCCTCTAATTGGCTCGCATCTAACCGCTGGACAGAACTTTTGGATTGGCTGGATTTACACAGCAATTTCAATTGTTCGTCAGTATACAATTAGGCGTTGGTTCAACGACCACGTCCACAATATGGCACTGCGCTTGGCAGGAGACAAATGATTTACTTGTTTTTAGATACGGAGTTCACCTCGTTTGAACAACCAGAGCTGATCTCCATTGGCATCGTTTCGGAAGACGGTCAACATGAATTCTACCGTGAAGTGTCCGACCACAATGCGTATAAACGTAGCCAGTTCGTCAAGGACGTCGTCATCCCGTTGTTGTTCAACGACTACGCAACAAGCATGATTCGTGAGTACGTTGCTATGGATCTCAACAAGTGGATCGATAGCCTCCCAACCGATCAAGTGACAATTGTTGTTGATTATCCTGGTGACTGGCATCTCGTTAAGCCATTGCTTGATAAGGTGTCTGAGCGACGCGTTAAGATCAATGCTGAGATGCGTAATCACTCGTTCCTTGCTGCTGCACGGTACCGAGCTGTTGATGTCTCGCCTGAAAAGACATTGGAAGCAATGTTCGTGATGGAGGAGTCTGAAGAGGCTTACTTCAAGACAGATCCTCGTCAACATCACGCTTTGGTCGATGCACGAGCAATGCGTGCTGGATGGATTGCAGCTTTGGAGGTTCTCAATGGACAGCAATAAACTACTAGGAGGCTTTTATGGCCTCGTTCTTGGTGATGCTGTTGGTGTTCCGTTTGAATTTCAACAGCCGCGCCAACTACCGCCGCTGTCAAAAATCGACATTGTGATGGCTGATGTTCCCAAGTTCACCAAAACATATCCGCAAGTCCCGTACGGTACCTGGTCCGATGACACAGCATTGTCATTGTGTCTTCTTGATGCGTTGCTTGATTTTACCGAGCCGGAGATGTGGCACGGCGACTTTGTCGAGAATATGCAAAATTGGCGATTCCATGGCAAATTTACTCCGTATAACGAGAAGAAATTTGACATTGGGTTGCAGACTGCCATGGCATTGACTGAACTGGAAGACGGATTGAGTATTCAGGCGCGTGTGGACGGCCCAGATCGTTGTGGAAACGGTGCTTTGATGCGTAGCCTTCCAGTTGCCCTCGTGTATGCTTACGTACCAGACCACGACGTTCGTGCAAACTTAATTGCCAATGTTACACTCGATCACGTCAATGCTACCCACGCGAACATGATGAGCAAGATTGTCAGTTTGGCGTATACGTTGCTGGCATCATATCTTCTCGATGGAGTGTATTGGTTCGATGCCATTGATCTGGCGCTTGATAAGACCGAACAACTTCTTGGTGAAGCTTATAAGGATGACATGTTGAAGTTCCGAGCTTATGAGCATCGTGAACCAACAGGAACAGGCTACTCTGTTGATACATTCTGGTCTGCGATTTATGCATTGAAGGCTGGTTCAGACTTCCGTACAACGATTCAGCATGCTATTTCACTTGGCAACGATACAGACACAACTGCATGCGTTGCTGGTGGACTCGCGGGGATTATCTACGGGTTTGATCGTCTTCCTGTTGATTGGCTTGCACATCTTCGCGATAAGCAACAAATTGATCAATATGCTCAGCGACTACTAATTATCTCACTATGAAAGACAAAATAGGTCAGAAACTAGCTGTACATGACCGCGTAGCGACGACGTTGTATGGTGCTTTGTGCGTTGGAGTTATTACAAAGTTGACAAAGGCGTATGTCTACGTACTAGCCCTTGACGAGACGGCGATGTTAGCGACCTTTAAGACGACTTCCAGCAACGTGATTAAGATTGGAAACACAGAATGATTCTAAAAGAAAAGACACTAATGAGGGTAGATGCCCCTAATCGTAATATGCGTCAATATCCACGCGAGGTCGTTGAAGCTGCTCTTGCAACGAAAACGACGATGTACGGATTGCTAGGCGAACCGGCAATTGTTGGTGATGACGAGGGAACGTTTAAAATTGATGTCCCAACTGCCGAGAACGCTGCTTTTGTTGCTTCCAACTTCAAGTTTGATGGTGACTACGTTGTCTGCGATGTTGAAACACTTGATACTCATACAGGACGAATTTTCGAGCAATTGACAACTTTGCCTAAAGGTTGTGGATTCTATCCAGTTCTGACCGTCGGTGGCTATATTGGATCAACGATGAGTGATGGTGTTCAATTAGTCACGGAGTGGGATTTTATCGTTCCGTACGCAACTGTTATTCCTATGTGGGATTAAAATGAGTCATCCTAAACAAGTTATTGTGATGCGCAAAGCATAAATACCTTCCAAAGAAGGTATTTGAATGTACATCATCTACAAACACACTTGTACTGCCACTGGTAAAAGTTATGTTGGACAAACCAAAGAACTAACTAAGCGTACAAACGCACACAAGAGTTCAAGGTCGGGGTGCGTTGCGTTCAGGAACGCCATTAGCTGCTACGGGTGGGAGTCATTTGTCACGGTTGAGTTGGCTTGTTGCACGACGGTTGGAGACGCCAACGTTGTAGAGAGCTTGTTGATATCCGAATACAACACCATAGCACCCAGTGGATATAACTTAACAAGTGGTGGCAAAGCATGTCAGATCAGCGAATTGACCAAGCGGAAAATTTCTGAGTCACTGAAAGGTAGGCCGAAGCCTCCCCGGACATCATCTCACATAGAAAATCTGGCTGCACGGCGTCGAGGAAAGTCGTATGAGGAGTTATACGGCGTTGAACGAGCCAAAGAGTTAAAGAAAAACAAAGGGCACGCGTTTGATGAGTACCATTCACAGCGACGAGGAAAAGGGTTTAACGACTTGTTTGGTGAAGACAAAGCCGCAGAGATACGCGCAAAGATGTCGAGGACTAGGTTGACCAAAATTCCCGAATCAACCCAAGTGTTGATAGAAACAACATACGATCGTGACAAGTGTGTGACAAAAACGTTTGCGGAATCAATCGGGTTGACAGTATACATTGTAGTTAGATATTTGAAGGACATCGGTAAATGGAATCCAAAGCAGCTCCCAAGCAGGTAATCGTAATGAGACGCGATCTGAAGATGCCGCGAGGAAAGATTGCGGCACAGGCAGCACATGCTTCAATGGCAGGCCTTCTCAACCATGTTACCTTCCGTCTTGAGGAAGACACGATGGAGGGATGGGCGTTGTCGATGCCGAAGAATGGTGCGATGTCACAGTGGTTGCGTGGCGCTTTCACCAAGGTTTGCGTTTGCGTTGAGAGTGAAGCTGAACTTGAGGCTGTGTACAAGCAAGCTCAATTGGCTGGCCTCAACGTGTCAAAGATTGTCGATAACGGTTTGACTGTATTCGACAACGTTCCCACTTGGACGTGCATCGGTGTGGGGCCGGACTTCCCTGAGCGAATTGATCCAATCACTGGCCATTTGAAACTATACAATTGACATAATACCAGTCTGTAACAGTTGGACTGTTGAGTTTAGCCATTATTGACGAACGATGCATGTTGAGCGTACGAATAGCATCTCCTATTGAGTTGTACTTAACGCCAGCACATACCACTGGTTTTAATCGAGCTTGATTAGAAGAACGAAGTTTCACCTTTTGCTCTTCTGTCATTGGCACTCCTTTGTTGGATGCTGTTCTTCCGGTAAGCTTTTCGCGTTGTTCCAATGTCCATGGCTTTCCTTTGTTGGGCGCAGGTCGTCCCTTCAAAGATTCGGAGATCATCCGCTTGGAAAGTTCCGTGTGTGTTTTTCCGATGAATGTGCCGGATGTATTTCCGTTAGGATTTCCCTTTCCACCAACAGTTATATTCAAGCATAGTGGATCTCGTAACAACTCAGTGGTAACCAGTTCACTCTCAATCACCAACGCTTCTGCGCGTGTAGAGCAGATGCGAAGAACTTCACGCTTGAACAGCGATCGTCCGTATTTCCTGACGCTAGCTCTGATACGATTACCCGAACCTAAATAGTCATCTGTGCTCGCATTCTCCCCTGAATGTACGCCAATGTAAAATTGGTTTGTGTCAATGTTGACGGTCTTGTAAACAATGTGCTCTCTCATGATACCCCTCCAACGCTTATTTATGGACTTGCATTGCGATTGGTCCAGACTTCCCTGAGAAGATCGATCCGATCACTCGTCAACTCAAGTTGTACAACTAAGTACACCTGCCAGCGTTTCTAATATTGGCCTTAGGGGTGCCCTTATAAAGCACTAAGACCCGTCTAGATCAGGCGGTTAATGTGGGTTCGATTCCCATCGCTGGTACACACAACCCTAATATTTCTGTTGGGGTAACGTACTCAACCATATATACTTTCTTCAGCTGTTGCGTAGTTCAAGGGTTACTTCTTTTGGTGAAACTATCCCCTTGACGTTTTAATCTCAGCTTTAACATATGTACGCACGTGGGTGCAAGGTTAACTGTTCCCGTCTCATGACCGGACGTTAGTCTCCACGCTGCCAACTTTTGGTTGAAGCCCTGGTATGCAACACTGCTACCAGGGCTTTTCCTTTTTGGAGAAAATAAATGTCGCTAGGTACAATTAAAGATGTCGTAATTGCTACGGTGGATGTCGCTAATCTCAACAATCGCGTTTACCCAAAGAACGTGATTGAAGAAGCTGTTCGTCAGCGTGTTCATCCGATTTTCGGCCGAGTCGGTATGCCGGAAGCAGGATCGTCTTGTGAGGTCGACCTTCGTGATGTATCACATCAAGTTACCGATCTCCGAATCACCGAAGATGGTAACTTGACTGGCACAGTTGTCGTCCTTGACACGCCTCCCGGTAGGTTGCTGACATCATTGTTGACAGAGAACCTCGACATCACCTTCCGCATGGCAGGATATGGTGATCTAATTGATAAGGATGGATACACAGAAGTGACCAACTTTCGTCTATCATCGATCAATGCTGTCGCAGACGGTGCTTGATCTCATTAAGGGTCAACCATGAAACTCCTCGAAGAACTTGAAGCACAGTTTACTGATGGTCGTCAACTGTCTTCTGAACTGTTTGGTTACATCTTGCGTTGGTATCAAACAGGTGAGATCGACAAAGTTGATGAGCTGCTGAAGTCGATCGAGTTCAAGCCCACGATGCTGCATGTTGCTGCTGGCGTGATCCGTATCACAGCAGGCTGGCGACACCTTCTTCCGTCTTGGGAAGAAGCAAAGGATCGGGCGGTGTTGGCGATCACGGAAAGTGGTCATGATCCTCACAAGCTGTTAATGGGAGTTCGTCCGTTATGAAACGTGACATCAAAGATCATCCGTTATTGAAAACGATGACGGCTGAGCAACTGTTGCAAATGCTCGTTGATGTTCGAGAAGTTGCATGGGTCGAAGGCCAAGATGGACGAACGAAAGAAGATTTTTACAACGCTTTAACGCAAATTTGTCGCATCACACGTGATGTTGACAACTACCATTTTTAACTGGAGAAACGATATGTCAAAACTCAATCCAACTGGTCGTAACGTTACGACAAACATTGTTGCGGTTGCTGCGAACCGTGGTGAACAGCTTGCTGTTTCTGCGAATGGCAACTTGCAATTCAAGAAGGACTCCTACCAGACGTTGTACGAAACAACTGTTTCGACGATGCTTGGCAAGGGCAACCAACTGAATTCTGCTGATGCGCTTGTGCAAAAGCTGAAGGCGTCCGTTCGTTCTGTTGTTGCTGATGGCGCCAGCTCATTCGACTTCATTGCGAACCTCGCAATCCACGCACGTACGGAGATGAACGTCCGTACGATCCCAATCGTTCTTGTGGTTGAATTTGCGAAGGCGCTCGCCGATCAGCGTCAACCGTTGGTTGCACGTGTTGATGCGATTGAACAAGAACTGACTACAGCTCGTAAGGCTAAGCGTGCGACTTCGTCAATCGTTGAGCGCCTGACTGCAGCTCGCGAAGACGCTGAAATCTACACGTATGGCAACATGCGTCAGCTCGTCAATGACGTGATTCAGCGTGCCGACCAGATCACTGATCTGTACGCATATGCACTGCAAGTGTTCGGTGGCAAGAACAAGATCCCGATGGCGATCAAGCGTGGTGTTGCTGATGCTTTCAACAAGTTCAGCGAATACGCGTTCGCGAAGTACAACCGTGACGGTGCTGTCAAGTTCCGTGACGTCCTTCGTATCGTTCACCCAACTGCTTCGACGATCAAGCAAGGCGAAATCTTTGACAAGATCATGAAGGATACGCTTTCCGTCCCGTACACTTGGGAAACTGAGTTGTCGGCCAACGGTCAGAAGCCAGTTGCAGAACGTCTGACGCAGAAGCAGCTGTGGACGCAGCTCGTCACGTCTGGTAAGGTCGGTTACATGGCGTTGCTCCGCAACCTGCGTAACATCATCAGTGCTGGTCTTGATGACGATGTTGTCAAGAAGCATGTTCTCGATGTGATCTCCGATCCTGCACGCGTTGCAAAGAGCAAGCAATTGCCGTATGACTTCATTGAAGCATACAACATCGTCAAGCCACTTGACGGTCGTTTCGCAACCGCAGTGTCGAAGGCACTTGATGCTAGTGCTGCGAACTTGCCAGAACTTGGTAAGCGCGTGTGGCTGATTGTTGACTACTCCGGCTCGATGGGTCATGGTCCGACTTCTGCATTCGGCGGTGGTGTGTTCCTCGCTTCGGCATTGCTGAAGGCTGCAGGTTCGACTGCTTCTCGTCTTGCTGTGACGTTGTTCGGTTCGACTGCATTGACGTTGAAAGACGTTGATACGAACCATTCGATGCTCGGTCTCCAGCAGATCCTCGAAAGCTACCGTAAGGATGGCATCAGCGGTTCGACGAATTTCCGTGCAGCTCTTGACCAGAAGTCTCAGCTCGGTTTCGAACCTGACACGATCATTGTGATCACTGACGGTGAAGTCAATGGCTTCCCGTACGGCGTGATCAAGAACGTTGCAGGTCGTAGCGTGATGAAGATGGCAGTCAACATGTCTGTTGCAACATCGACTCCGATGTCGCAGCATGACGGCTGGTATTCAATGGCAGGCTGGTCTCCAGCTATGTTCAAGTGGATCCCGGCAATGCGTGACGCCGGTTCTGTAATCGAACAGCTTGCTGTTCCTTACAAGGGTGTCCCTTCAGCTAAGGTTGAAGAATAACACTCGTTGAAGGTCAACGACCAACGCAAGATAATAGCCCCGAAAGGGGCTATTCCTTTTGGAGAATACAAAATGGACAACAGAATTTTCAATGTCAACGGACGTGGCCTATCGATGTTGACGTCAACGCTTAAGCTAGCGTTTTGGCAAAATGCAGGATGCTATGACAAGAGTCAAGACACTGAAACAGTCAAGGGATACACCGTCGAAAAAGACAAAGGCTTGATTTTGCTCTGGGCTGTTGACGAAAAAGATCCATCACATCAAAAATTCATCGCACCGTTGACAGCTGAAGCCGTCGCACCGCTCGTTGATTTGTGGCTGAAGTCAGACGAAGCGAAACAAATCCCGTTTGAGCGATGGGAGGATGATTGCGATCATGACGGACACAACACTCTCGGTTGGCGTGTATATTGTGAAGATTGGGGCCATGTAGGAAGGGCAGGATGGCATGCAACAATTGCAATCAAGCCTGTTTATCTGTGGCACGGCAAATAAGGGGATAGGTAACTCCTCAACTATTACCTGTAAGTAACGATAACCATAACTAAAAAGGGTCACTTATGTCAAGTCATGTATTGACGCTCTTCAACCCGATTGTTAGAGCGATTAAAAAGGGATACGTTCAGTATCAGAATCGAAAAGAAGATAAAGCGTGGAACACTCTCCGTGCGGAAGAACTTGCAAAACTCGATAGTAAATCTCATAATTGGTACACCGTATTGGTCGATAATCAACTGAAGACAGTTCGTGGCCAAAAGGAATTGAACGCGAACCGCCAACAAAAGGTTGATGCATCGTACTTCGAATTCTTGTTCAAACTGGGATGCAAGGTTGCACGAGAGTATGCTGTACTACCAAACATCATCGGCATGCAGCCGTTGCATAGTCCTGTTGGTTTGGTGTATCACATGGAGTACACACAAAAACCAGTCACTTCAGAGCAAAATGATGTTGGAAGTGCCGATATCGGTAAGTATCGCCTTGAAGTGATCAGTCATGCTGTCGTTGCATTGACTGAAAGGTTGAGCACCCACGTTGATCCTAACGTAGCTACTGTCCTGGGACAGAAGGATAAGACACTAGTTGACAAGTTAGTTGACGTTCTCGGGGGAGAAATCGCTCGTGAAATGCTGATTGACATTCTTAACGATTTGAGACATCTCGGTCGTCAGAACAGAAATCACTTTGAAGTCATCACCGCATCTGACAGTCATAAAGCAGTATATCTCAACAAAATCTGCAATGAGATTGCTGCAGAAACACGACGAGGCCCTGCGAATTGGATTATCGCATCGATTTCAACGGTTTCGAAATTGCAAAGTGCGCCGTTCTCATACTTTAGCTCTGGTAAGTCCAACCGTGATAGCAGTTTGCTGTTAATGCACGTTGGTCGGCTTAATGGAGTAATTGAAGTTTACGCTTCAACAGAGGTCAAAGACGATGAGATTTTGATTGGCTACATGGGCGGTAACGGCGCCACAGATACAGGTTACGTATTTGCTCCATATATTCCTGTTGTTCCAGGTAATGTTGTACTTGATCCTGTAACACTTGAGCCGATGGTTGAATTCATGACTCGCTACGGTAAAACCGCATTTAAGAATCTGTCGGACGATTTTGGCAACCTTGTAATCCCACGTCATTCTACAGGTGAAAAATACTACCGCATTGTTGAATTCGCAGAACCTAAAGAAGGCGTATACGATCCAACCGCGCTCGTTGAAGATTTTGTGTTCCCTGCGACTAAAGAACCTCAGTTTCTTGCACCTCTAACAGAGCAATTGCTTGGTAAATCGAACCTTAATATCGAAGAAGACTCGTCTGTTGAGTTGAAAACAAACCTTCCAGATAGTACTGAGGTGAACGATAAACCGTTCGTATAACAATAAGGAATAAAAACCATGTCCAATCAAGTTACTTTCCCAAAGGGCAAGCAAGTCAATCGCAGTGGTGAACGCACTCGTTTGACGCGTCAAACGACCGTCACTGTTATCCGTAGCGAACCAGCTCGTGACGGCAAGACTCGCGTGTTCTGGAAGTCGCATCGCGGCGAAGCTAACGCACTCGTCTAATCACAATAGACATTGATCATCAACACCGCCCTCGTGGCGGTGTTTTTGTTCCTGTTTGTTTTCCCCTGCAACTATAAGATAGTCCGTGAAATACCGGGCGCAATTATGGCTTTGGGAGGTTAGCGTTCGTGCTAATATACCATTCGTTAGGCGGCTTGCAGCGCATAGAACGATAAACGGCGGAGGGATCCAGGCGTCAATGCCTCCCTTGACTGAAGCAAAACTGATTGACTAACCTTTGATAAAGGCGGCGGGGTACGGCTCTGCTAGTGACCGGCTGGCCTAACTTCGTGTTGCATAACTACGCTGGGAATCCCGGCTATACCTCCATCGTTTGCATGAGATAACCGGTGGACATTTAAGGAGAGATTATGAAAGAGATTGAGCGAAAATTCTTGGTTAACTCTGCTCAGTTCAACAGAGACATCAGTGTGCTCGAGAACTACGGAGTGGACATTGTCAAGTATTCGATCATGCAAGGTTACTTGTCGACGGGTATTGATATGCCGATTCGCATCCGGCATCGATCGCATTTTGATCCAGTTGCCGTTGCAACGGTCGATGCTTACACGATGACTGTTAAGGCTAATCGTACTGGTATCACGTGCGATGAGATCGAGTTCGATATCCCTGGTGATAAGTTTAATCAGCTGTTTAGGCTTTGTGGTGATAACGTTCTGGTAAAGTCGCGTTATGTCGTACCTTATCGAGGCAGTATTTGGGAAGTTGACATGTTTCATGGGGACTTACAAGGCCTTGTTGTTGCGGAGATTGAATTGCAACATGAGGATGATCTTTTCGTACATCCTGTGTGGGTTGATACTCAAGTAACTGCCGACTCGCGGTATGCTAATGCGAACCTCGTGAAGCAGACGTTTGACATCCTAAGTAACGAATTGGTATGGAAGAATGTTGAACGATTTAGGGTTTAAAGGTTAAAGTCACCAACATGAGCAAACCACACTATCACAAAGACGAACGCGGCATTCTGCAAAAGTGCTATCACGGTGCACAGAATTTGCTGACCGATTACAAGTTTTGGATCGGCGTCACATTGAGTTTCCCTCTCGAACATTTCATCTGGGAGAAGCTGTGGCCTTTCTATCTGATCTCCGAATGGCTCGGTCTAATTGACCATCTCCACTGATGGACGAGTTTAATCCGTACGATCCTGAGCTTGCGCAACAGATCACAGAACATGCACAGAGATTACTAGATGGTCTTTTGAAGAGTTCCCATCTGCAAAGTAACTCTCCTGTCCAACAGTGGTTCGAAGCCAATCCACAACTACCTTTCAATGATTTCTGGAATCCAAAATGAGCAAATTTGCTGTTGAAGTCGTCCGTATCCGCGCAATCGAACCGATCACCGGAGCTGACGCAATTGAACTCGCTGTTGTTGGTGGCTACCGTTCTGTCGTTAAGAAGGGTGACTACAAAGTCGGCGATCTCGCCGTGTACATTCCTGAACAAGCAATCGTCCCTGATTGGTTGCTCGAAAGGATGAATCTCACTGGTCGTCTTGCTGGGACGAATAAGAACCGCGTAAAAGCAATCAAGCTTCGCGGTTGTCTGTCACAAGGTTTGCTGATTCCCGTCAAGCATGTTGCAGCTTCCGGTGCGAACTACATTCAGAATGATGTAAGTCTGATTCCTGTTAAGGAAGGCGATGACGTTGCTGATTTCCTTGGTATCGTTAAGCATGAAGTGCCGATCCCCGCACACCTTGCTGGTGAAGTGTACAACGCAGGTAGCCACTTGACTGTTCCGTACGATATCGAGAACTACAAGAAGTTCGTCGATGTGTTTGAAGATGGTGAAGAAGTCGTGTTCACCGAAAAACTGCATGGCACATTCACCGGTATCGGTATTCTGCCGCGTGGTGATTGGGAGGAAAAGCACTTCCTCAGCCGTTTCGTTATCTTCAGCAAGGGACTTGGTGCACGAGGTCTGTGCTTCAAGGATTGCGATAACAACGCAGACAATCTGTACGTTCGCACGCTGATGGAGTCCGACATCTTCTCTCGTCTGTCTGACCTGATGGAGGAGATGGAAGAAGAGCACGGCTTTGATCGTCCTTTGTTCCTGCTCGGAGAAACGTTCGGTGCAGGTGTACAAGACTTGCAGTACGGTAACCTGCCGGCTTCGTTCCGCCTGTTTGACGTATGCGTTGGCTACCGCGGTGATCAGTTCTTCTTCGACTACGAAGGTCGTGTCCGCCTCGCGAACCATCTTGAAATTCCGATGGTTCCGATTCTGTACAAGGGTCCGTTCAGCCAAGCGGTGCTCGATCAGTACACGAATGGCAAGGAAACGGTTTCTGGTAAGGAATCACACATCCGCGAAGGTGTTGTGATCACTCCTGTCGTTGAACGTGAACATCCTGAACTCGGCCGTGTGATCTTGAAGTCTGTCTCTGCAGACTACCTGCTTCGCAAGAATGAAAACGCAACGGAGTACAACTGATGAATAACGTCTTAGTAGGGTACGAGGGAAGTGCTGAAGTTGACATCAGCTACTTCTATTGCCCGTACATCCCAGGACAACCTATTCCTGTTGATGTGTGGGATCACCGTGCTGTTAAGAGGCCAACTGATATCCAGCGCCGGATCATGGAAGCGGTTCAACGTCCTCAACTGTATTGAACCCTAAAGTTGAATAAAACTTTCAGGTCAAATACAGTTCACCAACTTTCAACATAGAGGTCATTTATGAACCGTCTTCCTTTTGGTCAGCAACAGACCACAACGGCACAACCAGTTGACATGAGTGCGTTCATTCAAGTGAACCCGACTCCTGCTCAGCCGGTCGTCGTTCATCAACCGCAGACGCGTGCACTGACTGTGATCAGTGATAAAGACATCCAGAACTTCGGGACGGCGTCGACGAATCGGATCTCTGCAACGTCGCAGAAGATTCTCGCTGGTACGAAGGCCTCTGCAGTCGATGACTTTGGCGACAAGCTGAATGAGCTCGTTGCTACGACAAAGAAGCTCGATCCTGCGGATATCGGCAAGCCTAGTCTGATCAAGAAGCTGTTCGGGATCGGCTCCAGCGTCAAGGATCAATTCCAAGCGCAGTATCAAACCGTTGAACAGCGGATGAATACGCTGATCGCGGAGATTGATTCGATGGCGAAGCTGATGGAGCAACGAATCGATGATCTCGAGACGATGTACAAGGAAAATGAGGATGCGTACAAGCAACTCAGCCAAGACATCGCTCAGATCAACAGTATCGTCGCGACGATGAAGGCTGATCTTGCAGCACAACCAACGCCGACTGATCCGATCGAAGCGCAGCGTCTCAATGACTATCAGGAACTGATCGACCGGCTCGAAAAGCGTGCTGATGATCTCGAACGTGGAAAGCAGCTCGTCATCCTGTCGCTGCCGGAAATTCGGATTGAGCAGACGAACAAGCGCAATCTCGTTGCAAGTATCGCAACGCTGAAGAGCACGACGATTCCGGCTTACCAAGGTCTGTTCTCGCGTTACATCCTGGCGATGGAAACGAAGAAGGGCAACCAGGTCGTCGCTGCTTTGCAGGATGCAACTGATGAAGCGTTCCGCAAGCAAGCTGACCTCGTTCGTCAGAATGCGGTTGACTCTGCGAAGGCTCAACAACGGTCTGTCGTGACGACGGAGACGCTGATTCACTGCCGTGATCAGATGCTTGCAACTCTCGACGACGTCAAGAAGATCAATGACGCTGGCCGTAAGGCACGTCAAGACGCTCGTCCGCAACTCGAACAACTGGAACAGTCGCTGATCGCACGCGCTGCTCCGCAACAACTTTCTCACAACTGAACGTAGGAGTTCAAAAATGGCTGGTATCAATCTGCAAAAACGCGCCGAAGCTGTCGGCATCGTCCTGGCAAAGCGTGGCATCACGAAGGTGCCCCCGGTTCGTGTCGGCATGGCACTGGACGTTTCTGGCTCTGCACAAACGTTCTATACGAGCGGCGTGATGCAAGAAACGATCGACCGTCTGCTCGGCGTTGCGCTGAAGTTCGACGACAACGGTGAACTCGACTCGTGGCTGTTCCACAACGACGTTCTCCCTCAACTGCCGACGCTGACGGAAAGCGATGAAGGTACGTACGTCAAGAACGTCGTCCTCAAGCAACGCGGTCTGTGGGGTGGTACGTCGTACGCTCCTCCGCTGAAGGCTGCGATGAGCTACTACTTCCAAGGTCCTGCTCCCGCCCCTGCTGCGAAGTCGGGTGGTCTGTTCGGCCTGTTCAAGAAGGAAGCTGCGCCCGCACCGGCTCCCGCTACCAAGCAAGACCCGGCAATGCTGCTGTTCGTCACCGACGGTGCGAACGGTGACCGCGCTGAAGCTGCTCAAGTGCTCCGCGAAGCTGCGAAGAGCTCGCCGGTGTACTTCCAAATGGTCGGTATCGGCCGTGCATCCGAGTTCGACTTCATCCGTCAAATGGCTGACGAGCTGCCGAACGTCGGGTTCGTCAACCTCAGCACGCTCAGCATGACCGATGAACAGCTGTACGAACAGCTGATCAATCCGGAATTCTGTGAGTGGATCAAGACGCTCAAGGCGTAATTCAACGACCGACAAAAAGGGAGGCTCGACCTCCCTTTTCTTTTCTTAAGGACACAGATGGACACTCAACTATTCATTCCAGAAAAGCTGAAAGTTGGCTACCAAAAGCGTGAAGGTACGTATACGAGTAAACTAGCGTACGTGATCTACTACGACGCTAAGGGAAAGCTACGTAAGGAAACGTCGTGGCAGGGTTGGAGAAGCAAGGACATCGAACCTGATGACTTCGAAAACATCCCAACGACAGGGTTCATGATCAACAAGGGAATCACTCGCGGTGGTTATGATTGGTACTCTGATACCGTGACGAAAGTCCGTATCTGGGATCCGCGCGACTTTGAGATTGAGATCACGCTCGCCAACCTGATCGCGATCCTGATGCATAGTGATGTCTCTAAGCGAGATATCAACGTTCCTTGTGTGTATGCGTGGCACGGTTCTGACCTCGTTCTTCTTCCGACGAATACAGAAGAATACGAACTGTCGGCGAAGCATACTGCAAAGCAATCGCTCAAGTTTAGTTCGAAGGAACTAAAGATTGGCGCTACGTACAACATCAAGAAGGACAGCTCACAAGTTGTTTACCTCGGCTACTACGACCATTATGTTCCCGTTGATAAGTCAGGGGTTAAGGTCAAGCGCTGGTACAGCGTAGATGGATTGATCAAGCAAGGGATCAGCGGCAAGAAGCATGTATTCTACAATCTCACTGACGATACGTTCAATTATTCAGCGCCATCTGCATTGATTGCAACGGTTGCGGATCTTGAGATTCATCCTCAGTATGCTGAACTACTAGACAAGTACTATGCACAGTTTGAATCGCAGTTGATTGGCGGCTTGTATCTAAAGCCAAAGAATCCTCCTCCTTCTAGTCTACCGAATTACTATTACTACAGGTTCCCCACTTGGGTAAAGGTGTCTGATACGGTGTATGTCGACATTCAACTGAATGTTAACGTCGAACGTCCATATCATTATCACTGGAATGATCCAGTCAAACGGAACAAGGATATGAGGATCGTCATTGATACAAAAATCAAGAACATTTGTGTCTATGACGAGGATACCAACTCTGTTAAGCTCAAGCCGGAATACTGGTCAGCATTCCCAATCAGTTTCAACGATCCACAAATCACCGCTGTTGTGCAGCCGATCTTTGACATGTGGAGGCAGTTAGTCCAAGCGGAGTTCGAACAAACCCACGACATCTCTTATAACCACGAGGAACATTACAAGAAGATTGAGGCACAATTCCAACACGTGTTGGGGGAACGTCCCGCTTTTGTGATGATCGACGGTAAGAAATGTGCTAATGGTCCCACCATCTACTAATCATGAGCTCTAAACTATACATCCCGGAAACGATCCTTGTTGGTTTTCAGAACCGCGCTGGAACGTACACAGGCAAACTCGCCTACGTGATCTACAAGGATCATACTGGCAAGATCCGCAAGGAAACGTCCTGGCAGAACTGGCGTGACCATGACATCGACACCCTCGAGCTCAAGAATACTCCACAGAGCGGCTTTACGTTCAACAAGGGTGTTCAGCGAGATAACCGGTGGGCTGGTTCCGGTCGTTCGATGTTCCGTATCTGGGATCCGCGCGACTTCGAGTTCGAGATTACCGTTGACAACACGATTGCTATTCTAACGCATAGTGACGTGTCTAAGCGTGACATCACAGAACCATGTGTGTTCGCTTGGGACGGTACTGAACTGATCCTGCTGCCGATCAATTCTGAAGAATACCAGTCGTCACTTGTCCATACAGCACGTCAAGCAAAGAACGTTGAGACTAAAGACCTTGTTGTCGGTCATTCGTACATGGCGAAGAAAGAAGGCGTAGCCGTCGTCTACATGGGCCGTCATGACGTGTACGAATGGAAGCAATCGTACAGCGGACATAATGCTGGATACAATTACGGCCATACGTCAACTGGCATGGTTAAGAAGAAGGCGAAAGCTCATACGTTCTACGTTCCTCCGTACGAAGAAACGACAAAATCGGGTTATGTGATCAAGCACGCTGCAGAGTTTGTAACGAAAGCAGACCCGAAGGCATATCTGTCTGAGTGCGTTCAAGCAGAAGTGCATGAAGACTATCCGACGCTGATTGAACAGTTTTACGGACAAGGAACTCATCAAAAGATGAGCGGGTTGACGATTGAACCGTACGAAGACCGGATCTTTAAGAACAGCACAATCGGCGGTTGGCTGATGCTGTCTGATACAGAAGCAATTCGTATTCAGACGGATGCCAATGGCAATGTCAGGTGGCAAAAGTCAGCTGCATTCGACGGTAATGTCGTTCAACTGTCGCATGGTGAGGAAGTTGACAGGTATGCAAGTACGTACTACCATTACGGGAACAACCAGCGCGTTTACCCTCGTCGTGACCTTCCGGGATTGAGTGCTCAAGATGAACGTGTTGCAAGTATCATTGAGCAAATGATGCGCGACTTGCTTGACGGTGGGTTTGCTTTGTCAACCGACAATGTTGAAGAAAATGTCAAGATTCGTCTTGCGAATGGTGAATTGCTCCGTCAAATGTGTCATAAATACAAGGTCGGGTACTTGAGGTCAGTAATGGCCGATGGTACTGTGGCAACTAGCAAATCTTTCTAACATTTCTTAGACTTACACAAGGACTTTATTATGACAACTCTAGACGAACAAATCCGCGGCATGTTTGCCAAGCTGAATGACCGCAAGGCAAAGCTCGAAACACTGAAGCAGCAGTCTGCTCCGAAATGGAAGACGACTGGTACGTTCCGCCAGATTGGTGCAACGTCGGTGACGAGCATGCAGACTGCATCGAAGGAAACGATCATCGAGATCGCTACTCAGGTCGAACTGCTCGCAGGAGCACAAGAATCGGTTGCAAAGAAGCTCGGTACAGATGCTACCGCACTGATCCAAGGCTACAAGCTGGAAGATTGGTATCATGACTTCCAGAAGCGCCTGGCGACAATCAATCAACGCGATGAAGAGGCAGCGATTGCTGATCTCGAAAAGCGTCTGAACAGCGTTCTCTCGCCTGAAGAACGTCGCCGTATCGAAGTTGAACTCCTGCTCAAGGAAGTTTGATAGACAATTAGTAGTACAAACCAAAACGACCTTCGGGTCGTTTTCCTTTTTGGAGATTTGTTATGGGGTATACGTTATATCTGTTCTTGCAAGACTTGTTCCTGCACTTGTTCGCAATTGCCGTGGTTGTCGTCGGCACTGCATTTATGAGTTTACTCACCGGAGGGATCGCAGTGTGTTCCCTAGTTGTTGTTAAATTGCTTATCAACGGCTTTTGTGTGTTTATTCATCATCCATTTCGTTTCCCTCTAACGGATAATTGGACGGTCGGCGAGAAACGCGTGGCTACGATTGTTGGTGCTGTCTGCTTTGTGTATAGCTGCTTGTTTGTCGTTTACTCACCTGGGATGGAGCGGACTCGCTATATTTTGACAGGTCAACACTACCATGGATGACTACTTGATCATGCTCGCTGAGCAGTACCATCTTGATTGTGATAGGTACGATGCAACAGTGTGTTCAGGAATGTCAGAAGACGGTACACCAATGCCAATTGGTCCTTATGAACTTGGTCTCGTAAATCAAAATGCAAGGCGTGTTATTCGACGTCTACAACATTTGACATTTGACCATGAAGGACTAATGAAAGCAATTAGTATCGTCGGTGCGAGACAGTAAACCACCTGTTTTTTGAGATGAAGATTTCATGAAGAACCTGTTGATTTATATTGATGGGTTAATTAAGGTGACGTGTCTTTCAACAACCAACTCTACGGAGTAATTCAATGTTCAAATATTACGGTAGTTCGTACATCTTCACCGCGATCGCGCTGGTGCTGTCCTACTTCCTGCTGGGAGGATGGGGTGCCGTCGTGATCGTCGGTGTTCTCGCAGTGATGGAGACGTCCTTGTCGTTTGACAATGCAGTCGTCAACGCGAGTGTGCTGAAGAACTGGGACGAGAAGTGGCGTCAGCGGTTCCTCGTGTGGGGTCTGCCGATCGCTGTGTTCGGCATGCGTCTCGTGTTCCCGCTGCTGATCGTCGCGATCACCGCAAGCCTCGGTCCGGTCGAAGCACTGATGCTCGCGATCAATGAGCCGAAGCGTTACGAAGAAATCATGATGGCTGTCCATCACGAAGTCGCAGCGTTTGGTGGCATGTTCCTGCTGATGGTGTTCATCGACTTCTTCCTGCAAGAAGAGAAGGAACATCACTGGATTCCGTTCATCGAAGGCCCGCTGACCAAGCTCGGCCGTCTCGGCGTGGAAGTTGCACTCGCCCTTGGTGTTCTGCTGCTGACGACTCACTTCATCGGTGCGGAAGAACAGCTGGCTTTCCTGACTGCTGGTATCTACGGTCTGATCACGTACCTCATCGCACAAGCCGTTGGTACTCTGGCGGGCGGTGAAGAAGGTGCTGACGAAATGGCAGGCAACATCATCAAGCAAGGTGTTGGTGGCTTCATCTACCTGGAACTGCTTGACGCTTCGTTCAGCTTCGATGGTGTGATCGCTGCGTTCGCTCTGACCAACAACATCTTCGTGATGATGCTCGGCCTGGCCGTCGGTGCGATGTTCGTTCGTTCGATGACTTTGCACCTTGTTGATAAAAACGTGCCGTCCAAGTACCGCTTCCTCGAGCATGGTGCATTCTGGGCCATCGGTCTGCTCGCTGCTTTCATGTTCGTTGGTGCAACCGGTCACGAACTGCCGGAATGGATCGTTGGTCTGACTGGTGCTGCTGTGATCGTGATCGCCCTGATCAGCTCGATCCGTGCGAACAAGAAGGACGCTGAAGTGACCAAGTAAGTTACCTGAAAAGGTAGTTGACTTACCACATAGGGTAGAAGATGATTCTTCTACCCTATTTTTCATTTGCAGAGAACAAACATGAGCGAAGCCAGTGTTACTCCGTGGGTGCCGAACATGGATGATTACGTCGACCGTTGGCTGGTGCAAAACGCCAGCAACGTGATCTACCTCATTGAGGCAACCTCGTTCGAAATCAGCACTCTGTACACCCGCTACAAGGACACGTGGAAGGATGTGACACACGGTGGCCCGATGGTGACGGTAGGTCACATCAATGGCCGTCCGATCGTCGTCATGATGACGATCCACAACATCGAAGGCAGCGACTTCCTGTTCTACGAAGCAACCAGTCAACTTGTCGACTTCGTGATGGTTGAAGATTGGTTCAAGACCAAATTCCCTCACCTGTTTGCACCGGACGACGTGCACCAACGGTGTGACGCCAACAACTTCCACAACGCAGCTCACAAGGCAATTCGCATTCGCGAGAAGGCAGGAGAGACGAAATGATCAAGCATGTGTCATTCGATGTGTGGAACACGCTGATTGTTCCGAATCCGTACTACGCTCAAGCTCGCACACAACTGCTCGCTGAGCAGTTCAACTTGGAGCCGGAACGTGTCAAGCGCGTGTACACGTTCGTCAAACAGACGATTGATCGCAACGCTGAAGTTGCTGGTGCTGGTCCGACGACATACGAAGTGTTCGAAGCACTGATTCGTCGTCTTAACACCGAACGCAACGTTCAATGGGAACTGTATCACATTCAGGATTACAGCGTCCCCCTCCGCAATACGATGGAACGTCTGTTCATGATGTACCCTCCGCATGTGACCGAATCCGCTCGGATGGTGTTCGAGTTACTCCGTGACATGGACATCTCGATCAGCATCGGCAGCAACTCGAACTTCATTTCCGGCCACGTCATGCATCCGTATCTCCAGAACGTTCTGGGACGGATTCGCGAGATCAGCTACGGCGTGTACTCCGATCTCGAAGGAGCATCGAAACCGTCGTACGGTTTCTTCGAAACGATCCACCTGAAAGGCAACGGCCACGGTAAGGTCCATGCAATCGGCAAGGATCAATATCTGCACGTTGGGGACAGTCAAGTATGTGATGTCGTCGGTGCGAAGATGTACGGATTCAACGCTGTACGTGTTACTGACCCCCACCTCCTGTATTCGACTGTCGCTCAGACCATCCACTCGCTCAAGTAAACAATCATGCAAAAGCACCAACGCTATTCCGTCCACCAGTTCCACGATCTCGAGACTGCAGGTTTCTGCCCGCAAGAATACTCGAAGCTGAAATTCGGAAGTGATTCCGCGGCTCGCAAGCTCGGTCATGAGCTCGCCGCTGGTTTCTTCGCTGCACACAGCGCTGATATCCTGGCAAACCGGATCGTCGTCATTCCGTCGCCGTACAACCACGTGCCGAATGCCGCAACGGTGATGACCGGCCATTTCGTCAACAAGCTGAACGAACTGAGTGTTCTCGCCCGTGGTGAACATGTCGAGTACTCGATCATCCACCGCAAGGTCAGTTACACGAACGACTACGGCTTCCTGTCAAAGGAAAACCGGCGTGCACTGATCGACAACGACTCGTTCTACATGAACAGCAAGTTCTTGAAAGGGAAGACACTTGTGTTTGTCGACGACGTTCGGATCACCGGCACGCACGAAGACAAGCTGGTCGAGATCCTCAAGCGTGACCGTGTCAAGAACGATGCGTTCTTCCTGTACTATGGCGAGTACTACGGCAACCAACCAGACATCGAAGGTCAACTGAACTTCAGCTTCGTTAAGTCTCTCGATGACTACCTCGGTCTGTCGCATGAACACGGCCATCACGTGATCGTTCGTCCGCTCAAGTACCTGCTCAAGCAGGATCAACAGACGCTGCGTCGCGTGTGCCAAGACTTCCCGTTCCACACACTCGAGAAGGTCTATCACGGCTGTCTCGCGGAAGGCTACTACCGGATTCCCGACTTTCAGAAGAATTTTGGGGTAATCGTTGAAGTGTACAACGATCGGACCGGAAAGTAACAACTCTTCATTCACTTTTTCTCTGTAGGAGCATATAAATGGCTGGTATCAATCTGTCCAAAGGTGGCAAGATCAATCTGTCGAAAGAAGCACCAGGCCTGACCAATGTGCTGGTCGGTCTGAGCTGGGGCGAGAACAAGTTCGCCACTGGTACGGACTACGACCTCGACTGTTCGGTGTTCTGCCTGAAGGCTGATCCGACTGCCCCCGCTGGTGCACGACTGCTCGCCAACGAGTACTTCGTGTTCTACGGCTCGGCTGGCCTGTCGGAACCGGAAGGTGCCGTCAAGCACAGCGGTGACAATCGCACTGGCAATGCACCGGGCATTGACGAATCGATCACTGTTCACCTCGACAAGCTGAACCCGCAAGTCGATGAACTGTCGTTCATCGTGACGATTCACGAAGCTGATCTGCGCAAGCAGAACTTCGGCCAGATTCCTGGCAGCTCGATCGCCCTGTACAACGCTGACAAGCTGTCGAACGGTGCGAAGTCGACTCCGGAAGAACTCGCTGCTGCACAAATCGCAATCTACTCGCTGGAAGACGACGCATCTGGTTCGACCGCAATGCAGTTCGGTTCGCTGAAGAAGCGTGCTGACGGCGCATGGCAGTTCGGTGCGGCTGGTAACGGCTACACGCAAGGTCTTGGCGACTTCGTTCTGCTGTACGGCGGCACGCTCGCCTGAAGAAAGGAACCGGCAATGGCAAAGTTGCCGTTCCACACGCTCAACAAGCCCCAGCCTGAACAAAAACAGCCTGGGGCTGTTAAGCCTCTGGACTTTGGATCTGTTAAGAAGGTGGCTCCGCCTCCTGAGAAACAGATTGTTCAAACAGGTTTCGATCCGTTCAACTTTGCACCAAAGCCTGCTCCGCCACCTGAGCCTCCAAAGCCACCAGCTCCTCCGCAGAAGCTCGACTTCAGTAATGTGAAGCCGCCAGCTACTCCGACGCCTGTTGTGCCTGCCGGTCCCGTCACTGTTCGCGCAGCGTTTCATGATCCTACTGACACGCAAGTGCCAGATGTGATTAAGATTGCTGAACAGTCGTTCCCGACTGTTGCTAAAACGTTTGCTGACAAACTGTTGATCCAAGTCAAGCAATTGATGCCATTTAAGATGGAACATGCGATGACATGGGGAGATAAGAACCTGCAGAAGATGGCACAGGAGGCAACAACGTGTGCCAATTTGATTCGTGAGGTTGGTTCAGCTAAGGGTAGTGAACTGCTGGAAGCCGCACTTGAGTCGGTATCAAAGGCTCCCGGATTGCTTGCACGTTTGACTGGCAAAGGTGATTTGCTGGGTTACAAGCCTCGAATTATTGTCCTTCAGCAACGAATCACTCAATGGTTGATTGACGTCGGACCGTTGGTTGAGGAAGTGAAGACGACCAACCAGAAGCTGGAAGTGCGGATGTGTTCGTACAGCAGCGTTATCAAGTACCTTGGTGACATGCCGGACGATGCGCTCGAACTTGCTGCGTCACAACGTCGAAACATGCTCGCGCAGGCTGTAACGCAGTCACAGTTGCAGGTTGCTCAGATGGAACAGCTGCAAAAGCAGTTGATCCAAATGAAGCAGTCCGCGGATCAATTGCTCAATGTGACGATCCCAGCGTTCGAAACGGCAAATGCTCGTTGACTTATATGAAAGGATCGGTTACGATCCTTTCATTGTTTAATTCCGGGAGGAAGGAATGAACCTCGCCAAATCAGTGGCACTACAACGAGCAACCGCACAGATCCAGGTTGTCGACTTCGACATCAACAACCAAGAACATCTCGATGCGTTCGCTCAGCTTGCACGGAACAACCGTCAACATCCGACGATTCGGTTCCGTCTCAAGTCGCCTTACCATGATGTCCGCTCGATGATCGCTCAAGAGCTGATGCATGCGTACCTGGACAAGGTCGTTCCGAAGAATCAATGACTGACGACACTTGCGGACTATGCAAACGGCCCTTAGGGGCCGTTCGTATTGAGCTCCATCACTTGATCCCGAAGACTTTCAAAGGGAAGGTCGTTGTACCTATCCACAAGATTTGTCATCAGAAGATCCACGCTACGTTCTCTGAACGAGAATTGCTCAATTATTACCATACATTCGAACGTCTGCTTGAACATGAGCAGATTGACAAGTTCGTTAAATGGGTGGCGAAGAAAGAGCCAGCGTTCTATGACAAGAACGATGATACGAAGGATCGGAACCGTAAGCGCCGTTAAATGCGTCCATAAATACAAACATGGATGCACAACAAAAACAAATCAAGCAGCTTGAAGCGCAAGTAGCGAAGCTAGAGAAGGCAGTCAACCTGCTACTCAATCGCACACATCAACTCGATGTAGAAGTCCGTCGTTTGAAAGGTAACCACCTTCAAACTAAGCACCAGATTGCTGCTGTTGAACGGAATTTGCACCGAGGAGAATAAAATGTGGCTCAAGTATAAACTGCAGATCATTTTGGCACTGGTCGTACTAGCGATCGGTGCTGGCGCTGCTTGGTATGTGGGAAATCTTCGCACGACGATTGCAGATCAAAAGAGCTCGATTGTCAAGTTGGAACTGGAAAACCAGATCATCAAAGACAATAACGCGAAGTTAGAAGCATCAATCCATGCGAACAACGAAGCTATCACTAAACTGGCTGCAGGATCAGACGCTACTGTTAAGGCGTTCAACAGTCTCAACGTTAACGTCAAAGGACAATTGACAGGTCTTGATTCTCGTCTACAGGGAATCTTGAAAGAGAAGAAGCCGCAGTCTTGCCAAGAGACAATTCAATACTTGCTTGATGCTGTACCGGAGTATAACAAATGAAATTCGTAGTAGCAATTGTCGCTGCGCTAATTCTAGCTGGATGCTCCACACAAACGATCATTCAAAAAGAGATTGTCACTGTCGACAAACCGATTCCGTTTATTCCAAAGCCTCCTGAAGTACCCAAGTTTGTCTCCCAAGTAGACAAACTTACTGCTGCAGATGCATCAGATCCTGGGAAAGTGGGGCAAGCGTACAAGTACGATACGCTGATGCTCCGCAAGTTGATCGCTATATATGAGCAGATTCTTGCGCAGTATAGCGCGAGTTCGACAGATTTCGACAAGATCAAAGGCGAGATTGACAAAATCTATGCTGATATTAATGCAGCAGAGACAAAAGCCGTTGATAATGCAGCGAAAAAGTGATCCGTTGATTCTTATCTAAAAATGGGGTAAAGTAGGGCATCCGTTGTACCTGTAAGGAGGCCCTATGTTTGGATGGTTGCGTCGTAGTACGGCGCCGAATCTACTCAATTTCGACCGTGCTGACGTCGAATTGTACGGGCAAGCTCCGAAACCGACCGGTGACATCAGTCCGTTCATCCGCGACACCGATGCTCTATGCGCAAAGTATGCGCAAGAGGCAAAACAGCACTTTGAAAACTTGCGTAATCAGGCTGAGGAGACTGTACTCCCAGGTCAGACTGTCGATCAACGGTTCAAAAACCTGATTGAGGATGATCAGATCGTCCGTGATCTCGTCGCAAGCATGGGCGAGATTGAACGTCGGCATGCGCTCGAGCACGAAGAGGTGATCGAAGCACTGAAGCAGATCTCCACTGAAGTTCGTCGTGGCGCAACTGCTGCCAATCTGATCGACTTCGCTCGTCAGCATCCGTTCCTCAGCGGAATGATCGGGACCCACATCCTGCACAAGATCGCTTCGAAGTAATCTAGCGCTCATAAATACGCCATCTAAAAGGATGGCGGTTTATGAGACTGGAACAATTGTTTGAGAGCGACATCACTGTTCTCAAGAAATACAAACAGCAACTATCTGATCAAGAGCGTCAGCAATGTCTCGACGCTGACGCTGTTTGGCACCATGGCCCAGGCGGGAAGCCTTCGCCAGCTGTGTGGAAGTCTGTAAATCCAAAAACGAAGAAGGTAACGTACGTGACTAACACTCACCGTGCGTACAACACTGCTTCTACGTTGGCTGGTGCGATTGACCGCTATCACAAATTCATTAAGGATACGGCATGAGCGGACCAGGACCAATCAATCAATTCGCTAAGTCTGCTGGGGAGATGAACATTCCTAGCCAGTACGATAACAAAGACTTCGGTAAGAAGGTTAAAGCCGTTGCCAAGAAAGTGACGATTAAGTCATCCGGTGACGGTAAAGTATATGGCGCACGCGCTATCATGACAAAAGAGACACAATCGTTCCTTCAGTTCCTCGAACAGAAGATCCTCGCTGAGAAGGAGGAGACAAGTGATCAAATCGTTACCGAAGGTGATGATATCACATTGTTGCCTGATTCTGTTTTGGGTGAGATCAAATCGAATATCCGTGCTGGCGCAAGGGATCTAGAACAGAAGTGGAAGAACGCATTGGAACTCGTTCACAAGGCTTACCAAGTTGCCAACATTCGTCGTCCAACTCCGGATCAAAAAGGTGCTTGGAAACAGTACGAAGATATGATCAAGTTTGGCGTCGCACAGTTGCGTGCTACACGTGGCATTGACGGTGATTGGCGTATGACGCAAATTTCGATTCGTGAAGCGTACGAACAAGAGCCAGACAAGACGCAAAAGCTCGGTAAGCGTAGGTTCTTTGTTGAAGTGCCCGGCGAAGCTGCTGTTGAAGCTGACGGCAAGGACGTTGGTGAAATTATCGAGCAACTGACAAACAAATTCCGCCGACACGGTACAACAGTTCGCGTTGACCGTAGGGATGACCTCGGTGCTGTTCTATCAATTTGGAAGCACGGCATTCAGATTGACAAAATGGTTATCAAAGAGTTGTCGTAACCGTTTTACACCTCACCAAAAAGCCTGCAACAGTTGAATGTTGCAGGCTTTTTGTTTAATATGTACATAACACTATAACTAGAAGGGTATACCCAATGTCAAATTCCAAGTACGTGAAGCATCCGTCGTTTTGCTACATTGCACCGACTTCACACTTGCAAGATGTCCTCGCATCCAAGACTCATCTCGTCCTTGCTCACCTCGTAGACGAGGATGAAACGTACGCTGATTTCTACCATGATCTAGGCACAGCAAGCGGTGACTTCATCATGATGGACAACTCAGCTTACGAATTGAAGGTTCCGTACGCACCAACGAAGCTGATCGAACTTGCGTCGAAGTGTGCTGCAGATGTTGTCGTTCTCCCTGACTATCCATTCCAACCAGCCTCTGTTACAATCGAAGCTGCAAAAGAGTTCATTCCTCAGTTTAAGGAAGTCGGTCTCGGAACATTCTTCGTCCCTCAATCGAAGAAAGGTGATCTAGAAGACTGGATTCAAGCGTATATCTGGGCTGCAGAGAATCCTGATATCGATGTGATCGGTATGTCAATTCTTGGTATTCCAAATGCCCTGTCAAACATCGATCCAGCTTATGCACGTGTCGTGATGACACAGTTGCTGATTGATCGTGGCGTGTTTAATTTTGATAAGCACCACCACTATCTTGGCTTGAACGCTGGCCCTGCTCTTGAGATTCCTTCGCTGCTGCGAATGAATGCTCTTGACACAATTGATAGCTCTGGTCCAATCTGGTCTGCTATTCTCGGTCATGAGTACACTATCAACGCCGACAGCTATCTTGCAACGAGTAAGCCAAAGATGCCTGTCAATTTCCATATCAAGGAATCACGTGATGCTGCGACGATTACTCGTATTAACCACAACATCACTTTGACGCAAAGTTTGTTTGCAGGCGCTAACGACGTCAAAACATGGTACGCACAGGAGTAATACGATGGGCACAATGACACAAGAAAACCGTGAAGTTGTTGCCCGTGCTCTTCGTGTCAATTACGGACTCGTCGTTCATTGTTACAAGTTTAACAAGGAAACGATGGACACGATCCGTGAGATGGTTTCTGTTGGACAAAAGCCATACGATCCGAAGAACGCTGACTTTGTTGGTGACACACTAGATCGACATCCTTGGAGCTGTTATGGCAATAACCAAGAGATCGTTGCTGCGATGACTTTAGTTCATCATGAGAGTGTGTGGCCAGAACATGTCAATTTCGCTCGTTCGAAGTTCGATCAGAATACGAAGAAAGTTGACCTCAATATCAACGGACGATCGTTTCAAGTAAAGACCGCCAAACGTGGTGCTCAGCATTGGTTCGTTCCAGAGAACGATCTGATCGGTGAAGCAGATATGATGCTTGTCGTAGATGCTGCACGTGGACTGATGTATGAATTTGATCGTGCTCCTTTCAGACGCAACATGAAAGAGCAAATGGATATTGGTGGTCCGTATGATCAATGGCGAGGTGAGCAAGGTTGGTTCGTCGATACCAGCGAAATTGATTTTGTCACCACCTATACGATTCCTGCAGGTGTTGCGATGACTTACCTTGAAGGTGACATAATGGTTTATAATGACGGGCTGAAACTATGAAGAACAAATCAACACGAATCATGAGGCAAATGGTAGTCGATCAGATTACTAAGGGCCGTGCAGAGTATCAAGCAGGTGGAGATCCACATATCGAAGTGTTTGGACCGGACGGCAAGTCTGGTTATATCAACTTGCTTAACGAACAACAATCGCTCCCTCAACTTGACAACCAGTTCAATACTCTACCAACGAGCTGCTACGGTAGTGTGTTGTCGTTTGAAGAAGTTGTTGACATTGTCAAAGCGGAACGTCAATACCAAGCATCGAAGTATAATGAACAACCGCAATCACTTCCCGGCTTTTTGCTGATTCTCCAAAAGGAGATTGAAGAAGCAATTGACGGATGGATGAAGGGAGTTAATACTGGCAGGGATTCACCGTTGAATGAAGTGGTTCAGATTGCTGCAACCGCTGTTGCATGTATTGAACGTTACGGTGCAACAGGTATCACAACGAACACGAACGACGAGCCGCAGTATCGATAAATACCGGACTTTCCGGATTTATCAACATGAAACTGCACGAAATCGTTACTGAACAAGAACTCATCTCTGAAGTCAACTGGCGTTCAGCACTAGCTGCTGGTACAATCGCAGCTAGTGCTATGGCACCTAGTCATTTGACTGCAAATAAAGCACCTGACCATTCGCCAGCACAAGTTGCTGCGATGCAGAAGCTATACCATAACCAGGGTATTGATCAACTGTCTCGTATTATTCAAAAGAAGTACAAGGGAGTTGATGATCAAACTGCTCGTCAGATTGCTGATCTAGCACAGAAACATGCTAAGCCAGGTTTCCCACGAGCAGTTGATATCTTGTCGGTTATTGGTATTGAGAGTTCGTTTAGGCCAACAGCGGTTTCACAATTGAAGAATGATCCTGCGCGTGGACTTATGCAAATGCGTCCAGGCGTTTGGGGTTTAAAGAAGTCTGACCTTGCTACAATCGAAAAGCAGATTGAGCGAGGTGCAGACGTTCTGCATCAGTACTACGAAAAGCTTGGTAGTGCTAAAGATGCTCTCCATGCGTACAACATCGGTATCACAAACCTTCGTAAGAACAAGGGACTGAATCCAAAGTACGTAGATAAGTTCCGTAAAGAACGAGAACAGTACGACACATTTTCCCCGTCATACGCATCAGTTGACCCCGTATAACACAACGCGTATACTGACGGCATAACTATAACAATAAGGAGAACACGTAGATGTTCATCAATCCTAGAACAGCAATTGCTGAAGGCTGGGTTACTTTTCCTGCATGGATGACGGAAGAGCAGAAAGAAAAGTGCATTCAGCCGAACGCACTTGATTTTACGTTGGACCACGTTAACGCTATTAGGACAGACGTTCCGTTTATCCTGTATGAAGACAAGTCAAAAGTCCAGCACCGTAGGTTGATCGAAGTCGCACCTTCGAACGGCGTATTCCATCTTGTCAATCAGTTTGAATCGCCTCTGTGGGGTGGCTACTTCAACACGACAAAGTACGATTTTCAGTCTGACTTCTATGTCAACTTGCCGGAGGGCGTTGCTGCACTTGTTATTGTTCGCTCAACGTTGAACCGTAACGGCCTGTTTATTACAACGGGTCTTTGGGATTCTGGTTTCAAAGGTCATATCGCCGGTGTTCTTCACAATACCGATGGTGAAGCTCATATCGAAGAGCACGTCCGTATTGGACAAATCATGTTCATCAAGTCAGAATTCAGTGGAGCTCTGTACGCTGGTGGATACAACACTGAAGCAGGCCAACATTGGACCACAAGGAGTACACAATGAGTGACGAACTAAAACGAATCGAACAACTAGAACAAGCTGTTGTTCAGCTGACGAAGCAAGTAAACTACATGGCACTTCAACTTGGATTCATTCAAGTTGCACCCGCTGCCACGGCCGCTGGTGAAGGTGTTGCTGGCCAACGTCAAATCGCTGGTAATCCGAACCGTACTGAAACAGGAATGGGCCCTCTACTCAATCCAACCGGATCGCAGTACCTGTAATCTCTAGTTGATCAACTAAGCTAAAGGGGTGATAGTGAAAACGTCACCTCTTTTTCTTTTGTTGGTTATCTTTGGAGAACCAGGTATGATGATAACACTTCAATACTTCCTTGAAAACGCCGTCGCGAAGATGTTCTACGACGACACGGTCGAAACAAGGATGTCCTATAACAAGAAAAACAAGGATACCAAATGTCAAAACCACGGGGCTACATTGAACGCGTTCTGTTCATTGACGCTGAAACATCTGGGATTGCGCTCGGCAGTGCAGACCCCTCCTACGATGAAGCGTCCGGTAAGGAATATCAAGCTGTCTCATGGGGGTTGGTTGTAGCCGACGCTCAGACGTTGAAGCCACTCGACAAACTGTATGTCGAGATCAAATACAACGGAACAGCAGAATGGTCAAAGGAAGCTCAAAAAGTCCACGGCCTTTCGCTAGCATACCTTGAAGAAAATGGCGTTGATGAAGAAGACGCCGTTGTTCAAATCGCCGAACTAATCCTCAAGCACTGGGGCCACGACGGTGTCGTTTGTGTTGGTGGTCATAACGTTGCGACGTTTGATCTGCCATTCTTCCGTCGACTGCTTAACAAATTTGACATCAATGTCAAGTTCGGCAGCAAGACGATTGACACGAACGCAATTGGTTTCGCAACTTTCGGCACTCACAATAGTGACGACTTGTTCGAAATGGTAGGATTGCCACCTCGCGATCCTGCAGGACATAATGCACTAGACGATGCTGATCGTGCTCGTCAAGCAGTAATGTATGTCCGTAAGCTGTTCAAACACTGCGTGGACGGCTAATATGGCACAACCGAAATTCATTACCAATCCGTCGTATGACGCACTGCATAATGCAGCTGTCACAATGGTTCGTGAAGCTCGGACACTCGCATGGATCGACGCCATTGTCGCTCCCGTGCGAGGTGGACTGATGTTCGGTGTCATCGCGTCACACAAGTTGAACGTTCCTGTCATCCCAATTCACTACTCTTCCAAGGGCGGTAATGGCGACGACAAGAATCACACAAACACAATCGTAGCACTCGCTAACGGCGTTAAGACGATCTTGCTCGTTGACGACATCATCGACAGCGGTAACACGCTGAAAGAAATTCATGATGCGTACACAGCTGCAGGGATCAAGGTGATCTCCGCTGCATTCCACTACAAAGAGAATGCAGTGTTTCATCCTGATCTGTACTTCTGGCGCATCCCAGCTGATAGTCCGTTCATTACGTATCCGTATGAGAATGCGTAATTTTTGACCAACGATATCCAAAAGCGATGTCGTTATTCACTGCAGCTCGTGAGATATAGGATACACCCGTATTCATTTCACGAGCTGCAGCAGAAATGCTGTCGAACACCTTGATGATATTTCCATTGAGATCAGATTGAATAACTTGATGTTTTAGAAGTTTGGATCTGGGTACTCTATTGTCGGGAGCAGCAAACTTCCACACGTAGCCTTTAGTGGAAGCGTACAGTCCCTGGCAACAGTACAGAATATAAGATCCATTAATCCCTGTAGCTTTCGCTGCAACTCTGGATGATGGATAACGTGCTAGTTCCTGTCCTTCCAGGTTATACTGGATCACTTCTGTACCTCCATGGGAAGCATTACTTCGTCGTGTGCCTTGTAAGGAAGCACTGATACGAGATCGAGTATTTTGTGATAAAACTCGACCGGAACCAGCACCTTCACCACCGTTTTGTAGGTTGGTGAGTATTCCTGTTCCATTATCTCGTCGTCCATACTGTTCAATCAGTTGACGTTCAAGGATATATGCAGACTCTTCATCGGCGCATTGAACGTGTTCAATAATGATGTCTTGACCAGCGGATCTAATTTGATTGATGACAGCATCTTTATATGGATTCTGTCCATTCGTGCTTGGATTGAAATGAACCCTCGAACGTCTGCCCTTGCCTTTTCCAATGTAAAAAGGTAAATTGGTGGACGGATCGATTAATTTATACACATAGAACATGGTTAGTACCTCTCTATTATTTATAGAAAGCTACTATCCGTACGAAAACACATGACGTACACACTTTGGCACCTAGCTAAAGACGTTGTCACCGGCAAAGTCAAACTAGCATCACGCGAAGTGACGAAAAGCCGGTTGGCAACATGCAGCGGATGCGAAGCAAAGAACAACAAACTGAACACCTGTACGGCGTGCGGGTGTTATCTTCCTGCTAAAGCTCGTTTAGCTGATGCAGATTGCCCTATGGAGCTTTGGAATGACAGAAAACAAGTTGCAGAGTGAATTATCGCCTGCGATGAACCCACCAAACAAAGATTACATGGTTGAATTACAATTGCGTATTGCACAGCAAAACATGAACGATGCGTTTGCTAAACGTGTCTTGGAAATGGCATGTGAGTATGGTTGGTCAGGCGATCTTGTTGAGATCGAATGGTTCGTCAAGTGGATCCACGATAAGTTGGATGTCCCATACGATCCTACGCCCATTCAAAACGTTGAGTGTTAATCTCTAATCAGTTGATTTAATCTATCGGGTCAAATATAGTGAAGGTGAAATAACTTTTCAGTGTGTTTAATGGTAGAAGATAACCACCTGATCGACATGGACGACTTTGAAGTACAGCAAGTTGCTTACTTCAATGGTCTCCTTGCTGCTGAGCAGTACATGAACGAGGTCAACAATGGCTATATCCAAACTTTGGATTTGACAGAAGCTATTGCTGATCTCGTTCATCGGGAAGACATTTTCTTTGCTCCTCTGGTCAGTCTTTCGAACCGTACTGACCACTGAAAATGGATTGACCCGTAAAAAGGGTTAATTGAAGATATATTGAACCGTTGGGTTAAAGTTTGAGGAGTACTTTATGAGTAAGGTTGTGATGTCGTGGGGTGATCGGTTTGCTGTTATCGATCACTATCGCCCGACCGATGAAAAGATTTGCCAGGTGTTCGGCCTTGACGCCGGAGAGCTGGAGATGGCACGGATGATGTTGAAGACCGGCACGTTCAAGGTCAACAAGTCACTCGATGTGTCGAAATACAGTTCACTGTTCAGCGACAACAGCGAAGTGCAAGTGATCACCGCTGTCACGCCAGGTGCAATTTCGAAAAAGGGCAGTGCAACGACGCACACAATGCCTGAATCCGCATCGAAGCGCGTTCGTCCTCCGCAGAAGCGCGGCCGTAAGGGTGACAAGATCAGTCGTGCACTGCAATCAGTGACGACGACGAAGGTTCCAGTCGAGGAGTTCTGCAAGCAACACGATGTTTCGCTCGCCGTTCTGCGTCAGTCGAAGCGGTTCATCGAGAAGCTGCCTCCTGATGTGCAAGCAACGATCGGTAAGATCAATGTTCGCCAAGACGGTTCGAAGGTTCTGATGATCTGGAAGGACTGACATGGGAATGTCAACTCGTGTTCACGGACTCGTGCCACCTGATGCAAAGTACTTAGCAAAGCTTGATGCTTACCTTGCGTGCGAGCGAGCAGGTGTTAGCATTCCTGTTGAACTGATGGATTTCTTCGAGGGACGTCCTAACGCTGACGGGATGGCAATCAGCATCAAAGATGCTGTGTCTGAGTTTTCTGACAGTAATACAGCTACGGATGGGTGGATCGTTGATCTGTCGAAGCTTGATCCAAAGGTCAAAAAGATTCGTTTCGTCAACAGCTACTGATTATGAGCGGATTCAAGATTGTTGACATTCACATCGTTGGTGAAGGTGCTGATGTGATCTTCCAAGATGACAATGCTACGGAACTCTTCACAGGGAAGTCGTTCCGGCGTATGCCAAACGGAAAGTTAGCGTTAGCACATCAACCATACGGTCTCGGTTCAGCGGCCGAGCGAGCTTTCGGTGCAGATTACAAGAATGCACGACACGTGGTCGATGATCCACGTGATTTCCGGAAGGAGGCGTTCATGCCATCCAAGGCAAGAATCGTTTGGACCAAGAAAGTAAAAGCTCTCGCCCCTTGAAGGGTTGGTGCATAAGTAAAAAGGCGTTCCCAAAAGGAGCGCCTTTTCTTTTTGCACAATTGAAAGTATACTCTGTTAAGACCGTTAGTTTGGTCTTTCAGTGTAAACGGCTTTTATGGCGACCGAACAACAACTAAAAACGCTAGACAAGTACGTTGACGCTATCCACGAACTGCTGATTGACCAGATCGAAGGGATCAAAACTAATCCCAAGCGTCAACTGCTACAGAACAGGTTAATCTTCACACGGATGCTCGGGCAGATGTTATACGATGCGCCGAAGCTACACACCGGCATGGTTAGCGTCCGCATGGTTGAACAGAAGTTGAAGAACTTCAGTGCGAAGGCGTGTCAAGAACATCACCACACAAGACAAAAGGGCGGATCAGCGTTAATAGCGCTGGTCGACCGCGCTATTGCCAGTGGTGTTTATCCGTCTAAAGACCAGGTGCGACAACTTGCCTTGAAGTATTGCCAAGTTCACTACACAACTGTTGCTGAGAACAACAAGCTTCGAAAGCATCAAAAGCATTGTTCCAGTGAAGCAGCGTATAGACGAGCTAATATCCAATTGGTACACGCCCCAGATCTGTTTACCAAACGAGGTAAGCATGCAGAGGTTTGGAAACAAGAAATGCGTGACAAATATCAGCCAGTGGTTGACTCGTACCACAAGCCACAACCAATACAACAGAACTTTGAATGGCCAGATATCATTCACTAATGACTTATATTGTATACCAGTTAACCTCTCCCTCAGGTAAAAAGTATTTCGGACTATCTAGTAAGACATTATCTGTCCGCGTTTCAACTCACATGAAAGATCGTCAGCGATTAATCAATAGAGGAAAGCATCTACCCAGGCTATATGCTGCCTTCGGTAAGTATCCTATTGATCTCTGGAAGCAAACTGTTCTGTTTGAGGGGTTGACGAGATCCGAGGCTGAAGTTAAGGAACGGGAATTAATAGCAATCCACAATACACAAAACCCTTCGTGTGGATACAATATGGCTGAAGGTGGGATAGGAGGGGATACTGGCCGCAATGGAGAACTTGACAAAAGGCAAAAGCATTCTGAGCGAATGAAAGCTCTCAACGCAGATCCTCTATTCGTCAAGAATCGCATTGAAAAGGGACAAACCTCTATACGCAACAATCCCGAACAGTTCCGGGTCAATGCAATTAAGAGGAAAATGAGGCTTCGAAGATCCTCAAATCATCAAAATCACACAGGCATGTGGGTGGTTCGAGGAGTACCGTACGGTAGTCTACGTGAAGCAGTGGCATCTACGGGCGTAAGTGAAAGCACGATTGTAAAGTTTTGCAATAAACCCGATGTTGTAGCAGGATGTACAAACAAGTATATCAAGATCGGAACAACGCCTAGAGAAAATGGCTACTACAAAACAATAAAGGAAAAAGATAATGGCAAAGTATGAATGGTCTGAAGTATTCTACTCAATTGAAGGTGAAGCGAAGTATTCCGGACATCCGACTGTATATGCACGTTTCGCATTGTGCAATTTTCAGTGCAAGGGGTTTGGTAATCCTGAAAAATTAGACACCACAAAAATTGATGTTCTTGGTTTCAATCCAGCAGATTACAAAGACATCTATTCAATTCCATTGATTACCCGCGGTTGTGATTCAATCTATTCGTGGGACAAAAAGTTCGCTCACATGTGGAAGAAGACAGATGAGCACGAATTGGCAAATGAACTACTAAAGCTTTTGCCGAACCAGTCGTTTACAACTCCGTCCGGACGTTCGGTTATTTTGTCGTTGACCGGTGGAGAACCAACACTTCGTGCAAAATTCATCCCCACGTTGATGAATACGCCGGAGTTGAAAGACGTCAAGCACATCTTGATCGAAACAAATTGTGCAGTTCCCCTGAAGCATGATTTCATTATGGAAATCAATGCGTGGCTCGCAGCTGACCCATCTCGTAAATGGACGTGGAGCAACTCGCCCAAGTTGTCGGCGTCGGGAGAAAAGTGGGAAGAGGCAATTCGTCCTGAGATCGCTGTAATGCAAACTCTCGTCAAGAGTCGTGAATTCATTACGAATCAAGTCGATCAATACTTCAAATTTGTGTGCGATGAAACTGATGAAATGTTCGACGAAGTAGCGAAGGCTATGGAAGAATACTACACAGCAGGTATCCCGCGTGATGTTGAAGTATATGTAATGCCTGTTGCTTGCCAAGAATCGGATCAAACGCGAATCTCTTCAAAGGTGGCAAAGCAGTGCATGGATCGCGGATATATCTACTGCCATCGTGTACACTTGGATGTGTTTGGTAACACTCCCGGAACTTAATACATTGGCGGCTTGTCCGCCTATTTTCATAGGGAAAAGAAATGACACTTTATCGTTTAACGCCAGAAAATGGTTTACCGGTTTCTATCGTGCTCGAACATGTTGTTGCTGTGACTGATATCAAAACTTCACGTTACAACGCCAGTTTCACAGTTCATATGTCAAACGGAATTCAATACGTCATCAATGAGCCAGTTGGTAGTATTACATATCTGCCGGGATTCACGGTTGACTACTTTGAGACTCAGGAATATAAAGATGCTGAAAACCAAGTAACTGAAACTGCAAAGAATCGTCTCATGCCGCGTCGCAGTGATTTGATTAATGCCCTCTCACCTCGGAGTTATTAAGTCCTATGAATACTTACAGTGTTGCCCTTATTAGCGATCAAGTCTCTTTCAAGACGGAAATCCAAGCCGAAACATACGGCGATGTCTCGTTGTCTAATGGTGGAAAAAGGTACCTGTTCATCAGTAACGGTACTACCGTCGCAGTTATCGAAAAGCCGCCGGGACATTCAATTATCATTAACAAGCTGTGAGAAGTAAATGCGGCCATATCATATTAACGCGGAAGGCGTAGCGAACGGAAAGGCGTGGATCGACCTCGACCACATCCAGATGATCTCAGATGTGGTCGTTGACAACAGAACAGAATTCGGAACAGCAACAGCTTCGTTTTATGTCGTACTGGCGTTCCGTGAGAACGGGATCAGTTTTTCTGTATATGGTGAGCGACGGTACAACAGCGACAAGTCGAACGCATTCGCAAATGTGTTCGATAACCATCCTCTTACAGAAACCGACATTGCTAAAATCAATCAAGTCCACGATCAACTTGTCGCTGCGTGGCAGAACAAGCCGAAGGCAGGAACAAACAGCACCGGACCTTGTTGAAGCGAAGTCCCACGTCGTTGAGGTCTTCTGAAACCACATATATACTCTTACAAGATTGGGAGTTTATATGCTGCACGACAAGAAATTGATCTACAGGGCGGGCGTCGTCCCGTACATTGTCGAGGACGGCCAAATTCGTATGAAGTTCATGCGCCCATCAGACCCAGAGTTTGGTGGTGACACATTCCAGCTTGCTAAAGGCAAGATTGAAGAAGGTGAGTCGGCTGAACAAGCAGGCTTGCGTGAAGCAAAGGAAGAACTTGGTTTGTTCATTGGAAACGTCGCACTGGTAGAAGAACTGGGGACGTTCATGGGTCGTACAACGGTGTTCGTTGCAAAGGTAAAGGAACGTGATATGTTCGGAGAGCCTGGATTCGAGACATCAGAAGTTGCTTGGATGACGGTGGAAGAGTTTAATGCTCAAGGGCGTGATCTCCATAAGCCTGTCGTTAAGGCTGCTCACCGCAAAATCTGCAAGCTAGAAGGGTTGTCGGTTAACTGATAACCGATAAATACCTGACAACTCTTTACGAGGCACAACATGAAAGTTAGAGATCTATTTGAACGCCGTGGCCCAAGCCACGGTAACGTTCCAGTTAAATTCATCTGGACGTTGGAATGGCAAGACGATGCAGGTGAATGGCAATCGGATGACGTTACTGTAACAGGGACTGTATCTTACGACGATGATCCGTACGGAGTAGGCGAGCGCCTGGGCTCTCGTGATTTTGAATTTTTCCCTAAAGCTGTTATCTCAGGTAACACAAAACAACCGATCGATATTAACTCGATTTCTGAAGAAGAATGGGCTAAGATCGAAGAATATGCGCTTGAAAAAGCGCATGACGAACTGGAATCACAGCAAGCAGAGTATGATGACTGGGCACGAGAAGAGCAGCGACTCGAGCGGTTCTAATAAATAAGATCATTACTCTTACAGGGAGAAACAGAATGAGTGATTGGAATCTAGACCGCCTGCGTAAGATCGCTGGTCTGAACGAGTCTGTAGTTTCGAAGAAAAAGCAACTCAACGAAGGTTGGGCTGACGATGATGATGGCTATGATGACGAAGATCCAGACGTGAAGATCGCTAGCGAAGACAAGGGTCAGCGTAAGTTCGAAAGGAAGAACAAGAAAGAGTTGTCGACTGCGGACAAGGAAGCAGCTGCTAAGGCCGCTGAAGCTAAGAAGAAGCAAGCTGAAAAGAAGGCTGCAGCTCCGAAGGCAGAAGAGAAGAAGCCAGAACCTAAGAAGGAAGAACCTGCTAAGGCTGAAGAGAAGAAAGAAGCTCCAGTCGAGAAGAAAGAAGAGCCAGCAAAGGACGAAGTGAAGGCTGAAGCTGAAAAGAAGCGCCGCGGTAAGGCTCCTAACCCAGAGAGCAAGGCACAACGTGCTCTCGCTGTGTTGAAGAACATGACACGTGGTGAATTCATCAAGTGGGCTGAAGCTAACACGGGTATGGGTAAGAATTACGCTAGCGCGTACTACGCAAAGCACAATCCAAAGAGCTCTCGTCAAGTTAAGGAAGCAGCAACACTGTTCGGTATTGCTCACCCGTTCTTGAAGGGATTTGTACTTGCAGAGAACCGTGAACTGAACCAGATGCAATGGATCGATGCAGACAGCAAGTTGGAACCGATGTTGTTCACAGAACAAGCAGAAGCTGACAAGATTGCTAAGTACATGGCAGAATGGAAGTCTCAGACAGCTGTAGTTGAAACATTCGACATGGCAGAATTTGACAAAGAGTAATAGTCGTTATTACACAAACAAAAGGGAGACTTTGTCTCCCTTTTTCTTTTGCTATATACTGTATGCATGTGGTCTCTGCAGCTCACCCCACACGAATCCTCTGCGCTGCTAATAACAACAAGGAGGCCACATGGCTGTAATCAAATCACAAAAATCATTCCACAAACTTCCGTGCGCTCATGCTCAATTCCAGGACTTCGATGGTCCTTGCAAGACATTCCACGGATATGACCGTAGTGTCTCATTCGAATTCTCGGGAGAGATTGACGAATATGGTTGGCTAGTTGGGTTCGGACATCTGAAACCAGTTCGCGCATTCCTCGAATACTACTTCGACCACACTGCTGTCGCACCCGCAAACGATCCTCGCCTTGCGGAGATCATCAAGGCAGAAGAAGCTGGACTATTCACTCTTCGTGTATTGCCTTACGGTGTTTCTATGGAGATGTCGGCATTGTTCATCTGGGAACAAGTCAACCCGTTCATCCACAAGATTACAGACGGTCGGGCTTGGATTTCTCGTATCGAATGTCGAGAGCAAGATTCCAACGCAGCTTCTATTGAAGTGCCAACACGTTCATACCGTATGAAGCATGAAATGGAAGTGAAAGCTAAGCAGGGAGAATATCTGACGCTCAACCCACGTTGGGATTACAAGAAGCCGCAAGACGTGTTGTATAGAATTGGTGTGCTGAACAGCGCTAACTAATTAATCGAGACATAAATACCGCACAATTCCAGATTGGAGCGAATTTATGTCATTCAACATGATTAAGGAAGCCCAAGCGCGCCTTGCGCTTGGGAATAAACTGTCAGTCGCAGAACACGTTCAGAAGGTTCTCGGCGACGTGACATTGTCAGAAGTAAAGAGCATCGTTGAATCGTTTAACAAGGCCGACTTCCAAATTACACCAGAAGACTATAGTCGTTGGTTGGAAGTCGTTGTTGAGCTGATGCAACAACACGGCGGGAGCCGTAAGCGTGACTTCATGGACATTGCACTAGACGTTGTTCTCGACAACGATCCAAAGTTTGATCTACTTGGTGGCGATCAAGAAGCATTGAAAGCACAAGTTGCAAACACTTTGTGGCAGACATACAAGGCTTCGAAGGCACACTCCGAAGTCGCCGGTAATGTCAATTCAACAATTCAACAAGCGCGCGAAGAAGAGGAAGCAATTGCTGACTTGATGTCAGTATGCGACGACAACGAGCGTGAAGAGGAAGAGTCTGGCGGTGGGTTTGAGCAAGCCCTTAAGACTACGATGAATATCGATTCTGCTCAAGAAGAAGAGCACGATGGCAATCCTTATCCTGTAGGAACAATGCGTCATGCACTGTGGAAGGATGTCAACAAGAGCAAGATGTTTAAGTCCGGCCACAACATTGTCAAGAAAGCAAAGGAAGAAGAGGAATTCGACGATATCGAACTCGATGACGATATCGATATCGATACTACTCAGATGTCTGCCGAAGACTTGGCCTCTCGTATTGTTGGTAAGGCAGGTATCGACGATTACGAGACATCTGATACTGGTGATCAGACAGATGTCGAAGCTCGTATCGAAGACCTTGAAGCACGTATTAAGGAACTCGAATGTGACGCTGATGCGGACACAGAAGAAATCGACAGCGATACGCTAGACATCGATTACGATAGTCTCGGCAATGATCGTCCAGGTGCTGCACAAGTGATCGGTGTTTCTATTCCAGCTTCTGGTAAGGAAGACGAACGTTTCCGCGATAAGCCAGACTTCGACGACGAAGAGTCAACAAAGAAGTTCTTCCGTACTGCTTTGACATCTCCTAAGGAAATGATGTCTCAAGCAATCAAGGACATTGAAGCAGAAGGGGCAGAAGCTTGGAAGAAGTTGCAGTTCCCAAAGAATCCACATCCTAAGAAGTCACAGGCTTTCAGGGCGTGGGAAAAGGGAATGAAGAACGCCGCAAAGGATCACCTTGGATTCAAGGACAAGCCGGTGCAAATTACTAGTAAACCTGCCCGTAAAAAGTAATACGAGAAAGTAGTGGTGAGAAGTTATGAACCCCGCTTGGAACTGCGTCGTTGACGATATCCAGGATGTTATGGCGAGGGGCGTGGCGCTCCTCCCTACGGTTTACTTTGAATTTCTTGAACAGCTATCGGAGAGGGAGCGGACGCAAAATCTGTGTTTGTTGCCCTCTCCCCGTTTTGAGCTGTATCATTACAGACTAGAAAGCAAGGTACGACAACGTATCAAAGCCTTGCAAACAGCCGCATGATCAATCAACCCTACACACAGCTGACAGAAATGACAGATGTCGTTGAGCGAGCATCCACACTCGCTTCCGACGCAAATACGTTGTACGACAATCTGGTCGCAGGTACTCTTGAAGAATATTACGATCAGGTAATCGTTGCAATTGCAACCGACTTGATGGCCGTTCCTGTAGACAGGACATTCAACGGATTGCCTGAGATCGAGGATCCTGCTGAAGTGGTAGCAGCGATCGATTCGATCAGCTCTATTCTTTCGCGCACTTTTGCGAAAAGTCAACAATCAATCACAAAGGACCTAAGTGTCCTTGTTGAACAACTGCCTATTGACGACTTGCGGGAAGCAAGGTTTCGACGGAACGCAGGTCTTTTGAATTAAATAGTTGACTTGTTACCCTTGGTCATATTAAGATGCATCTCATTGTTCAAAATTGAGATAGCAGGTCAATCTGATGTCTCTCAAGAAAATGAAGCCCGTTGAGCGTACCGAAGAGCAGTTGGAACTGTTTGTTGCTGCTGATTTCATTCAATACGACCCTGCTCTCACTCTCACTGAAACGCAACAACAGTTGCTGATTCAGCATGTTCAGTCAAACACCAAGCGGTATGAACGGTACGAAGTTCGTGCCCTGTCGACAGTGTTCAACGACTTCGAACAGAACAAGTTGACGATGAAGAACAATCAGCGTCGCCAACGGATGCTGACGTTCCAAGCAAATTGCAAATGCATCAAGTGCGGTATCGAAGCTGACATTTGTATCGTCGAGCGTGTCAGAACCGAACTTGAAGGCGCTCGTCATCACAACCTGTATGCAATCACTGCAAACGGTCTTGTCCTGATGACGGTTGATCACTACGTTCCAGATAGCTGTGGTGGCCGTTACCACTTCGACAACTTCCAGACGATGTGCACCGATTGCAACAACGGCAAGAGCAACTACATGTCTCTGGAAGAGATTGCAGAAGCTCGTGCGAACAAAGCAAAATACAAGAAGGAATGGTGGAACGACGAGTTGTTTGATCTCGTCTTGTACATCCAAGAACAAGCTGCGACAGCTCAACGAGCTGATCAACGTAAGCAATGGTACAAACTGCTGGCTACGTTCAAGCAGTACACCGGCAAATTCCAGATGGAAAAGCCGCAAAACGTTCCCGAACTGATTGACACGATCAAGACGAAAATCTACGTGCTCCATCGTTCGCATGGAGTGAAAAAATGTCATATCAGTGTCGTTCCTGCAAAGGAACAGGTTTATACGTGGGCTTTCTGGAGCGCCAAGGCGAAGCAGTTGTATGCACAGATTGTGAAGGAACTGGGCATTCTGAAGACGGTGAAGTTCCGTTCACCCATCGTGTTCGCGTCGAAGGGATCACCAAAATCCGCACGATGTGCATCAACGAAACCTTCTCGCCAGAAGATCGCTACCGTTGGATGACGGTAGAGCAGTTCGAAGCGAAAGTACCCTGCTGTTGATTTGGTTTAATGGGAACTCCTATAGTGAACGTTCACTATAGGAGTTTTTTCATGTCTGAACCAAATCTCAACCGCGAACACGGCGCAAGCCGCGTGTTGATCATTGGCGATATGCATGACACGTCATGGGCGAAGAAGTTCCTCGATGACATCGAGTCGCTTGAAATCGTCTATGTCGCTGAGGAAACGTTCGAAGACGGTTATCGTACAACGAACGTGTGCTACCGGGTTGCTCCTCCGGTAGACAAAATGGCTGTACAAACAAAAAAGCCGGTCAAACAACCGCAGCCGACCACACTGATCCGGCGGATTACATAACAATAACATGAAGATCCAGCACGTCCCCGCCACTATTGAACGTGGCGAGGGAATCGTTGAGTCCAATTTCTCAATGGACCCAACCGCAGAAGCATTTGAAATTCTGTCCAGTGGTTTGTATTCCAATAAGCCACTAGCGATCGTTCGAGAGTTGTCGTGCAATGCGTATGACTCACACGTCGCAGCTGGTAAAGCTGACGTGCCGATCGAAATCTACCTCCCTACGTCGATGGACCTTAACTTCTACGTTAAGGACTACGGCACTGGCTTGAACGACTACGAAGTTCGAGGTGGATGGCTGCATCAAGTGACAGGCGAGAAAGTATCGGTTCTTGATCAGACAATCTCTGATGAAGACATGCTCAACGCTGGTTACATCCGTAGCACGGGTATCTACAACACGTACTTCCGTTCCACCAAGACGTCTAGTGATGAATTCATTGGACAGCTAGGACTTGGTAGTAAGTCGCCATTCAGCTACGCTGGTACGTTCAACGTCACGACTGTTAAGGACGGCGTGAAGTACTCATACGTGTGCTTCAAGAACGAAGAACGAAAGCCAGTGATCTCACTGATCAACCATTCTCCTACGGAAGAACCGAACGGCGTGATGGTATCGATTGCTATTCGCCGCGATGACGTCGATAAGTTCGTCCAGGCTGCCAAGAGCGCCTTGATGTACTTCGATCCAATGCCGGTAATTAAAGGTCGAAGTGATTTCGCTCCGTACGAAATGGTTCACACCGTAAAAGGTGACACGTGGCGTATCCGCGAAGCAGACTACTACGCACACATGAACGGTCCGTACGTTGTTCAAGGGTTTGTTGCATATCCGATCGACCTTGAACTGCTGAAAGAAAACGGCTTGTCCGGTGCTGCAGAACTAATTGCTTCGACGAACATTGATATGTATGTGCCTATTGGTGCTGTGTCAATCGCTGCTTCTCGTGAAGCACTGCAGTACGATCGCCGGACGATTCAGAATCTGATCAGTGCTTTTAGGCATGTTGCTGGGTCAACACGTGTTAAGTTTGAAGAAGGCTTCCTTGAGTGCAATACAGAACTCGAAGCTGGGATGCTGCACGACAAGTACATGAACACGCGTGATGCATCGTTCGGTAGGTTCTATGCTGCTCTGCACAAGGACAAACCGTTCACGTGGAACGATCAACCAATTAAGACGACGATTGACATTAGCCTTGCAGGACTGACGAACGTCCGTTTTAGCCGGGCACGTGCTGCAACATCACAACGAGCACTTGCTACGTTTGGATATTGGAATCCAACGACGCCACTCCGTGCAAATGAAGAAGCCAAGACAGTGTACCAGCTAGAGATTCTAGCGAATACACACTTCGTCTACTGCAACACAGACGTTGGTACGATGGCTCGTCTTCGGTACTGGCTGGATACGATCAGTCGCGAAGGAAATCGTGATCCACACTTGTTCATCGTATACGCATTGGAAAAGAACGATCCAAAGGCAAAACAGCAGTGCGCTTTGATCGAAAAGCAACTTGGCGTTACGTTTACGTTGTTCACAGACCTCGCTGTACCACCTGCACGTCCACGTTCTACATCTAGCTCCAGTCCGAGGATCAAGTTGACAAAGGAACGTCGTCTCGTGTGGAAAGGCTTCCCTCGTCGTAAGGGTCGTTGGAGCTATCGCAGGAAGATCACCGAATACTCCAAGCGGTGCTGGGATATTCAAGATATTGATCTGTCAACTGGTGGATTGTACATTCCAATCAATGGTCATAGTCCTGTTCCGTATACGAACGACCTGGAAGAGTACCTAGACCTTGCTATGGCTCTTGGATTGATTACGACGACGTCGCTTCCTGGTATGACGACGGAGGAACACAAACATGCGACGGAAGACGGAACTGTGTGGACTGATGTGTTCGAACACATTAAGACAACATTCCAAGCGAAATTTGGTCAGAAGCACTATGATGTCCACATTCGTAACTTCCTTGCTTCAAGGTTGTACCATCTCCCTATTGACTGGGCGAAGGAAGGTGTTGTGTTCAATATCAAACAAGGTCCACTGCACGAACTGCATACGTTGCTAAGGGAGTTGCATCAGGTCAGCGTCAACGTTGATATGGTCAAGATCCAAGCACTAGAGAGGTTTATGGGCATTTCGTTTGACGCTGCAACAGCAGACACGACTGTTAAAGCACAACGGTTGTGGAAGGAAGCAACAACCAAGTATCCCATGCTGATGTTGCTTGAGTCCGGCAGTGCTCGTTTGCAAGGAATTGGAGCTAAGGTCACGTCAATGCTTGTTTCGGAGTACGTTAACTCTATTGAGCGGTTGGCAACGACTGTTGAGGTCAAGGCCCAAAACGAAGAAGCTGTAGTGGAAGCTCTGGCTGAATAAGGAGAACAATAATGAATACTTACGTTGTAAACGGAGGAGGGATGTCCCTCTTCGTTGACGGACAGCTGTACACTGTCGAATCATCGCACATTCGATTTGACCAAATCCGTGATGCTGCACGTGCAGGCGAGTGGCAAGAGGCAATCGATCAGATTCCTCTGATCGGTGCAATCACAAAGTACGTAACGACAGAAATCGGCGTCGGCAAGATCACTGTTGATGCAGAATCTCACAAGGTGTTGTTCGACGGTCATCCGCTGCACAACTACCTTGTCGATAAGCTGTTCAAGATGATGGAACAGAACCATGACGTTCTTCCGCTCGTCAAGTTCCTCAACAACTTGATGCGCAATCCGTCGAACAAAGCTGTACAAGAACTATATCGCTGGATTGAGTCGAACGGGATGACTATCAGTGAAGACGGTTATCTGTACGCTTATAAGCGTGTCCAGGATGATTACACGTCATTCTACGACGGCAAGACGAAGAACCCTGTTGGTGGATACGTTGAAATGCCTCGCTGGCAAGTTGATGATCGTTCGCACAACACGTGTTCTGCTGGTCTACATTTCTGTAGTCAAGCATATCTGCCACACTATGCAGGCGGTCAAGGTCGTGTTCTGTTGCTGAAGATCGATCCGGCTGATGTTGTGTCAATTCCGACCGATTACAAAAACGCTAAGGGTCGCGCATGCCGCTACTTCATTGAAAGTGAATTGAAGGGCGAATCTCGCGACCGCGTTGAGACGGAAGATGTGATCACAGCTCGTGTAGTGACGGTCGACGTTGAAGACATCAACACATCTACAAACTTCCAGCGTGGTTATAAAGTTGGATACAAGGCAGGACGTGGTAAGCAGAAGAACGAGTACCGCGATCACACGCCAGTTGACAAAGATGACAAGCTGTTCACGGACGGCTACCTTGCTGGTTACAAAGACGGACGAGACCGTAGCCCTGCAAAGCACTAAAAAAGAGGACCAAAAGGTCCTCTTTTTATTTGAGGGTAACCGTTGCTAATTAACCCTTCTTCACAGAAGATTACGTTACCTTATAACTGGAGCAGGTCATGGAAGACGACAACGTGCTGTCGGTCCGAATCAATGAAGATGGTCTTCGTCAAGCGATGCGCGAAGCAACCGACGTGTGCATCAACTGCGAACTGCCGTACTACAACAACGGTGGTGGAATGATCTGCCCGGAGTGCGGCGATATGCCGGACGAAGACCAACTGCTCAATCCGTAACTACCTGAAAACCAAATGAAACGTTATATCGCTCTCGTTCTCGTCGCAGCTGCCTTGGCACTGATTGCTGTGTTCCCAACACCAGCGCATGCAATCGACGCGAACACCGTCAATAGCGCTGGCTTCGACAAACTGACAGAGGCCCAGAAGGCAGAAATGCTGAAACAGATCGCCGACAAAGTCGAAGCGAACAAATCTGCACCACCTGATACGAAGGTTGTCGAGAAGACGGCACAATGGGTCGATCTCGGTGAGCGAATCGGCAAGATGCTCGGAGGTGCTGCACGCGAAGTTGGCATTGCTGTCAACGAGTTTGTCAAGACGCCTGTCGGTATGCTGACCGCAGCACTGATCGTGTGGCATTTCATGGGTGGTGTGATCGTTCACGTTGTCGGTGGTATTGCGATCATGGTCGTCGGCATGTCGATCCTGTGGTATATCCTCCGTCGTTCGCGTCACATTGAGACCAAGTACGATCCGGAAAAGAAGGACATCTTTGGTCGTTCGGTCAAACTGACTGAGATTCGTCACAGTCTGTCCGACGATGACAAGGCCATGGCACTGTTGTGGACCGCAGCTGTGGCGATCGTAAGCTTGGTCACGACGTTCACGTACTGATCGCGGATCGCTCTGGCAAAAACCACGCAATACTGCGTGGTTTTCTTCGTTTGCTCTATTGTCTTTTTCGCGTAATACGGTGAATATCTTGACCGTTAAAGTGTTTGATGTCGTTCGACAAGCAAACGATCGAAGAAGATCAAATGCTCCGTTGATTTTTCACCCTATAACTACGATACTGTAATCATCGTAAGACAAAACGAGCAGGCAGGTACAACATGAGTGACGAACTGTTTAACACAACCGAATTGCAAGATGCGATTGACGATCTTTCTCAAGATCAGGACGAGCATCAGTTCGGTCAAAGCGAAGACGATGAAGTCCTTGAGCTGTACGGCGACAAAGAAGTTCGCTGGTATCAGATCGCTGCACGAAACGGCGTCGAGCAAGCGTGGACCGAAAATCCGCGTGCTCGTGTTCTGATTGTCCTGCCGACGGGAGCTGGTAAGACAATCACGTCTGGTCTCGTGTTCAGTTCTGATGTGATCCGTCAACTCGTCGGTGTCAAGCCGGGCGAGAAGCTGCGGATTCTGTTCATCGCGCACAAGCATCGTCTGTTGACGCAAGCAGAACAAGCGTATGCGGACGCACACAACGTCGAGTTCATCCCTCAGTCTGCGTTCTCGGCGATCCCCGACGAAGTGCTCGAAAGGGGATGGCACATCGCGTGTATCGACGAAGCGCATCACGAAGCGATGGCAACGATCCAGTACCATCTGGAAAAGCTCGGTGACAAGCCGATTCTCGGTCTGACTGCAACTCCGGACCGTGCCGACGGTTGCCTGATCAAGTTTGACGTGATCATCAATCCGATCACTCGTGAGCAGGCTGTTGCTGAAGGATTCCTGGCGCCGACACACATTCATTCGTTTGTCGACGTGCCGTCCGCTGACAAAATCAAGATCCTGACTGCGATTTTCGAGGACTATGCTCACCAGATGGGCCAGACGATGGTGTTCGTTCGCACGAAAAAAGAAGTTCGTGCGCTGACGACGATCCTGATCAATATGGGCTATGATGCTGTCGGTGTGCTGACGCAAACGGAAAAGGAGCTCGACCGTTTGCTGAACGACTTCTCGAACAAGAAGATCCAGTTCATCATCAACTGCAACAAGATCAACGAGGGCGTCGACGTTAAGGGATGCACTGACGTGATCCTTGGCCGTCAGTTCGGTTCGTACATGCAACTGAACCAAGTGATCGGTCGCGCTGCTCGTCCTGACTCGGACTGCAACGTGTGGGAACTGATCAATCCGCTGTCGTCCCGCAACCTCGATACGACTGTCGTTGTCGGTACTCCGGAATCGCATCGTCTCGTTGCGATGGAGGGTGGTGTGTGGGTCGAGCGTAACTTTGACTACGTCACTCATCGCACGAATAAGCAGCTGGGCATCACCAGTGGTATCCGTATCCGTCATTGAGGACAACATGGCAACGAACGACGCTCTCGGAAATCCAGTTGTTGAAGGCAACTGGTACGGGTACTCCAAGGAAAGCAACGGAATTACTCGTGTGATTCGTGCCCGTGTCAAGTACCTGAAGAACGACAAAGCACGATTGACGGATTGTCGTGAGTACCTTTCACTTGGTATCACCAACAGTGCAGAGATCGTCCCAACCCAAGTCGAGGACCGGACGATGACGTGCCATACGTTGTTTCCGATTCCCCCTCAGGAGTAACTATGACCAAAGCGGTATTCTTCTCTTTGACAGTCGTCACATTGACAATCGTGATCGGACTGTTGATGCTTGATTTTCGAATCGGGCAAGCTCTAGGTGGCGCACTGACGTTCATCAGCGCATGCGGTGCCCTGTCTGAACTGGTTCGCGGCTGCGAAGACAAGCAAGGTCAAGCTGGAATGTTCACATTCTTCTTGATTGTCGGACTCGTTATCTTCTTCACAACATAAGGAAAATCATGCCTCAAGAATGGTTGACATTGTGCTCGTTGTCAACCACAAGTAATAGGTATACGATCCTCTTTACGTTCAACTCTTCGAGATTACCATGGCAGACTTTGAAGTTTACGGATGGATCATCGTCGTCGGTGCTCTGATCGCATTGCTCACGTCGTCCGTGCGTGCCATTCTGCGTGCAGAACGCGTTTGGTCGTTGGGAACGTTCGTGTACACGGCAAGTCGTGTGTCGATGATCCTGTACATTATCATCGCATCCGTGATCGGCACGGCGGCGTGGTGGGGTGTCGGATACATCATCGAACACAAGATCAAGATCGAAGTCACTCTCCGCTGAAGGACTATCATGTTTCGCAACGCAATCGCGTACCATGTGACGCGTGGCAATGGTGAAAAGGAAACGATCTGGGCAATGCCCGGATCGCAACTGCACAAGTTGCTGTCGGAAGGTAAGAAGGATGCTGCACACGAGTGCCATCGCGAAAGCGTTGCGCGTGAAAAAGAGCTAATGGCTCGAATTGATGCTCAAATGGCGAAGGTGCAACGATGAGTGACATCTACTACAAGATTCGTAGCAAGACAACCGGTCTGTTCTCGACTGGTGGAAGTGACGTCACGTGGAACAAAGTCGGTAAGGTGTGGAGGCGGAAGGGAGACCTTTCATCGCACTTTACTGGCTTGACATCACATGGCCGCAAGCAGTATCGCGACAACGACGCTGAGGTTGTTGAGCTCGAAACGGTTGTTCACAATCTAATCCCCGTCGAACAATACCTCGAGCAAGCGGACGAACGTCGCGTTGAGAAAACGAACGAAGCACACCGACGTCGAGCTGACAAGACACGCAAGGACGAACTTGCGGTTTTGAAGCATCTGCAAAAGAAGTACCCAGGAGGTGTGTGATGAAAGAGCCGAAGCTGGACTTTGTCCGTCTGATTGACATCAACACGGTGACACGTGATGAAATCGTGTCGATCATTCGCAAGTGGGGTCGCGACAACGGTGGACGGTACATCGCCAGTCTGCTGTTGCAGATTGCTGAGTTGAAGGGATTCCCACCGATCACTCCGGTTGACTTGGAGCCGAACCGGTCGTTCGGCTTCGAGATCAAGTTGTTCGAGGTCAATACCGATGCATTGGAAGACGTCACCGAGTCCGCTGTAGGCCTTCGTCAAACGAAGTACCTTGGCTTCACCACGACACACAAGGGAAACAGGTTTGCGGTCCTCCACTATTACGGCAAGGAGCCGGCGTGGGACGACGTCAAAAAGAAACTCAAACAGTACGGAGGCTTGTTCGCGTAATGGGCAAGAAGTACATCACCGATGTCAATGACATCCCAAAACATCCTCACTACGCAGTCGTCCAGAGCAAAAGCGTATACATCCCTGCGGATGCAACGGCTTATCATCCGGAACCAGCCTACTACGACCATTCTTTGTCGTACATCGTGTTCGACACCCCGGAAGAGTGGGAACAGTACGTTCGCGAAGCGACACTCAAAGCCGGTTCGAACAAGGTTGACTTCATTGCAATTGAAGCAACACCAGCCCAAGTGACAATGACAGTCAATGTCAAGCTCACATTGCCGAAGGGTAAGTGATGAAACGACTGCTCAACTTCCTCCGTCCATTCCGTACGCACAAACTCGGTCGTCGTCGTATAACCACGATCAAGATCATCTACAAGAGCGGTGCGACACATGAATTTGATGTGTACACGTTCGAAATCACAAGGTCGTACGGCGGTGATACGTCGATGAAGTGGGAAGCTGTTAGTGACGATAACAAACCGTTGCTGATTGGCGTGGACGAAATCGCTGCGGTGTACCAAGGCAAAGAGCGCTACAAATACGGATTGATTGAAAAATGAGTTCGAAGATCCCAAAGCAGTGGAAGCACTGGTTGTATCGTCTCCGCCTTCGCCAAGAATGGCACGGAGATGCCTATTCTTACAAAGGCCGTGGTCATCATTGGCGAATCGGCTACCGATATTACGGGAAGAACAGCGGTCAGTTGTTCTTCCAGCGGGGCGACAAGTACGAAGACATGGACCGGTGGGCGCTTACCGACACTGTGTCGCATGAAGGAATCCCTCAGACGTTTGCAGAGCTGAAGGAATTCGTCGAAAACGCTCTCAATCCTGAATTCTGTGCGAGATACAAAGCAGATCTCGACCGTAAAATTGCTGAATGGCTGAAGGAATACAAGGAACAATCAGGGAAGGTGACGGTGAGCGAAGATGCGTGAAATTCAACGTCGCCGCGGTCCAACTTACGAAGTGGACGGGAACGAGTACCTCGACCGTCTCGAACGGAAGGATGCCTTGTGGCACGACATCATCGGCGAAGAATTCGGTGTGCATGATGATTACTGCGACGGAGATTTCAAGCTTGTTGTTTGGCAATGGTGCAATGATGGATATAAGGCTGACCGATATAAGTTCTTTACGGAACTGACGGACAGCCAACTTGAAATCCTCGCAACTGATGGTGACATCGACTGTCCGGATGACGACCCTCAGTTGGTCGAATATGACAAACTGACCGAGGCCGTCAAGCAACTCGGAGATCAATTCAACGACCATATGTTTTGGTTATCGGCCGACTCGTACGCAATGATGGAACAGATTCGTCGTGCAATCATTAAGGACTACCCTGAAGCAGAAAACATGATGAAGAAAGGCCAGCTGGCACTCGCATTTTATCAGTGACCAGTTGACCTAAACTGTTGGTTGTATATAATAGCGAGCGTGGTTTCGACCACAGCTCGCTATCAGCGCTGCAAAACTGACCCATTGATCTTTTACCCGATATCGCTGATAGTAGTCGTAACAGTTAACAAAACGCACGGACACGCAAATGATTCGCTTCGACCCTTCCAAACTCGTCGTTGAGATCGTCTGGTTGAAGACGGTGACGACTGCTGTCGGTGGCAGCATCTCCGTACTCGATGAGACCAAGTCGACCGACAAGAAGGAAGTGCTCCGTCGGATTGTCGTGCCGATGGCTGTCGCTCGACAGTTCTTGCTGAAGACTAAGAAAATCACGAAGTACCTCAAGCCTGTCCTTACTGCGATCACTCGATATGACGGTCTTGTCGTGTCGATGGAACGTCATCCGCTTGCTGGCCTTGGCAAACTGGAAGAGGAAGGTGCTTTCGGCGATACGCGTCGTTGGGAACCGTACAGCCAGCAGAACTTCAACGCGTATGTGCACGGGATGATCAAGTCGTCGAGCCGTCAGTGGTATTTCGACGGTCGCTACGTGTATGCGTTTGACAATGACGACACGAACGTCAACATTCGTGATGGACAGTACCTCTCCCGTGATGGTCGTTTCCGTAAGCTCAATGTGACGACCGTCGACCTCCAGTCGCTGCCGTATGCAGACAGCCTGCAACCGGAAGGTCGCACGTGCTTGGCTTTCGTTGCAGCAAATGGCAAATTCGCCATCACTCCTCCGATCTGGAAAGATGTTGCAAATGTCGGTTCGACGCGAATCACGATCGACGATGACGATGATGATTCCGGTGAAGAGACCGTTGCGAACGGTGAGAACAACAACTCGTACAACTTCGATGCGATCGACGAACAACTGTCGGTCAACGTCAACTTCGCACTGAAGGCTGGCCAAGAGATTGGCAAGACGTTCGGCTACGAGTACATCGAGCCTCTCCAACTGCCCCGTCTGATGATCGAGCTGCACACCGTCAACCTGCCTGGCATTCCGAAGGAAGTCAAGCAAACGTACAACTGTGGCCTGAAGTTCACGCACGCTCTTGCATGGCTTCTTGGCATGTCTCGCCAAGCGAACACGATGCCCACGATGCTGATGATGCGCTCGCTGATGAAGTATCTGACGAAGCGTGGGATGTTCTCGAGCAAAACGTTCGATGCGTCGAATGTGTTCCAAGACGGCAAGACGGTCGCTGACGTCAAGGTTCGTAGCCTCAAGGAAATCCGTGAGACACAGGATGTAGCCAAACTGATGATCTCGTCGATGCTCGCAGAAACGACTCGTGCGCAAAAAGCGCGCAAAAAGGCCGATGCTTCGCAAGTTGGCGGTCTGCTCAACGAAGATTGACCCGTTGAACAACGGTAAATATAGGGGTAAGATTCGTCTTATCACTTTCCTTCCCTCAGGAGTACTCAATGAAACGCATCATGCTCGCGAGTGCAATCCTCGCATTGTCCGCGTGTTCGTCGCCTCCGGCGCAACTGAGCACGCCCGCACAAGCCGTCACGACGGAACAGGTTGAATCGCTTGTCGCGGCTCAATATGGTTCTGTCCAAGTCGTGTCGGACAAGAAAGGCCAGTGGGTCGAGATTTCGTCGACGGGGTCTGCTGCCGTCACGCAGAACACTGCTGCAGCACAAGATGCTGCTCTCAAGCTGGCACTGACGGTTGCTCGTCGCAACATCTCCGAATTCATGGGGACGAACGTTGCGACGAACACGATCACAACAACGACGAACGACGGTGACAAGTCGTCTGTCAGCTCGAAGGAAACCGTTTCCGAACGGAGTGCCGCGCTGCTGAAAGGTATGACGATCGACCAGCAACTGATCAACGGTGATCGCGCTGTCGTCAAGGTCGTCATCCGTCGCCAGAACGTCAACGCAGCTCGCAACGCCCGCATCGACATGCTGAAGTAAGGTGCCGCGATGGGTGCTGTTTCGTCTGTCGTTACTGTGTTATCGATGCTGTCTTCTCCGGCAGCACCGGTGACAAATGCGATCATTGGAAAGGTTGTTTCTACTTTCCAACAGCCGAAATCTGACGTCAAGTTGACAACAGTCGAAGCAACCGGTCGTGGTTCAACGTACGAACTTGCTTTGGCAAACGCAAAAACGAACGCCCTCGGTACTGTTACCGGGGTTTTCGTCGTTTCTTCAACGAAGACGGTCGACGACAACCAAACAACGAACACTGCCGAGTACGCAGGCGGTGTGATCAAATCGCATGATGTCGTGTCATTTGATCACACGGATGATATCTACACTGTGATCATCACTGCCGTCGTTCAGACTGGCAAGAATAACGTCGTCACGGGACGCACTGTTGATCCTGTATGGCGTGCAAATGTCAAAGCGTTGCTGGACGACCAGAAGCAACAGCAAGCATTCACTCCGTCGTTTGCTGATCAGCCAAAGTACAATACAGAGATCAAGAACGTACAAGCAGTTGCTCGCGCCAACTTCGCTGAAGTGAAGATCACATACAGCGTGACGTGGTCTCCAAAGTTCCTCGATGATGTCCGTCGTTTTGTTGAGACTGGTGGTCGCAAGATCAATGCTGGTGATCCTCGTACGATGTACGCTGTGTGTTTTGGTACAACTACCGTCTGGGCTCCGGACGAAACGTGTACGGATGTTTCCACCAACATCGCAACCATCGAAAAAGACGTTTACTTGAACGTGAAGGTCACTTATGATAACGGTAAATCAAAAGTGCACCCCGTTCAACTGATACGTGAACAAAACGCGATGCGCGTTGTGACGTATGCTGGATCTAAGATGTATCACAGCTCCAGTGGTCGACAAGTCTCCTACGGTAAGGGCGTGGTGCTTTTTGAAAAGGGAAGCATTAACAGCGTTATCGCGCTGCGTATGCCTTTGCAAGAAGCCGCTCGTATCTCTTCAATCGAAGCGGAAACCGTAGAATGAGGACATATGGACGACATTTCTTGGGCTATGATGGTTGGAGTTGTCTGCCTGATCATTATGAGTGGTGTTCTTCATCGGGCAATTCGCAACAAGGAAGTTAAAGTGCACGACATGGCTGCTGCGCAGTTTGTGATCGGCACCAGTAGCATCAGCGCAATTGCTTTGACGTTCATTCTCGTTTTCCGGATCGTGGGGTGAATTATGGGTGGTATTTCCAGAACTGTCGTGCAGCAACAACTCCCGGATGTACTCAAGCAACTCAACGTTGTCGTTCAGGCTGATGCGAAAGTGATCGCCACGCTGGTCGAACTTGCAAAAGGACTGACCGATCCACATGCATCGCTCAGTATGCGCCATGAGATCGCTGTGTCGATCCAAGAAAGTCTCGGACGGATGCACAAGAACGCTGTCGGTACCAGCAATCACATCAAAGAGATCCTCAAGTACGTCTGATCCTCGTACTCGCTAAATAACTGTTGACATTATCTCATGGGATATGAGATAGTGATCGCACTGAATAACGCAGGTTCGCGAAATTCAGTGGTAGTTTTCAATGTTTAAACCTTAAATGTCTGCGGACAGATAGGAGTCTCTATGCATACCGACAACTTTGAGCTGATTCGCAATGCGAAGGTCGATGTCGAACACATCGTCGACAGCAAGAAGAACAACGTTGCCGTGATCACGGTCAACGACAAGTACCAACACCGCTTCTCCCCGAAGTCGCGTATTTCCAAGCACCTCGAAATGATGGACAAGGCGGATCTGCAAGAACGCCTGAACGGTGGTGCGTATATGTTCATCGACGATCGCCTGGTCGACTTCCGTGATGGAATGTACCACGGCTTCATCCACGACGACAACGCTCTCGCCAAGTTCATGGAGCTGATCGGCTACCAAGTCCGTGAAAAGATGCCTCTGCACCGCCGTCGTCGCAACGACGATGACGAACGTGGTGATAGCGCGATCGTTCTTCGCAAGGTGTGGGATTCGAGTGAAATCATCGTCCCTGGTTACAGGGAAGGTGGTGAGTTCAACAGCGAACTGTCGTTCGTCTGGAATCCGTTCAGCAAGACGATCAACCAAGCGTTCGACCTCGTCCGCCTCATCTGCACGAACGGGATGGTCGGCCTCACTTCGTTCCTCAACACGAAGGTGCCGGTGATGAACCGTTGGGAAGAGCACATGGACATCGCGTCTCGCCAGACGCAGAACAAGGTGACGGCGACGGTGATCGCACGGATCCAAGCGATGCAACATGAACGTGCTTCGGTCGCCGACTGCATGCTGATGTCGAACCACGCGAACGATCGTCTGCATTCGCCTGGCGAGAAGCTGGAAGGCGAACGTCAGCGTCTGCTCGAGATGTACGCTGCTGTCAACCCGATGGAACATCTGAAGGATCTGTACCAGCCTTCTGTGTTTTACAACTCTGCTCTGGGAAGCCAGTTGCCGAGCCATCTGACGACGCTCGACCTGTTCAACTTCGCGACCGAACTGCGCACGCACACTTCGGAATGCAAGAAGTCGTCGCAGACTGCACTGGACAAGTTCGCTAACGGTGTTCTGTTCGAAGACCAGAACAATGTGATCGCGTCCGCTTCGGCGATGGTGCCTGCAAAGGCTGCGTTCTCGTCACCGGAACGTGCTTTCTTCGGCCAGATGCACTAATCAAGGGGCTTCGGCCCCTTTTCTTTTGGAGAACCATATGACCAAGCTGTTTTCGCCCGTCGTTTCGAAGTCGCCTCGTCGCTTCCAGATGGAAGATCGTTCTGGCGGCAAAGTCAACCGGACCGACTCGAACATGACGCTGCAGGATGCACTGCGGATGACGGACTTCACGGATGATGAAGTCAACGCAATCGTCGAGCTGAAGCCTGGTGAAGAAATGCTGTTCGGGTCCGACCAAGACCTCAGCATCAAGCGGACCGACGGAATCCGTCCGAAGCCGACGTTCTTGTACGGTTCGGAACTCAAGTACCTGATCGAATGCGTCAGCCGCGATCATCGCGACCTGGAATCGGTCGTTGCCGTCAAGCAGAAGCTCAAGCAAATGCTGATCGAAGAAGAGCCGTTTTCGCGGACGCCTCTGTATCCCCACGTGTGGGTGGACAATGCAACTGGCATGTTCGTGTGGGAAGACGAAACGAACGTCTTCAGCGACGGACGGTATCCGACAGCACACCTGGCAGAACACGCACGCCTGGAGTACTGCAACGCTTGCCTGTGAAGCGTAACAGCTTCCCTAAAAAAGCCCACTTCGGTGGGCTTTTTTATTGCTTGTTTTATGGTAAACGGGTACAAATTACAATGTAGCCACATTTGAAAGGATACAACATGGCTACAACCAAAATCGTGACGCGTACTCGCAAAGAAGCACTTGAACTGTGGGCTGACACGCTCGAAAGCGGTAAGTACCGTCAAGCACAAGGCCAGCTGCGCGAGACTACTGTCGACAAAAGCGGCCATACTCGCCGTTCGTTCTGCTGCCTTGGCGTTTTGTGCGACCTTGCTCGTAAGGACGGAGGTCCGCAGTGGGATCAATACGACCAGTACGGTATGGAAAGTGGATTCCTTCCTAAGGATATCGCCAAGTACACTGGTGTGAATCGTACGATTCAGAACAAGCTGATCAAGTTGAACGACGACACTGGTGCTTCTTTCAAGAAGATCGCCAAGTACATCCGCGCGGAAGTGATTCCTAAGGTCACCGAGTAAGGGATGACAATGACTAAGATTGTAACCCGTACACGCAAGCAGGCATTCCTCAACTGGATTGATGCATTGGAAAGCGGTAAGTATCGTCAAACGCAAGGTCAATTGCGTGATTCGCATTATGACCGTGGTGGTCACGTCCGCCATTCATTCTGTTGCCTCGGTGTTCTGTGTGACCTTGCTCGTAAAGATGGTGGACCGAAGTGGGACTCACACACGACTGAATGGTATGATGAACTGGAAAATCAAGTGTTCTCACCTGTTGATGGCGAATTGCCGTTGGACATGCGACAGTTCATGGGAATGTCAGCTGCACACGAAACCAGACTGATCAGCATGAACGACGACGGCAAAGCTTCGTTCAAGGAAATTGCCAAGTACATCCGTACAGTCGTAATGCCTGAAGCACTGAAAAACTGACATGACCAAGATCGTAACTCGCACACGCGAGCAGGCATTCCTCCACTGGATTGCCGCTTTGGAAAGCGGCAATTATCGCCGAACGACTGGTCGGCTTCGCAGGGTCAAGAGGGATGGTGATCGTATTGACGGTCGCCTTCGGCATTCATTCTGCTGCCTTGGCGTCCTGTGTGATCTTGCACGCAAAGACGGTGGTTCTAAGTGGCGGGATGATCGTGGCATGAATGACGCTGAGGCGGACGCACAGCTATTTGCATCCCATTATGCCTTACTTCCGGATCCCATCCGTGATTTCATGGGAATCACTCGTGAGCAACAACAATCGTTGATTGACATGAATGACAAAAAACGAGCTTCGTTCAAAGAAATCGCCGAGTACATCCGTAATACGATCATGCCGAAAGCTTTGGAGCGACCATGATTGAAGAACCTCAATTGACCACTGAACAATGGCTGCATGAAATCTGCTGCTACGCTGGTTGGGGCAATCGCGGCGAATGCGTTCGAACGGACGATGGATGGGTCGGTACGGCCGAACTGATGACGATTCGTGACGCAATCATTTCGATCCTGATCGGTCGTCGTTGTGGTGACACTATTCATCTTCCAGACGAACACGTTCCAGCGTACCTACGGATTCCGTATTCCGACGTTGAGATTCAAGAGTTGCGAGCTAAAGCTCAACGCCTAATTGATCCTACGAACATGTCCCCTGAATACATGGCTGGATTCGAGGACAGTGCAACTCTGAACGCCCGTAAACAACTAGCAAAACTGAGAATATAACATGCCACAATTCACAATCCAACTATCTGATGAACAAATCGCACAACTGAAGAAGGAAGCTCGTCGTGATGTCAGCGATGAAATTGACGAAGATAGCGGTGAATTCTTCAATCCGTACGATATGTACGGTGGTAACTTCGACGACGCATACCAAGGTGGTCGTGATGACTCCGACACAGATAATGCGCGTTTCCTCCTCACGTTGATCGGTGAAACGTGGTAAAGCGTAAACAACCGTTGCTCCACTGGAAAGTGATTGCGTTCATCGTTGTCCTGTTCCTTGCTTGCTTCGGTAGTCTGATTGTGTCAAGTAAGGCGTACTTGTACTGCCGAGAAACTGAAAAACCTCTGGTCTGTTCGACGGAGACGAAGAAGTGGATCGGCAAGTATGCCCTCCACGTTGTAAAGAAACTATTTTAAGGGTATATGTCATCTTCAGTCAAGGCTGCGTTAGCGGCCAATGGTGCTGTTGCCATCGCCAAAAGCGTTGGTGCGTTCTTCACTGGCTCTGCAGCGTTGTTTGCTGAAGCGGTTCATAGCTTCGCAGACTGCGGTAACCAACTGCTTCTCCTGTTCGGAATGCGTTCCTCTCAGAGGGATCCGAACACGGAACATCCGCTCGGATATGGCAAGGAGGTTTACTTCTGGTCGTTCGTCGTTGCACTTGTGCTGTTCACGCTTGGTGGTGTGTACTCAGTGTACGAAGGATACCACAAGTTGGTTGATCCAGTGCCTCTTAACCATGTTGGCTGGGCTGTTGGCATTCTCGTGTTCGCTGTGTGGGCTGAATCGAAGTCGCTCTGCGTGTGCCTTCGAGAGATCCGAGCGAAGTACCCTGGCAAATCACTGAAGTGGTTCTTCAAAGAGACACGCGATCCTGAATTGCTTGTCATCTTTGGTGAAGACGCCGCAGCACTTGCAGGTCTTGTGATTGCTTTGTTCACTGTTCTCCTCAGCTGGATTACCGGCAATCCCGTATGGGATGCGATTGGTTCGATCATTATCGGTATTCTGTTGATGGTAGTTGCTGTTGGACTATTCCTTGAAACCAAGGCGTTGTTGATTGGTCAAAGCGCTGACCCAACAACACGTAAGGCTCTTCGTCAACACTTGATGGATCTCGATGAGATTGAACACGTGTATGACTGTGTAACGCTGCAGCTGGGTAAGGAAGTTCTCCTGTTGCTTCGTGTGCGCATTATCAACATGGAAAGCCACGAACAGCTGATCGACTACTTGCGTACCGTTAAAGCTGGTATCTACGAAAAGTTCCCCCAATTTACCGTGGTCTACATTGAACCGGATGATCAGTTCAAGGATCATTGATCTATTCTAATTTACAGGACCAAATCATGAGCTTTGAGACCAACCGTTGGTGGATTCTTCACACTGCAATCGCAATGACTGCCGACGAGCGAATCAACCTTGCTTCGTTCCGTAGTCCTTCTCTGTTCCATATTAACAACGGCATCAGTAATTTGGACGTCGATGTACACTTTGTTGAAGGTACCGACACCGCATGTATGGGAGGAATCGCAGCGACGATTCCTATGTTCAACGCAGAAGGTCTGACTTACAATACCGCCACCAAATGCGTTGTATTTGAAGACGAAGAACATTATCTGATGAACTTCGACGCTTTGGCAAAGTTCTTCAACATCGATGTTGAAGCGGCGAAAGACCTGTTTTGTCCTGGTCCAGCATCGCGCGTCGACGAAACGGTCGAGTACGCCATGCAAGGTGAGAAGGACAAGTGGTCTGACAAGCGGATCGCTCTGCGTCGCATTCGCCGTCTGATGCTGAAGACCGGAGTGATCTCTGAGTTGGAGAGCAAGCGGATGAAGAAGTTTGAAATCAATGTGAGCAAGTAACATGACGAAGTTCACCAAGATCGACGGCAGTGAACCAACCAACTACGATGTGCTTGAGGACAAAGCTCAAAAGATCCTCGCTCGTCTTCAGGTTGGTAGCACGATCACGCGAAACTTCGCTGAGTACGCTCTGCATATCGCTCAGCGCCGTCGTACCAACGCAGGTTTCAGTGGAGCATACGATGACGGTGGTGCAAGCGCAATTGAAGCTGCTGTTGATGCGTGGATTAGCGGTCTGAACCAAACGATTCCGTCTGCTAACAGCGTGCTCGGTCCGGTGTATCGTTCATTCAATCGCGACACTGATCCGAGGTACGAACAGTACCTCAGACTGAAGGCTGAATTCGAACAATAAGGAACCACGATGACTGAATTCACTGTTAAGCGCGTCGACTCGTCTGACGAGAACGTCAGCAAGTATGTGTACGATTTCGGTAACGCTGTCGCTGAAGCTGTTCTGTACAAATACCCGACGTACGAGGAACGAACTGTGATTTGTTGCAGCACACAATCTGGTTGCCCTGTTGGCTGCCGGTTCTGCGGTGCTGGTGACAATTTCGTTCGTAGTCTGACTGGTCAAGAGATCCTCGATCAAGTCCAGTACTTGTTCAGCGATCGCAATATCGATCCAGCTCAGGTGAAGAAGGGACAGATCATGTTCATGAGCATGGGCGAACCTTTGCTGAACAAGCAAGGTCTGACCGATGCGATTCGTAAGCTGCACGTCCTGTATCCGAATTTCGCTCTGTTGATCAGCACAAGTGCACCCGACGTCGACTATCAGTGGGTTCGCGACCTGTCGGTTGAAGTGCCAACCGTTGGCCTTCAGTTCTCTGTTCATGAGAGCACTGATGAAGCGCGGGACAAGCTGATTCCGTTCAAGAAGAAGCTGACAATCGAGCAAATCGCTCGTGAAGGCGAGCTGTGGTACCTTGCCACTGGCCGCTCTCCGTTCTTCAATTACTGCGCACACGACAAGAACACGTCGCAAGACGATGCTGACCGTATCTACGGTCTGTTCAATCCGAATGTGTGGCAGGCAACGATCAGTGTGATCTGTGAGCGTGATGAATCGATTGCTGCTGCGAACCAACGTCAGCGTCAACTCGCCACGGATTTCATGGACAAGCTGAGCGACTTCGGATTCAGCACACGTTGTTTTGATCCTGCTGGTCAAGACGATATCGGCGGGGGTTGTGGGCAGTTGTGGTTCGTCCAAGATTGGATGAAGCAACATCCGGATCTTGCTCGTCCTTCGATTGGCCGTCTCAGTGGTATTCCTGTTGTTCATACTCCTCGGGCGTGCGCATGACTCTGCAGTATAAGAAAATGTCAGAGGATTTTGCGATCCTCAATGGCCGTTACCAAGACCTAGCGTACGAATTCAGTATCATCGACTCAAAACACAACAAGTTGTGCAGTGAACTTGGTAGAGTCATTCGCCCTTTGCTGAGCATTTTGTTCCCTGATGACGACAGTAAAATTCTGACGTACGGTAACTTCAAGTGCCTCAGGCAAGAGGCGGATGCTGACGTAGTGTACTTCTTCCTTGGCGACACTCACCGTTCGTATACAATCTCGCATGAGATCCTGTTTGCGGATGACCCTGTCGCGCAAGCAACAGCGTATATGGAACAGAGAGAAAGAGACAAGATCGATACCGAGATTGAATATCTCGAACAGACGATCAAGTACCATCAACGTGAGCTGGAAGACCTAAAGCGAGTGAGAGAAACCAACAATGGAAGCTAAGGAAAGCCACATTAATCCCTCAACGGGACTAAAGCGTCATGCTCAGATGTTAGCGGATGCTTACAAACTTGACGGAGCTATCATTATTTCGTGTTCCGATGAACAAATGAGAATTGGGACACATGGTCTCGATCCTCAGATGATTCGCGACGCCCTTTGCTACGCCATCGCTCAGACTTACGAGCATGAGAACGCAACAGGCATTGATTACTACTAGCAAGATGTTGATTGTCTGAAAGACAATCAACAGTGAGAAGAAAATGAATCCAGTTGAACTTAAGGACCTAGAGGTCGGCGACATCGTCTATGAGCGTGAGTATGGCTTTATGGATCAGTACCGAGTAGTCAGCGCTCCTCGACGTATTGTCGACAGTGAAGACTACGCTGACGGTTGGCTGGTTGAAGTTCAACCGCTTGACGACTCCAGCGGTCCGATCGAATTCTTCGTCTCTGATGAGTATGCACACCTCGGACCTGAACTGTACATTTGAAAGGCAATTATGTCGGAAACACTCGATCGATATCTGGAACTGAAGCACCAGATTCAAACGGAAGAAATTCCCAAGTTGACGGACGAAACAATCCCTCTCGAGAAACGGTGGGAACTGTACGAGAAGCTGGCAACTGCTGGCGTTCTCGGTAAGAACAGTTGCGGTGATGGCTATCTTGATGTTCTCGATCCGACCGATAGCTTGTCGTTGTATGACGACTTCAATGTTGATCGTCACCAGACGGTTACGTATCTCAAGTTGTACAAAAAGATTCTAGCAGCGAATGCTTCTGCCGCGAAGTACGAAGAGCCGCTTCCTTACACACAGGAAGCGATCGACGACTGGCGTGAAGAAGTACTTTTTGGCGGCGACAGCGAAATGGTGTACGACTGGTGAGAATTACTTTTGTCAATCAGATGATCCAATACGCTGAAGCTCACATTAAGTGGCTTGCAACGGTTGATCAGAAATATGTCGATCCATACGACGTGTATCCCGAGGACTTCCTCGATATCTACCGCACTGCGGAGAACCTGATCGAGCTCGGGAACAACTATCTGCTTGCACTTGAAGCATTGCAGACAGGTGATCAAGAAAAGGCACAGCAAGCCCTCAGCAACGCTGGTCTAATTTGAACCTGTTGATTTAACTCAATTAAGGGTAGATGATTGATTTCATCTACCCTTTTTATTTGAACCAAAGATGAACAAACTACTCGCAGTCGCTTTGTTGGTCGTGATGACCAACACGTTCGGTAAAGGGATACCTGTTCAAGTCGAACAAACGCCAATTATCACACCGGCAATTGCAACGGGTGTGATGCAAATTGATACGTATCGAACGTATCCTCATAAGAATGGGCTGCTGTTTTGTGGCTGGGCATTCAACTACGACCGCGATACAGCGCGGTGCTCCGATGCCCAAGGCTACAATGCATGGCAGTATCTGCCTCAAATCATTCCGCGTGGGAGTTCCTATGTCGGATTCAGCATCATTACACCGGGGACGATCGCCGTCTACTACAAATGAAAACCAAACAAAATCAACGCTGGATCGCAATCAATGGCTCCGTGTTCGTTGAACAGGAAGTCGAAGTGAAGGCTGATCTCGGCAAGAAGTACAAGAAGCGTGAAGCGGTCGCGTTCAACGTTGGCCAAGACGTTGCTGAGCACATCGTCAAGCTTCACAACGCCGGACTGAGCGACAATTGGAAGTCCGAATTCAAGGATATCGACTTCAAGAAGAACGAACACGGCGTGTGGGAAGTGTAACATGAACGTCCTTCAATACCTGATCGGACTTCGTCCTGCTATTCCAACGTCTGCAGAACGTCCTCCTGAAGCAACCTCGAACAGTGAGCTTCGCCGGATGTTGCAGAACAAAGCGATCCAGATCAACGGTGAGACTGACTGGAAGTTCGACGAAGAGATCCCCTGCTTCGTGTGGGAAGTGATCTTCTTCCCTAAGTCAACGACATGGAAGAAGGGGAAGGAAGGTGAGCGTGATAAGCCTCCTCGCCGTACGACTCTCGTTCAATTCAATTTCAAGGAAATGAAACCATGACCTTTGCTGTCTCTGCATCGCAACTGAACGACGCTTTCGCTGCTGGTCAAAAGGTTCTACTTGACGGAACCGTTGACAACATTCGCAACATTGTCAACGCTGCCTTGAAAAAGGCTGTTGCTGATTTGCCCGACGGTAATCGCTCGAACACGATGGGATATATCAGAATTCCTGTCGTCGCTGTCAAGTTCAAGGGAACTTACGCGGGAGACATGATCGATCGAGCACTGGCGATTGTGATCAATCAACTGAACGACAGCGGTTTTCGCGCTACGTTCGAAAGCGATCCGGATGAATGGGGCCGGTGGGACATTATGATTCATATGGGGTAATCATGAGCCGCATCAAACCTCTGTTCAAAGTGTATTGCGCAACGGAAGAACTGGCAGAACAGTTCCAACGTGTTGCGTTCAACCACAATATCCGGTGGTTGTGCCAATCACATAACCAGCCTGCTGAGCCATGGTCGACGTTTCGTCTGTATCTAATCGTGACACGTGGATATGACGGACGTTTGTGGATCAGTTGGATGTCACCGGATCACTTCTTCAAGACAGAGACAGATATGTTGTATGTCACTGCTGAAGAGTTTATTCGTGACGCAGATGTGATGATGGAATTGTTCAACAAATAAAGGCTCCCTAGGGAGCCTTTTCTTTTGCATTTAACGCGTTTACCTGCAAGCTAACACTGATATAGAACTTGCCTGATTGCTTCAATGATTGCTGAACGTTACTCAGCAATGGAAACAATTAACTTAGGTCACGGAGCTTGGTTTCCAGCTCCTCAACTCGTTGACTGAGTTCTTGAACTGCTTTGATCAAGATAGGAACAAATACACTATATTTAACCGACTTAATTTCTTGTTCGCTGCCGGGATGAATAGCCGTTTCAATCATTCCAGGGAAGATTTGTTCGAGCTCCTGAGCAATCACGCCAAGTTGTTTCGTTTTCGTTTCGTCGTTCTTCAGTGTGTAGTTAACAACACGGACTTTGTTAACGTCTTCCAGTTTAGGCGTAGCGTCAACAATGTTCTCTTTCAGATTGACGTCAGAAATTGCACCGTACGAGTTATTTACGTTGGTAATGTTACCGTTCGCTGCGATGAACACTGCATTCGTGGTAATCGAAGTGCCGTTCCCGTATTGGCCGATAAAGTGATACCAACCACCTGCAGTAGAAACTGATTGTGACACATATGCGGCTTGACTTGTCGCTGCTCCGCTTGGAAGAACTGCTTGAACACCAGAATCAAGGTTTGTCGTTCCAAGGGCAACAACACCCACTGCTGCATTGCCGCTGAACGGTGGAACAGTTGCGTTGATCAGCAAATTTCCGCTCGTCAGGAGTCGTGCACGCTCTGCGTTATTAATGTACCACGTCAGTGGAACATTTCCACGAGAACCAATTGCTGTTGAGGCAGATCCTTCACCAGGATTGACAAAAAAGTCAAACGAACCACCGACAACTGCAAACTTACCAAACGAACTAGGTGTTGTTGTACCGATTCCTACATTTCCGCTGACATCAATACGCATCGATTCCGCGGGCGTAAATGTTGTTCCAATTGTACCGGCAACAGCATTCGACCAAAGATGAGAGCCACCTGATTGAGTGTAAATCGATGAACCGTTGTTGCCTGAACGAACCCAGTTTGTGCCGTTATAAAACGCACCTTGTGTAATACGCGAACCACCGTTATCACCTTGGAATGATGCAGATCCACCGGACGTAGACGTACCAATTGTAATAGCTTGTCCAAGACCCCATGCTGGCGCTGAAGCACCAATTCCGATATTACCACTGGTATCAGCAAGAATACGAGCGACACCACTTGTTGCTAGAATCAACGGATGCGCCGTCTGCGTTCCCACCCACATTGAATTTGGGCGCGAAGGGTGATTAGCACCGTATGCTGTAGTGCGACCAAGTACTGTCGGAGAAACGACTTGCTGATCAGCATAATCGTTCGTTCCTGTACCACTAGTTTCGAGAATACTAACGGCAGTTGTCGTTGACAGCGTATGCAGTTTACTTGACGGAGTCGTTGTACCGATCCCTACATTCCCTGCTGAGTCGATAGTCATCTGCGCTGTCCACGCAGACACCGTCGCATTTGCTCCGCTCGTGTTGTTAGCGGCTGTCAGGAACTGATGCGCTCCACCTCCTTGGAAGTATCGAGTAGCATTACCATTACCGCGATACTTCCAAATTGATCCGTCCCAGTAAGCATTACGGATCAATTCCGTGCCAATTTGACTGGAAATACCTGAGGAAGAGATCAACGACGATAGGTTACCAACACCAACGATAGCTTGGTCGCTACCTGCAGTCAGATTCCAAACGGCAGTAATTCGGTTAAGGCCAATATCAAACGTGTTGTTCGCTGTGCCATGCTGTTTTGGATAGAATGCCATTATACACCTTTAGATTCTAGTTGTGCAACTCGTGCACGTAGGTCTTGCACTTCCTTAACGAGAAGTGGTACGAGTTTGCTGAAATCGACACTCCACGGGTGTGTCTTCTCGTTGTCGCCACCAACCGTGACAGCTGCAGGAACCACGTCATACAGTTCTTGTGCAATAAATCCGGTTACCACGCGACCGATGTCTTCCTTGAATTCGAAGTCGCGAACGCGCATGTTATCGAACTTGTCACCTTGACTAGGTGTATCGACAATGTTTGTCTTCAAACGTTCATCAGACGACGTATTGAATGCTACCGTTGTAGTAGAGTTCTGGTAGATGCCTCCGTTTTGTGTGCCGGAAGTGTTATAGCAAGCGAAGTGCCATCCTGTGCCTCCTACAGCTGAAGGATTTAGCTGGGACTGTACACCGTAGCCGAGGCCATCACCAAAGTTATCAATAAACAACGCACAATCAGCAGCCCCTGTCGAAGCAGACACGCTGAGTTTTGCATTTCCTGTACCGATGCTGGACGAACCCAATCGATTGACGATGAGATTGCCGGTATTGGTCAATCGCATCCAGGCTGTTGCGGTCGAACCGGTATTGTTTGAACCACCTGCTCCATACCAGGCATGCGAACCATCACTAAAGACGTCATAGCTACCTGTATTGGTCAGTGTAGATGATGGCACACGAACTGAAGTAGCATCCAACGTACCAGTAAAGTAATGGCCGATAAGGTTCCTCTGTGTCCATGTAGGTGCTCCATTGGTGGAGTCAATCGTGATCGCTAGGTTGGTCCGATCTCCTTGACGGAAAGAACGAATCGACCCGTTAACGACAAGTGCAGCACCAGAAGCAGCAGCAGAGCCGATCACGACTTCGCCAACTGGCGTAACACGCATACGTTCCGTATTAGCCGTCGCAACCACCAAAGCTTGCGTGGAACCGTTCGCGTTAATCCAGCAAGTATTACTGCGGCTAAGGTGTGTAGAACCATACGAAGAGAGACGAAGCAGATTATCATTACCTGTAATTCGTGCTTCACAAAAGTCAACGTTGCTTGTCGACGTTGATGTGAAATTGACCGTTGTCGTGACAGCCGAAGAAACATCTAGTTTTCCGCTTGGTGAAGCTGTACCAATACCAACATTACCGCCGGACAACACAAATTGATTAGTACCAGCGACAAGTCCGTTCGTAGGCAAAATCAATGTACCTGTCATCGTGTCGCCGGCCTTCAGCACATAGTTTGAACCGACGGGAACATCAACCCACGTCAAGTTACCTGCACCGTCTGTAACAAGTGCTTGGCCTGATGAACCGTTACTATTGGGGAATTTAAGCGTACGTGTCGTCGTTAGATTGCTAGAATCAAGACGCAGTTTGTTGAGACCGACATCAAACGTGTTGTTTGCTGTGCCGGCTTGTTTTGGATAGAAAGCCATAAGTGCATCCTTTGAAGGAAAACTCTCTTCCTTGGCTGGTGAGAGAGCAGCGTGATCATTTATTTATCACCCTGGAGTTGCCAAAGTTGTGCACTTGTTCTACGATCTAACAAACTCTTCTAAGAAGAACAAAATGAGCAAAACGAAAAACATTCCAAACCTCGTCCACTACGACGAGAACACCAAAGGACGAGACTTTGTGGTCGGTGATCTACACGGATGTGTTGAAGACCTACTGAAGGTTTTGTTGCTACTGAACTTCGATAGTTCGGTCGATCGCGTATTTTCTGTCGGTGACCTCGTTGACCGAGGCCCCAACAGCATGAAGACAGCTGATCTTGTCTACGAAGATTGGTTCTTCGCCGTCAAAGGTAACCACGAAGAGCTGATGTACGAATCGATCCTTCGTGACAGTTATCAACACGTTGGCACGTGGGCGGCGAACGGTGGATTGTGGTCATACAACGAAGACAAGGCAGCACTCAAATCGATCTCGAAGAAGCTCGAGCAACTGCCGTATGTGATCACAGTTGGTGAAGGCGCTAACAGGTTCAACATCGTTCACGGTGAACTAAAGTTCTTCGTCACAAACGACGAAGGTGCATACGAACGAGGTGAGAGCTTCTATAAGCGTGTACCCGTCACTGATGCGATCATTGATCAGTGGTTGTTTACACGCAGCCAAATGGACGATATGTTGTGGGGTCGTACGATCATCTCGAACGGCAATGAAGACATCAGCAAGGTCAAGCCACATGAGTTCTGGCATGACATGGAAAAGATGTCACTGACGTTTGTTGGTCATACACCTGTTGCTTATCCTGTACAGGTACAACGTCAAGTGTACATTGACACAGGTGCTGTCTATCACCACACGAGTAAGAACCAAAGCGAACGTAACATGTTGACAGTCGCTTGCCCCACAGAAAAGAAGATTTACATGTACAACATGCTTTGGAAGACGATCACGTCGATTGGGTTTGACGAACTACAGGTGCTCGGATGAACATCACATACAACGTTAATCCGTTGAATACCACGATTGAGCTCGATGAAATGGAGACGGAAATCTTCCGTCTTAAGATCAAAATCAATGAGTTGCAAGACATTGCGTTCGACGGATACTACTATTCACGTCCAGGACACGTTGATCTAGGCACTCTACGGAAGTATGTCGATCCGAAGTATTTCCTCAACGAAGATGTTGATGGTGGCAAGTCGAAGCTCGATCAACGAGTTGATGACCTTCTTGCCTACTACATTGACGATCTGAAAGATTCACACTGTGGTGATTGCACATGCATTCCATGTTCTTGCGGCAAGTGTATGGCAGAACAGTTGCTCGGGATTGATACGATTCCTCGCCTCGGAAAGCACGAAGCTTCGAAGATCAATTCCGCATTCAATAAGTCTGACGGAACTATCGAAGGTGCTCTAGAGCATCTAAGGACGTATAATCCTGGTCCGTATGTTGACAAAGGGAATCCACACTGGTCAAAGGAAAAGCACGATTACTGGGCTCCTCAATGGATTGCACAAGCAGAACGTGCACATCGATGGCTGCTCGAGTATCGCGAGAGACATTTCCCACTATATAACTACGTAGTCAGATAAAGGTTATCATGAATCAAATCTACGTAGTTGACCATCCTGTTGCGCTGGGAAAGCGCATTCGTGCACAACGTCCTTCGTGTGCCTGTAGAGGTGCAAAAATCGAACAGGTTGAGGGAACAGTTGGAAAAGTGATCCACAACTCTAGTGGCTACTGGTACTACTTAACGGAACCAGGTGTAACTGTCAAAGGACAGTGGGTAGATATGGTGTACTAAGGAGGTACAAATGGCACTTCATGCCGTAATGTTGGCAATGATAATCATTGCTCTGTGGCCAGTTCGTAGAGTATTCACGTACTATAAGTATTTGTCTTATGCGCTCAACTTATCGGAAATGCCCGATGTCAAAGAGCGTTTGAAGGATAGCGTATTCAACAACAATATCCTCAAAGCATATCAGATTCGGCAAGTGCTGATCATGATTTTCCCTGTTGCTTTGCTGGGTCTATTGACGTTGACAGGTTTGATCTGGTGGACGCTTGACAGTAACTACGAACTTGCCGATTCGTATTTGTTCCTGTACGTGATCTCAATGACAGCTTACATGGCATTGACGTACAAGCTGAATCCAAGGCCTATTTGGTTGCTTAGGTGGATCAACATTCTGATGTCGACACGCACGACAATCAGGCTCGAGATCATCACCAGTATGTTTGAGCAACTCCAGCAAGTAATCGCTGCTACAAGTGACGAAGACCATGAAAAATTGGCCGTACTCGCTCAGCAAGCCGGCCAATTGATTCAGTTAGGTGAGAATGCTGCGATCGAGCTTACTCAGTTGTCGGATGCATATGATCGTCTTACCGGGAAGCGCGCAACGTAATGCAAACAATCTCTTCGTACGGGAATACTTCAAGCATACCCGTCTGACGATCGGCTGTATGTCCCCACATCAACCAAGGATTGCCTTTGCTCTCAGCCCATTCCAACAATGCCGCAATTGCGGCATTTTTTCCGTCTGCGGGAATTGGAGAACTGTGATGATACTTGCCATCACGCGTCTGCACTTGGAAAGTGAACGTCGTTGCAGTATCAATGATCTTGTTGTAAGAAGCTAGTTCTGAGAAGTACATTACACTTTCCTCGCAATAATTTCGTCGTACAAGTTTTCACCGAACACAAACACATACGTTACACCGTTAACGCTATCGGGAGTGACAACGTGTTCAATGAACACTGTCCAATCAGCAGGATAGTTTAGTTTCGGCCACACGTTTGCATCCCGCATTGAGACAACGAGAACATACGTCGGACCATTACGGAACGGTTTGACACCGTCGGGCAACGTGCTGTTTGTATAGAACGACAAGTTAAATGCGGCCTTCGTGTTGTTATACCAGATTCGACTTGGCAAATAGCCCCGAACATCGTCGCGATCAATCTTCGTTAGTATACCGTGAACAGGTGCTGTTTCACCGTTGGTGTTTTCCCATTCCATTGTTGTCATCACTGCATCATTGGTGACTCCGGAATCCTTGGACGTACGGAGCGACACAATCTGCATCGACATCATCACTTCGTTCTTGACTTCTTCAAATGGAGGCATGAACGATTGTAGTTCAGCTTGACCGATATCATTGTCTTCGGTTGGCAAAGCGGCGCAAGGGCCATCATGGCCCGGTGCTCGAGTGCAATACCACCCTTCCGGTGGAACATTACATTTATCTGTCATTATCTTCCTTTGTTGCTTGGTCTAGATATGTTTGGAGAACAGCAATCGTCTTGCTATAACGATCAGCATGGCTGTGTCGTTTGTTGGCAACAGCAGCTTTCTTGAAGTGTACAAGACGCGCAATGTCTTCCTTCAGCAACTTGATCGCCTTGTTGGACATCTCGCGGCCGTCGTAGAATTCATGTGCTGCCTGAACGGTAGTGATATGACCGCTCATTATTTGTCCAAGCCTTCCAGGCGATGTTGCATCGCCGTAAATGTTGTGATCAGCGAATCGATCAGGCTTTCAGGGCCTCCGCCTTCGCGGACACGGATAGTGTACCGGCACTTGTCCAGTAGAAACCGAATGTTCTCTTCAACAGTCGATCCGTCTTCAGCCGTCAGACCATCATTCTTGCCAACGACCTTGCACACACATCCGGGACTACCAATAGGCTTTGTCCAGAAGTTACAGTACGCAAGATGGCCATAGTTTGGCTGAGCTGCTTCCGTTGGATGTGCTTCCCACCACTTCGGTACAGGATCCATCGGACCTTTGTTAAAGTTCAACTTGCCAGCATACACTGCATCGTTGACGTCAGCAGACATCATCGTTCCAGGGCAGCAAGTAGGTAGTGATCCTTCTGCTCCTCCGCATACTTTGCAGTGGAGCAAACCGTCATCGCGGTCGTAGTAGGTGTGGGTACTCAATTTGAATCCAGTTTAAGAATTTGTTCAATGTTCGCTTGGCAGCTTCACGTTCAGGGTCAATCCGACGGTGGTACGTATCAAGTTGTTGAAGGTACAGAAGGTCTTGGCGAATACGTTCAACCATGATACGATCGACGAAATTTCCTCCGTACTTGTCAACAACTTGTTGAGACGTGACGGGATAATCACGATGATCTGTGATCGTTAACGGATTGCTAGGTAAAATTGGTTCCATCTCACCTCCCTACGTACCGCTCTGTCGACTCGAGCAACGACTCCAGACGTTCAAGTGCAAATTGCAGAAGGCGACGATTACCGAAGTCTGCAATCTTGATCGCAGTTTCCGTTGCACGGATGTCACGACGAATTTCTTCTCGAACGATCGGATGACCGAACGGAACGCGACTATCACCGTACTTCTCGCTGACGTCCTTTGAGCCATACAGGCCAACGTTCGGTTCAAATTCCTTGAAAAACGCCTCACGTGCTTGTTCGTGCGGAATCTGCTTACCTTCGTCGATATCAAGAATGTACTGATACAGACCCTGAGCTTCAGGTGACATCTTCTTCGTCACCCACTTGTTCAGTTTCAGCTTGAGCATGTCGCTGAACTGAGCAAATAGTTCTTCAACCGACAATTGTGGATGTTCAACCTGCAGAATGTCGATCACTTGGAAGAACATGTCAGCAGATTCTTCAAGGACTGAACCAACGCCTTCCTTATCAGAAGCTACGTAGCCGTGATTCTGCAGGACTGCTTCGCACAGTTCGCCTGCTTCCTCAACCATCTTTGTCGTCTTAACGAAGATTGGAAGTTGATTGTTATCACAACGGGAAACAGTAACAGCGAGTGCAAGCGTGTTAACAATCTGTTCAGTCATAAAATCTTTCTTACTTGGCAATTCCAACTAAACGGAACACCATCATCAACGAAACCCCAATGACAGTGATCCACATAAACGGTGGACCAAAGTACATTGGAAATAACAAAACTGTATATGTCGACAAGAACATCAGGAACCGACGTGGTTCCTTCAAATTGTCATACCATTCATTTGCCTTCTTGATCTTGTTCAGCATAGGCACCTCCATAACGATGTCCTATCGTATCTAGTACCCTTACCGAAGACAAGGTCACTGGGTGTAAACACACTGAATGATATTGACGCCATTGATGGTTGTCGAAGTCCAGCTACACGTCGGTGGCTGACCTCGTTCGTACTTACTCATCTCAGCACACGACCAGCAGAGGACGAACAACCACATGCAACCGACGAAACATGTCCAGATGATCCGACTAAACGTGATGTCGTCATTCCGCTTGTAAGCCCGGACCAAGATCAGGTCAACGACAAACCACACGACAAACAAACTAGCCGTAGCAACGGCACCAGCAATAAAAGGATGCATACTGACCTCACCCAATAAACCAACTTCCGAACACGATCCAGCAGATGATCATCAGACACACCCAAATAATGTTCGGATAGCCTTCGTTAGGATGTGTTCTCTTACACAACATGTCACCGAACAACCACAACAAGAACAGGATAATCGATCCTGCAATGAATACCAATACACCCATATTAACCCTTTATGTGCACAACGACTTCTTCAAGTCGCACTTGATTTGCTGAACAGGTTGTTCAACTGTCACCACTTGTGTCGGAAAGAACAACACTGCAAATGCAACGAACCCCAAAAGGTTACCTACCCTTGCCCACACAACATACTTCGTTGTCGTCAATACGACAGCCGTATCAAAAGCCCACCACATTAGTAGGCCAATGATACTAAGCACCCACATCGGCTGGCCATACAACGGATAGATCACACACGTTGCCATTGACAGATAGAACACACCAATCAACGACATCGCAACCCGGTTGTTGTCACCATTGGTAAACGATTTCCAAATGCAGAACAATCCAATGATGACAACCGATGTAACGGCAATCAGATATTGCATTTCAACCGCCGTATTGCAGCTTCAAATAGCACGTGATGCAAAACGCAATCAAACTGATCACGGTTGTTGCACAGTAGATCCAGAACATTGGCTTTTCTTCAGCAGTAGCCATTCTGTATACTCCGCCGACAACCAAGATCAGCAGAACGAAAGAAATCAAACCAAGTCCTGACATTTTAGGGACCTCCACGGTTCAAACAATCCGTACATATTTGCAATCCGGTGAGCAGACAGAGTGAACCAGTATACAAACCGTGTATCATCTCCGTTCTCCATCTTTTGACGTGAGTAAGCTGTGTCATGTGCAAACTGCAACATCGCAACCATCTCGGAAATCCCGAGAGACATCACGTCAAACGCCGGTACCCTAGAACGAATCGCGTCGAACCGTTTCCCTTCGAACGACGAGTCGTACTGTTCATCTGGAATAAGATGACCGACAGCACATCGCAGATCGCCATGTCTGTACTTGCATCCTTCCCCGTCAATCGCACTAGCCTTCCCTTGCCTCAACACCGCCGCTACGATATGGACAAACACCGTATCGTACTTCGCGTAGTTGAATGTGCTCATTTAGTTACCAAATTTCCATTCCAAGTTATATTTGTCTGCCACTGTGCTGGCGTATTCCAGGAATTTAGGAACGAAGACATCGTTTGTTCCAGATTCCATCTCAAAACGAGCTGCATAATCATGAGCAACTTGCAGTTCTTTTGCAAAGCTGTGGAACGACGAGTTGCTAGCTCCATGAGACTGCTTGTTCAGCACAGCAACTCGTCGTTCAAACTGGTTAGCCAGTTCTCGATGCTCCCTAGCAACAATATGAGATGCATCGTCAAGCAGTGCAGGTGCACTTCGACCTTCAAGATCACGATAGTACAGCTCGTCAGGGAGAAGATGACCAACGGCACACATTGTGCCTTCGGGACCCCTGTACTTACAGCGGACACCGTCGGCGTCCTTAACAGCACTTCCTCTTCCCTGAGCGATCAATGCTTGAACGACGAAGTCAAACACTTCCTGGACAGTATTACACTGAAGCAAGCTCATTGTACATCTCCGTATTTCCATTCAAGGTTAAACTTTGAAGCAATTACCTTTGCTTCAACCTTGAACCACTCAACGAAATTAAGGTGCGTTGCTCGTGCAGTATCGTCGTGAGCGGTTTGAAGTTGGTCGATCAACTCAAGAAACTTGTCAAGATGATCATTTAAACCGGGACCAAATTGACTGAGGTGTTGTCCTGAGATCACTTCCGATGCGGGTCGCCCTTCCATCGATGGATCATACAGATCATCTTTAATCAACCACCCCGCAGCACACTTGTTGCCAGACAGGTCTCGATACCTGCACGAATACGTTGTAAGCCACTTAATGTAGAGACCGCTTCCACACCCCTGCGCAATCAAGCTGCTGACAACATGATCAAACGCGTCCTGCAGATTATTGATGTCTTTCAGATCCATTAGGTCCCTCCAAATTTCCATTTAAGGTTAAACGCTGCGGCGATTTTCTCTGCCTTCAGCTTAAACCCTTCAACGAAATCAATGCACGTTGCACAAGCTGTATCATCGTGCGCATTCTGCAACCCTTCAATCATTCCATGAAACTGTTCATATTCAGGACGAATGTACGGATACAGCCGCTCCTTCCAGAATTGAGTCTTAATCAACGTGCAGAATGCTGCATCTCCCTCAAACCCCTCACTATATTGATTATCGGGGATCAACCATCCTGCTGCACACTTGTTGCCATTCGAATCACGGTAACGGCAACTGACGTTACTTGATTCGATCATATCAAAACTACCTCGCCCCTGTGCAATCAGATTGCTGACAACATAGTCAAACGCATCCTGAGTGCAACGAATATCTTCCAACTTCATCACATGCTCCCGAAATTCCAGTTCAAATTGTGCTGGTAAGCAACTCCGTACGCCTTGATACGGAACCTGTCAACGAACTCACTATCTGGATACATCACCTCTTCTATGTCGTCACTGAACATATCTTGCTCACAAATCGCATAATCATGCGCATGCTGCAAATACTGAATCATATTGACAACATCATCAGTCAACCTGAAATCCGCTAGCCACAACTGCGAAATCGCATAGAAGTTCTTCCCTTCCATCTCTAGCACATAACGGTCTTCAGGAATCAAATGACCAGCCGCACACTTTTCACCAGACGGCATCCAGTACCTACACGCAATCTTGCGGTAGTTGCCATCTAGCTTAATATATGACCCTTTCTCTTGCTTCAGTAAACACGCAACAGAATAGTCAAATACGGCCTGCTTGCTCTGAAAATCAACGTTCCTCAGCCCCATCAACTACCCCTGGCAACCGAATAACAACCAACGATTCCCGCCCGTAATGCCGATCAATCTTACTATGCGTCTGCGCCTGGAGCAACATCATCTCACTCATCCCGTAATACGCAGCATTCGCTTCCAGCTCAGCAAGATCATTGATCACATCAATATCAAACGACAAGTCATACAAACACGACCCGTCACAATCACGCGAATGCGCAACAACATACAACCGCAACCCGCTACAGGTAACTTCAACCAAAGCTCCTAGCGGAATGTCATGCACAACAGCAAGATTGTTCTGACGAACCGTCTTCCCGTTCGCCTCTACAACATCACCAACAATAACAGCCATATTTCGTCCCGTAAGTCAGTAATCACAGCAACGCCAAAATCCCCGCGAAGCAAGCAACTACAAACAAAAACATTTTTAGGTACGGCAACAATACCAGCAAGGTACCTATTACCCGTAACAGGAACCGCAATCGTATCTAAACAGGTAAAAACCCACAACTAATCACCCTGCAGGGGATCATCACACACCACTACCTCCCCCGGGAAAGAAACACATACTTCCCGCTATATCCCATAGGGGAAAGCAACATAGATTACCTATAGAAGAGAACCACCCCAACTACTAGTAACCTAGCGCTGCGCACTAGTAAACCCCGCATCTTCGCAGGGAAAGAGCAATAAAACCTAACGGGGAGAACAGTACACCCCTATAGCAGAAGTACTAGTAACCTAGCGCTGCGCACTAGTAACCACATGAGGCGAACGATAGGGGAGACGATGATTTCTCCCTAGAGAAACGATCACAGGGGATCGTTGTGCAGGGGCACAAAAGCACCCTCGTTGTGATATATTGCGCACTAACACGTGTCTTACGGACTTTTCTGCCGGGTTTACTAGTAGACAACAGTGTTTTATTCTGTCTAAACGCCGTTTTGGTTAATTTTCGTGCGTTTGTCTACTGTTCCTGTGGGGAATAATCTACGGTTAACCTAGTGTTTAGGTGAAGATTATTGCGTGCTACTGCGGTGAGCAGGAAATTTTCGTGCGTAAACAGCGTGAAATCCCCGGGGAGGAGCTAAACATTCCCATGTTAGCTATGTAAGGTGGGGAATAATCTACTGCTCTATTCCCTATAGAAGGAAGAATCGTGCGTTGACTGTCTTCTCCCTATAGGGGAGGTATAGACGGTCGCAGTGTATCTCTCCCCCTATAGGGAGAAGTAGACCAACCGTGGTGATTGGTCAATATGCTAGTGTGGTGACTTTTATCAGGTGGCAGCAGATTAGTCTCGGTAGTTGGTTAGACCAGTCGAGATGCTAGGTTACTGTGGTGAGTAGCCAACTGATGAAAGTGACCTATTAATAGGCATAGGCGATCGACCGGCGGACACCGTTAGGTGAAATCAATCGGTGTGCTCTGTTGACTTTGGAAGACCGTACGATTTGGTAGGGTATAGGTAGGAGGTTGCGATTATCTTACAGAGTGGGTGGAAGGTCAACAGGGCGGTGTTGTGGTTACTGCTCTGCTGCGATTGTTGCATAATAGCTGGTAGTTGTCTATGGGAGCTAGATGGGGAAGACACCTATTGACTTTTTGTCGTAGGGAGTGATAATGAAGCGGGGTGGTGTGTGGCCGGTGTTTATAAAGTTGTTGTCCGCTCTCACCGTCCATCCCCAGGTGTGCCTGTTCGAACGCATGTGTGTATTATCGCTGTTTTAGGGTGAAAGTCAACGGGGCTGTTGAGTGAGTTGGGGTGCTTCTGCAATGTGTTGGTTTTATTGCAGGAGGTTGTTAATGATTGTGACGAATGATGAGGGGTATTTGGTTGGTGATATTAAGGCTTCGATCGATTCGATTGTATCGTCTGTGCGTGGGAAGCCTGTAGTCGCTTCGTGGTTGGATAGTGTGTGGCCTGATGGGAAGCCGGTGACGTTTGCTGATTTTGATCCTGCTGTTGGTGATGTGCCGTGTTATCGGTATAGCGCTTGTATTGCAGGGGAGGGGTATGCTGCGTATGCGAAGCGGGTGGTAGAGGAGGTTAACGATGTGCTCATTGTTGAGGACATTGTTACTGCGTCGCATGCTCGGCTGCATCCGTACAACGGTGGTTGGAAGTTGGAGTTGTATTTGCATCGCAAGTAATTGTACGCGTGTTGTCGATTCTGCTTGACTTTCTTGCCTGAAGTGAGTATCGTTGCCTTATTGTAATAGCTAGCGGGAGCTAGAGATGAAGCTTGCACCGAAGGATCCGTACGCTGCGATGTTGTTTGCGACTGTGCCTGGATGTCAGAACATTCGTTCTCGGAAGCAGATGACGGCGCAGGAGCTGAAGGCTCTCAGTCATGAGGAGATTCCTCAACACTGGAAGAGGATTCAGAAGCTGGAGAAGCAGCTGAGCTCGCGTCAGCGGAAGATCGTTGATCGTTTGCTGCATGTGTATGCGAACAATCTCGGTGCTGCTGAGGAGCTGGGGTTGCCGAAGCGGATGCAGAAGTTTCTCGAGGCGCATATCAATGCGTACTACATCGAGATGGCGATCGATCATGATCGTCTGATGCTTGCCAACATGTACTGAGGCAATCATGGCACTCTCTGACGAACAGAAGACGCATATCGAGCAGGTCGTCACTTTGTTGAAGAGCGGCGAGCTGTCGTGGTATGACGTTGACATGGACGATATGTCTGACGACAAGCAGGCGTACTTCGATCAATTGCATGCGGTGTGGCAGGACGAAGCGATTCGTGGTCCTGCTTTTCTTGCAATGGTCAACAAGGGTTAATCATGGCAGTATTTCAAGTGCGGCCGTCTTCGCATGACGGCCTAACAGGTAACTGGTCGGATCTGACGATGATTGCTGAATCGTTGGACGACATCAAGGCAGCGGTGTGTGCTCACCCTCGGGATGAGGAAGCGTACCGTCGTTGTCCTGCGTATGAGATCGCTGAGATCGTTCGCGGCTGGATCGGTCAAGGACCGATGCGGAATGGCACTCCGTACGATACGTGGGATGAGATTGACTTTGGCTTCATGTCGCTTGAGCATGATGTGCTGAAGATCAGCTACTACACTGGCGGTCGTGGCCGTGATCATGAGATCGTTGAGCGGCGTGGTTATATCACGTTCATGCCGGGGAACTGATATGTTCAAGTACACGTTCGATCCTGCATCGAAGTCCGCTCTCGATCATGAGAAGGCTTCGTACGTCGACGGTCCGTATCCGAAGGGTCGGAAGCCGTTCCCGGTTCGTCGTCTGCTTCAGCAGCAGATGGAGATCGCACATCGTCCTGGCGCTGATCGTATCTTGGACGCAGCGGTCAGCACTGTCTATTATTCCGACAAGAAAGTCAAGCATATTCCTGTGGAGGGCGTGCTGATTCCCGCGTTCGTTTTCAAGTGCGAGCCCGTTGCCAAGACGTGACAGCTCGTTGATACTTGCCGTACTGAATTAATAGGAGCCAGCGATGGACGTTCAACTGCATGACTGGGCGCACGCTTTCTTCGGTGTGCTCAAGCCGTTGCTGAAGCGTATCGACAAGACGGAGGACGAAGCGATCTCTGATCTGATCTTCGGCGACGAAGGTCTGGTGATGCCGAAAGATGTCGTTGACATCTTCATTGTCCGCCTGGTCGACCAGAAGTTCGTCGAGTTTAATCCTGGAGATGAGACGGACCGTCGTGAGTACACCGATCCGTTGCATCCGCAACGTGGTCTGATGATCGTCGGACATCCGGAAGAGCCCGGTGTGTTCTGTGTGTCGTTCTTCAACTACGCACTGTGATGTGACCTAGTTGACGTTTGGCAAAGAAAGCTGGATACTGGCTTCACTGTCTAAACAAAGGAGTCCGAGATGGACATCTCTCCGAAGCTGCACAAGATGAACATCAACCACCGGTCGGCGGCTGCTGCTGTGCAGCACACGCGAGATTGGATCGAGGGGATTGTGGACGGCGACATCGTCGTCAACAACAAGGTGATCGTCGATCCCGCACCTCCGAGCCGTGATGTGATCGCCAACGCGGTCTACTTCGTCAACCATCTGCTCAGCACCGAGCTGACCACGCAACAACTGGTCGAGCACTACGAGTTGCACAAGACGGAGTCGCGGGCGAAAGCCGATTCGTGGGCGATCACGTTCGCACAGGCGATCGTCGAGCAACTGGTCAAGGCTGACTGTGTGCTGCTCGCTGGTTCGACCGCTGATCTGATCAAGATGGCGTGGGAACGCGCAACGAAGTCGATCACGTGCGCCCGCTATCCCGAAGTGTTCTCGAAGGCAGAAGTCGCTTCGACCACTGGCGGTGAAGTCAAGGCTGTTTCCGACATGGTCGATGTCAAGGTCGAAGTGAAGGCCGATGGCAAGATCAAGAAGGGCGGCAAGGAGCAGCTGGCGATCGCATTGTACCAGAAGTACGTCGCGTCGCTCAACGGTGCACCGTACGTCAACCAGGACTTCATCAAGATCCTCGTCGAAGAGGCTGGCATGACCAAGCCGGGTGCAACGACGTACAACTACAACATGAAGAAGAAGTTCGGTGGTCAGATCGAGAAGCGTGCGGACGCTGAGCCGGTTCGCATGCTGGCAGCGCCCAAGAAGAAGGCTGCTTGACCTGTTGATCAAAATGGTTAGTGAGGGGATGATCTCTTCACTAACCAACTACATCTGTTAGGAGAGGTGATGAAATATGTCGTCAGTGTCGCGATCAGCGACCAGATTCCTCATGTCAAGACCACTCTGGCGCGGTCGGGGATCATCGATGTTTCGTGCGAGCACCAGACCGCTAAGCGTGCAATGGATGATTTCGCCGCAGTGATGACGGCGATTGCTGATCATCCGGGTTCTGGTCCGTACTGGCAGGTCAACCCGATGCAAGTACTGGACGCGATCCTCAGTCCTCCGCAGGAGAACGAGCAATCGAACGTCAAGATCGAGTTCGAGGCACGTGACGCCAACGGTGGTCCCACGTTCTCGCTGATCACCGTGGCGCTGAAAAGCGAAGAAGGCGAGACGGCGAACACGACCAATTCGTGCATGCATGCGATGGCATGCAAGATGCTCGACGTGCTCGAAACCATGATCCACGGTGGTGACCTCCCGACTGAGGAAGCTTCGATCCCTGAAGGTGAAACGATTCACTGATCATGATCAAGCTGACCGTTAAGGCAGACTACAAACACCGCCCTCCGGCGGTGTTTTTCGTTACCGGTTACATCGACATGGTGTTCGTGAGCTGGAAGATCCTGTGGGCACTTACACGGGCTGCTTCCAAGCAGAAAGCGAACATTGTACAGGAAGGTGAGAGCGAAAGCTACGGAGTGCACACACTTCACTTCGTACAAAAGGACGGGAACAATTCAACTCCGTTCATTAGCATTGATTTCGAAGAAGTTGACGAGGTCCCCGACGGTTGGGAGCCCACGTAGCACACAGCGCCCAGACAAAAGCCCACCATTGTGTGGGCTTTTTCTTTTGCAGCTATACAAAAATGCTCCATTGGTTTGAATGCTTGCTCTGAAGACAAACGAGCAGAGACGGATGTCGTTTCTGCATGATAATGAAATTGTGTGAGCGCAGGAGTCGCTCGGGTCTGTGCGCGATAAGCGTGTCGTTAAGACGGTTTAAAGTGCTCTGTTGTCAAGACTCGACAGATGACTGATAGTTCACTCACTGGTTCGGAAACGCAACCGCAGGGACACAAGCAAGAAACTGCTCCTGTTGACAAGTTACCCTGAATCAGAGATAGTTACCGCACTGAATCAAGTTTCTCTCAACCACCTGTAACAAGGAGTTTCATCATGACCCAAGCCCAAGCCGCTCTGTCGTCCGCCATCGCCCTCCTGGCCAACACCGATGCGTTCCGCCCCGTGGCGGCCGACGCCGGTGAAGTCAAGGCGCTCGTCGGCGACAAGATCGTGTTCCTGACCGCCGACAAGAAGGAATCCGACGTCCTGACCGTCGTGATGGTCAAAAAGAAGGTGACCAACACCGTGTCCGACGTGAACGGCGAGAAGATGAGCGTGCCGATGACGCACTTCGGCGCCGACGACATCGAGCTGGAAGACGGCACGTTCATCCGCCTGGTCAAGTCGGTGATCCCGCCGAAGCCGGGCAAGAAGGGCCGCGGCCGCGTCGAAGGCGCGCCGACCAAGGCTGACATCTGCCGCGGCCTGTTCATCGCCGCCCCGGATGCGCCGAAGGCCGTGATGTGCAAGCTGTTCCAGTCGGAAGCCGGCTGCACCCGGATGGGCGCGAACACGTACTTCCTGTCGATCGCCAAGGCCTACGCGGCCGGCAAGCTGAAGGACCTCGTTCTGGACGAAGGCGTCGTCGCCCTCGTGAAGAAGGCGATCGAGGCGGCGCGCGCCGAAGCGGAAGCCCAGGCGGCGGAAGCGTCGGCCGAGACCACGACCGAGCAGTCGACCGAAGAAGCCTCCGCCTGATCCTTGATCGGGTGAAGTGAGAGGGTAGGGGGCATAGCCCCCTTCCTTCGTTGTGTGCATCCACCATTCTACTAGTAAACATATGCCGATCCTCTCTCAAGATGAACTGGTGCAACTGATGGTTGCGAATCTGGAAGACGGTACGAAGGAGATCCGCTTCGGTGATCATCTCCGTCCCTATGGAATGATGGATGCGCTCGTGATTCGTCGTATCCGCACACCCGCAGGAATCCAGTACTGCGTCCGTGAAACGTCGTACCGCGGCGAAGGCAGCGGCATCTACGACCACGGTGCCGTCGAGATTGCGAAGTGGGCACGCCGGATCGCTGAACGGTACATGAAACCGCATCAGTCTGTTGTTGTTCAAAAGGTTATCGCTGAAGCTCGTGGCCTCAATGAGCCGAGCTTCTACGTGACCGAATGCAACACCTGATCTTCTGCCACGACCGCCAGTACGGCGGTCTCGGTATCCAGTTCGTGATCACCCCGAACGATGTGTTCGAGGCGACAGGCGAGCTAGTTGCCCACACAGCCCTCCTCCCGGAGGGCTTTCGTCCGTCTCAGTCGTCGAGATGGAAGTACGTGCCCCCGTATGGTACAGCACCTGAGTACGGAGTTCAACAGGGCGTGATCGAACTGATCGCTGCTGGAGTCAAATACTCCGAGGCCCTCGATCAATATGTCAACGGGACAACATGACTGCTAAACAAGCACTTGAGCGAGCTCGAATGGCTCGTGCTCGGTCGTACTACGTTGCACTGATGAAACAACTTGGTGTGCGCCAGTTGACGTTGTTCCTTGTTTGAGGGTCTGGGTAAAAATACTCAAAAGTGACCCGTTGTTAAGTCACCTAGTTTTACATATAGTTGACTTCAACAACTGAGGAAATGTTCCTCGCAACGAAAGGAGAGAGCAAATGCGTCATCCCGCACAGGGCAAACCGAATCGTTCTGAAGAAGGACGTGCCCAACGTGCCGCTCGCCACGCCCGCGCTGGCCGCCTGCAAGAGGTGCGCAACCGCGAGCTGGAGGCCGCTGACGACGCATTCTCCGATGGTGATCACGAGGCCGATGTCTGGGCCGATGAGCACGAGCTCGCGTGATCGTTTCTAGTGACCACTAGTAAACATTAAGCCGGGCTTCGTGAGGTGGCCCACCGATGCAGTAATCTTTTGTACGCTCAACATCAGATGACATACGGCATGAAGGTGCTCAAGTAGCACCTGGGAGGCGCGCCGGCCGGACATACCGCGCCGTGGCCGGCGCGCAACTCCCAAACCTGCACAGCGGCAAGCATTTCGCCCCGCAACCGACAACCAGTGAGTCACGACATAGTGCGTTACGCATAGGGCTTTTGACATGTGCCCGCCCCGAAGTCTAACCGATGGCCATAGGGTCGCTCGCCGGGATGAAAGCGAGCACACACTAACCAAGTGGTAACCGAGTGCGCTGGCGACCGGAATTGCTGGCGCATTCAACATTTCCAGACTTCGAATTCAGACTAGAAAGGTCTACATGTCCCGCAATTCCAAGAACGCCAAGCGCCACATCGCCGAGAAGGCCGCCTCCACCCAGCGCGTGAAGGGCGACAAGGGCCCCACCAAGACGACGCCGAAGCACGGCAAGAAGAAGGCGTGGTGGCAGCTGTTCCCGTCGTACGAGGCGTACATCAAGGGCGCCAAGAAGCAGAAGGACTAAGCGGTTCTCCGCACTGTCGCTGCAGACACTAAAGGGCTCAACAGAGCCCTTTTGTTTTGTCCGCACTATAAGACAGTGAGGCGCTCTCGCCGTCCATCCCGCGTTAGCTTCGAATCATGTGGTGATTATATTCGAAAGAGGGTAAAAGTCAACGAGAGAATTTGCCGGGCGGCGGGGGCGCCCCCGTTGTCAACTTACTCTGGTTGTGTGATAGTTGACTCATCAGTTAACAACCACGAGAACAAAATGACGTTCGAACAAGAGCTGTCGGTCATCGAACAACTGTTCGGTGTCAAGATCGAAATCCAAGCCGCGCCGGGTTCGCCTGTGTGGTACACCTTCAGTGGCCGACAGTTGACGGTCGAATGCATCGAGGGCATCATCACGCAGAACAGCGGGGTGCTTGAGTGGCAAGACCCGTTGTCGTGGCATTGCAACAACAACGACAATGTCGCGTACCTGGTGGTCAAGCTGACCGACACCGATGAAGATGTCGTGTATGATCGGCTGTTCGCGTTCGACTTGACCGACAACGAATTCCACATTGTCTGACAACTGACCGGGGAGGTCAACATGTTCGCCTTCGCCTATGCGGTGTACAGCCGCAATCAAGCCCAGCCTCCGCACATTGTTGTCGGTGGCAGTGGCATGGAGTGCGTCAACCGCATCAAGCCGTACATCGAACGCCTGCTCGAGGATGAGCACAAGGAACGTTTCGGTGGCAATGCAGTCAAGACCGCATACGAAGACCTCAAGCAGGTCGGCACGGTCGCTGAGCTGGAGGTGTTTCTCAGCCGGTGGCTGCCGTATCGCGGCATGCTGGTTTCCGACCAGATCAAGTAACGAGTGCCCTGTTGATCCCACGTGGGATCTTTGGGATAGTACACACATCGCGAGCGCAAACAACAAAGCGCTTGCGAGACGGACAGAATCAAAACTGACCCGTTGTCCAGAAACGAAATTGTGGGATAGTAGACACATCCCAACGCAACCAGGAGAGATGAAATGACCACGCTGATCCAAACCCTGTTCGCTGCCAACGAAGGCCGCACCGTCGAAGCGAACAACGACCAGAACAAGGGCATCTTCAAGGTCGCCAAGCTGGCCGACAAGATCGGCACGATGAAGAACGGCGACAAGGCCGAGTACGTCGTGCTGACGAACGAGAACGACGAAGCGGTCGTCATCATGCTCCACCCGAACGTCGCCAAGAGCCTGTTCGAGAAGGGCGAAGACGCCAAGACCGGCTACAAGATGGTGCCCGTCGAGACGACCGACGAGCAGACCGTCACGACCGCTGAAGTCGGTGGTGCCCCCGCGGAAGTGATCCTGGCGACGTCGGAAGGCGAAGTGCTCGCCGCTGTCCCCGCCGGCACGACCGAAGAAGCGTCCGCTGAAACGGCTCCGGAAGACAACGGTGCCGCCGAAGCGAGCACGGAAACGACCGAAGCTGCCGCGGAAGAGCCGAAGGAGCCGTCGAAGAAGGAGCTGACGATCGCTCTGGTGCACGCCGGCTGGGATGCCAAGCTCGCGCGCAAGGACATCATCGCCAAGATGATCGCCGAAATCGGCATGAGCGGCCCCTGCGCGAACACGTACTACCAGAACGTGAAGTCGGGCACCTGGGGCGGCCGTAAGGGCTAATCCCCACGCCAAGAGGGCTTCGGCCCTCTTGCTTTGACAAGCGTATTGGTATACAGTACGCTTATCCAAGCAACTCTCAAGGACATATCATGCCTTTGACGTGGTACATCGTTTTCTCGCTGCTGATGTCGTTCTGCGTGCTGTTCGCTTCGAAGCCGGGGACGACTGGCATCCTGATCAAGCTCGCCGCCATCGTCCACATTGCGCTGTCGCTGTGGACTCTCCACCAAAACCACGACCTCGTCAAGCAAGCGCATCTCTTCGCTGAGAAGCTGCCGAGCGTCACGATCGAGAAGTGAGGGCAACATGCTCCCCGTCAAGATCAAACAGCCGCTGGAACGGCTCGAGAAGATGGTGCTCGTCAGCATCTACGAGGGCAAGCGTCTGCTCGGCTGGCGCTTGGTCAAAGCGCGCAAGACCGGCAACGAGTATCGCATTCCTCACGACTCACGTTGCAAGTGATACCATGAACAACATCAAAGACATGCTCCAGTTCGACGGCGTGGCCGCTGCTGAGGATATGACCGGGCGCAGTGCTCGTTTCGACGAGAATACCGGTTTGTTGGCGCTCGCTCTGTCGGTAGCGCACAACGATGCGCTGTCCAAGGCTCTGGCGTCCGAGGACGACACGCAGTACAACAACAAGCTGACCAACTACCAGCGGATCATCACCAGCATGGGGTTCGAGCTCGCGCTGCGCACTCCGTTCGTCGGTCAGGCGTGGGGTGATGAGCCTGTACCGGATGAAGCGCAGTACATCTACGCGCACCGTGCCGGCATGCTGCTGATCTTCGATACGTACGGAGGCGACAGCGTCAACTCCGCCAAGGTGTACTACGCGCACCGTCCTCACCAGCTCTCGAGCTGTCATTACAGCAGCGGTGGCTGGTACTCTGCAGAAGAATGGAAGGATTCACGTTATCCTTCTGACATGTGGTGGTTTGGCGATCACGATGCACGGGTCGCTCTCCGTCACACGATTCGGCGGCTGCACGATAGTGGGCAATTCCTGACTCCGTGGCCGAAGCCGCATAGCACGCGCAGCTCTCCGTCGGTCTGGATGTGCCATTACATGGACCACAAGAAGTTGGACAAGTTGGGCAGTCCGGAGTACAAGGAGGCGATCCGCAATGCGGAGGCCAGGCTCCATCAACTCCCGGATTGGGTCAAGGAGATGATTTCCCCGGTCCTTCCCGTCCAGGACTGACTCGACGACGAGGACGAAGATCAAGGGTGATATTACCCAGTTGATTTCCACAATGAGACAGGGGAGCGTTAACGCTCCCCTTCCTATTACAACTGCAGAGGTCCTTGTGGAAGCAACACTTGACGAGAAGTTCGTCGGCACCGTGAGGTCGCCGATTGAATCATTCTGGCAGGGTTGTACGCTGAAGAAGGCCGCTGATGCGGAGCACTTCTTTGACGTGCCGAATGTCGATGCGATAGGCTATTGCCTTGACCACAACCACTTTTCCAGTCTGTCCCCAGAAGCAAAGCGGCTGATCCACCGTGTGATCGATATCTACGGCCGCCATGCTGTCTGCGATTATCTGGCTGACCACATCAAGCTGGTCAAGCAGAAAACACACTGATGTCCTGTTTGCACTTGTTGCACTGATACGCCTTGCCCTTGCGGGCTTGCGTATGCTGATAGTACGACAGTTGGTGCGACATACAGCCACAGTTCCACAGGTACGTCTTGACGGTTTTCGCCGTGTCGTACCTGTGCGTGATCTCAGCCTTCGCTTCGAATAGCTTCATCATCGACTGCCATTCCCGTCCATGCTGGAAAGGGACGTTGCCGTTGATGTCTTGCACGATCAAGTGCGCCAGCTCATGCGGAACGCTGTTCGCGATGTACGCGTCAGTGTTGTCCCGCAGGTAAATCATGTTCAAATCGATCGTGCGCGTAGCGTATTCGGCGTAGCCTGCGCTCGCACCACGGATACGATACACGATATTCGGACGTTCGACAACGATGCGGAGCTCCCGCTCAGCGATCGCGATCAGGTTGTCAACGCGGGCATTGACCCGCTTTTGTAGTTCCAGCTTAGTCACATTTAACTCCCTGGCGAACTGCCCCATTATTGTTATTGAGCAGGACGCAATGTAACGATGCAAATACGTGGTTTACGATGTGGTCTGTAAAAATAATTTGGTGTATAACAACCAGTTCAATCGATGACGATGTCGCTAGCGAACGTTATTGACCAATGAAATAAAAGTTGCCGAAAGGGTGAAACAGCGTTGATCAAACCGCGTGGTTCAAGTAGCTGCCTCGTTGATCTTTACCCTAACTAGTCAGATAGTGTGCTTCATGCGATAGGGATTCGTTGTTGAGAAGCAGCTACAACTGCTAATCAACATTCAAACGAGTTAGCGATCGCATCAGTCCTCTTCTTTTGTGTTCGTCAATCTTTGAAAGGAATCATCATGAGCAACGTCACCGAAAAGGGCCTCATCGTTCTGAAGGCCGCTTCCAAGCACAACACGCGCGAGAAGATCGCCCGCCGCCTCGGCCAAAGCGTCGCCCAAGTCAACGGCGCCCTGACCGGTCTCAAGCGCAACGGCCTGATCGAGATCGATGCCGAAGGCGTGATCACCGTGACCCCCGACGCCGCTCCCTACCTGAGCAAGCGCGCCGGTGGCACCGCTGAACGCGCCACCCGCACCAACACGAAGATGGCCGCTGCGCGTCGCCTGTTCGACAAGTACGCGTCGAAGGAAGGTCGTGGCGGTCTGATCGCTCGCTTCATGAAGGAGATCGGCCTGACCGAGAAGGGCGCGTCGACCTACTTCCAGACGATCCGTGTGCAGGCCGGTGTGCCGGCGGGCGCTTTCCAGCGTGCTCCGCGCAAGCCTTCGACCGTTTCGCGCAAGACGTCGTGAACCCTCACCTCGTCCGCTGCAAGGGGAGCCATCGGCTCCCCTTTTTTATTTGCTGCGTTCTCTCGTGACATGCTGTGTTGCTTATTGATTATTGAATCAGTGAACTGATTGTCATGATAAAGATTTCTAAACACAACGCATCCATGCAATTTTTGCTGCAAAAAGATGGTGGAGAAAACCCCCTAGCAGGCAAAAATTGCTAGACACTTTTATATAGAGCACCCGCTCTATCCTGTTGTCTTCTCGGACATCTGGTAGTATCATTCTCCCATCGTTAAACAAACGAGGCAGACATGGCCAAGATCGTTACGAAAGATTCCCTGCGAGACCTGCTGCTGAGCTCGCCTCAAGACAAGCAGGTCCGAATCATCGGTCGCGCTCTCGTTCGGATCATGGAGCGGCAAACGGAAGCCGAAAAGAGCCTGAAGATGACAACCGATTCGAACAACATCGGTTTCACCAGTGCAGATGCGAAGACGGGAACCAAGTCAGCGGAGTACTTCAAGCGGACTGGCCGTCTGATGCCGTTCGCGTTCGAGCGGTGGATCAGTGCTGACAGCACCGGCTATCCTCGGATCTGCCGCTACCATCGTCAACTCAACGAAGTCGCTGAGGCAAAAGCCGAAAGTGCCCAGTTGACTCTGTAACCAAATGGGAGTATTATACTCCCATCAATCAACGGAGTGCGAAATGCAATTCTCGAAGGAACAGCTGATCTACATCGCGAGCAGCCTCGGCAACATGGACGTTGACTTCATGAAGCAGCTGGCGTGGGGAATGGTCGCCAATCACGCGGAAGTGATGGCGGAAATCTCCGAAAGCAGCGACATCCATACGCTGCCGAACACGAAGGACACCAAGGAACACGTCAAGGAGTACCTGTCCGACATGTTCCCGGAAATCCTCACGAAGCTGAAGGAGGAGATCGACGCGTGCCCGATCAACGTCAAGTACTCGTGGAGCGTCGACGTCAAGATGGAATGATGGACGGGGCCGGCTCAGGGGCAAGGGAGGGAGGAGGTGCCTGAGCGGTCAGGTGGCGATCCCGTCTCTCCCTGACCAGAGTCCGTCTATAATACCGGAATCCATGCAGGAATGCAACGCCCATTAATAATGAGCTTGCAGTCCAGTATGGTATTGCTCTTTCTGTTGACTGTCTGATTTGTGCACTTAATAATCTGCACAACTTAACAACCAACAGAAAGGGTCAATCATGATCGTCGACAACTTCACGCGAGATATCCCCCAAGAAGACGAAAACCTGTCGCCGGCACTGGGTGCGATGATGGGTGTGCTCGCCATGCCGCACCAGTACAGCCGTTTCGTCAACGACACGATGCTGTCGCTCAACATGCAGTGCCCGCAGTCTGCGCACGTGATGGAAAAGTGAACTGTTGACTTGTCGGCCGGATGGGAGTATTATGCTCCCATCGGTTAACAACCAGGAACACAAATGTTCAAGACCACCCTGCAGAACATCCACGAAGTCGACGAGAGCGATTTCGGCTACGGACCGCACGTGTACGGCCTACTGCTCGAAGCGCAGGCCGAAGAGCTGGAAGTGACCGTCGTGCAACGTGTAATCGACAACGGCAACCCCGCGCACGACAATTACGACATCGTGCTCGATAACGGCCTGAAGGTCGATGCGGTGAGTGGTTACCACCTTGCCGACATTCACAACTTCGTGGAGAATACGCACGAGTCGCAGTTCTGCCTCGCTGTGCAACATGGTGTCGATTTCGATCACGGTGTGTGGTCTGAACGGATCGAGTCCATGCTGCGCGATGCGGAGCAGAATCCGCATATTTCCATCTCGTACGAAACGACGTACGCCATTTCCAAGTGAAGGTCAACATGAAAAAGCACAACGGTTTCACGCTGATTGAACTGTTGATCGTTCTCGCGATCATCGGTATCCTGCTGGCAGTGGCGTTGCCTGCATGGCACAACTACCGCAACAACACCGCAGAACCGAGCGGCCGCTACGGGCAGATCGGGCACGACCAGCCGCAAGCAGAATACGAATGCCGCGCTGGCGTTGTGATGAAACGCGACGGCAAGGCGCTGAAGTCGAGCAACGGCTCGATCGTGACCTGCTAATACAAGTTACCTCCCTGTTTGGGCCGGGTTGAGCGCAAGCTCCCCGGCTCGTTTTTTATTCCGAATCCAGCGCAGCAAACACACCTTCCCACTTTCCAAATAGCATACGGCAAACTAGATGGTTTGGCAAGTGTGGAAAGCCCTATTGTCCGTCTATCTCGTTTGGTGTATACTTGGTCATCAAGTGGAGATTTAGATGCGACTCGTTGCTTACGTACTGATCCTTGGTTTTGCGTCGGGGTTGCTCGCACGCAATCCGTACATCGGTGCGTTGGCGGGAGTTGTGTGCTGGATCGTTGACACAATCATCAACAGGGAGTAATCATGGCACTCGTCATCACAATCATTTCCGCACTGATCCTTGTGATCGGCGGCATCGGTGCAATCGTTGGCGTTCTCGTTGGCGCAGCGTGGTGGGCGGGAGCGCTCACTGCGCTGATCAGCACGGTCGTGTTCATTATCATCCTGGTCGTCAGCCTGCTCGTGCTGGGATTCGCCAAGATGGACTCGTTGATCTGAACAGCGAGACAGGTTACAATTGATCCCATGAGTGGATATCTTGGTAACCCGGACGCAGAGTCCGAACACGCACTGATCCTCGCTGAGAACGGGATCGATGCGGCACGTGCAATGTTGGCAGGTCCTGTTCTGGAAGACTGTCAGAACTGCGATGAGCCGATCGATCCGAAGCGAGTCGCTGCGCTCCGTGCAAACGGCATGAAGTGCATGTACTGCATTATTTGCCAATCGAAGTTTGACGCTGCACCAAAGATCAAAATGCTTGACCGCATCCTGTAAGTGTGGGATAGTAGTCACATCAACAACTGAGGTGCAACATGCCTGCGATCAACATCTCCAACGAACTCGTCCGTGCCATCAATGCTGTGTGGGACTACATCGGTTCCGACTGCGAGCAGTGCGCCAATGAGTGCGGTGAAGAACTGACGAACGAGATGGCCATTGAGAGCTGCATCGACGCCGATCGCCTGAAGACGAACGGTCACAAAGCTGCTGACAAGGAACTCCATGCGCTGATCGAGCAGCACGGTTACGGCCCCGTTGCCAAAGCCCTCGAGAAGAAGATCAGCCTGGCCTGATCTGTTGACAAAGCTAGTGTCCTACGGGACACTAGTAAACATCAACACAGTCACAGGTAAACATCATGCCGATCATCACTGCCCACGAGCTCGCTCGTCAACTGCTTGCGCAAGGCGACTACGAAGTGTGCTTGCTTGACGAAGGTGCAACGCACGGCTGGAGTATCGGCTCTGTTGTCTCTTGCCAAGGTCGGAGTGATGATTCCGAGCTGACGAAACCAATGGTCGTCATCACGATCGGCAACGGTCTGACGGAACTTCTTCCAAAACCGGAGCGTATGCAATGACAAGCGAAATGTTCAACAATGAGCCGACCGAGGAGCGGAAGGCGAAGCTTGAGCAGTTGCTCGGGCGGATGGAAGCTCCCGACGTGATCGCGAAGCAATGTCAGATGTCGCACGCTGCGGTGTTCGCTCTGATCAACGCTCGGTCGTACACGGGGTTCAACAAGTGGTGGGCCCAGCAGGTCAGCGGCAGGCGTGCGATGCTGATCAACGACAAGTGGGCACTCGCAGAGGCTGCATATAGCGCAGGCCGTGAGGCACTCGCCGAAGAGATCGCGAAGTTGCGTGATCAGCCGTTGTAATGTAGCAACTACAACACTCCAAAGGCAACAGGGCACTGCCCTGTTGCCTTCGCTGGTCAATTGTGCGATACTGGCTTCATTGTAATAAGGAGCTGATATGAGCCGACCGACGTCAGAAGAGATCCGCGCATTCGCTGCTCGTATGGAGCAGAACGACTTCTTTGAGCTCGTTGCTCATCATATGCTGTTCGTCGAGCAGGCGATCGCGACCGATGCGTTGGCAACAGAGCTCGACGCTGACGATACGTACAATCGCTCGTTGGCTCAGGAGCTGTTCCACGACCCAGAGTACCTCGCAAACTGCTGTGAGGCAACGCTGTCTGGCATGGGGTTTGAAGAAGCTGTCGTCGAGCAGCTGAAGCTGCTCGCTCCGTCGTACGTTCGGCCCCGTTGATCAGTTTGGTCATTTGGGCGATACTGGACGCATTCAATCAAGGAGCGAGCTATGAAGTACTGGAACGGCGTTGGCCGCCATCAGGCTGCGTACGACGAGGTCAGCAAGCTGATCCCCGTCGAAGGTGCGTGCAATGACGCACAGACGACGAACAAGTCGCTCGACCTCCTGCGTCGTGCTACTACGATCTGTACAACAACGGCCTGTGCAATCGCGCCAAGGAGTTCCGCACGATCTTCGGGTTTGGCGGTGAGAGTATCGCCAAGAACTTCGCAGATGTCAACGGGATGAACCTCCTTGACGAGAAGATGGATGTCCTGATCGAGAAGGCGTGCGTCGAACAAGGTCTCGCCCACTTGACATATCGCAAGAGCTGAGGGATACTGGCTTCACTGTCAACCACTGGAGAGCAAACATGGCGTACGTGATCTACAACGAAAAGACGTGCAAGCGATACGAGACCGAGCGTCGCACCGCGTCGTGGGCTCAGAAGGGCAGCGCCAAGAGCGTGCTGACCAAGGCGATCAAGAGCGGCGACATCAAGAACGGAGACGACTGGAAGGTCGGCACGTACGAAGAGTGGCAAGCGAACGATCGCGACATCGAAGTGATCAGCGCGATGGACGGCAAGACCGTCTGCAAGATCAAGGCGAGCGAGAAGGGCAATCGCGTCAGCGACCCGAGCATGGAAGGTTACTGGACGATGTAAGAACAAGGAGCCTACGGGCTCCTTTTCGTTTTGTCAACTGGCAAAGTCGTTGTTCCGCTCTCGCTGTCCATCCCCAGGGTGCCTGATCGAACGCATGCTGCTAGTATCGCATAGCTGTCCGTCGAAGTCAACTGTTGACAAGTTGGTTGTTTGGGCATATACTAGAACCATCTAATCGAGGATCAAAGACATGGACGTTCTAATCTTCCAAGGTGGTGAGTGCGTTACGGATGACCACCATGTTGTGATTGATGCATGGACCCAAGAAGCAATCGTCAAAGCATTGATTGAGCGTGAAGGGACTGACGAATGGCTCGAAGAGCAAGTAACTTTCCTTGAAGGAAACGTCACTGTACGTGATACGTTTGAATTTGTCAACGTCAATATGGCACAAATCGTGCTCGACGGGTACAACGGCGGAATGCTCTATATTATTCGTTGCTGACCCATTGACAAGTTGGTTGTTTGGGCATATACTGGCTTCATTGATTCACAAAGGAGCAACCATGTTTGGTCTGACGTTCGAACAAGTCAAGGCGATGTCCTCTGATCAAATCGCTGACGAAATCCTCCATAGCGACGAGATGCAACGAGGCTACAGTGATGGCCACATGGACGCGCTGTTCGATGACGACCAAATCCTCAGCGAAAAGGATGCGTGCGAACAAGCAACGATCCGCAAGCAGCAAGAGGGCAACCATCCTGATTATCTCAAGGGCTATTGGGTTGGTCAAGTGTCGTTTGGCTGAACGACTGCCCTGTTGACAAAGTGACCTGATGGGAGTATTATACTCCCATCTTAAACGCATTGGAGAAACGAAATGCCTCATCCGACACGAGCACAAGTTGAGAAGTTCCTCAACTACTACGAGCATGATCTCTCGGACGAAGACGCAGCTGACCTCATCAACGAAGAGTATAGCGACCTCTATACTGATGACGAGATCGACAATGGTGCGATGGATCAACTGTTCGTGTACGTCGACCACTATCGCAAACATGGTGTGTGGCCTGACGACTGTGTGCTCGCTGTTGCCTAAGTGACCAAATGGGAGTATTATACTCCCATCACTTACTGGAGAGCAGACATGAGCCACATCGCTACCCTCGAACGTCTACACGACGAAGCTGTTGCCTTCGGTGACGAAGAGGCAGCGGAGTTCTACTCCGAAGAGATCGACAACTATTGGACGTGTCGCGAGGAAGAAGATCGTTTCGATCGCGACGCTTGAACTGTTGTCTGTCTGACAATAAGATGGGATACTTATCCCATCTTAAACGCGCTGGAGAAGCGAAATGGCACTGCAAGTTACGAAGTATTCGGTTGAACATTCGAAGTCGATGTCTTTTAACGACACTCGAACTGTGTTGTTCGTGTCGTCGTTCGATATTCATTCTATGCACATTACTGAACTGACGGGGACAATCGAAGAGATTGCGAAGTACATGATCGGTGTGTGGGCGTTCGGTGAAGATGGTGACTACGAATACGATGAAGTTCAACAACTTCAGATCGATGAGTACTACAACGAACTCGCTGAAGAATACGAAGCTTGGGAGATTCTCGATGGTGTGATCGATATGATCAACGGTGACGGAGTATATCAGTTGATCTACAAAAACTGACCTGTTGTCCAAATGACCAAATGGGAGTATTATACTCCCATCAATCAACGGAGGCCCAAATGGCTTTGAAAGTCGAAGACTACTATCCCGACCAAGGTAAGTGCAACGCTTCGTCGTTGCAAGACGACGTCAAGATCATCCTGACGATCACGCCGTGGGATCGCGGTGGCGACACGTCGCCCGAGTACAAGCGCATCGAGGGCACGGTCGAAGAGGTCGTCAAGTACTTGCTCCTCCTCGGCAACTACGGTGGTGCGGAAAGCGTCGACGACCTCGAAGACGAGGACGAAGTCGAAGAGTTCAACGAAGATTTCAACGTTTTCGTCGCGAACAACGCTCCGCACAAGATCATCGACGCAATCATCATTACCATCAACGGCGACGATGGTTACGAGGTAACGTACCTCTAATCCGTCTTACGGACAACAAAAAGCTCTCCTCGTGAGAGCTTTTTTAATTGCTCCTGTTGCCCAAACCCTATATTCGTGTATACTTGGCTTCATCGGTTAACACAACTCACACGAGTTTTTCAACAGGAGAGCTGAGATGGATGCACGAGTCGTCGAGAGTGTTCTGGGCAACATCAAGGGCGCGACGTTCGTCGGCCTCGACACGGAAACGGTCGTCGATCTGAAGGGCGGCAAGAAGAACGAGATGCAGGGCCGCGTCACGAAGGTGATGACCGGCGCTCTCGTGCAAGTGTTCGCCCGCGGTGGCGAAGGCGGTGGCTACGAGAACAAGGTCAACCGTCGCCTCGACAAGGAAGGCAAGGAAGTCGAGTTCGAAGTCGGTCCGCGTAAGTGGGGCACGCGTCTCGAAGGCAAGCCGTTCGTCGAGCACAAGGGTGAACTGTACCTCGAAGTCATCTTCGAGCGCCCGGGGGAATCCCACTACCTGCTGGACGGCAAACCGATCCAAGCTGCCGAAATCATCGGCCTCGACGAAGGCCCCGTGAAGGCTGGTGAACAGGGCGGCCTGGAAGACAAGGTCATCCTGCGCACGTTCAAGTTCGACAGCATCAAGGCGCTGCGCGTCAACAAGACGGAAGTCAAGGCGCGCTGAAAGTCAACAGCGCCAACAAAGAGCCCACCTCGTGTGGGCTTTTTTATTGCCCACTTGATCAATCGACATAGTTGTGTTATTATATCAGCATTGTCAAACGGAGATCGAAATGCCGCAAGTTGCCATCCAAGAATTTGGCGTTGAACAGTTGATCGAGGTTCTATCGAACGCCGGTTATGAGCACGACGCGACCGAGTTCAACGATTCGCTGATTCACTATTTCGGTGAGAAGGACAACCAGTACGTGTTCGCTGTGTCGTTCCTCAATACTGAGGACACGGGCGACGAGGGATTGTACTACGTGACGACACTGTTCGTCGAGCGCGACGAAACCGGCCTGCTGTGCGGTGAGTGGGAAGGAAGGCCTTCCAAAGAAGACCTGACGAACGACCAAGTCATTGCGTACTTCGACGGTCTCAAAGACCAAGCGTCGTACAAATAATCGTCAAAGTCAACAGCTACAAAGAGTCCTGCAGAGATGTATGGGCTCTGTAGCTGTTTGGTTCGTTTGGTTGTATACTAGACGCACTGTCCAACGGAGATCAACATGTCGATTAAGCTCGCTCTAGTCCAGCACAACCGTCCTGGTTTCTATGTGACGTTGGTGGAAGTGCCCAGCACGTTTACACCTTCGCAAGAACTCCAGCTACGTTACGACGTTGCACGTGAGTTTGAAATGACCGACAACGACGGTGAGTTCCTCGTGATCGAGAACGGTAACGTGATCGATCGTCGTCAGATTCCTCGCTTCTAACAGACTGCCCTATTGACCAGAGATGCGTCTGGTGGGATACTGGACGCATCCAATCAAGGAGCGACAAATGCACACGACGCAACAAGAGTTCATTCAATTGACCGTGCTGATGGCGGTCGGCACTGGCCTGACGGGCACGAACCCCGTCCGCTACCTCAACCAACTGCTTCGTCAGAACCAGTGGTCGGAGGAGACCGATGTCGTCAAGCTGACGGTTGCTTTCCAACCGCAACTGAACTCGATCCGTGTGCACGTCGATGCGATCGAGCGTACGATCACGTACTGGATCTCGATCAACATCGATACGCTCGCCGTCGAGTTCGACGTCAGCTGACCTGTTGTTAGACGAGTGCGTTTGGGCGATACTAGACGCACTCGTTCAACAAAGGAGTGCCAAATGGCCAACACGCTTCCCAAGGAAATCCTCGAACAGCTCTCGTTCATTCCCTTTCCCGAAGGTCTGGACTGTGAACAGGTGGGCGACTGGCTCGCGAGCGAAGGTGTGGATGGTGACGTGATCGTGCTCGAGACGGGTCTGGTCGTGCCGTTCGATAGCGTTGAATACACGGAAACGCTGCTCAAGAAGTGCGTCAAGTTCTTTAACGACGACTGACGGACAAGATCAACAGGGGGCTTAGCCCCCTTGATTGAAGTGTCGTTGTGGTAGACGATAGCTCAATCAAAGTCACACAGGGATCGATCATGAAGAAAGTTCCGAAGGACTACGCTGCGTTCCTCAAGCCGTACATCGATGCTCGAGTGCTGACGATCGAATCCGGATCGAAGCACAACAAGGCGGTTCGATCGGACGGTCGGTTCTGGGTGATCCCCAGCAGCCCGAGCGATCATCGCGGGTTCCTCAACTTCAAGAGCGATATCCGCCGGTTCGTCAGCCAAGCGCCGCAGCACCCCGTTGTCCAGTGACGATCGTTGTGGGATAGTACTCCCATCAACAACTGGAGAGCAACATGCACACGGGCCACCACATCTCCAACTTCGTCCAGCGATTCGGCTGCACTGACGAGGTTATTGACGACGATCGGTTCATCGTTCTGTTCAACTGCATCGATGCTCCCGACCACATCGCGTGCGGTAGCGTGATCAACAACGGGCGTGATCAGCCTATCCAGAACTTCATCAGTCGCGACGATGAGTGATCAGTTGACTTGAACGGCGGTTGGTGGGATAGTACTCCCATCAACAACTGGAGAGCAACATGACTCTGTCGTACGAAGCCGCCAAGCAAGTGCAAATCGCCCTCGCCCTGCACGAGCGATATGTGCAGACGCTCGGCGCGGAGCAAGCGAAGGTGCAACTCGCAATCGGCTTCACGTGGCTTGCCGGCCACTATGTGACCGAAGCACCGCAAGCTGCTGACCTGCTGAACAAGGTCGGCGGTAGTGTCTTCTACGGATGCGGTAACGGTCAACGGAATTACGTCGAGATCAAGAACGACGTGTTCGTCACCGAAGTCCGTTGACCTAAACATGGGATGGGAGTATGATACTCCCATCTTAACCGCACTGGAGGAACAACAATGAAGAGCCAACAACCTCGACGCTCCGCTGGTGAAGGTCCTTGGATCGCGCTCGATGACATGCGCGCGTTCAAGCAGTTCCTCACCGACAACGGCTTCCAGTGGCGTGAGCATCCTGGCCTGAACAGCACCGGCTATCAAGTCCGCCACCAAGGGCACTGGATGGCGCTGCTGTGGAACAAGGGGTTCAAGCGGTTCACAGCAGACCGTCGATTGTCGCTGATCGTCCAGTCGTTTGCAACGGAGAAGCCGAAGGATCAACGCGTTCCCGAGCTGCCGAAAGGCCCGATGGTCAAGTGCGTTCACTGCGGCAACCTGTTCGAGCAGTACTTCGAGGGCGAAGACATGTGCGTTGACTGCGACGACTAATTGTGGGATAGTCGTCGCATAGTCAACAGGAGTGCACGATGGAGTTCAAGATCACCGAGAAGACGGTTGAGATCCACGGCTACAAGGTCACGTGCAAGTGGACCGAAGAGCGAAATGCGATGTTCGGCCACAAGACGGGATCGGGATGGCTGCTGACGCGCACTCCGCTCGATAAGCACAGCGGCAAGACGAATGACACGTTGATCTACTGCGAGATCGGCGAGTACATGTGGGTGCCGAACGGCCGTGTTGGCACCACGAACGAGTCGGATCTGATTTCCGACAAGCGCCTGGAAGAAGTGCTGTGCACGTACTGGTGAGCCGTTGACAAACAATCAGCTTGGTGGGATACTAAGCTCATTGTTCAACGGAGTACATCATGTACGCATTCCTCTGCATCAATCCCGATCCCGCCAAGGACGGTGTTGCGATCCACCTGAGCGATGTCGCCTCGGTTGTTGCTTTCGAGCGCCTGTGGGAACGCATGAGCGACAAGATCCAGGACGAGTACAACTACGATCTGCCGGTCTTCGTCAAGGAAAGCGACGGCGAAACGCCGGTCGTCAACGTCAAGCCTGCGCAGTTCAAGCGCCTGTACATCGACAGCGTCGTGACGATGACTTTCGCTGGTTTCATCCAAGAAATCAACAAGTACATCGCCAGCCAAGAATGACCAGTTGATCTTGGATCCGTTTGGTCAGATACTAGACGGATCTAATCAAGGAGTCAACATGTCCCGAATCGCTTTAGCTCACGGCTACATTGAGCAGCTGGTGGCAGGTGCTGAGATCGTGAGCACTCGCGAGACCGATCACGCTGTCGACTGCATGGTCGTGCACCCGAAGCGAAAGATCGACCCGACCAGCTTTGCCCGCGCTGCGAAGAAGTACAGCCTGATCGTTGGTTGCACACCGAGTGCGAGCAACCGCAACAAGCTGATCGTCGCCTACATCACCGTGGCCGACCGCTCTGCCGAGCTGTGCGTCAAGGGCACGAATGAGGGCCCTGTGCACGTCGAAGTGCGCTTTAGGGGTTGACCTCAACTGCGTTCGGTGGGATACTGGACGCATCCAATCAAAGGAGGCCATCATGGTCAAGGTGATTCAAGTCGAAAGCGGTGTCGTTCGTCAGATGGAGTTCGAGCAGTTCAACAAGAGCACGATCCTTAGCCTGGTCAACGACGACTCGGACAACGTGTTCGAAGACAAGCACATCCATGTCGTCGAGCAGCCCGGCATTGTCGCCTGTTCCGTTCTCCATGACAACGGCCTGGCGCTGGTGACGTTCATCGGTGACACCGCATCGTGGCAGGTCGGCCAGTTGACCGAGTGAGCGGTTGGGAGTATCATACTCCCATCACTTCAAGGACCTCATCATGAGTCTACCGCACATTGGCGTCGGAATGGACGTCTGCTTCCGCAGTAAGGTGTTCACTGCACCTTACACGCCGCACTTTGACGCGTACAAGGGACACAAGTTCACCGTCGTTGCGATCCATCCTGGCGAACACGTTGCGCTCAAGTGTACGTCTGATCCATCGCTGACCGTCAATGGACACGTTCACGCAGACGAGTTGAAGCGGCTGTGACCTGTTGTCTTAGTAAGCGTTTGGGAGTACCATACTCCCATCACTTCAAGGAGCCGACATGTTCTTCACGATGACGCCCGAACAAGAAGCAACGTTCAACCGAGTGTGCGAACGAGCTCGCCAGGCATCGCACGACGACTCGTGCACACAGCACGTCAACATGCGTGTCCATCTTCGCGGGAACGAGATCCATGCGGAGTTCCTCGTCTCCGACTGGTACGACAGCGACTGCACAGTCCGTTCGTACGACGACGGGCGGCTGAAGGACTGAGCGAAGAGGGCAGATGCCCTCTTGATCTGAGTGTTGTTCTAGGGGACAATACTCACATCATTTACGCTTACGGAATCATGACCCTCGTTGTCGAAAATGTCAACGCGCTGATGACAGCGCCCGTCGAAGAAACGCAGATCGAACTGCACAGCGTCACTCTGACACTGCGTCGCACAAACGGCCACAGCTTCTACCTGCAGGGGAAGATCGATGGCCGCATCGTTCATGTCCGAGACCGCAACACGCACGTTGCAACGTTCAGCCGCAATGAGCTCGTCCAGCGGCTGCTCGACGGCAATTACGAAATCGGTTGACATCGCCGGTGATAGGTGGGATACTCACTTATCAATAGGGAGAGCAGGCATGCGCAACTTTCTGTTCCGTATCGGCGATGCAGAGATGAAAAACGGCAAGTGGGCGGCGGTGATCGATTCGTATGCGACCCGCCCCAACGGTGAAGTGTCGCACAAGTCGTCGCGGATCACTTCCGCAGCGATCTTTGAGTCGGAGGTCGCTGCAATCGAGGGCGCTGATCGTGCTCTCGTCCACCTGGAAGCGACTGGTGAGTTCCCCAACCTTTGTGAGCCTTTCTGATGGACATCATTATCACCCAGCAGATCGCCACGCACAACGGCTGGACGGTCCGAATCAACCGCAACGCCGCTGGTCACTGGACGCTGCTGCGCAATGCGTCCCATCATCCGATGATTCCGCCGTTGACACAACAGCTGATCCAACGTGACGGGATGACGATGTGGGTCGGCATCATCGGTGAAGAAAAGAAGGCCGGCGACATCGTTGTCGTGGTCAGCTCGGAAGTGCTTGAGGACATCATCAAGCAGACGTGCGCCACTCCTCCCTCTCGTTGACCTTACGTGCAACTTGGTATACAATTACCACATTGCACAATAGGAGCCAACAATGGCACACGTACTACCGGAACAACTGATTGATGAGCTGAAGAAGTCCGCTGCTCGTCAAACCGCTCGAGAGCAAGCAGGTGACTACCTGTTCATCGAGCGTGCCCACTTCGACAGCGACTTCGAAGCGACGTACGCAGGCGGCGTTGACGATGGTCATACGATCGCAGCGCGCTCTGTGTTGACTGCGCTCGGCATCCAGTGGTGAAGTCAACATGATCGTCGTCATCCATGAAGACCAGTGCGAGCACCTCGCTGCACTGTCACACTACAACCACAACTACTACAAGCTGCCATTCAAGGTCAACGACTGCGACACCGTGTTCGCGTCGTACGACGGTGCTGACAACTTCAACGGCCACGAGCTCGGCAATATCGTCGACGGCAAGTTCGAGGTCAAATTCTACCTCCATACGTACGACAAAGATGATAGCACATTCATCTTCGACAGCAAAGAGCTGAGCGAGACGAACAAGTGGACGTGACCTGTTGACATTGGTCAATTGTTACCTTATAGTTGTTGTAACAATAAAAGGGGTAACTAAATGGCAGTCGATTTTCTCAATCAGCCGCTGGAAGTCAACGCAGTCGTCATCATGACGCTGCCGAAGTATGCTGACATCTGCGTCGGTGTTGTCAAGAAGGTGACGCCGCAGCGAGTGCGTGTGGTCTACCGAGACCATAACGACTACGCCAGTGAGATTGTCGTCGAGCACGGCACGGTGATGGTGACTACGCACGAGGTCGCGCTCAAGCGGGCACGGTTCATTCGCCTGAAGGCGGTTGAAGCTGATCTGCTCAACCGTGCAGACATGAACGACGGCGATCTTCCGGCAGGGCGCTGATGCTCCGTTGATCTCGACCTCACACGGTGGGATAGTACTCCCATCATGTGAGGGAGATCAATGATGACTGTCGCAGCACCGTTCCATCCAGCAAAGCACGTCTACCAAAAAGACGACCAAGTTGCCGTTGAGTATCAATACGGCCGGTGGTACTTTGGCACGATCCTATGGATCGAACAAGGCTTTGGCAACCTCAAGTTCGCTGTCGTCCGTCCCGACGATGATCGGTACATCGCGACGTTCGGTAGCAGCCGTGACATGAGCAACGGCTACAAGGGTTACATCTGCAACGACCCGCTGCTCAACCACATCGTCCCTCTCGAGCACTATGTGTGGGCGAGTGAGCTGACTGCACAGCAGCGGATGGAAGCGTACAAGCTGATTGCTTAATTGTCAACATGTGGGCTATCAACTGCCCACTGTTGACTTTCGTCGTGGGCGACGTTATGATCGAGTCATTGTACAGGAGGTAGAGATGTCTCTCAAAGACGAGATCGAAGCAAAGCGCAAGGAGATTGCGGCGCTCGAGCAATCGATTGGCGATCGCAAGCGTGAGCTGACCGCACTGGAGAACAGCCGCGTCAAGTGTGCACATACGTTCTCCGCTGCCGTCCGTGGCTACGAACACGAAGGTGGTCACTGCACGAAGTGCGGGATCAATCAGCTCCACGCCGACACGCTTGCGTGGCAATATCGCACTGGCCGCCCGTTGACGGCTTAACATTTTTAAAGGACAATACTATGTCGGTTCGACAACAAGCGATCGCTGACGTCAAGCTGTGCGAGCGAGTGACGGCGCGCGACGGTGAAGACTCTGTCCGTCACTACATGGCGGCGTTCAAGAAGACGTTCGCTCCGCTCGTCAAGGCGGCGCTCGGCACGTCGATCGAGCATGACGACATCGAATCGCTCGAGATCGACAGCGCAGGTGACCTGTACATCCGCACGTCGTGGGTCAGCATGGGATGTGCTGACGGCAACACGTACATCCTCCCCGCTCACATCATCGACGCTGCCGATCCGTTGCATGCTGCGACTGTACATCATCTGAAGAAGCAAATCAACGATGCGCAGTCGTACGTCGCACACAAAGAGGCAGAACTGGAACGTGCCGAACGGTCGCTGGAAGAGCTGAAGAACAGCCTCGCACTTGTTCTCGAACAGAACAGTTGACATCTAGTTGAGTGTGGTGTATGCTGCACTCAACTAGATCAATAGGGGCCTATCATGGCATCGACTGCGGAGTACAAGTGCAAGAACGACGGCTGTGGCAAGATGTTCACAGCTCGTACTGCCGACCGCAAACGAGGATGGGCTCTGTTCTGCAGCAAGCGGTGCAAGGCGGTTGAGCAGGAGAAGCGGACAGGGCAGCACGCCGCGTATCAAGCTCGGCGCGATGCCGCTCACGCAAGCACGTTCGATAGTGACTGGGAAGTCGCTATGGCTGACAATGAGGCGGGCTGGGACGGGCATAAGAACGCGTTCTGATCATTGACCTAAGTAAGGGTCAACGGTAACGTGTGCAGTTCTCAATAGGAGCTGCATATGTCTGAGTTTACCAGGTACACGATCGATTTCGCAACGACAAAGTTCACAACTGTCGCCATCTGTCTGACGGTTGTCTTGATGATGGCGTTCGTGTACGATATCTGCACTGCGAATGCAATCACGCAGTGTAAAGTCGTTGCTGCGACAACTCGCGTCTACGGTGAAGAGCAGCAATTGCGGACCGTTGAACAAATCCGTAAGTTGTGCGACCGTTGATATCGCCTATAGGGTTAACCTAAAGTGTACAACATTACGGGTAAGGAGTCAACATGGAAATGAAGTGGTATTGCATTGCTGTCGCTGTAGTGATCTCCGTTGTCAGCATCAGTGAAGCTGTTGACAAGTGGCAGCACAATCAGTGCAAGATCGAGCTCGCCAAGAGCACAACGAAGACCGCTGAACAGATTGAAGCTGTATGCGGCAAGTGAACACCGTCGTCGTCAATTCTGATGATCCGGATGACGGGTATTCGTATTCGTACATCGACGTCAGTGGTCAACAACATCCGATGTCTGATCAACAGGTCAGTCACTATCTGTTCGGTAGCCTGACTGAGGACCAACTTGCGCTCCACTTTGCCCGCGAGAAGGTCGCTAAGTCCGATCATCCTTCACTTGCTGAACTTCGTCAACGGCTGAAGGGCGTTCTGCCTGACGATGTGTCGGGTGTTGTCAAACGTCACCAAGTAGGTGACAATCATGCGTGAACTTGGCCGAGGCGTTTCAGGGACGATTGAGTTCCAAGCTAAGCTCGTTGTCAATGACCTTCCGATGATCGGCAAGGCTGTTGAATATGCGCAGCGGGTCGATCCGTGGGCTCACTATAAGTTGTGCATGGTCTCTGGTACTGTGACAATCGGCAGCACGAACTTCGAAGTGATCGACTATCTGAAGGGACTGTGCAAAATGAACACTACTCCTACACACAGCCAACAAGCAGGACAATAACAATGGCATCGGACATTATGACACCAATTACCATTCTAGACAACGAGTATCCTGGTTTCGAAGCCGCTGTTGACATTGAGCGGGACATCAGCGAGATGTGGATGGAACCAGAAGTAGTCGACATCCCCAGTGAGTATCAAGGGACGATTCGCGTCGTCGTTACGTACATTCCGGATGAAGCAGATCCACCATCACTGTTGAACATCGACCGTCTCCGTCATGCAATTGAAGGTCAAGTGCTTGGCCTAACTGCGAACATGACGCGTGAGCAGCGCCGTCATGTACTGCTTGCGATCGCGAACGGTGACTGATATGACTAACGGTGACGTACTAGATCAGATCATCGAACAGTTCACGGAAGATGTCAACAGGGCGATTAGCCATGCGAAGTTCTGGGTCGGTGTATGCAACACGAACGGGTCGATGCGAGACGTTGCTAATGCGATGGTTGCTGTCAACAAAGTAATCACTGTTGTCGATGACCTAATCATTGTGTGCCGGATTGGCAAGAAGCCTGTTCCGGAGATTGCGCTTGCCGCTGCACACAATGCTCATAATGAGTACGGTGAGCTAGTCTCACGGTTGTACCGCCTTGCAAGTGAGGCAAAGACGCAATAGATTGTTGCACAATTTTGGGTTATTAAAGAAGCTCCTGGTCAGTTAAAGACCAAGGAGCTTTTTGTTTATGAAAGATCACATCCAAGAAGAAGTGCTCAAGGCGATTCGCGGGGGCAAGTTGACAAGGGCTGAGCTGCTTGAAATGATTGAGAATGCGGACGTTACTGTTGACGACGAGCAGCAGTGGAGAGTCAGTGAGCATGTGCCTGTTACACCACCGCGTCCACCGACTCCAGAAGAGATTGTCGCACAGCGTCTCAAGATGATCAACGATTCGATTGATGCGCTCCGCGTATATGCTGATCCGGATCTCAGTGAAATCAAAGCTCTGTTGAAGGAAGTCGCTGAAGCAGGTAAGCTGGGACCTACGGACGGATGGATTCAAGCACTTGAGATTCACCACAACGATATGTTGTTTGTAGAGATTGCTTGGTCGTGTCGTGGCTACACGAATTCAATCCTGCATTATATTCCGATGAGCATCTTCCGTTCTGTTGACCATGTTCGTGCTGCAAAGGTATACAGTGCATGTCAGCGTCGCGATGGTTACGAGGCTGAGCTGAAGATCGCTAAGTCGAACGTCGAACGGTACACGAGACTGATTGCTGAAGAGACAAAGTTGCTTGACGAGTTGGGAGAACAATGATGTCGCGTGAACTAATCAAACAAACAATCAGTCAACTGAACACATACCGTAGGCCAGACATTACTGCTTGTCAAAAGGAGATTGCTTGTGCGATCTATTGGGCAAAGCTAGGCAACATTGACAAAGAGATCATTGTTGACCTTGAGATCGATGAAGAAGATATTCTCCATGTGACAACGGAGTGGGGCAGCAAGGGAAGCGTGTGCGCTGATACGTACAAGCTACCGATGTACATCTTCGAAGCTCCGTGCCTGATCACTGCATCTATGAAATACGGCCTTGAACTGAAGCTCGAGTACAGTCAGGACCAGCTTCAGATGTCCAAAGAGAATGTAGCACACTACGAGCAGGAAGTCAACAAATATACAAAGTGGCTGGACGAAGTGAACAACGACCGATATACCAAGTCAGTTGCTACGGGGAGCAAATAATGCCTAATAATCCACACGGTCATTTGATCATGGACGAAGATGAGCTTATCTATGTCCGTCCAAGAGATCAACAAGAGTTTACGCTGACGAACTATCAGTATACGAATTACATGGCTGGCCTGATGACTGTTGAGCAACTATTCAGCATCTACGAGAATATCGAAGTATGCTGATCGACCTAACTCAAACTCCCGAAGCTGTGCTCACAGTCAACGAAGACGATGTCGTTACGTTCAACGGTGTTCAGTTCGTTGTCCACAGTTACAACGGACCGTTCAATGACAATTCGTACATCCACTTTGTCTCTGTTGACAGTGATTCAGTCGCACTGGCGAAAGCAGTAGTTGATCAACCGAAAGCTTCTTACGATCAACTGTACAAGCAGTTCATCAAACAGATCCGGATTGGACAGTATGCTGCAAACTCTCGTCAAGAGTTTTATTCTGCGCTAAAAGACGGCACTGCGAGGATTGACTGATGGACAGTAGTTTCGATCAAATGTGGGATAAGGTCGGTCACGATCTGGGATGGTTCGATCATAACATGAGTCGTGACCGTCCGTACAATGGTCAGCCACATACTTCAACAGGCGTGCGAGGTTCTACAGAAGTCAAGGGGATTACTTTCCGAGACCTGAGAGACTGTTTCATTCGCGCGTACATTCTCAGCCATAATCACCACCGTGACAACGGTCTAAATCGTGCTGAACCAAACGCAACGTTGCGTGATGAAGCAAACAAGGGTGAGCGAGCTGCACTGTGCGAGGATGACGTCTACAAGTTGAAAGGTAATGTTGACCCTATTGCAATCGCTCAAAATCTGTGTTGTGAAGTTGAAAAGATAATGGGAATCTTTCCTAATGTTCCACGTTTTGAGCACAGTGATGATTGACGTCAAGCAATATCCTGAACATCTGTTGACCGTACAACAGGATGATCACGTTCTGTATGGTGAGCAAGAGATGGTTGTTTCATTTTTGCCGGTGCACCAAGGCGAAGATGAGCAAAAAATTTATTTGACGACGGTCGAGAGTGACGTTGCAGGATACAACGATCTTGTATGGCAGTACCATCGTGGTGAGATTGATATCTATCCACAGTACAAAGTGATGATCAAGCACCTTCGTGTTGGTTATCCTTGTGCTATGTGCCGTCATGAGATGGTCGAAGCGATTCGAAATGGTCTTGCTGTGATTGGTTGAGTTGACCCTGTTGACTTGGTTGAATAAATGGGTATTATTGTACCCATCTTTTGACTGATCTAGGAGATCAAACCATGAACGCTTCGCAACGCCGTATCGCCCGTCGTCACATCCTGTCGGTTCTGCCGGTCAAGTCTCAAGTCGTCGTTCCGACTGGCTCGATCGGTTCGGTCGTCGGTGTTGACAACAGCCAGAATGTCGTCGTCAAGCTGAAGAACAATTCGACGAAGACGTATCGTCAGCAACAACTGAAGCTGGCTGCGTGAAACGTCTGCTGATCATCAGCATGCTATCGCTGGCGGGCCATGTGTCCGCCAGCGACACGTCGTTTGTTATTTCGACTAAGTGTGCCGGTGAATTGTGCACGATTACAATCAAAGCTAATGTCCGTGTAATTGTCACTGCGTCTTTGAACGGGCGTACTGACAAGTTCACGTTAGCTGCTGGCGGAGTGTACGTTACGAAGTACAAGCCGTCAACGGAAGACAATGTTTCTGTATCGGTAGACAAGGGGAATGTATGAGCAAGCTGATCAGCAAGTCGGAGTGGGAAATCATGTACTCCGACTTGCAGGGCCAGATGGCGTCGGTTGACTCATGGATGTACATTGGTCGTAAGTACAAAGACAAGTCTGCTGTCCGTAATGCCGCATTTGCTCTTGGCAAAGTCGCTGGATCATTGAAGGCGATCACCGGTTATCTGCGGTCGATCGGTGAACCTGTCCCTTCGCATGTGACGGAGATTTCCGACAAGTACGAAGACATGTGGACGGAAGTCGGTAGCTGGTAAAGGAGCGGTTGAGATTATCTCGCAAACGTGGGATAATGTTCCGTTGTTTTGACCCGCCCATTAGGAGCAATAATGTTTAACTGGCTAAAGCGTCTGTTCGACAAGCAGAACGATCAACAGATGCTCGACGGCGATGCCCACCCTGTTCTTCGTGACTACGTCGTCATTCTCGGACAGTGCCCGAAGTGCGCTCTGGCGGTCGTCGAAGGGACTGAGAGCAATGTTGCGGTCGGCCCTGCGATTCACAAAGTGTGCCACACTGAGCTGCTTCGTGAGGCGACGAACGACGATCCAGAAATGATCATCATGATGTTGCGCGAACTGCGCGACTTTCGTAACAAAACCGGGATCACGCCGAATGTATCAGTGATATAAGGATACCAATGACGGAGAAGTATTGCATTTGCTGCGATAAGGAAGGACACTACACGAACGAATGCTGGAGCACACACGGGCTGAATACGCCGTACGATCGGGAGATCGACCGGCTATGTCAGCTCGCTTCGTTTGTAGAGGGCCACACCAAACCGACGGGAGTCGTCACGGTGACAGGCTGGCCGTCATTGACGTCTAATAATCTCGAGAACAACGTCTATACGCCTCTGTATAGCTTGCCGCCTGGCAGGTGGAATGTATATGCATTGAGGCTTGCTGACGGTAACCCTGAACCGAAGCAACCAAACGGTAGGTTGATCAAATAAGGGGTAGTTGCTACAGTGTTGACATTGGTTCAACACTTGCTACTTACCCTTATGAACGTATCCAAAGCAACAACTGTTAGCCGCCTTCGCAAACTAGCGGACACCCTGTCAGACGTCGATCCAAAGTACTTCAACATTGATTCATGGTTGAAGATCAACGGAAGTCATCACCTGCACAGCAGTGATGAGGCGTTCCTTGGTCTAAACAGGAATGATATTGACGTTACCGAGGTCGTCAATAAGGCAAAGAAAAACGAATGTGGCGCCGCTGCTTGCGCGCTTGGTTGGGCATGTTCGATTCCATCGTTCAAGGAGGCGGGATTGATTATGCGTGCTCAGGCTGATTCCGATTCGTGGAACACGGTGAAACCTTCGTTGGTTGTTGGTGGCCGGGTAATCGCAACGGATTATGACGCTGGGGCGAGGTTCTTCGGTGTTAATGATGCAACGTCTGAATACCTGTTCGACCCCGATTCGTACGTAACTGAACCGTCCGCAAAACAAGTTGCGCGCCGGATCCGTGCGGTCGCGAATAAAATCGAACAAGGTTTTGTGATTCGCGACGTTAACTATACATACGACTGCTTCAGCCGTGTGCGTGTCAACTACGTCAAACGAAAAGGTTAATTATGACAACAATCGCTACAGCAATTCGCCGCCTAAACAAACTGGCGGACTTCCTGGACACAGTTCCACCTAAGCAATTCAACATCAATCGTTGGTTTGAAACGGACGTTGAAGCTGATCACAAACTTCACTTGTACAAGAATAGCAAGAACGTTCCGGTCAAGCAATACATCGAGCGGAGGCACAAGGAGGACAATGAATGCGGAGCGGCTGCATGTGCTTTTGGCTGGGCTTGTACGATTCCGTCGTTCAAGAAGGCTGGTCTCAAGATGGTCGGCATGATTGGTGAATTTGAGCCACGGTACACGGCAAAAGATGGCCAGGTGTTCCACAATTTCTCCGCCGCTGAGCAATTCTTCGGTATCAACTACGAAACCGCTGAATACCTGTTTGATCCGACGTGCTATATTGCACCTCCGTCTGCCAAGGGCGTTGCTCGCCGTATTCGAAGCGTCGTTGCTCAGCTTGAGAAGGGCAATGAGCTGACGTACTATTCGTCGCGTTACGGTCACGATACACAGCGGCGCGGTCGCATTGTGACGAAGTACACGAAGATTCAAACATCTAACAAGTCGAAGGAAGACGTCGATGGCATCAATTGGTACTGGTAATAAGCGACTGCTGAAGCTGGCGGATTTTCTTCAGACTGTTCCCGAGGAAAGCTTCAACTTGGACAATTGGTTGGAGCACCAAGAAGGGTACAAGCTGACTGCCGTACAAGAGAAGTTCCGTGAACAGCATCGAACGAATGCACAAAATGTGATTGATAAGAAGGGTGTTGACCTTCTTAATATCGACGTTGAAAGCCTAACGACACCTCAATGCGGGTTCGCAGCTTGTGCAGTTGGGTGGGCATGTGCAATTCCAGCGTTCCGCAAGGCTGGTCTCCGCATGCGGACTACACATCAAACGTCACTCAACTTTTACCCAACACTTGTTGTCAAGGAAGAACATCCTTCAGAATGGCCTCAAGGATTTGATGCTGTTAATCAATTCTTCGGTCTTTCAAACGATGCGTCTGAGTACATGTTCAATCCGTGTGGTTATATCAACCCACCGTCAGCCAAGCAAGTTGCCAAACGTATTCGTGCGTTCGTTGCAAAGCGAGAACAAGGATACGACTTGTTCAACTTTGAGGTAGAAACAAACCGCGTCCGTGCGAAGTATTCCAAGAGCAAAGGTTCGAAATGAGTGAACGCCAACTAGATGTAAGTAACCGCCGTCTACTTAAGCTGGCCGAGCACCTTGATACGATTCCCGTAGAAGCGTTCAACATCCACCACTGGGTTAGTCTCAACGAAAAAGATACCGTCTGGGCGCCTGAAGTTAAAAAACTGGAACAGTACGATAGTATTTCTGAAGGCGTACTGGCCAACGTCGAATGTGGATTTGCAGCTTGTGCTGTTGGTCATGCTTCAAGCATCAAGGAATTCCAGCAGGAAGGTTTCCGTATGCTGCATGATGAGGAATTCGGTCCTATCTATCCGTCGTACAGAGGTCGACATAGTTTTGCCGCTGTCAATCTGTTCTTTGGTTTGGATGATGAAGAAGCACAGATGCTGTTTCAATCAACTGGCTACGGGACTAGAAATGTAACACCGTATGATGTTGCGAAACAGATTCGCACGTTTGTCAATACACGGACAGAATATAACGGCGAGTATTGATCGCTTGTTGTGAATGAAATAAGGTGAGAGTATCATGACTCTCACCTTTTCTTTTATTAGGTAACTGAAATGCCTCGTCATCTTGAAGTCAATGTTTCTACGATTGGTCATTTGGATCTTCGTGAGTACAAGCCGGAGCCTTGTGTGTACGGCGGGTTCAGGATTCCGTCCCGGTTCTTCCGTGAAGGGGCTGACCAACTGACACGGGAACAGTTTGCAGAGATGCTCGTTCGTGAATTCGAAGCTGGTATTCAGCGCTTGGAGGATGAAGTCAACGAGTATCACGCCAATGCCGGACGTGAACTGGTCAAGTTGCCATTTAGCTACAAACAATCATGAGTCTAGTCACTTATACTGCTGCTCAAGCGAAGCGTGATTACTCACAGTCAACAGCGGCAATTAGACAAGCTGTTCGTGAAATCGAGCAGATCATTGCACAAGCTGCAAATGACGGAAAAGCATCAGTCGAAGTTCATTCACTGAAGCACAACAATGAATTTGTCCACTACCATCTTCCGACATACACGTGTTTGCAGATGTCAGAAGCGTCCGCTGCTATTGTTGATGCTTTCAAAGCAGCTGGTTACCGCTGCGGATTTGTCCGCGATGAAGGTTACATTCCAGCCAGTCGCGCAGGTGAATGCAACGAAGAACAATATCGTCTCCACCGCTGGGTGTTGACATTTTACTGGGATTAATACATGAGTCACAATGATAAGCGAAGCGTCCATACCGACGCTCTAGAAACCCTCGGCACAATCATTTCTGATAGTGAGAAGCGAGACGCAATCCACCTAGCTGTCGAACCGATCGAAGCGGGTGAAATGCTCGTTCCTGGTCAAGACGTTGGTATCGCCTATGGTAAGGCGTTCCACCGTGGTGTTAACCATGTTGGTATCGTTGATCCGTTCCTCAAGGTCGCCGTCAGGCCTGGTCAGAAGTTCTGGCTAGTTGTTTATCCGCGGAAGATCACATCGCTTCGTCATGTGTGGACACATCCCGACTTTGCAGAAGTTCCGGAGGTCGCCGCCGTGCAAGCCCCTTTCGTCGAACCCAATCCGGAGGTTCCCGCCGTTAAAGCGACAACTCCTCGGAAGCGAAAGTCGCAAGCACGCATCAACGATGAAGTAGCCGTCCCGCCAGAGCTAAACGATCCAAGGGTTGCTGCTGATCTATGGCTACGTAATTATGCTGGCCTCGTTGATGCTGACTATGACGAGATGATGTACGTTGCTCAACAACACTACAATTACACGATCGGACTGTCGAAAAGTTGGCCTGACTATCTTATCGACGGTGGTAAGTGGGAAGGTGAAAGTGTGCCAAGCGAGTTTTGGGATCATTTCGTTGTGTTGAAGGGCCTTGAACCACTAGCAGACGACGTGTGGAAGCCGTCGTTCTTTAGCTGCAGCTGCTGATATGAGAACACCGAAACCAAACCTTGGTGTCCTGTACCGGTACGACTACACTGCTTATTTCAATGGTGCATACGACATGAACGGTGAAATGTACAGGGTAGGACCACCTAAGCCGGTTATTCACTGTGACAAGTTCAGGATTGTCAAAGTCACTCCGAAAGGAAACTGGATTGACGTTCATGGCAAACGGAAGTTTGTTCTGGGAACAGCACAAAAGCAGTATGCTTGTAGGACTCAGGAAGAAGCTCTCGTGTCATTCAAAGCACGGAAAGAGCGACATCTGAGTATTCTCCAACAGAAGATGAATGAACTCGAACGAGTGCTCGAGTTGGCAGAAACCGCTGATAAACTGGAAGCGAGGCAAACATGGTGGTCCAATACGTAATTGTCAAATACGCAGATGAAGTATACGATACCGCTGGTACGTTCAAACACGGTGCTTTTGCTGATGCGAGCGCTCACGACACGTACACAGGACGAAAGCTTCATTGCAAGACGGTATACGACACTGAGCAAGAAGCACAAGTGAAGTGTGATGAGATGCGTAAGTTTAACCCTCACGGATACTACGCAGTCAAGCGAGTCCTCGACTTGTATGACCTCACTGATCGCATTGCACGTTTGGAAACTATTGTAGAAGCCGCTAATGCGATTGCATCGCATTTTACGACTTGCGAACAGCAGCGTGGAGAACTGTATCCAGAAACGTGTCGCAATCCAATCAACAACAGTGTGATTCCAAACGCTGTGATGATTCCGATTGCGATGCTACGGAAGTTGCAACAGGCAACGAACCAGACCCAATAACAAAACTGAGATATTAAGGTAACAACCTACAGGATAGCCGCCTGAGCGCGGCTACTTTCTCTGCAACAAAAGATTAGTCCGTGAAACACCGGGCGCAAAATGGCATACGGAGGTCGCAAAAGCGATATACGGTTCGTCAGGCGGCTTGCAGCGCATAGGACGATAAACGGCAGCGGAACAAGAGGTCAATCTCTCCGCCGGCTGAAGCAACAATATTGACTAACCATTGAAATGGCGGCGGAGACACGGCTCTGCTTGTTACCGGCTGTGCCTAACTTCGCTTTGCATAAAAGCTGGGAGCTTCCCGGCTATACCTCCATCGTTTGCATGCACATGTGGTTAAATTGTACATTTTGTGTGTTTTATAAGGAGCTACCATGTGGCTTATGATTGCCTTGTTTGTTGTCATTGCGGTACTGACGCTGTTCGCATTCATTACTGACAACCAGTCGCATACGTATACCAGTGAGTTGATTTGCCGTGCCCTGTGTGTATGCGCAATAGTCGCGTACTTTAATGTCTGGGCTGGCTTTGCCAGTGTCGTCTTGACGTATATCTACTTTAGGTTTGTGAGGAAATATGATTGATGTGATTGCGCAGATTCTTCTGCTGACAACGATTATGATGGTCGTTCTTGGATTCGTTTTCAGGGACAGTGACTACAAGCGATGGGCTGCTTATTGCTTTGTTCCAGGTATTTTGCTGTACCTGTTTGGCTTCTACTTGACGGTGCTGATCTTTGGTGTGTACGCACTGGTCAAGTACTTTGACAAGAGGTGAAGTATGATCGCCGTTAACGACTTAGTTTCACTTTTGTTGGTTGTAGGCGGCGTATGTGCCTTCTTCATCGGCCTGTTCTCCATTCACACGCAAACATTGATTTGGGGCGTCCGAGGGGTATTGACAGGGATTCTGTTGTGCACTGTCGGTTTCTCGATTACTTGTGTGATCCTCTTTGTGTACTACGTGTATCAGTGGTTTGACTCACGTTGACGCGTATAGGGTTAGGTTACATAGTTGACTGGTAACTTTTAACTGAGGTTGTCTAACCCATGCGTACTGATTTCGCCGATGAGCACAAAGACTACAACCGTTTCGAATTCGCTGGTCAAGCTGTTTGGGCTGAGAAGGATCTGGAAGCGAAGCGGGACTTGTTCATCAAGACGATGGTCGATAAGTTTGCCTACCCAAAGAAAGCAGACCAATTCCGTCAGAAAGCAATCAAAACGACGAATCCGACCGTGATCGACAAGATGGTTGGTGATTTGATCTTGCTGCAGAGCGGCGATAAGGTGATTCGATGAACAAGTTTCACGTCCAACCGATCACGGAAACTGACAAAACGATAGTTGGCCAGATTGCTCACCTCGAGCAAGTCGCAACACGTGTCGATCAGGCGATGGTGATTATGTCTAAACTGGGAATTGAATTGGCTCAATTCCCAGAGATGTTCAACGAGCTTGTTAAGCGGTACGTTGAACTCCAACCGAAACAACGACCAGCATCTCCTGGTCATCTGAACCATTGCAATCTCAACTTCCCAGCAACGATCGATTCTGTTGACGATTACTGTTCGTGTCAGTTTCACACGGTTGTCGCATTCCCGAGTGATCATGTGTTTACGAGAAGGGAGAACGGCGAAGCCCTGCGTAAGCAATGGCACCTTGATGGTCGAGATACTAACGATGAAATCGTCATTGTTCAGATTCCTGACACGATGTACACTATTTCTTCGTCGTTTTTCATCGGGTTGTTTGCTGACTCCCTGCGTAAGATGGGTCGTGAGCGGTTCAAGGAAAAATACAGGTTCGTCGGTTCGTCCAAAACAGATACGATCCAAGACGTGCTGAATGTTCACATTCAGACGACACTTCGCTGGATATAATATGAAATACACACAATATACTCTCATCGTTGAGGGAGATGATGAGGATGTCTTCGTCGCTCAAATCAACGAGAAAATTCAACAAGGATGGCAACCGATTGGCGGTGTTGCTGCTTCGAACGGTTTTCTGCTGCAGGCCATGGGTCTGCCCGAACAAACAACTTTGATCACAGAGGTCGGCAATGATCTACACGCAAGTCAACTCGCAGCCTCTAGCCACCACTGAGTACGAGGCACTGATCCAGCAGTTCACCGAGAAGTTCTTCTTCGACTTCATGGAATACGGCAAGGGCGGAATCAAGCGCGTTAGTGAAGACTTCATCGACACAATCGAGGCGTGGTACAAGGCTCGTTATCCTGAGTATGCAAACACAAACATCTCAACTGCGGATCACAAGCGGACAACGCTGTACATCATGCAAGAGATCGTCAATGCGTTGATCACTCAAGGGACAGGTGGCATCAAATCTGTGTGCTACAGCTCCACGTCGTATGTGTTTAGTATGTTGAAGGGCTCCGTACAATGAAACCGGTTATTCCTCTTCATTTGTTTCATAACGACCGTCCAAACGAACTTTGGATTGACAGTATCGAGTTGCAACAATATGCTGGATGGAAGTCGGGTTTCATTGTCGAGATGCATGATTCAGCACTCGCTGAGGCGACTTTCACCTCTGCGGAAACGAAAGCTGGTGGTCAGCAACTGAAGTTTGAACTGTTGTCGACGACCGTAATTACAATCTGGCACACACCCAACGCACGTATGGGGTGGGTGTCTTCCGATGATATTGCAAGATGAACGTATACCAAACTGAATCAGTCCGCCTGATGGAAGAAGTCTTCGATATTGATTACTTCGTTGAGACGTTCTTCTTTGTTTTGAAGATGAACGCTATGACGGTCGACGGAATTCGCAAAGGTAAATTTTCGAACACCAAGCTGCTCACACTGTGGAATCGTTTTTGGGAATATCTTCCGGACACTGAAAGCATTCGAACGTTGACGTTCTTCCATCTGTGTGATATGTGCGACGGTACATATGATCCAGAAGACGACACTGATATTGGGTGATGGAGGAGTCGTAACATGACAAAGATGTATATTCCTCAGCTGCGGGACAAGATCCAATTGACTGCTGATTGGACATTCAAATTGTACTGTGAGTCGCGCAATAGTTCGTTGTTCGAAGAAACAGATATCCGGCAGAAGCAACAAGCAGCGTGGCAACGGTACCGAGACATTGAAGATCAAATCCAACAACTGGGTGGGAAGTATTCAGTAACTCAGGACCTACGAGACCAGTGTAAACAAGCGTATCATGATGCATATCATGTTTACGTTGACTACACGTTCCCTGTCGGCACAGTCTTGTCGATCGACCGGATCTACATCAAGAACGGTCAGACGGATTACAATAGTGTGACGTTCCGCTTGGTTGATCCGTATCGCAAGGGCGTCCGGTTCTGGGCGAAACTCGCTGATGTTAACACGATCGAATTCGACCTCTTACCCTGAGGTCTGAGTGTTGACACCCATGGCTGACGTTCCTATAGTGGAGTTGTTCATTTAAGGAGAACAGTCATGGAATACGTAACGTTGATTCTGTTGGTGATCGTCGGTATTGGTGGTGGTTTGGCTTTCCGTCAACATCGCCGCACTACACGGCAAGAGCCGTTCAAGACGCAGCTGCACGACAGCCGCAAGTAAAGGATTTGTATGACGAAGTCGACGTTCGGCTTTCACAAACTAATTGGCGCAACGATCAAAACCGTTGTTTCAGATGGCGTTGGCGACGTTATCACCCTGATCGACACAGACGGTGTCAAGTATCGTGTGTTGGTCGAAGGTGATGGATTGGTGTCTCTTACCAAGAAGTCACCTCGTAAGCCTCGCGCGAAGAAATCTGGTCTTTCTGACGACTGGCCGGTGCCTAAGGGGCCGAGTCATCCTAGCGTCAAGGAGATCGCTGAGTTCAATAAACTAAACGAACGTCTGATTGAAGTTAAGAAGTCGTTCCCTGCTTGGCCTTATCCGACCAAAGAGCAGTATGAAGTACGATCGGAAGAGCGTTCTTCGATAGCCAAGGAGCTGAAGAAGAATAAGAAGCTGTGGAAGAAGCACAAAGCACAACAGCATTCTGCTGACACTCTATCACAGTCGTCGCTTAACTTGCACTATGTGTCGATCCATGTGATCGAGAAGGTGCTTAAGCCGATCGTTGCTAGCCGTTTGCACTTCGAAGAACGGAAGATCGTCCCGCATACGTTGATCTTCAAGGATTCGATCACAGACGAACTTGATCGCGTTGAGTTTTTGATGGCGGTTGAAGATGCGTTTGGACTCGAACTACCTGATACCTGGTTGACTGAGAACTACGACAACGTGAAGTTCGAACGTTTCGTCACCGAGCTTCATGTTCGGTTGAATAGCAAGTTGTTCGTTGAAACACGCAAGTATGTCCCCGGACTGCGGTAATTAGGCGATTTAAGTAGTACTACGGGAGCTACACGCTCCCGTTTTTATTTGAGGTTTTGTATGTTGATGACACAATACACGTACTTGCTGTGGCAAGATGACCGTGGAACACACATCAAACTGATGCATAAAGAACTGCAAGAGAAAGTCAAGCATTTCTTCATCGCTGGACAGCGAGATCCTGGTCCAATTCATTCCCATATGCGCAGCCTTACTGATGAACTGTGTGACGGATTCTTCCCTGATCCAAACCGTCGTAAGAAGAAAGAGAAGAAGCCAAAAGAGGAAACTGTTGAGGTCAAATAACTTGCCACTATAATTGCGGTAAGTTAAATCTCTTGGAGTTGGTCGTGAATCGTCTTCCGATGGTCGGTGATATTGTTCGTACGTCGTGCGGGGTTGATCAATTGGTAGTTAGCGTCGATAACAAAGTGCCGCAGAGCAACGACTTTGTTTTTAACACGGTTCCGTTCATGGACGACATGCCGATGTCAAAACTGAACCACAATGCCTACCACATTTCTTTCGACCGCAAGACGGTCGTTGGTGGACGTAGTGTCATCCTGAAAGACCTTGAGTTCATCAACAGCGCAAAGATCAAAGAAACAAAGACGGACTATGTGTTTGTCAAATACAATAAGTGAGGTAGCTTTTGGGACGAGTTAACCATCAGCAGATTCAGCAAGGGAACGTTCCGTCGTTCATTAAATTGCTGAGCATGCAAATGACTACGGGTAGCGGATACCTGACAGTTGGAAGTATCCTCGAGGGGATGTCCGATGTTGATTTGATGCAGATTCTTCGCTTTGCTGATCAACTTGGCGAAGAGAACGATGAGTATGCATCGATTGTAATGGTAATCCTGACAATCCTGATGTTACAGGCAGACGGAAGTGACGATCCAACAGATCTGGAAACGATCCACACAGCATTGAACCAAATTGTCAATCTGTTTGCATGGGAATACCTTGCACGCAAAGGACGAATGAAGATGCATTACCAGAACATTACTCTGTCGCCTGACGCTGACAACCGAGTGATCGCTGAAGTTATTGACCCCAAAGGGATTGAAGATGATCTTGAAGACTAATTCGTGGCACTACCGTCTTGCATCAAAGTATGCACACATGGACGAACGACCTCACGATTTCTGCTCATACGCGCGCAAAGTGTTGCAGGGTGGCATTCTCGCACTGATGCTTGCTCTCGTTGGAGCAGCAGTCTTGTTCTTTTATGTGTACCTAGGTGCGCAGCTAGTTGCCGCTTACGTTTCGGGCGTCTGGATGCTTGAATGGTACTCCGATGCTGTATGGGGTGCTGTGTGGGAAACTGTTACACTCGGCAGCATCGCCGCGTACATCGGATACCAAATCTGGGATCAGAACACGTATCAAGCACGATTGGAGAAGAAGCGAGCTGCCTTGAAGGCGAACGGCGGCGTGGCTCGTCAGCCAGGATTCTTTACCATGTTGTACCGCACGATCCGTGAAAAGACGTGCTTCACTGTGACCTACAAATGATTGAACTTATCGACAAGATCAAGGACGTCCGTTCGTATATTCGGAATCGTTTCATCACGAAGTCTCACGCTGTTATTACGTCCCTCAAGAAGGGATCGTGGCACGAGTGTGAAGAGCTGATGTTGCATTCGAACTTCCAGATTCTTGTCGATTATGTAGAAGTCCAGTGTGCTTGGATGCACATTACCAGTGATCCTGGTAGGCAACACTTGAAGAAGTACGGCTATCCAACGAACAGTTGGTCACCTGTGTCGTGGGTTCGTAAGATGTTGTGGCGGAACCGTGAAGCAGGTATCGCTCGTCTCCGCTACGAATCGGAAGTGATGGATCAGAACTTCTCTGACCAACACACCAAAGGTGGCGATTACGCCCGCGAGCAACTTGAGTTGTATCTTTGGTGGACTGATATCTACCCTGCTCGCCCTGATCCGTACGACTTGTATGAATGGTCCGACTATACGAAGATTGGCGTGCTGGAGAAGCAGTATGCCGATGAAGAAAACGAAAACTTGATCCGTCTGATCAAGATCCGTAACACGATGTGGACGTAATGACCCCATTTGATATTGCTGCGATTGAGGGTGACAAGATCCTCAAGATCACCGTCAACAGTGAGCGACACCTGACAATTCACGGCGAAAAGTTCACATTTCAGTTGACGAACATGATCGATCAGACTGACAGTGACCAGATTCCGGTCTTCAATGTTCGTACAACTGAAAACCGAAGTGGCCCTCGACCTCGCGTTAAGGCGCCTGAAAAGTCAGCAACCATTTTTGAGTTCAAGAGGAAAAACGAATGACAAAGCCAAAGAATCCTGTGACGATGACTCGTGATCAGGCGTTCCAGAAGACGATCGACATCATTACGAACGGATTCGATGCAACTGCGATCGCTCAGGCTCTCGCAAAAGCAAATCCTGTGTTGTTCGTTGAACTGCACGCCAAAACGGTTGCACAATCGACCTTTGTAGCGACCAACTTGTCGGCCGATCATTTCTTCGTGGTTGATCAAATTCGTGACGGTAGTATCGTTACTGCGATCAAGAAGCTTCGTGAAATGACTGGCTTCGGCCTCAAGCATGCAAAGGACGTTGTCGACCACGTTCGTGGTACTCTCGACCCGACGGCTGATGGATCGTCGTACCGTCTAGACGCTGAACAGCAGGCTGTGTACGAACAATTGGTTATCGCTGGTCGTCAACGTTACGCTGCTGCCTAACTGTTACTAATAAATAGTTTCACGCTTAGTATCTGAAGGAGATAAGCATGAAACTATTCGAAATGGCAAAACCAAAGGTTTGCGAAAAGTGCGGTAAGACGATGTCAAAGAACCACTACTGGTACAAGGGTGGTTGGAAGTGCAGCGACAAGATGGGGACAAAGCCTCGTAAGCCTAAGGACGGTTCGGAAGCACCGGCTAAGGCAGAGAAGAAAGAGTCTCCTCCGCAACGCGTCGAGCGTAAGGATGTTCCGGAGACGGATCACACACGTGAGATGAAGAAGAAAATGGCTGCTGCAAACGAAGAAGCAGCTAAGAAGCGCGATATGGAATTCTACAAGAAAATGGAAAAACAAAAGCGCAAGGACGACGGCGGTATTGCAGACGAGCACAACGAAGATTAATCGTTGAGTAACCAAAGGGTTAGCTAAGAATATGGCAGCAAGGCAACTTGACTGCCATTTCTTTTATGCTTGACGATTATATGACTAAAGCAGCAAATGCTGCATTTGAGTCGTTCGTTCAAAGCTTCGACGATTTCCTCGCAGGATCATTTCCCAATCTCTGGATATACGGAGACGACATCATTTCCGTGTATGTTCGCAAAGGGAAGAGGTTTATTAACGGAGGTTGGTTCACGTGCTTTGACATTGGAACGATCACAATCAATGAACAATACCAAGGCAACGGTATTGGTATAAAGGTGATTGACTATTTGCACAGCAATCATCCGTATAGAGCAACGCTAGTTGAGAGTATCCTGAATCAACGTCTATACGACAGATTGAAGAGGGAGCATTGGAATGATGTCCAAAATAGTGTACCCCCTTCTTTGTTCAAACTGAAGCCGCTGAAACACGGAGAACAACTGTAAGTTGACCTTTTGTTTACTATGTGATATGCTTCTCCTGATTAAATAGGAGAAGTAATGCATATGGTGTATTGGACCGTGTGGTCCGACGGTGAAGCAACAGCGCTTCAAAAAGATTTCGACAACAGCCAGCTTAAGCAGGCTCTTGATTTCTGCAAATCGCTGCGCAAGCGAATTGACCTTGGCGAACCGCTTGGTTTCGTCACAATGGCAACGGAGGATCCCAACATGGTTGGGAAAATGGGCGTAGACTCCATTGTCGATGGTATGTGCCCTGATGGTGTCCCGTACACATGGAAAAAGCGTCGCATCTGATCGAATTCCAACAGAAGGTCGTTGATACGTTGAATCAAGCAACGAACGACCTCGATATTGCTTTCACAGAAGGCTGGAATCCTATTGTCCCGCCGATGCCAATGACGTTTGGTCAAGTCCAATTCTTAAAATCAGGTACGACGGAAATGATGACGATCCGTCATCCAACGTCATGGTATTATATGTTATACAGATGGAGAACAGATGAAAAGAGTAACGGAGAAGACTGACTTCTATTTGTCGAAGTACGAGCTAGAAGGCTCTTTTGATGATGTTGTTGCCAGTATTCGTGCAGTTGAAAAACAAGCACTCGATGCATATCACGAAATGTGCTACGACCATCTTAATCCGGAGTTTTACTTTGATTGGGAACCTGCAGAAGACGGTGGTGATGTGTTAACGCTGTACGTTAAACGCGACGAACTACACCACGAAGCGCTTGTTCGTATTATGGAAGAGCAAGCACGTCAAGCAGATTTCGAGAAGTACGAACAAGAGCTATACTTGAGACTACATGAAAAATACGGAAAAGTACTCCGTGAACAATGAGCAATAAGCCGGTTTGACCGGCTTTTTTTGTTGTTCGGTATTGGGTTCATTGTTACAATGTTGGTTCTTTACAGGAGTATTCTATGCAAGTGTACGAATCGAATCTTTCAGCTGCTTTGTCAGTCGCAATTGCAGAACGCCGTAAGGTAGAAGCTCAACTTGGATATACGGGCGACTCAGCGTTTGTTGCTGGTCTCGTACAAGTGCTAGAGGCATTCGAGCGCGGTGAACACATTGAAATCGTTCGAGGAGCCTAATATGACGCTCGACGATCTGTATCCACAACGAAAGATTTGCCGTCTCCTGCAACGACCTTCACAATATGAACAACATCAACGACATTCCTCTTCAAACGACCAGCAACCTACTCAACGCGTTCCCGTCCAATCTCCAGAAGAGAGATCCGTGGCCACGAAAGGTTCCTGTTGGTATTGAGGTGGAAGTTCCTTGGCGTGGTTATTTTCCGGATTTGTGGGTAGACGGGTTTCCAAATGTAGATGAAGAAACTCTTGCACGAATCACTGAGGAATGCACTAAGCGTGAGGAAACACTTATTCCTAAGCTGCGTAAAACGCAAGAATGTGGCGTGAAACGAGGTGCTGACAAGTACTGGGAATTCGCATTCGATCCTGTCACAGATGTTCGTATCACGTGCGACCATGTTGAGATTCTCCGTCAGCATAATCTGATTCCTGAAGGGCCGCATTCTTTACACATTACGTTTGGTGGCTTGCGAGCTACTCGTGACATGCATTACGTTGCAATGATTCTCGAGTGTTTTGCTTGTTCTCCTGAGCGAATTTTGTCGGGATTCCATCCAACGAGCGAAGCACAATCTGTTGGGTGGGCTCGTAAGGGATTTGCTGGTCTATTTGAAAAGACAGGTTCTCATGATCTTTTGCACGGATATCAATACGGTTGTGAGATCCGGCTACTGACCCTACCACAGACAGACGATGAATTGTTCTATCTGCTCGACATTGGTCAGTGTTTTGCCGTACTTGCATTGAACAAAGATCCAATGTGGACGAGGATTCGTGATACGTTGAAAATGATTCTGTTGAAGAACGGACTTCCAGATGAGAACTGGAAGAAGCCACATATTAACCCTGAACTGTGGAAGGATGTTGCTGAAAAGTGGCCTGCAGTTCAAGCCAAGGTTGTAGACTTCATCTCTGACGTCTACCCTTAATGACTAGCCTATATACTGGAGTAATGGATGGAAACCACCAAGACGGATTTGATTGCCATTGTTGAGAGCGTATGGGGCGTTCAACCGATGGAAGTGGTTGAGGAGTTGTTGTTTTCAACGACAGCTTTTCCATTCGCTCCGGTTGAGAAGATTGCAGTCCAGTTGAAAGAGTACTTCGACCGAAGCGGTGGTAATCCCGGTAAAGCGATCAATCTTGCGTACGAAGATTTTGATAGGGAATGGGAAGAATACAAAGCGAGGGAGAAGGAAAATGAAGAATCGAGTTAGGGAAAAGTTTGGATTGGTGTTCGTGATCGCAGTTGTTATTGCGTCGTGTGCAGCCGCATACGTATCAGCCCTGCATTAATTGCCGTATTTGTTTGGGTGACAATATAAATATGCCCAACAAATATAGGAACACCAATCATGGAATTTCTGAGGGAACTGCTAAGCGAGAGTAAGAAGGACAAGAATAAAGCTCCTGTCCTTAAGATGTTGCCAATCAAGTCATTCGTGGCTGGTAATATGGTTACGTCTAATCCAGAAGATGATGAGTGTGAATCTGTGACAGAAGGTAAAGACAAAGTGAAAGTACCGGTTTCAAAGCCACGCGCCAAGGACATCAACGATGCTCTCGTTCACACGAAGAGTGGTCGCCACTATGATCCAAAGCGTGATTATGTCCGCGCGAAGGAGAAGTCGCGTAGCCGTAAGGAAATGCAAGACTAAACCCTTTAGTTGAACAACTAAACAACCCTCAGTATAGTGTATGCAAGTACATTACTGAGGGTTTCCTTTATGCGAGCTTACTCGTTCACTAACTTCTATCTGTCGTCGATCCAGCAAGGTATCCAACCCGCTCATGCGATCGTCGAAATGTTTGTCAAGTACAAGAACCATGTGCAGGAAAGCAAACACTTGTTTGATTGGGCAACCAATCACAAGACGATGATTTGCTTGAACGGTGGTACTTCTGCCGACATTCGTGATCTGTACTTCGAATTGATACACGTTGCTGAAGCATTGCAATTGCCGTACAGTCCGTTCAATGAAGACGAAGCATCTCTGGACGGAGCATTGACGTCCGTGGCGATCATCGTTCCTGAGAAAATTTACATGGAAGCTGCTGAGATGCGTGATCGCGATTACGATCCGACGACTTCTTTGCTGAATCCAGCTGAAACACAGCTTGCTAAAATCCTGAATCGCTATAGCTTGGCCAAATAACATGAATAAGAAACAATACATCTGGGTTACGTTCCAAAAAGAAGGTCTTCATCTCTATCCTGCGGCTGCACATGATCCGAAGCTCGCCTCTGTCGATTTCCTCGGAGTACTGCATCGTCACATTTTCCACTTCCGTGTTGAACTGGAAGTGATGCATGATGACCGCGATATTGAATTCATTATGTTCAAGCGCGAATTGGAAAAACTGTACACCGAGGAAACTTTGAAGCTGAACCACAAGTCATGCGAAATGATCAGTGATGACCTCGCTCAGTACATTCGTAAAAACTATCCTGACCGCGAAATCATCATTGAAGTCGCGGAAGACGGTGAAAATGGATCGCGTACGATCTATCCAAAGGACTAATATGCCAACCCTCCACGGGCATCCCGCACCACAACGACTATTCGGTGAAGTGTTTCAATTTGAAGCGGACATCACAACCGTAACTGGTGGCCTGATTTGTCATGGCGTTAACTGCCAAGGTAAAATGGGATCTGGCGTTGCTTTGGCGATTCGAAAGAAGTGGCCACAGGTAGCAGAAGGCTATTTTGAACACATTAAGGTCAACGGGACGGGCGAACAGAACCTCGGAATGGTTAACTTCGTCAAGATTACCGATGAACTACATGTTGCCAACTGCTTTACGCAGAACTTCTACGGTTACGACGGTAAGAAGTATGCTGACGTCAGTGCAATTGCGATGTCGTTGGATCGTGCATTCAACTTTGCATATCACAATGACCTTGCAGTGTATCTGCCTGAAATTGGTGGTCTCCGTGGTGGTTTGAACTTCCAAGAAGAAGTGTTGCCAACAATCTTCGAACTATCGAGGTACTACCATACGACTGCTAACGTCTTGACGTTTAGGGAGTAACGAATGCATATCCCTAAATTGACAGGACCGTTGGAATCTAGTTTGATTGGACGTAAAGTCAAACTCAAGATTTCGATTATCGAATATCCCTCTGGTCGCAAGTACGAGAGGTATGAAGTCGACGATCCACAGTTTGTTGCTGACGCAAAAGCTGAACATGGTGATGGTGTAACTATTATGCCACCTGGTACAGCAAGTGACGGTTCTGTCCGGCTAGGTCGTGTTAGGATTTGGATCCAAAAGAACGGTAAAGTTGATAGTGTTGTAAGAGGGTAATTGTTGATCGAACGAAAGTTCGCATATATAGTTATCTACATTGCTGAGGACGACTGGACTCAGCAATGTCCAGCGGGGGATTAGTATAGCTGGGAAAACACCGCCCTTGCAAGGCGAAGTCACCGGTTCGACCCCGGTATCCTCCACAGTATCTCAAGAAGGCCTGTTAGTACGTGCTCTAAGCGTCTTCTTTCACTGACTCGCATAGAATGCAGAGAAACATCACGTAAATGTCTCTGTAGACCACTAGCGAAAGTCGTTTAGTCGATGGTTACGGTGCAAGCCCGGAACAAAATCGGAGTATAGCGCAGCCTGGTAGCGCAACTGCTTTGGGAGCAGTGGGTCGGGAGTTCGAATCTCTCTACTCCGACATAATATAACACAGCGAGATTGTACATGAAGTACACTGGTGCTCTCCTCTTCACTGCGCTTGTTCTTGGCGTAGTTCTCTTCGTCGGTCCCGCACCAATGCCTGAGTATTCCAGGCCAGGCAAGCCAACCCCTCCCACCTCCGCAACTCCATCTGAAAGTGATCAGTTTATTGCTTTGTGTTCTGGCCTTGATGTGTCAGATGAAGCAGTAAAGCTACTCGGCTTGTCGAATTGCCTTGGTCGTCTGCGTGGTTTTGTTGATGGTCATCAGCTGACTGTTCAACTGATGAAGTCCAAGGACAGGATGTGGTGCGTTGACGCTGATGTCAAGGACAAAGAGGTGTTCGATGCTGTGATTGATTGGGCAGTTGAAAACCCTAAGCAGGTCAGCGAAATTACTCGTGATTTCGAAGGAATCAACGCTGCGACCGCAATTGCGATTCGTGCGATCCATCACAAGTTTCCCTGCAAGGTGTAGTAATGAGCAATCTCAACCCACAAGCATCTGACCTGAAGGTCTATACCGCTTACAACCGGCTTGATCGCAGCCAAAGCCTGATGGTTGTTGCTGCTGAAGATGTCGAAGCGAAGTTTAAGGTACTTGACAAGATTGGCTACTGGATCGTTGAAGATACAAACGACCGTAAGCGTTGGAATCTTGTCGATGCTGATGATATTTCGATCGTCGAAGCTGCTTTGAAAAGTGCTGATTTGGAAGACGCGTACAATGAAGCCTTGGGATTGATTTCGTGGACGGTTACTGAACCTACAGAATTGATCGGCGGATCTCTCGGCGCTGGTTTTGGACTGGAAGAACAATGAGTATCACAGAACAACTCGCAGCGATTGCTGAAGTAACCGACGACGTTATTATTCGGTCGTTGCTGGAAACTCGCAAGATTAATCCCGAACTGTACCCCGATGATCAGGAATTTCTGATCATCGTCATTCAATGCTTGGCACTGAATGCACAAATCACAAGATCATCACTGGTTGATTACGTAAAGAACCTCCGTCCGGAAGCTTATTACATCAACCAACAGAACGAACAAAACTGGACATAAGGAATAGAATATGAAACTGACGTTGCGCCAAGCTCACAAGATCGTTGACAAGATCAACGCACGACTCGTCGAAGTTAACGTAGATGCAAACCCGACGCTGTCGGCGTATAACATCACCGATCCGGCGGTTGCTTTGGACGAAGCTAAGAAGGCGTTCGAAGCTGAACTCGGCCGATACATGTCGTTGATCGCCGCCCGTTCGTTCATTCGTGCACAAGTCGCGTACGCAAACGCACATGAAGTCGACACGCTGGTTGCTCGCCGTAAGGCTTCGCTCGATATCATCGCGAAGTACCGTTCGGTCAAGGAATCGTACAACGAACGTGCTCTGGCAACGCCTGAAGCACTTGGTGCAAAGGTTAATGCAGTTCTTGAAGCTGCAAAGACAACGACGTCGCTGTACGGGTCGACTGACCAAATCACGGTCAGCGTGATGGACAAGCAGTACGTCGCTGATCTGGACGACAAGATCCAGAGCCTGCAGTTGACGATCGAAGCGATCGAAGATCAACTGACGACGGCAAACGCCAGCACGACGATCGAACTGCAAGAAGACGTTCGTCTCGTCCTGGTTAACGAGAAGATTTTGGGAGAGTGATCTCACACGCGAAGTGGACCAGCTTCGAATCGAGGACTACAGCGTTTTTCTTTCGCAAGAAAGAACAACAACCACCTTAATGGCAACTGGTCTCTTGTTATACGTGCGCTAATTACACCCTGTTTGTTGGATTGATGGATAGTCGTACGTTCTCAGGCCTCTAATTGTTAGATTGTGCAATTGTTTGATTGTCAGAAATTGTACCTTCTTTCGTTGTCTACCACTTCGCACCTGATGTAAAAAGCCGGCTAAACACCGGCTTTTCTTATTGGAGAAAACATGTCACACCTTTCATTTGTTTCGTACACTGGTGCGGACGATAACACAAACGTAGAAGCACTTGCACGTTTTGTCGAAGGAAACTCACCTACGCCTCTTTCCAAAAACGTTGAGATTGCATTGCTGTACTTCCCGGAAAAGGAAGGTCAGAACCGTAATCCAACAAAGAATAAGCGGCTTGAGATCATTGAAGCGCTTCCAAGGCACAATCTTGCAGTCCATCTCTGCGGTGAGCAAGTGTTTCGACAGATTCTCGAAAACGACAAAGATGTGTTCGATGAACTCGATCAGTATAGTCGCATTCAGTTGAACATCAATGCTCGGAAACAGTTGTTTACGCCGCAGGAAGTCGAAGATGTGTATTACACATTGTGGAACCGTGATTATCAATTGATCTTGCAACACCACGAGAGCACACGATTCATTGTTGAAGATTTTGCGTACTCTCGTTTCCGTACGGGGTATAACGTTCCGCACATTTTGTTTGATACATCTCGCGGAAAGGGAATTGCACCTGAAATCGTGCCGCATCCTTTGCCGTGGTTGTCGTGCGGTTACGCCGGCGGTCTTAACAAAGACAACATTGCAACTGTGCGTTGTGATGTCGAAGCAATCTATCAACACATTGAGAACAGTATTACGAGCTACATTGGTGAATTTTGGATGGATCTGGAAACGGGTGCTCGAACCAATAACGAATTTGACCTTGACGTTTGCCAACAAATCCAGGATGCTGTCAGCATTACAAAATAAGAGGGAAGACCCGTAATGCTATTCGCCATTTCAGGTTCACAAGGAACCGGTAAGAGCACATTGCTGAACGCACTTAACTACCCGACTATCGAGCGAAAAACGTCTCGTTCGATTCTTGCGGATTGGGGTGTGACGCTTTCGCAAGTAAATAACGACCGACCGCTAACGATCAAATTTCAAGACGAAATCCTGCTACGCAAAGTACAGGATGAAAAAGATGCGGTCGACTCGAGTGAAATCTACTTCACCGAACGCACATATGCCGATCTGTTTGTTTATGCGCTTGTTGCAATTGGCAAGGATAACGAATACAGTGATTGGCTCGATGATTATTACCATCGCTGTGCGGAAGCACAAAAATCGTACCAACGTGTGTTCTATCTAACCGGTGGTCATTTTCGCCCTGTAAACGACGGTGTTCGCGCTATCAACCAGCATTACAGCAAGATGGTTGATATGACGATGCTCGAATACACGAAGCGGATGTTTGACCTAGGTGGTGGACTTCAATTCATTGATACGCCTGATATCAATGAGCGCGTACGATTGGTCCAGCAACAAGTTCAAATCCAACAATAAGAGAAACGTTTTTATATGTCCAATAACGAAGGTAAGTACCTGAAGCAAGCTGGCGGCCGACTGTTCCGCTTTAATGATTACTCGAAGCACATGCCTCACCTCAAGTTCGAGTATGACGAGGACTACTACCCTGAAGATAGCGATCTGCCAGATCCACAGATTGATCCGTTCATCCCTGGTCTTCGTGTCGAACTAAACAAGGTCGGCGTTAACGGCGTCCATCTTCCTATCAAGTTCCTCCGTCGGGACGGTACGGTGCAAGAACTTCAGGCAGAGGCTTCGCTGTATGGCTCGCTCGACAATCCTAACGCAAAAGGTCTTAACCTGTCGCGTTTCCCGATCGTCATGCACGACGAGATCGCTGACCATCTGTCAATCGACGGTCTAAAGGGTGTTCTGCAGAAGCTCCAATCGAAGCAGGGAAGTAGCAACACGTTCTGCAAACTGCGTTTCAAGTATCCGTGGACGCAAGAAGCACTGCGCACTCGTCAAGAACTGAAGCTCAGCAACTACAGTTCCGTTGAAGAATTGAAGGCAGACCCAGATTTCTTCAAGGAAGTCGAAGGTGTTTATCTCAGCCACAAGAAGGCAATTGGTCACATCTTCTACGATTGTGTTCTCGAAGCACGTTACCACACTGACGGTAACACTGGCACGTACCGTTTCTTCTTGACTGTCGATTACGTGTACAGTTCGACTTGCCCTTGCTCTTTCGAGCTGTCGCAAGATGCAACGCTGAAGCGCGGCCAGGCTGCAAACGGTCACAGTCAACGTTCGATCGCAAAGATCACTGTTGAATTCGATCCTTCGAAGCACATCGTGTACATCGAAGATATCGTTGAGATGGCTCGCCGTCAAGTTCCGACAGAAGTTGTGATCATCTGCAAGCGTCGTGATGAACAAGCATTCGCTGAACTGAATGGTTCGAACCTGCTGTTCACGGAAGATGCATCGCGTCTGATGTACCAAGGGCTTGACGAAATGTTCGATGCTGGTCAGATTAAGGACTTTAGCGTCGTAACAGAACACATCGAATCACTCCATCCTTGGAGTGCAACCGCAGTCGTTTACAAGGGCATTCCTGGCGGCTTGCGTTAATAGGAGAACTATATGACGACACAAGTAACAATTCTCAATCATGGCCCAGACCATGTTGAAATCTTCAATGTAACACCGACGGGTGAACATACCGTGCAACAGCTTGCTCCTGGTTCATTCCGACAAGTGTATGTTCATCAAACGCAAGATTTGAAGATCGTTGAGATTCGACCGCAGCCAAAGACTGCATAAACAAAAGGGCCCGTGAGGCCCTTTTTCTTTAGCTGATTCCCTGTCCGTGAACAAGCCAGTCGGTTGCACTAACTTTACGGAGTTCAACGACAGCGTACTGTGCGAGGGATCTATTACCTGTAACCCCCGAGCCAGTTCCAACCCAACGCAATACCATTCCTGGATCGAATGTCAATTGATTACCTGTGACAGAACCAACATAGATGGTTACTTTGGCACCAACAGGAACGGAAGGATCGCTCGGTACAGTAACTGTTAAGTTGTTTGCACTGACGATAATAACACCGTTGTTATCTGATGCGGATATCACAGTTGACGTAGTTGTATTGCGGACTGTTCCGCTCTTTTCAACCCACAACAACTTCGTGCCATCGTTAGACAGAATCTTGTTATCGTTCGATGTGTAAGATGGTAGTCCAGAACCATCGTATGAATACAAAGTGCTTGAGGTAGCAGCTTGTGCATCTGTCACGATCTTCGCAAGCAACATTCGAGAGAAAGAGGCAGGCAGAAGCTGTGTTGACACCGTTACAAACACTCCTGTACGTGATCCAGTATCCTTTGTTACGTAAATGTAGTTTGTTGCATTTGGCAACAGAGAAACCGACGTCGTAGGCGTTTTCGTGAGGTAACCACCAAGGAAAATAGGATATTCAACAAGATACGCAACAAGGCCTACAGCAGCTTCAACCGTGTAGAACTTTTGCGGACGAGAGACAGATCCGTCAATCCATTGTACTTCTGTAATTGAAGTTCCCGTTTCAACGTTGCGAGAGCTGACAACTACCGCAGATGCTGACGACACTTCTGCCATTGACATGAAGTATCCGAAAGTAGATGAAATACCAAATGTACGTGCAGAAATATTCGATGCACCGTATGTACCGTATTGTCCGGTTCCGTTTACACCTGTAGGTAAGAACTTGTTTGCAAGGTACGTCGTACTTGTGTTATTAGTCGTGTCGAAGATGTTGACGTACTGGTTAGAGCCGCCAATGAACGGAATCGTCATATGGTACAGCATCTTACCTGACGCAGTCAGGATAGAACCACCTGTATAGTAGTTCAAATTTGCTGTATCACCACGTGCGGTGTTTCCGTCCGCTACCGCTGTTGCTGCTTGTTCACCGCCGACAAGAGACCACGTTGATCCGCTCCACGTCGCAATGTATTGTTTTTGGTCCACAGCATGGACAACAAACCATACCTGAGGCGTAGAAGTACTTCCGTTCCAAACAGGTTGTGAATAAGAAGCGATGTTGATTCCACTGACAGTTGTAGGAATAACGGGAACGTTAACAGATGTAGCAGTGTACGTCAAAGCTGTTCCTGAAGCAGTCGTTGTATAGATTGGACTTCCTGGCATAGCCCAGTAGCTAACAGGAGACCCACCGACCATCGTCGAACCATGCAATTCGTTAACCCAGTTGTTCTTTACAATAGTTGGGATACCAGGCTGGTTTTGTGGAGCAATATATGCGGTTGGCGCATCGAGCTTTAGTGTATCGTTAGTTGTAGGCCCGCTCGTGAAGCTTGTTGTGCTAAATGTAGCAGCGATAGAATTATTACCATAGCGAACACTTCCACCATTGAATACAGCGGTAGAATCGTAAATACGAGCGGCGCCTAGTCCTTTAGACCAAGCTGAACCGTCGGGAATTGTAACCTCGAAGCTGAGCGTTTGAAGTCCAGCGGTATTAGCTCCCATTGTTTTGAGGATTGTACCTGCTGTATATTTGTAGAACGTACCAGCCGTCGTTGATTCAAATGTGCCACGGCGTGAAAAATATGTCTGACCGCTGTATTCATCGACAATGAATCCGTCAACAAACCCGCTCGTACCGTAGTAGCGAGACATACCACCCGTGTCTGTATCCCAGGTATCATCTGATAGTTGACGGTAACGATATGTACCATTCTTAATCGTGATGTAGTTTGTTGGTGTGCCTGCCCCTGTATCAAACCACGTCTTCGGAATGCTCCATGCGATTGAGATACCGAAACCGTCTTCGTGAGCACCTGAAGCATCAGAGTAAGGAGCAAAGTAGTGCCATACACTATTGAAAGCTTCTGTGTTACGATTCCAAGAGAACGGACACATCAATCCACCAACAGTATATCCCGGACCTTGAATACGAGATACAGTACGACCAGCACCTGTGTGATCTGTAATGTCAACGTCATTCGTGTAATCAATTAGGACTTGCTGGCGGAGCAAGTTCATTGACGTGTCATACACGTACAAAGTAGCATTCGTACCCGTCGCTGATGTAAAGCGCAAAATTCGCTCATTCAATCCTGTGTTGATCAATGCCCAGTTTGTAGTACCACCGATGGACGTAACGTCCTGCAACAGTGTCCAGTCTTGGTACTGTGAAGATCCGTTTGTGCGAACCAACAATACACGGCCAGTTGACGTGATCAACGTGATGAAATTTGTACCGAGATTGGAAACAAACTGAACAACTTCACCACCAGATACAAATGACGGAGCGATAGGTGCATTGTCAAAGATAAATGATTGATTTTCGTTGTAACGATATGCACGGTACAAGTTAGCAACACCAATGATTGGTGAACGTGCTGTGAAGTAGATAACTTGTCGCGATTGGTTGTCTACGAAAATCATCGGTGCTTGCCCCCAAGAACCTAGAGCAAACTTGAAGTCAGAATAGACAGGAACAATCGAATCTGATGATGTTTGACCAGCTTTAGGACCATATGTCAAAAAATCAGCATCGTCGACGTATGTGCGGGACGTCAATACGTCAGTTGCGGATCCGGCAGTACCGCCGATGGTCACCGTATTGATTTGATTAGCGCGGATAAGAGGTTGTGTCATAGTTATATCCAGTAAGCTCGTATTTATTGACCTGTAACACTATGAAAGACGTAATAAATACGAGATGCAAAAGGACTAAGCCATGAAATTTCTCGCCGAATTATTGACCGATTATCGCCGTCTTGGACAACAAGATGATTCTGTGCCTCCGCTTCCTAGCGAAGACGGCACGGGAGAATATGATCTTGACAGCGAAGAAGATATCGATGATACGTTGCCAGATCCCAACGGTGAGGAGAATGCAGATCCTGATCCAGACCTCGATGGAGTCGTCAGTCAAGCGTCTGAAGATCCAAATCGTGCAGGTCTGATCCGCACAGTCAAGGATGCACATTTGGTGTATAAGCGCAAGACGGAAGATGGATCTTTTGAAGAGTTGTGGATTTACAATGTCAGTTCGCTACGCGGTGATCTTGACATTCGTAAGGCTATTTTGGCAGGCACAGATATCCCTGTTACAAAAACGCGTTCCCCTGATGGTCAACAGTCGTACGAGCTGTGGTCCGCAGGAAACGCTGAATTGATGCGAATCGAAGGTCTTCCGAATTAACGTTTGTTGACCAAACACGGGTACAGATAGGAACATAGAGTCATTCTATAACAATAAGAGGACTCTATGTCACCAGACACCACGCATGCGGAACTCCGCAATACCCGCCAGGCAGAATGGGCCGCCGCCATTGATGCAGAACTACAGTATCTGCTCGGTGAAATGTCCACTCTTGTGAAAGAGAAGAATACTGCTCAGACTACAACGAAGCGCAAGTACTATGAGAAGAAGATCGGCAAGATCAAACCTCAAGTGATGCAAATGCTCGCTGCGCAAGCACATCTGAACAAAGACAAACCCGTTGAAGCAGAAGCCGATGTCAATGCTCAAGCATAATATTGATTGGCCTTCTGTCATCATCGCAGCAGAAGCTGCACGTGAGCCATTCGAAGAGGTGAAGATTGTTACTGCTCGCAGTAAGTTTGTCGAGCAGGCGTACAGTGCAGCTTACGCGATGTACAAAGATCAAGTTCCTGACATGCTCAATGAGCAAAGCGTCAAGAAGCTAGCACAAGTGTTGATTGGAACGAACAAAATGTTCGTTCAAGAGGCGGTCGAAGTAGGCGATAACGGAATTACAATTACGGTTAACGCCCCCACGATTACTGATGAACACTCTTTGTATGCACTCGATTTGCTTGCAAAAGCACTCGATCAATTGAATGATGAACACGGGACTGTGTATTTCGGCGAAGAGTTGAGGTTCTCTGTCGCCGAAACACTTGAACTGTTGTAATTAACGATTCGCTTCCTCGCGTGTAACTGTCTGCAGATGCATTTGCAGGTGGTAGACAATTTCCCACACGTTTGGAACGATTCGCTGCTTTTCCCAATCCATATAGATGCTGGAGAACGCGTTGATAATCTGCGTGATCTCTTGCATCTTACTTTGGTCGTGCCAGAAAAGTTTGACAATGTCAAACTTTTCTCGTTCCCACTTTTCCTTCATCTGACCGAGCGTCGGAGCAGTACCGAAGAGCAGGACGTTTTGCGGTGTTCCTGGCTCATGGATGATGTAGTACACCTCAACCTTTTGAGCTTCTTGTCGGACTTCAATTTTCTCGGTTACTTTGTTGCCGAGCCAGTGATTCCAGCTACGCCAATCACTATACACCAGCTCGGGACGAGCTGGAATGTCAGCAGGAAGATTACCTTCTACTTTACACCATTCGAACCATTCGTTCGCGGAGCTGAGTTTCAGTTGATGAACAAAAAGCGTCGCTTCGAGCAGGGGCTTCCATTTCGTGCCGATTTTCTCGTTGAACTTGTTATTCGTTCCAAGGAAATCGTTCCAGGACGTCCACTCATCAACGTACACGCGGTACGGGTAGCGAGGAATTGCTTTCGGTTTATTGGCGTCGTGCCAGTCGAAGAATTTACCGCGCGAAGGAATCATTTCACCGCGAACAAACTCCCTAGCCTCGTTCCAAGGTAGGTAGTTGTCGTTCTTGGGGCGACCGCGCCGCTTTTCTTCCTTCTTTACAGGTGCCTTAGGACCGTCATCAATTTCTACTTGTTCGCTCATGGATTTTGCAAATCTTCAGTGGTTGTTGTGTACAGACCCAGATGGCGCAGCTGCGCTTCTCTCCATGTAGATGGAGCTTGTTGTCCTGTAAACACATCGGTATATGCTTGCTTCATTTGTGAAGCGCACAATTGCGGCGGAACTTTACCAACACCAGTACCTAAGCCTGTGATAATGATACTCTTAAATTCCTTCTTGCGCATCTGCAAGAAAGCAGCGCGAGCCGCTAGGTAAGGATTGATCGTATTTGGTCCAAGAACCATCGGAACACGCATAGTTGGTGCCACGATTAGATATGGCCATAATTGATGATTTGTTAGTTGTGTAAATGCTTGTCCAACTAACAGTTCACCGTCATAGATGTCATTAATTACGCGCTTCACGTCGCGTTCGACGCTCTCCCCTAGCACTGAGGTTAGCAAATAATCAAAACCGCCATCCATAAATCCGTAGCTATTGGCTGGACTGACGATTGCTGTAGCTGAAACGGAAAATGCCGATTCAATGATTTTTATCTCAGGACAATCGCTGAACTGTTCAGCCCAGGCGTCGCGCAAGAGAGGCGACGTATCTGCTAAGAAGACTGTTCTCATTGTGCTTTCTCAAAACGCTGATTAACAACTTCCCAGTTGATAATATCGAAGATTTGCTGAACGTATGTCTTACGATCTGCAGCATATTGCTCGTCGTACAGGTAAGCATGTTCCCACACATCGATCGTCAAGATAGGGACATCTCCCGATTCAGAAAGAGGATTACGTGCATTAGGAGTCGTCTTAATCTTCAGATTGCTACCGTTCCAAATCAACCACGCCCAACCTGAACCGAATTGATCGACTGCTTTTTCTACAAACTGCTTCTTGAATGTTTCAAACGATCCAAAAGCATCGTTGACTTCAGCTAGAATCGCTTCAGACGGTTTTCCAGATTGATTCTTAGGGCAGAGTGATTCAAAGTAAAAGACATGATTCCAAGCCTGTGCTGCGTTGTTGAACAGTTTCGAGTCCAACTTCATAATCATGTCGCGTGTGAGCAAGTCCGACAACTCAGTGAACTTCTCGTATACTGTTCCCTTGATCAACTTGTTTGTTACATCAAAGTACTTTGCCATATGCTTGGAATAATGCAAGTCAACTTGTCGCTTTGACAAAATTGGCTCTAGCGCATCGAGTGCATACGGAAGTTTTGGTTGTTCAAAAGCCATGTTGTTCTCCTTTGCGGTATTTACATCGCATTTTTACGCTGGTACCAATACTCCCGCTAGGGTGACCTCTATAAATAGCACCACATAGGAGAACATATGACCGTCAAAAAAGCGTCCGCTAAGCCAACTGCAACGAAACCACGCCTAGTAGCGGCGGAGCCTAAGAAGGCCGCTGTTCCTTTGATTATTGAATCACACCCGAAGGATTACACCGGATTTCCATTCATTACACTAATCCAGTACCGCAAACAACCGATGCTTGCGATTATTGACAATGCAGATGAGGAAATCATTCGTGCGTTTGTTTTGGACCTTTGCGGCCCGGAGCACGTCGATGAAGAGATGGTAATCCACGCCGCTGCGGATTGGTATGCGAATAACAAGGGTAATTATCCGTTGTCTATCGAGTTTTCGCGACGTGGAATGACGTCAATTACGTCGAAGATTTACCGTGCGTTGAACATTGAGTTCGTATCACGTGTAATCGGTCCTGTGCCAAAGTACCCTCTGACAACAGTTAAAAGTATTAAGAGGCGCCGTCGTAAACCAATCCCGAGTGGAGTTGAAATCCACGGCACCAATGTTGTATCACTTGAGCAACTGTTTAAGTAATTCAAGCCCTTCACCGTAACGCATTTCAGGCTGGCGTGCAGGTGCAGCCTGAGCTGGGTCTTGCGGTGGGACGTCAACACCGCTGAGATCATCAGGGTCGTCTGACGGTTGATCTTGAGCTTGGTCTGTGTCGGGACGACCATCAGGACCTGTGTAAGCAAGCATTTGCCCCATCTTTGTCAACTCGCCGTTGTCATCAATGATGTTTTCATCAACGGCAACTTGCGCTCCGCGATCTGTCAGCGATGCTTCGCCATTACTGACCATGATTAGTCCAAGTTTCATCAACATATCACGAGCTGCAACCATGTTCTGGCTATCAGAGATTTGTTGAGCAGCAACTGTTGATGTAGGGGAAGCGGCAATTTTAGCGAGGACTCGCTTTTGATTATCCGTAGGATGTACGGAGTTCATGATTTGAACTTCTTGTAGGCGCATATTTGTCTCCTTAGCACGCTATTTATATCACGTCAGCAGCGATCAAATGCAATTGAAGAACGATAGTCAAAGCATATGAAATAGCGTGAGACTTCTTGTAGTACGGCGTATCAACCTTCTGATACAACTCTTTTCTCAATGCCGACCGATCAGAACTTGCAATGTACCGATCGATCAAGTACCGCTTACCGGGCCGAATCAATGCAATACAATCAGCGAGCTCTTCGACAGACTGTGGTCGAATGCGTTGCAGCATTTCAGCGTGCTTACTTAGTTGGAACAACTTCTTAACGACATTTTCGTCTAACAGCAGATCCCACTTCGGAGGATGTTTGATCAGTTGACGGATTTCCTCCTTCGACTCAAACATGTCAAGGACACTCAAGTGAAGAAAGTCGATCTTGAAGTACCCCAACACTTCTGCCTCTTCATAGGGAATCGCCGCGAAACCTGTGACAGGATCAACGGGAATATCTTGAAAGTAGTGGCCACAATTGTGTTTGATCAGTTCACCGTTTCTTACTTGAGACGCAGCGACAGCTTCACGCATAATCTTGCGTGGATCAAACTTAGTAGGGAAGTCGATGTCAATATCCATGCAGCATTATACGCTGCAACAGATCAACGGATCAAGAAGGGAAACGCCACGAACTTATGTCTCGCAGTATAACATTCGTTGTTGTTTGACGAAGCTGGATAGCAAACCCTTGTTCACCAAGCGTTCCATCGTTTTGTACGATAATGTCGATTCGGTTAAATCCCTGTCGCAACGTAAAATTGTTCGTTTGATACGTTGTTGTATAGCCCATCGTTGTGCCAGCTGTCACAGCAACACCGTTAACTACCAGTGATGTCAGGTTGTTGTCAGTACAACCGTACAAATGAGCTGTGATATCAGCACCCGTCTCGTTGTAGTACGTATTGAAGTAAGAATAATTGCCAATCGGTTGAGCACCTATAGTACTTGAATACCAGGTTTCACCCATTGCAGCAGTATATTCTGGTGTACGACTGTACGGAAGAACGAGCGTTGAGCGATTAACATCGAATACTTTCACCCACGTACCGGCATTATTGACCCACTTTTGTTTGATATTACGCCACGTACCGGTATTATCCTGTTGATAAATGACAGAGGGATTACCCCACGTACCGTATGTGTCATATACCCATGTGCGAGGTGTTGTAGTATCGTAAATGATATCGCCAGCTAACCCAGGTCCAGTTGGAATGGCGGTCGAAGATGTGAACGTGATGTTACCTACACGTACTTGATTCCAAGCACTCCATGATGATTGAGAACTTGTATCATCATTGGTGCGAATATACATTGATGTTGGACGTTGTTCTTCTGCATTCCAACTGAATGCAATCTGCATGCTACGTTGACCGACCCCGCTTGATACGATACCACAAAAATAGTCTCCGGGGAAATCCGTACTATCATACGCATCGTACCCGACAAGACTATCAGAACGGAATTCTTGCGGTCCAGGCGACGGAACGCCAACCGTAAAGTTCCTGAAGTCGTCAATCAGGATTCTCGGTTCCGACGAGGAGTCATTAGTAGTAACAAGCTGTTTGGCTTGGATCTTTGGCTGTGACATCAGTATACGTAGACAGTATCGCCTGGACGGCCGCCCGTTGGAGTAGCCGTAGATGTTGTAAAAGTAGTCGAACCTACTTGGACGTTAGCCCATGCAGACCACGCAGTAGGATCGGTGGTGTCGTCATTGACACGGAAAATCATTTGAGTAGGCGCTGCTTCTTCCGTGTCCCAATTGATAGCAAGTTGGGCACTGCGAACAGTGCCCGGACCGACTACAGAAAAACCCGTCCAGCAAGGACCAGGAAAGTCCGTACTACTATATGCATCGAATCCACTGAGACTATTTGAGCGGAATGCATTCGGACCTGGTGATACTTCCCCAGGTGTGAAAATCTTAAATTCGTCTACAGCAATGCGTGGATCACTGCCAACGATAGGGTCGTTAACAGTGTACACTTGACTCGTTCGAATCTTTGACTGTGCCATATGTTACCTTATAGACCAACAAATGCATTCAAGTGTGGTTGGCAGATAATTGTGACCATGTCACTAGACGTAGGTGCAGCTACAAACGTTACTTGGTTAGACATTGAACCCACAGCACCAACTTCTTGGTAACCACCAGTAAATGTCGATGATCCGTTCGAAATTACTGCATCGTAGCTTGTCAAAGTCGTTAACAAACTCGTACCAGATGATGGTGGAGCGAATGCAACAGACATACCCGCACCAACTCCTGTTGTTGCAACGGCAACGCGGTTATTGTCAAGGTATGCGATTGCAGGAACAGAACCAGATGTGAACGCACCGTTCAACAAGGCAACAAAACCATCGTATGTTACGCCACCTGCTGGTACGGTGATCGCAAAGTCAGTATACAATGTACCGTTGACCGTCAAGTTCATTGTGTATGTGCCGGCTGTCGTCAAGAAAGTTGCTGGACCAGACAGTAGGAACGGGAACGCAAAATTACCTTCGGCGTGACGTGAAAGTACTTGCAACACACCGTTCAAGAACACTGTAAGTTTGTTTGAGCCAACTTTGTACACAAAAGGAACTGTAATCGTTGGAGCACCTGCTCCAACGTTTTCATAACGCTGTGCATTGTTGAGCAACGTGCTTACGCCAGTATCAAGTGCAGTAACTGCACGCTGATCGGACATGTTAGGGTATGAACCGTCTGCGAATGCAACTTGACTAAGGTAGTTACCTTGAGCACCGGAAATAGCAACAGACACGTCTGACGCTACGTGTTGGTGAACAAACGGTGCAGCAGAACCTGTCAGTGTGACTGTTGAACCATCCTGACGATTCAGTGTGACAGCACCGTCAATCGTACTGATGTTACCACTAACGATCGTTCCTGTAGATCCACCACTCGTCACAGCATCATCAACATATTGTTTAGACGCTGCTTGATCTTGGTTGATAGGATATCCAACATTGTTGATATATCCATTGCCCATATCAAGTGAACCACCGCCAGAAACTGTTACTGTTGTAGCAAGAATACTTACTGGACTCGTGAAGATCGATGGACCGTTAGCTTGCAAGCTGCTTGAGAAGACTACTGGTCCTGAAGCAGTCAAGCCTGCAACGGTCGATGCTCCTGTTACAGTCAAAGTACCATCAACAGTTGTGTTCTTCAGAGAAGAAGCACCATTAATAGTCAATGTGCCGGACGCACTGATGTTGCCGCTTTGTAGTGTCAAATTGCCGGATGAGATCGTCAAAGGACCCGTCAGCGTACCGCCGGATAGTGGCAGGTAATTGTTACCCACGCCAGCTTCTACATCAGCGATCTGAGCATCAACATAAGCCTTTGAGGCTGCAGCAGTAGCACCAACAGGTACTGCTGGTAGCCCTAGTACTTGACCACCACCGGTAAACGTAAGGTCTGCTCCCGATGCCATCGAGTCACCGGAAATATTGACGTAACGTGATTCAGCAAAACCAAAGTTCAATGCGTCAGTTGCAGCCGTAGGGTTGCCAAGATTAATGATCTTGAACCCGTTCATATCCAGGTCGCTTGATGTAGGACCTGAATTGATCGCGTTCCATGTTGTGCCGTCGTATACGCTTAGTGTATCCGTTGTGTCATTATACCACAACTGACCTTGAATTGGATATGCTGGAGGTGTTCCGTTAGCAAAGTTCTCCAGCATATAGACGAAGTCTTGCCACACTGGTTGACCGTAGAATACACGTGTTCTACCAAGGATCTGCAGTGTAGTGTTGGCGGAAACCGCATCGGGCATCAACGCTGGTCCGTTAGGAGTGGCAGGACCGTTTGTCCCACCCTCTACGACAACGAATGATGGCTTCGCTGGGTTTGTAAAACGAAGAGTATAGTTCATGCTTAGTACTTGATAATGAAGCGCATCGACAAGTTAACAGGGCGTGTTTCAGAGCCAATCAAACCAACACGGTTCCAGTTTGCAGCACCGGAGTTTACACCGTCGGAAGGAATGTCCGCACCGTTGTTTGTGAAGCAATCGTAGTTGTCATTGTCAACACCGTTCATACGGAAACCTTGCAGACCGCCTACCGTACCGCTACCCCACTGACCAGCAGCCCCGTTGTTAATAGCTTCACGGAGCGCAACGTGTTTGTGAGCTTCAATTTGACCTTGTTGAACCGTACCAAGCGCACGGCCAGGATCTGTACCAGCACCGTTAGACCAACCACGTGGGAACATACCACGGAAGTCAGGAACACGGAAAGTTGAAGCCGAACCAGCACCGTATGTTGTACCAATTGCAGCAAACAAGTTCGCGTATGTACCTGTACGGTTCAAATCCTGTCCTTCGCATTCAACCCAACCAGCTGGAACAGAGTTCACTGGCCACATCACGATAGCACCTGTAGGTGTACCACTGTTGGCGGCAATGGCGGCGTCAACGTAAGCCTTGTTTGCTGCGTGAGCTGCCGCAGTTGGCGCATTAGGCAACGTTACCTGGCTCGAACCACCGCTCAAAATGATCGAAGAATTTGCAAAGAGAGTGCCAGTTTGTGTCAATGTACCAGCAATCGAAACGTTACCAGAAATTGGACCACCAACTTTGTCGTACTTCGTACTCAAGTCCGGAACACTACCAGCAACAGCTGTGTCGACATACGCCTTGTTTGCTGCATCACCTGCAACAGTAGGAGTAGCGACGTTAACAATCTTATTGCCGCTCATGTTAACTTGACCGCTGTATACACCGCCTGTGGAAGTGATACCCGCGGAGAAGTTTGCACCACCGTTAACTTGCAACGTATTCAGCGTTGTAGATCCAGTAACTGTCAAGTTGCCAGAGATCGTGCCGCCTGACAAAGGCAAATAGTTGGCAACACCGCCTGCAACAGCACTGTCAACATATGTTTTGTTCGCAGCATCACTACCAACAGTTGCAAGCGCAAGATTCGTTACCTTGAACGAATTCATGTTGATAGGGCCATGAGCTGCAGGCGCATTGCCACCAATAGCCGGCCCAAGGATATCGTGCCAACGTGCAAGGCCTGAAGCAGCAGTATCAGCTGAGTAGACGCGCAGCACGCCAATAGAAGGCACGTACCAGAACATACCTGTTTGAGGTGCACTCGGAGGGTTTTCGCCGACGAATGTCGTCGTAGGAACAGACCAAACCGCCGCATTACCGTCACGGATGCGGACAACTTGCTCGGGAACAACACCGGAACTGACAGGGTTAAAACCGGTACGCTGTGTGAACGAACGTGGCAACCATGCAGCAGGTTCGTAACGACCCAATGAGTAATAGCCCCACAATCCAGTGATTGTTTGGCCGTCATATGTTCCCGTACCGTAGTAGTACTGACCGATTGTAGGTGTTGTTGGCGCTACAGTTGCAACGTTGCCGTTACCGTTCAACAACTCCCAGTTTGCCGTCGTGAAGTTCCAACGATACCAACCAGCGGACGTTGTACCGGAATTGTGGAAGTAGAGCTTTGTTTCAACCCAGATTTGGCCGGAAATAGCTGCGCTCGGAGGTGAGGCAGAAGCGAAATTTTCAGACAGACGGAGTAGGTCTTCGTCAACAGCTTCGCCCCACTCGAGAGCACCTCGACCATACAGGCGGAGCGTGCTGTTCGCAGCGGAACCACCAGGGCCGTTCAGTCCACCGGCAGGGATGGAAAAACTCGGGCGAAGTGGATCTGAATAGTCAATTTGGTATGCCGACATTTGACGTTCCTATAAACAGAGATAGATGTATCTCTATTTATGGAAGTCGACAATGCCTGCTTAAATCCCCATCTCGGAGATAACTTTGCGGATGTTCTTTACTTCTTCAGCGTATTGTTCCAGTTTTTCGCCCCAGAACTCAGGACGAATCAACTGATCAATTAAGATCCGTTGCTCACTCGTCAATTGGTCACGATACAAGATTTTGAACTTCTTGCTATTCAGTAGAAGCCACGGGGATAACTGGCGTGTACGTAGTTTTTGGATAATCTCTTGCGCCTTAAGAACAGTGAATACATCCGCTACGTCAACGTCGTGTTTATCAGATACACTGAGCAAACAGTCGAGCGAAATCTTGAATTGCTCGATCGGATTTAATTGGCGATCAAGATATTCGATGTACATCACGTATACATCGTCGTTTGTCCACATTGTAGGTGGATAATCCTTACGAACCATCAAGTTGATGAACTTGTCTGGCTTTGGCATTTCAACGTTCTTAGTAAACTGGACAAAGTTCATGAACGTGCGAAAGAATTTCGATGTCAGGAATGACGACGCAGGAGGTGGTAGCCGTTTTTGTGCACGTAGCCACAACGAGTAGTAATGCCATGCAGCTTGACCTTGCGGCGTCTTCAGCTCCTCTTCTCGTTTCATTTGCTTGCACTGATGGACAAGGTACGCTGATTCCTTAACGAAAACCTTGTGGCAGTACTTGCATGTGTACCTCGCTTCAATTGAAGCACGACGTTGTTGCATTTGCGTCATCGTTCCCAACACGGACAATTCTTCCTTATTTTAACCAGAGCGCGTCATGATGAACCTTTGTGTCATACAGTGCGAACTCTGTGTGTACTTTCCCGCTGACATAGTCACCTAGGACAGCGACAATCTCTTTGACTTTGCTTTCGAATTGGTCAGCATAACCGTCATACTGGCGGTATGTCAACATCACAATCCCGTAACCGTCTTCTAGTTGCTTGAAAGTGTTACGTGATACGTGGACATCCGCAAACCCATTCGTAGCAAGCAGGTACGAAACATTACCGACCTTCTCTGGTTGAATACGAACAGGAATGTGTGACTCAAAGTAGCAATCTTTCGGCATTTGGTCACCCTTCTGCTGAGGAGCTGCTGGATGCCAAGGAACAGTTTCAATCTTCGACCGAACGACATTAAAACCGGCACCTGTGAGTTGTCCCGCAACCCCGTACACATACTTCAACGCTGACGAATTTGTTCCGAAGTGCTTCGAAGAAGTCATCACATCAGACATAACTGACGAACCTTGCTTGTCCTGAAGGTCAAGAATGATTGGCTTGACACTGACTTCAGCACACGTATCGCGGAACTTTTGGATGGCACCGGGTCCATCGACCTCATCGAGCTTAACAGTAACGTGGATTTCAAACGGGAGAGGGAATTTTCCTTTTGTTTCACGACGTTGAAGTTCAGCCCACTTCTGAGCCTTACGCTCCATCATGTTAGTCACTTCAAGGTCAGTTGCCTCGAGATTATACGCAATCGACAGAGCACATAGAATTACGTCAGCAACTTCTTCGATGATGTCTTCCCTGCCAACAAGACGGTGATTAGTAGCGAAAGCACCATCATAAGGCAACACTTTCTTTGCTAGCTCACCGACTTCTTCAGCGGTTTTGAGAGCCTTTTGCGACAATGTCTTAGTATCGTCATCCGACAGAGTCCTTATATAGTCAAGCAAGTTTTGGTTCATATTAGAACTCCATTAAGTCGTTGATCGGTGCGGCCTTTTTCTTCTTGGCTTTTGGTTCATCGGAATCATCGTCCTTCGAGCTCTTCAGTTCGCGCTTGATCTTGGCAATATCTTCCGGCTGCCAACCCATTTCCGATGCGATTTCAAGCACGCGGTCACGACTGAGTAGCTCTAATGCATCAGCGGCGTGATTGACGTTGTATCCGAAGTATTCGCATAACAAACGGATCGCATTAGACTTCCCCGTCTCTTTTCGTGAGGGAAGTTTATTCCACGCGTAACGTTGATTTTTGCCGATGTTTGCAACCGTCATCAGCTTCCACAAAAGGTCGGGATGTTTGTACAAAGAGAACGCATACGGATTGACCGTTTCATTGATCAGGTACACTTGAAGAGGACTCGAAGTCCCCGACATCCAACGCATAATAACACTCGGCGCAAACCCCTTCTTTTCTTCATCCGTAAGAGATGAATAGAAGTCCTGCTTGCGAGTATTCGCAGCGTTCAACACCCGGAAGATGTCAAGTTTGCGCTCAGCCATTATTCAGCCTTTGTCAGCAGTGCAAATGTCTTGTCGCAGAACTTGCACACGATCTTACCGTCTGCCTTGTGGGCGAGATGAGAGTACGGATGAACGCACTCACGAACCATTTCCTTGCGAAGTGCGGCTACTTCATCGAGAATTGGCGTCTTTTCAGCCAACAGCGCAACGATCTTGTCTTCGACAACCTTCAGTCTAGCGAGAATCTTGACCATGTTGTCCATCTTACGATCCCAAGACACCTTCTCACTACGAGAAGCTGCATCGGCAATCATTTCAAGTTGACGGCGCATTGCTGCTTCGTCAACTGTTTCGTTTTCAGGCTTCTTGCGACGTGCCATTTTGGTTTCCTTGTTCTGTAAATTGAGTACTTTTGTCGTAGTGTGCCATCAGTTCTGCACGTGCTTGTTCGTACGTATACCCGTACGCTTCAGGACTGCGTTGCAGATCCTCAAGCCATTCTTCATACGTCAAACAATACCTTCCGCCATATTCGTTCATTAGATCTGTCCCAGTTGAATGAACAATGCTGCTGCATTGATTTCAGGATCAGCAACGAGTGTGTGCTTATACAAATGTTCAGCGATCGCCATGATCCCAGCATCCCACTTGTCTCGGTCCTTATACTTCGGTGCTTTGTGGAGGTTCTCGTACAGGAAGCGGTACACATCTTCCCATTCATCAGGAGAAACTGTAGCACAAACCAGCTTACGAGCACCCGACCAGTCGTCTTCAGCAAGAAGGTCAAGTAACTGGAACTTGTAGTCACCACTAGCCGCAGTAGTATCCGGCTTAGTCAACACACCTTCAATCGTGTATTGCTCAACCTTGTTGACGATCTTACGAACGTCCGGATACGCGCTAGAGATGAAGTAATCGACAGTCTCGAGCTTGAACTTGACGCCTTCAGCAGCAAGGATGTTGATCACATATTCAGCAATGTCATCTTTGTTCGACGACTTGAACGTGAACTCCTGGCAGCGAGAACGAATCGGAGGAATGATCTTGTTAACGTGGTTGCACGTCAGAATGAATCGAACACTGTCGCTGACCTCTTCCATAAACGCCTTGAGAGCGTTTTGTGCATCAGGAGTCAGTTTGTCCGCTTCTTCCAGGTGAATGATCTTGAAAGCACCCATCGCCATCGATAGAGCGAAGTTCTGAATCTTCTCACGGAAGACATCAATACCACGCTCGGATGATGCGTTGATTTCAAGAACGTCAGCAGGATCGAGCTCACAAGCGTCGATTAGGATTCTCGCTAGAGTTGTCTTACCGGTGCCTTGCACACCTGCGAAAATCAGCTGAGGGATCGATTTGTCATTGAGGCAGCGATTAACCGTAGCCTTCAAATTATCGTCTTGGAAGACGTATTGATCGATTGAGGTCGGTCGATACTTTTCGACCCAAATGTCGCGAATTTTACGTGTGGTCATCCACAAACTCCTTATTGTGATGCCATTATAGCGATCACAATAAGGGTGGATCAACTAAAAGGTTACAGATACTTGTCGTATCCATTACGCTTGAGGATCTGTTCAATTTGGCGAAGTTCGCTTGCTTGAACATCGTTCAGCGTCTTACCTTGCGCCTGCTCGTACTTGAGATGGCGGAGATGAGCAACGAGCTCTTCCAACTTTGCGTCAGTGCTGTTGAACTTCTTGCTCGGATTGTACACATATGGTGGCTGTGTAGTTACCGGTGCAGGAGTCGGCTCAGCTTTCCGTTCAATAAAGATCGGATTGACACGCTCTCCCTCCACTTCTTCGAACACAAACGAAGTCTGAGGATCAAGCAAAGCTTCCTGTTCATCAGCTGTAACAACTGTTGACGGTTCTACTGTGTCTTCCGTCACAGTCATCGTTGGAGATACGCTGTAACTAGCGAGTGCATCCAATGTGTTCTGGAACGGTTTCGAATATTCCGCAGGGTTCTGTGGTTCTTCATCTCCAACAGCATTAGGAATAGGTTGATCGATTTCTGATGTAACCTCAGGCATTTGCTTTTGTCTGACATCAGCTTTGATACGATCAAGGTATTGTTGTTTCGCTTCTTTCTCTTTATCTTCCTGGCGGAACTTCAAAGCGATATTGACAGCAAGTGTCAATGCAACAGCCATTGGATCGAATGCAAAGATAATCAAGAAGATTAGGTATTTCGTCGCATCGTCAGTCGGCATGTCAAATGCTTTTGCAACGAACATGATCGGACCGATATGCGCTTCTGTCTTGATCAGTTCTTGCTTTAGCTCCATCAACTGTTTGTCCAAATCCGCAACACGTTGCGTAACTTGCTTCTGTTCCTCTCGGAACTGACGATTCAGTTGATCACGACCTCGATTAGTTTCGCGGAGGATACGAGCAGCATTCGCATCCGTACCGACTGCAATAGATCCAGAGTTCCCTGCGATGATGTCATCGATTTGCTTTTTGCGATCAAGAGCACGCGACTTTTCTTGTTCAAGGAGAGTCACCTGTTCTTGTTTTTGCTTAAGCGGAAGAACGTCTTGTTGATAGCCGGTAGAAAGGTAGCCAAAAATACCGGTTGAAGTAAGAACCATCAAAGCGACAACACCCGTAATTAGGTATGTCTTGAGAATCCAACCCGTCCGAGACCAGTAGCGGTATAGGTAGGAAGCCGCGACGAGCTTACCCGCTTCAAGTGAAGCGCCCATCACGACTACTGACCAAAACACGCCACTAAATGTGTACGCGAGACCGTACACACTGAAGTAGGCAGCAGCACCAGCAATAGCGGTAGCCGCTGCCATCAGCAGCGCAATGAAGTACATTGTTTATTCCCCTTGTAGCGTGTACGCGAGAATGTCTGTGTCTTTGATGAACGCAATTGTCTTACCGCGATACTTGATCGTATTGGTAAAATTGCTGTCATCGTAGAAGATTGTGGCACCAGTCAGATCGTCTACCGACGCTGCTTTTGCATCTGGGCCTACACTCAACACCTTACCAGATGCTGAGTTGTTCACACCACCGACGATCATCAACAAACCGTGGCTGCGAACATTTTCGCGGGGTTGGATTTCAAACAGAATCCAGTTGGCGATTGGTTTGAGAGAGGAGCCATCGTTGTTACTTTCAACAGCGACGACTTCCTTCTCATCAGTCTTCCACAGCTTCTCGCCTTCGACTTTGACACCTTCAGTCCAGCGAAGAGCTGGAACAAGAGCCATGTATCCTGGTTTCATCGTTTTGACATCTGGTCCAACGTATCGAACAGTTACAAAACGTGATTCCTTTGCGCTGGAATCGAACTGGTCACCTGCCAGAATGATCCCACTATCTGTCTGTCCCTTAACAAACTCATTGCGAGTGTTGATTGCGTCGTTGAACTGGAAGAGAACAGAATTACCGAGTGCCGTGATTGTCATTATTGTTATTCGCTTTCGTCAGAGGATGGATCTTCATCTTGAAGATCCGTTTCCTCGACTATAGGCTGAGTCGCTTTTTTAGTCAACTTCTTGATCCTACGTTTGAATTTCTGGTCAATGAAATCCTCGCGAGCTTTAACCACTTGTGTTTTCGGAGCCGTCGCAATCTGTTGCTTAATCTTGAGCAGGTCAAAATCGACGAGTTCTCCACGTGCGCTTCTAACGCTCTTTGCCATAGGTACTCCTATTCATGTAAAAAGTCATTGATATCAAGACCGTACGCAAATGAGTCAACGTCGTGAACGCCAATAACGTACAAGACGTACGAAGACACGCTACTACCACGACCAACACCCCATACGGATTTGTTAGCAGTTAGTGTATTTATGATCCAAATTATCGCTCGCAAAACGTCGAAAAGACCACGAGATTTGTAAGCTGCAATTTCTTCCAGCAATCTGTAGTCGCGTTTTTCGATTTCTTCGGCGGACAAATCTACGGTTAGTTTGATGTGTTTATCAAACAAGTATTCGACGATGTCGAGATACTTATATTCGTCCGGAAATGTCCATTGCTTTGATAATGGACGACATTGAGTTTTGACCTCAATTTTCTTATCTTGAGGTGCAAACTTATTGTAGTTGCGAACGTCCGGTGTCATTTCGTCAACGTACCGGACGTCATATTGATTCATATAGCGCAGCAATTTGGCTGGGTCAAACGATGAATCGCCGTCAAACCACAGCCGGCGGTCTTTCAATTCAGTACTACGCAAACGAGCTTTGGTAATTTCCACGTGAGGTATCAATATCAGGGGTTTTTGCCTTCATTCCCTCTGATCCAAACGGTGCACGAACACCGCCAATCTGCTGCGGTGGAAGCATCGGTTGTGATTGCTGAGGTTGCATCAAAGGCGAAGGACCTGCTGGAATACCTGGCGCATCCATTCCCATAGGGATATGTTGCATAGGATGCGGGAATTGTGGTACTTGCATCATTTGTGGTTGATGCTGAACAGCAGGTGCAACGGTTTCCTCAAGATTATCAATCATTGCACGAATCCGTTTCCACTGTTTAGGGGTAGGCGTCCACTCCACCGTGTCATCGATCTCCGTTGCAAATTCAACTGCATCGATGAACGTTTTCAGCTCGGCAACTGTAAACTTCTTGTCACTCATATATTTCTCCCGTCAATCGCCGATCAAATCGCCGACGATGATGTCTTTAAGGTACTTATTGTATGTGTCAGACGGGGAGACCGATACCCACTCATCAGGTCCAATCGGATGACACAGCATTTGATGCTTGTTTAACGACGGACCGACGTTCTTTGCCTCGATGAAATAGTTCGTCACAGTTACCACTGCTGGTGCAGGAGCTGACTTGTTTGGACCGTATACCATTGCTGTGAATTCACGTCCTGCACATTCGGCAAGCTCAACTACATCTAGCTGAGCTGTATCACGGTCATACACAAGAATGTTCCAGTTTGCTGGCAGATTGAATTCAAACCCTTTAATCATCAGTCTGATTGTGGGGCAAACGACTTCTTCCAACATCAGCAACGGGGAGAGTGTGAAGTCAAGCATAGACAGATCGAGGACCCACATATGGTCTGACACCGTAGGTCCGTGGATACTGTCGAGAATTACTGGCTGAGATTCGCCATCAAAGATTAGCATTGTTATTGTCCTTTAGGCCATGTAAATGCATCAGCCTTGCCTGTTAATACTGCCCATGCGTCTTTGAATCGACGGATAAAAGATCCTGTCAGCGGTCGGGCACGAACCCATTCACCTTCGATTAATGCGTCGACTTTGAAAGCAGGGTTGAGTAGTTGGTCTAGTGTGTACATTATATGTGTTCCCTTACATTTGTTCAAGCATTTTCATTTGTTTAGCGTAGTCGACTTTGATCTTTTTGTACGGATACTGTGCTTCGTCATAGTAGTTCGTACGTGTCTTCAAGTGCTTCTTGCCATACTTCAAGTCACTGCAAATGTCGTAGATATTGACAAAATTCTTGTCAGATGACTTACGCAATCCACGACCAACGGCCTGAATCACTCGGATGAACGACTTACCGATGTCAATGAAGAACAAGTTGAAGATTCGGTTGATACTAAGCCCCGTACCAGCGATATGAACAGTTGCGAACACAACGAGGTCGTCTCGCTCCTTGAACAACTGGTAAATCTTGTCACGCTCTGACGACTTTTTAACATCAGTCCCGTTAACGAAGTAAGATCCAGGAATCAACGAAGCGAGCTTTCGGCCTAGAGCAACACTATCGACGAAGATCATCGTATTGCCCTTCTTGTTATCCTGCTTGGCCAGGATCATCTCAGCAATCCACTCCATCCGTGTTTCATTACGGTGCGTGAATGACTTTTCAGCAGAGAAGTCAGGGAAATATCCATCTTTAAACTGTGTATATGTCGGAGGTTTACTTCCTTCAACGTCATTTTCACAGAACTGACGGTACTCAGCATTGAGGTCTTCTTCGAGCTGGATCACATCGATGTGAAGATTCGACAGGACACCCTCATCAATCAATTGACGTGCAGCGACAGTTTCTCGCACAGGACCGAGTGCAACATGCACAGCCATTAGATCAGAAGGATCCTTAGGCAAAGTACCCGTGACGCCAAATCTGTATAGAATGTTAGCTGAATGGTCTGTTAGAATCTTCTGCAGGACATTTCCCTTTGCACCGTGACATTCGTCAACGAGAACAAGTTGGAATTGTTCAACGATCTTCGGGTTGTTCTTGAGTGCTTGCCATGTTGAAATCACATGCTGGTGGTTCAACGTTTTTGTTGTACCACTGTACTCACCAACGTCAAGTCCGTAGTGAACGTAGTCCTTCTTTGTCTGACGAATCAAGTCCTGGTTCGGGACAATCGTCAATGTTTTGATTCCAAGCTTACCGTATGAATCAACAAGTGCAGTACAAATGATCGTCTTGCCTGCGCCCGTTGACGCGAGAAGGATCCCGTATCCAGATTCAATAAGAGCGTTGATACCAGACACTTGGTAATGTCGTAGAACTGTCGGCTCACCAGTATCAGCGTGTGGAACATGAGCATAGAACTGATCCGTAATCAACGGCGGATCAGCTTTCTCTCCCGTACGAAGGTCTTCAAGTGTAATTTTGTACCCAAGCTTAACGATGATGGGAATCAATTCGTCAAGCAGATACATGTACGTCTTCCCGTTCATCGAGAAGTAGTGGATCTTACCGTCCCATTGTCCCAGCTTGTAGCGTGGATTAAAGAAGTAGTTCGGTGCAGGAACTGCATACTTATTGTATAGCATCTCGTAGTGATCTCCGTGGAGACCAACTACGACAGCAGTAACTTCGTTCAACAGGCGGATTTTACATTCGCTCTTTTTGTTCATCATGTAGGCAAGTCATGCAGTTGGTTTACTTTTGCTTCTGTTAAGTCGCGTAGCGCGAAGCCACGTTTTGTGAAAGCGTCAGCAACTGCAGTGTATTTTTCGTATATCTCATTGACTTCGAGGTACAGCTCAAGCATCGATAGATACTCTTTCTCATTGTCAATGTATGCATTGATTTGACGCTCACCGAGCTTCATCGAATAGTTTTCATTAAATCGTCTTGTCAACGATCCACGAACCTTCGACATTTGGCCGTCAAAGTACTTGACGAGCGTTTTCAGTTCTGCACGTCGTGCTTCGTAATAGTAAGGCCACGCAGTTTGTTCCTGCTGAGCAACAGCTAGTGTTTTACCACGAATCGCTAGTCTTTCAGGCACGCGATCAAGTTCTGCGTTGTACTCAGCGAGTAAGTCCGGTAGATTTGTGTACTTGTCTCCCAAATCATGAATGCGACTCATTGTTTTGTCTCCAGAGTGGTCTGTTGGAAGAACAGCATCTGTCGAATCTGATCTGTTGTAAGCGCTCCTGGATCAAAACTGACTTTGATCGGCTCTGCTTCTTTCTTTGGCTCTGGCTTTTTCAGTTTGTCGCCAAGCAACTCCGTAATGTACTGTTTAACGTCGTTAGCTGGTTGGAATGCAACTTCGATCGGAACGTTAAACCGAATATTACGTTCGACATAAGCTGCGTCGTCAGCACGACCAGTAGCTGTCGCTTTAAGAAACTCAGATTCATTTTTGGTTGGGTCGTACGAGATGCGAACAACAAGCGAAATTGCTGAGTCAATGATGTCAACAGACACCCAATGCAATTGATCAGTTGGAAGACCGAGCAACTCGACGATCGCAAGTAGCATCGTCGGCGCAAGGTGTTCAGCAATTTGCTTGTTGTAGTCAAGGTGGATCTGGTCTCGTTCCTCTACCAATGACAACAGTTCTTCGATTTGTTTTAGTTTTTGTTCGTTGTGTTCCACACGATATCCTGTGTTTCCATGACCAGTTTGGCAGCTAATTTGATGTCTGGCTTCTTAGGTAGAGTCGTCTTAGGGTACAACTCATCTCTTACCTTAGCATCCATCATTTCAGCGTACTCAACAACTTCCTCATAGGTCCAGGAACCGTTTCGGATAGCCAAAAGCTCTTGAGCATCGGGTCTAAGCACAACAATCTCGCCCGTTTCAAGTGCTTCAACACCCATACGAAGTAGGCGGACAAGATGCATTGCATGCTTCGTGTCGTAACCAAACTTCTCTTCTAGCTCGCTTCGCTTTTCATTGCGATTTTTCTTCCAGTCCCAGTAGTGCGACCACGTTTCTTTAGCGGTTTCATACACAGAACGGTTGAACTTGATAATGAACAACGGAACGCCTAGTTCGTGACTATCACCTTCATAGTCGGAATTAAGAGCGCCGGTTTCATGATTGAACGGAGAATAACCTTTCGCTGGGAATAATCCGTATACATCACTACTAAACGGAACAAGCCGGTGGTCGTTCGCATAATCGCGTAAGTCCACTTTAAACGTCTTTACGCCTGTGAAGTTATGAACAAGACTGATGTAATCAATATGTTTTGGACGGTCAGGAGACTGCGGATTGTTGATCCACTTGTTGTGCCCTTTGATTCGCTTTAGCTGTGACAGCGCGTATCCGCTAGTCGTAAACGCGATTTTGCTCGACAGCAAAGCGTGGCGATGCGCACGCAAGTGTTCGTATGCAGGCGTTGTGTGCGTGATACTCGATTCGTCAACCCAAAGTGTTTCAATAACATTGGGATTACAGTCGAGCGAGAGCTTCATGAACTGGAACAGTTCATACAACTTTGTGTCTTCTTCCGTCGTATCATCGACTTCCTTAATTGTGTAAAAGGGAGTACGAATGTTGACAGGGTCAGCTACGAAAATACCGCGGAAATCGGTGTCAGACGTTGGCAATGACGTGCCATACGCTTTTGAACCTGCGTAGTGCTTGACGAGCAAGTTCTCTTTCATTAGTTCTTGTGGTGTTCTAATATTCATTATTGTTCTCCCCAACGGAAAAAGAGTACACTATGGTACTCTTTTTGGTTAGTTAAGGCAACTTCAGGTTACATTTCGATGTCTGCGAGATTAACGCTGACTACTGTATGGACGCCGTCCCTGTACACATGTTCCCACATCGAAGCTCCTTGCTCAAGTTGAGCAAATCGAATCTCACCGTTTACCTTGTGACGAAGTAGGACATCCTTGACAGAGTCATCCCACAAATGAGCATCGATGTGTTCATCGTGGTTTTCATCAAAGTGCAGATACCGTTTTCCGTCGTGTTCGAACGTGTAGTGAGTACCGTAATAATTACTGTCTTCTTCACCAATCAACGCTTCGAGCTCAAGAGCGCATTGCTCCGTCAATTCGACAGAGCTACAGATCAATTCGACGTGCCAACTCATTACTCGTCCCCTTCAGCGGCTTCTGCATCAGCCTTTGCCTTGCGGCGACCTTTGGTTTCAGCCTTTGTCTCTGTTTCAGTATCGATCTCTACATTCGTATCAAGGAATGCAGCTTGTGCTTCAAGCGCTGCGAGGATTCGTGGAACGTATGGTTCCATATCTTTCTCGTAGAACTTCTCGTCCGTACCAGCGAGTTGCAAGTACGATCCGCGTTTCTCAAGGATACCAGCCTTAACAGCGACATCCTTAAGACCAGACGTTGGATCCATGCCGTCTTCGTATGGCACTTCAATTTCAACCTTCTGGAATGGCTTAGTGAAGCGGGTCTTGTAACCTTCACAAATCATACGAACACCAGCAAAGTCGCCGACCTTCGCATCCTTTGATTCGTCCTTCAGCTTACGCTTTTGGATCAGGATAATTTGTGAGCAAGCATACTTAACAGCATCAGAAACGATCCACAGGCCTTCACCGTTCATAACGTCTTGGTTCTTGTACACTTGAGATGTACAAATCATCGCAACGTTCAGGTTCTTAATTGCCTGGACGAATGTACGAAGCATAGCCTTCAACTGCTTGTTCTTCTGACCTTGGTCACCCTTCGTGTCACCTTTTGCAAAGTGTTCACGTTCGGTTTCCGTCATCAACATGTCAAGTGAGTCGATCAGGATTAGAACTTGCTGCGCACCTTCGCCTTCACCTTCTTGCGCTTTGTAGGCTTTCAAGAATGATGAAACGATCTTCGTCACTTGCGGAATTGTTGTAACACCAACGTACTTGTAGTTTTCGTTGACATTGACACCAATCTTCGACATGAATTCGTCATCAAGAGCGTTTTCACTGTCAATAACAAGAATGTATGCACCTTCGCGTTGAGCTGCTGCAACGAGGTTAGCAGAGATGAACGACTTACCTGCTCCTGATGGACCAGCCAAGTCAGTGATACGGCCTTGAGGAATACCTTTCAGAGCACTGCCTGAAATGATCTTGTTGAGGACGTAGTTACCGGTAGAATACCAATAACGTGGGGGGAGAGATGACGTACCAATGTCGTCAATCTTTTCGAGGTCCTTCTCGAAATCTTTCAAAAAGTCAAATGCCATATGTTTCTCCAATATAGAAGGGAGGGACTAGCCCTCCCTTTTGTATGCTCGTTGTATTAAGCCTTGTTGCGACGTGCGCGGATTTGCGCAAGCATGTCGTCAACATCGCTCGCGCCGTCATCGTCACCAGACGATGCAGGTGCTGGAGCTGGCTTCGGGGCCTTCACAGGCTTAGCCGATTCAACGAATGGAGAATCATCATCGTCTCCGCCCTTCTGCTTCGGTGCAGCCTTAGAAGCTGGCTTAGCAGAGTCATCGGAGTATTCTTCGCCGTTCAGGTCAGCACTCAACTGAGCGTCAACCTTGTCGAAACCTGGATTCTTCGGCAGAAGAGTCTTCAGTTCGACCATACCAGCTTCGGCAACAGCGAGTTCATCTTCAGTCAGAGCACGCTGCTTCGACATGAACTTCGTACCAGTCGTGTACGAAGGGTATTGACCTTGGTCAGTACGCTTGATGATGAAGTCGTAACCGTCTTCGAAGTCGTAAGGAATGCCTTCCAGCGGATCATCTTCCGAAGCGAACGCTTCCTTGATGATGTTGTAAATCTGGAAGCCCAGAGCGAGGAAACGAACCTTACCGGCGTGAGTTTCACCAGTTTCTGGATCAGCTGGCAGCGGATCTTCAACAACCAGAGCTTGCGCCAGGTACTGCTTCTTCCTCCAGTACTTCTTGCCATTAACTTCGTCCTTGGCCTTGTAGTAGTCTTGAGAAATCTTGCAGACAGGGCAATCTTCACCGTACATGCTCAGGCATGGCACAGTCTTCTTCTGTCCGTTGATTGTAAGGTTGTGGGAGACTTTTTCAACCATGAATCCACGAGGATTGGATTCATCTGCGTCAGGCAAGAAGCGGATCTTCGCGCTTTGGCCAGACTTCATGTTCCAGAATGGGTAGTAGTTGTTGACGCGTTGTTCGCCATTACCACCGGAACCTTCCTTGTTAGCAGCAAATTGTGCCTTAAGGGCTGCGAGTTTGTCTTTGGAGCTCATGTCTTTTTCCTTCTAATTGTTTTTGTTAAGACTTCTAATTAATGTGAACTGTTTCGATCACATTTGTAGACTATAAAGTCAGTTCTGATTCAAGTCAAGAGGTTGGGACCCTACCCAATTTAGAGCTGCCTCTCAGCTCATTTAGTGTCCTTTTGGACCTAGGTATTTATGCCTAACCCTCAAAAGGACACCAATTTTTACACACCGTAGATGATCAATTCGGCACGTCCGCCTGTACCTGATCGTGTAACAGCGTACCGATCCATCCAAGGTAGATAAGCCATTGCGTAATATGGTCCTGCAACAGTTGTATCATAAGATGTCCACGTGATACCATCTGTACTTTCATAGAACAGCGTTGACGTTGTATTCAGAGCTGTCTTGAACTTACCCAGCGTAGGCACCCATGTAACACAATACAACTGTACGGCTGTCGAAGAACTATTTGTCCAGGTAGTACCGTCGGGAGTATATGCGATACAAGGTGTGGCAGCGTTGAAGCCAACAGCAACCAAACGGCCTAGTTCAGGACTGTATACGGTATCACGACCTGCGCGCATCGTATTGGTCTGAACAGTCCAATTGATACCGTCAGGACTTGTTACTGTATGTGTCAACAAGTTGTTTGTGTTGTTCTGACTAATCCAAACAAACTTTGCTAGTTCAGGAACCCAACGCATACGGCCTACACCTGTTGTCGAAGGGAACAAGTTAGCTGGTGTTGTTCGTTCTGTCCATGTTACAGCATCGGGACTTGTCAAAAATACAGTTGCCCCACCAGACGTCTTAATAGCAGCACAAGCAAACAAACCGAGTGTTGGAGACCAGTCGATTTGATACAGTTTGTACAAAACAACAGGACTTGTTGTCCATGTAATCCCGTCAGAGGACTGAATCGTTGCACCCGCTGAGCCTGAATTCCCCGTAACAACGAACTTGTTTAGCGCAGCTGACCAGCAGCCGTCACTTAATGTAACAGACGTTGGGTTATAAGTGCCCCACGTAGTGAAGTTACGCGTTGAAGCAATGTGCGGTGAGGACGAAGGAGCACCGCGGTTGATCAATACGATACGTTGCAACTCTTCTGAGACGACGATTTTACCCCAGCCACCAGCACCGCCAGCACCAGGTGTTGTCGTTACTTCACCACCTGAAGGTGGGAATACAGGAGCCTCGTCACCATCACCGGCCGCTTGACGCATCAATTTCCACAATTCTTGCATCGATTACTCCTCAGAAGGAGCCGTAGGCCACTGAATAGTCCAAGGAAAACCTGGCTGAGATGTAATATCGCGCAACGCTTGACGATATTGACGCCATTCCGCTACTTTTGCTTCCGTGAACAACGCATCAGGCAATTGTGTCCAATCACTAGCTGACAAAAGCAAATCACGATCTGCTCGTACTTGATTTGCACGTGCGTCGATACGTGCTTGAACTTCAACTGCAGGAGCAGTAACTACCTTCCATTGCTGAACCCCGTTAGACGGCGGAGCTTCTTTTACGTCTTGATTCCATTCAACTTGCGGTTGTGTACGTGAAACGTAACCTTTGAAAGGACCAATCTCAGCCGTTGCTTCTGGAATCGAAACATTGGGAATTGCACGACGAACTTGATACAATGTAATGCCAAATTCACCTGTTTGTGTATTTTCGTAGAACATAATGTTTTCCTCAAGAACCAGTATTTACTCAGGGTGTATTGGAACGATTGGCCATGACCCGATCGTAAAACAATATGGTTAATCCTTTGGCGGTGGAGGAAATACTGTGTCTGAAGTGATGAACAATTCACGCAACTTGTTGCGATAATCCGCCCACAATTTACGTTGCTCAACGCTGAGAGGGCTATCAGGAAGTTGAGTCCAAAGTGTATCACGAAGAATGCCTTCGCGCTCCAACTTCTTCATCATAACACGAGACTTGTGATATTCGTTAATCTCTTGAGGAGACAAATTAATCACTTCCCATTGCTGCTTCCCGTCCTTAGGAGGAAGTTCACGGAATCGCTGATATACTGTAACAGCTGGTGGAGGGACCAGCTCGTAGCGTTCAAATACACCAGCTACTGGAATGTCAGTAGGGACGGAAACGTTTGGCATGCACTGACGTACATGATGAATCGACAGTCCATACTGACCAGTACTTTTGTTGATGTATAGGTACATGATTACGATGAGTAGTTAATCAATGCAGCGCCACGCCAAGACGTACCACCATTATCCGTTTCAAACAACAGAAGGTCGTAACCACTTGCTGTAAGTGTCGGAGCTGTACCACCCGGCCAAACCACACTAGCTGGCCATGTTTGAAGACCCGTGCCACCGTTTTGTAGACGGAGAACCATGATATAAGCACGGTTATTCGGCGGTGGGTTCGTAAACGTCCACGTCAAAGCACCAGATGCTGTCTTACGGAAATAGTTGCTTGCTGAGCAGTCAATTGCAGATGCCGCCACATCAACAACGTTGCTTGTGTAACGACCAGAGGTGTTTACAGAGGCGAGTGTTGACGTCGTTGAAACCGCCAAGTTAGGCACCGACAATGTCGAAGCGTTATATGTGAAGTTTGCATCACCAGTGAATACACCACCGACGTTATACTGTACTTGTGTAGAAGATCCACCTGGTGAAGACGTAACTGGTTGCCACGAAGCAGTTGTACCATCAGTTGACAAATAACGACCGTTGTTACCCGACTGTGAAGGCAATGCAGCTGCAATCAACCCAGCAGTCGTATTAGCACCTGTACCGCCGTTTGCCACTGCCAAAACACCGCTCATCGTCATTGTACCTGACGAAGTGATAGGACCGCCTGTAAATGCCAAGCCAGTTGAACCACCTGATACGTTGACAGACGATACGCCACCTGTAGGAGCAGCCCACGAAGCAGTAGTACCATTCGTTGTCAGTACGAAGCCAGTTTGACCCGTTTGAACAGGTAGCAATGCTGTCAAAGCAGCTGCAGCTGATGTAGCGCCCGTACCGCCATTAGAAACACCAAGCGTACCACCGAGAGTCAATGTTCCCGACGTCAAGATAGGTGAACCACTGAACGTCAATCCCGTCGTGCCACCAGAAGCAGCTACGGACGTAACGCCGCCACCTGCAGCTGCCTGCCATGTTGCGTTTGTACCGTTAGACGTTAGTACGTAACCAGCGTTGCCAGTTTGTGACGGAAGGAGAGCTGTCAATGCTGCTGCTTGTGTTGTTGCACCTGTACCACCTGCTGCAATACCGAGAACACCACCAAGCGTGATTGTACCAGAACCTGTAATTGGACCACCTGACGTTGTCAATCCCGTCGAACCACCAGAAACGGCAACAGAAGTCACACCCGTTACAGGAGTTGACCATGTTGCAGTTGTTCCGTTCGAAGTCAATACTTGACCAACAGAACCAGAAGGAAGAGCGGTGAAACCACCAGCACCGTTACTTGATTGCAAACGGCCAGCAGGACCAGAACTAGCAACAGTTGTCGAAATAATGTTGCTCGGATCGATCGCAATACCAGCACCTGCAGTGTACGTTGGACCGCCTACATCAACGACAGAGATTGAGTTACCGTCATTCTTCTTTGTGTAAATCTTACCAGAGTACACGTTAATAGCGATTTCACCGAAGTCCAAGTCACTAACTGTAGGAACTTGGTTCGGAACGCTACTACGCTTGAATTTGATCGTTGTATTTGCCATTGTCGTATGGAATAATCCACCTTATGTAAGAGGAGGGGGCGAACCCTCCTCAATCCAATTTAGAACGTGCCGCAGTCAATCTCGCCGAACGAGAGGTTAACTTGGTTAGCTGTGTTCGTTACAACGATCTGATTAGCTGTGCCTGTGATTGACTTGTATTCCAATCCTGCACCGTCACCAGAAACACCGAGGACCTGGTTAGGGCTACCAATTGGAGGCAACCCACCGCCACCGCCTCCACCACCATTGATGATCGTCGTTGAAGACTTGATCAAGATCGTGTCAGACGTCAAAACGTGAGCGATGATGATTGGTGTCACAGGAGGTGTTGCTGTCAATCCACCTGTCGTTGTCAAGTACAACGGAGCATTAACACCAGCAGCTGTCCAGTCCCATGCAGGATTGGAAACTACACCTTCCATCATGACCGATACGATGTCGCCAGTAGCAGCATCTTGGTCCGTCAAACCATAAGGAGCTTCCGAAGCTACACTGCTGTTGCCAAGGATAATCTTGTTGAAGTCGCTGAATTGAACGACGGAAAACGCTGGGATGTTTGTTTGCGCTGCAGCTTCGAGAACAAGACCGCCAAGCTTAACTTGTGAGCTAGAAGCAACACCTGTTACTGCAACATCTTCAGTCGTGAAGAACGTACCATTGTTACGCTTGAGGACTTTACCGTCAGCATCATACACCAAGGCTCCCGCCAGGATTTGTGTAGGCGTAGAGATGCCTGTTTGCGTTCCAGTGAAGGCTGGAGAGTTAATTGACATACTCGTGAAAGTATTGCCACCAAGCAACTGTGCTGCAAACACACGGATTTTTTGCTGCCAACGGTTAGCGGTAGTGTTCCACACAAACATTTTGTTGCTTGTTGTGTCATACCAGTGTTGGTCATTCTGTGGGAATGAAGGGGCAACTGCACCTTCGACAGGTTCATACAACGTGTGACCGTACGTCTTTGTACCTGTCAAACGGTCAATGTCCCAGTACAACCAGTACGATTGTGAACCAGTTGCAAATGGTCCTGGCCATGCATCGTTGACATCAAGACGTTCTGTCAACAGGTAGTTCGACGCGCCGTCTGCAAACGTAACAATAACGCTTTCAGCTGACGGAACAACAATACTAACTGAACCACCCGACAGTTCGAGAAAATTTGGCGGGCAACGAACGATACCCTGACGGAATGTAATACGCATTTCGGCTTCTCCTTGGAGCTTTTGCTTGCCCGATATTTATCAGGCAGACACAAAAGTACCTTAAATCAGCCAGGGTTAGTCGCCGCAGAATTACGCTACCAAACCTTGTTGACGTAGTGTTTGGACGAGTTTCAACAGATGCTTGCACATACCTGGGACTTGCATCGGGTTGACAGGAGGACGCGTCGTAGTCTTACGACGGTATAGCGGAGGGGGGCGACCTACAAGTGACTTGTCGCCACTGTTATAGTTCGCAAAACGGAAACGGAAGTCAAGACATCCGCAACGGACTTTACAATTATGCCCCGACAATTGGATCGGCTTAGCGTGAGCATCGCGACCATCTACTGCTTGGAACGTTACGACTTCAGGGCTGTCCTGCGAAGCAAATTGAACTCCATTGAATTGAATTGCCTGCTGGTATTGATTGCCATTGCTATTTGAAATCGACCTAACGTGCAGCATTTTAGTGCCAAGATACGGGATCATTTCCACCCCAGAAATGCGTACTTCACCAGTAGCATTTTGACGCTTTCGAGTATCAGGCCATGCAGCTCGAATGTTTTGGTCAAGTTGAGGAACGGTCGACACCTCAGCCAACACTTGTTCGTGTAGCTGCGCAAGGATGCGGTCACCGCGAATGATCATGCAATCTTTAGAGTCCATGGACTCTATTTATGCAAAACGAAGAGCCCCTCGCGGGGCTCTTCTACATGGTGTAATTATTACACCATGTTGTGGTTCGACGTCGTGATCTTGTCGAATTCACCGATCAGAGGCATTTGAAGCGACTTATACTGCTGACGAACAGCCGCTTCCGGAACAACTTTATCACCACGCGTCTTCTGACGGTCGATCAGCGTTTGCAGCTTGATCGGCATCAGCACAGCTTCCGTGAAGAAACCATGCTTCTTCAGCACACGAAGATACCAGCCACGACGCTTCGCACTGAGGTTCGTGTTGTCGACGTACAGGATTGCGTTGTCTTCAGCCGCTTGCTTTGCCATAGCATGGAATCGAGCGTTAGCACGCGATTCAAACGACTTGTCTTCCACAGACCCTTGGAAAGCCTTGTTGTAATCAGTCGGATGGTAGAACTCGTGACGAAGCAGATCGAGCGAAAACACGACCACTTCAACACCAGCTTCCTTTGCCTTGTCACGCAGCTGCTTCAGGTACGTCGACTTACCAGCACCAGAGGGAGCGATCGGGAAGACCGCATGAGGCGCTTGAAGGTTAACGCTGCGAGGCGACAGATTTTCAACGATCACGTTAAAGTCCTCAACCCACTTGTCAGAGCGGGCAGTGTTAATATCCCAGTCATCAGACGTACGTCCGTACTGGTCGGCGAGCAGCGAACGGGTGTACACATCGTGACCATACAGTTTCGAAGTGTAACCAATCGATTCAAGCTTTTCTTTGTCTTCAATCTTCCACGGCATGTGGTACTCGATCATCCAACTGATCCGCGAGATTTCTTCTGCAGTGAATCCGCTGTACTTATTCGCAGCGTAATCTTCAAACAGACGAGCAGACAGCAGTTCGTGACCGTGATACGCACGGTACTTGCCACGCGTTTCGCTGTACTTTTCGATCTCAGCAGGCGGCTTACCGATGTCATGGAAGATGCACTCAACCGCGCCAAGATAGTCGTCGCGAGTCCATTCATCATCAGCCTTGATCAGACCAACACGGCGACAGTAATCGTTCAGCACCATTTCGGTGTGAACGAGCACGTTTGCTTCCCGGTGCCACGGAGAACCTTCGACAGTGCGTGCCATCTTCTGGAACGCAGGAGTGTCCTTCATTGCGTCAAACAGGAGGTGAGCTTTCGCTTTGTAGTTGGTCATTTGGGTTACCTAGTTATGAATTGACACGCACTATAACTAGGTAACCCTAAAAATGTCAACCGAAAACCATTCCGCCACCAAGATCGTTTTCATCCCAGTCAGAAACGTCTGACGACGAATCGTCGAAATAAGCATGTGCGTACAATTTGTCGTATGCTTCTTGGTCAAAAGAAGAGATTTCCTCAAGCAACCTAACAGCAATGACAGAAGCCATAATCAAGTCGTCCGTTGCACCAACTTTAGCAGCGTAAGATCCACCTTTACGGACGAAGTTCTTCAACTCATGCAACAAAGCCTTGGACTTGATGTGCAAGCTATTACGTTCAAGCATTTCTTTCAATGCAAGGCATCCCTTGATCTTTGTCTTACCAGTTGTTGTCATTCCCTTGCGCTTTTGGCCAGCTTCGGAAACAAACTCAGCGATATCTGGTGGATCATCGTCTGCTTCCATTAGAGCAACAATAGCTTCACCAACACCGTTTACTTCGACAGAGTAGTATACGTTCGCTTCGGCTTTTTCGTAGATCCGCAACATCTTCTTTAACATATGATAGCCAGTGACAGACGACGCTGTGTTTGATCTAAACTCAGCTACCTGCTCCATCGAAGGGAATTCATATGACACAATTGTTGTGTAGTCTGAACCAGTACCTGTCGACGGGTCCATACCAATTAGATATACAGTTCCCGCGGTTGGCATCTTGTAGAAGACAATCTCTCCTGCAGTAGCAACAGGTTTTCCTGTTACTTTACTGTTTAAGTTCTCAAGGACAATTGTATCAATTAGCAGCGGATCGTTCGAAATGAACTTGCATTCATATTCTTGCTGCCAACGGATTTCACCAATTTTAGCAGTTTCTTCACGCTTGAACTTCTCATCGCGGCCAGGTGGTTCGTCCCACTTGACTTCAATTGGTGCGAAACCGTTGATACCAACACCGGCAAGTGCAGGATCAGGGTTCGGGTTATTTGCGCCACGCCAAATCTGTGCAAAACGGTTTGTATCACCGTTGGGAGTAGAACAGATAATGCAACTACCACCGGTCGCAAGCGTTGGTGAAACGGAAGTCCAGAATTCTTCAGCAATTGTGTCACGTACGAATGCAAATTCGTCGAGGAACATCAAAGAGATAGAAAGACCACGACCTGTGTTTTCTGTTGTAGCTTGAGAAATAATACGGCTACCATTATCAAACCCAACGCTGTGTTTATTCCATCCGTCGTCTGGTAGACCTGGTTTAATCCAGTGCGGAAGACGTTCGTACATAAATCGAACGCGGTTAATCATTTCCATAGCGTTGTCGTTCTTGTTAGAAGCGATCAACACAGTCTTCTCAAAGTGGAACATAGCGAACCACAGCAGATACGCTCCAGCGATCCAAGATTTCCCAATCTGACGCGGAGCTAGGGCAATTGACAAACGATTGTTTTCAAATACCTTGATGATTCGGCGTTGGTAAGCACGAAGCTTGAACGGAGCAGAACCTTGGACAGGGTGTTGCAGTTGACAATATGTGTCAATAAAGTACTCAGCAGATTGCATGCACTTTGAAATCTCATGCACTTGCTCTGCTGTATATTCGTGCTGTTCATTAGCACGTTTTAGAAAGGGATTACGTGGCGCTGCCATAAACACTCCTTGTTTACGGCATATTTACGGACTAATTTTTAGGGGTTACCTTTGTTAGCGAGCGCGCGCATGATTTCATTACGGTCAGCGACAATCAAATTATTTGTTACGTTGCCGTTTACCGTCTGCTGACCTTTTGCTGGTGTCAATTTGTCCTTGTGCATCTTCACAGATGCTTTTTCACGAACAGCAGCCAAAGCAACGTTCAACATCGTTGCAGTTACTTCACCAATACGCGCCTTATGGCGACCTTCAACTCGATCCATTTCATCGCTGATGTTTTGGACTTGCGTCATTGCAACAGCGTAGATTTCTTCAAGTTGCCCTTCGATTTCTGTGTCTTTTTCGTCGTAATTGGCGGGTTTCACCGGTTCTTCAGCGACTACCTCCTGAAATTCAACCAAAGTTGTCCCTGTCTCGATATCCAAGATTGTTTCGAGAGGATGTTCAATCAACTTTTCGCCAACTACCGTTTTCATTTGAAAATGCTCTTTTCTGTGATGAACGTCTGAATTTGCTGTTGTTGATTCAACTCAAAACATTCAGTGTGTCCACTGAATCGTACGTTCGGTCGGTATTTATAAACCTTAAATGCCCGCTTTACCTGTTGTTCAAGTTGAAATAGTTCCCACATTGTACCAACAACAGTTGTAATTGTTTTCACAATATAAGGCATTTGTCCTGTAAAACGCTTTTTAACGCTAAACTGTGTGATCCCCACCTTAGTAAAACGTTCCGTAGCGTTGTTGCATTCAACGAGGTACAGTATTCCCTGCTTATCTTTCAATTCGGGGAAGGTTGTGAATCGTTTGACGCCGTATCCGCCTTCGTAATTTTTCTTTGAGCATGTTGGACAGCCTTGTTTTTGACTAATATGTGCTGCTGCCGTTTGGAAGAATGAACCGTGTTCATTGCAAATGATCTCAACTTTATCGTGGTACCGTTTGTAGTTAACCTTCACGTAGTCGTACTTGTCACCGTGTATCAGTTGTGCTTTATGCGCAAACCAATTAGTGTCCTTCTTGTGGTACGCTCCCTTACCATAGTTCCCACATGTTGGACATCCTGATCCATTAAACGTATGCACAGTCGGTATCTGTTGGAAGGCCCCATGTTCGCGACAAATAATAGTTACAGGTGTTGTACTACCAACATACATGACGTGCGAATAATCGTACTTGTCACCATGAACTGTATAAGCTGCTCTTGTGAAATCTTCTGTTGAAAGCATATTCCTCTCCTCGAGGTATTTATGCTCGTATCAGTTATTTGAAAATCGATTTCTCGGTAATGATTCTAAACTTGATTCCGTGCGCTTTGCAATAAGCAACAGCAGCTTGCCACTTTGCTGTATTGACAGCATAAGTCAACTGCTCATATAACTTATGCTTAGAATTCGAGCGGGGTGCCTTTGTTTGCGTCAAAGGCTTGACTTCGATAATCTCTTTGACTAGCTGTCCAGCGTTGTTGATATACTCAACATAGTAGTCAGGATAGTACATGTGAACTCGGCCGTCGGTCGGTTTCATATAAGGAATTGCAATTTCTTCACTTCCCCAACGAACAACCTTTTCGTTACAATCGAAGAACTTGTGTGTTTCAAGTTCCCACGACGACATGTAACGAATCTTAGCAGGATCACCCATGTACTTCTGAGGGTTTTTAGGGATATAGTATCCCTGTGAGAACCTGCTACCCTTTGATGGCTTCGTTCTGTTTACTTTTCTAGCGAGATTGTCGTTCATATCCACCTTTAACCAAACAAGCCACCAAGACTCTGACTAAACTTCGTAGACAAGTCAGATACGGCTGTCGTAGCTTGGTTAACCGCCCCGCCGATTCCTGCAACCGGTGAGCCGGTACTTGTAGTGTTAAGAGGATCGCACGATGTAGTCGCAGGAGTTGGTGCACCAAATGGATTGATACCGCCCGTACGTGGACCTTCCGTAGTTGTAGAGCCGTCGTTGTAGCGCAATGGATACACTGCACCACGCTGAAGGTCTGCAATCTTGTACTTACCGCCGTTGAGATCGCTGCTGACGCTTGTTGTGTCGATGAAAACGCTGTCGTATGCGAACGACATAGTCAATTCAGTACCTTCCGTACCGTCAGCCATATCAAGGTCGTCGAGTGCAAGTTGTGTGATACGTGGGTTGAAGAAACGGTGTACGTTCATCATGTTGCCACCGTCGTACACATGGTACAGACGAATTTCACGGAAGATTTGCTTAGCGTCACCTGCCAAAGCTCCAAGAGATGCAGCATATGTGCTGCCTGGAACCGCTCCGTTGATCGTATTCGCAACTAGCGTCTTATCGACAAAGTCCATACCACCTTCTTCAAACATGCCTGAATCACCGTTCTCCATGCTTGTGATTGGAGACATTGCTTGGAGATATGCTTTGTAGAAAGAAACAGCAAAGTTCAAGTTGTCATCATGGAACGACATACTCATTTCGCCAAATTCAGTACGAATAGGTACTTTTGAGCGGAAATTGTAGTAATTGACGTCTTCGTGGACAAATTTAGCATCTGGACGAGTCGTCTTCTTGACAGTGAAGGCCATGTCAAGAGGACCAAATTGATTACTTCCGAGTGCTGAATATGCAGCATCGGGAATAAACTGGACTACGAACAGAAACTTGAACTTAGGAGCTCGTGCAATCAAGTCAAGAGCGTATGGAGACGCTTCGCAGTGCTCACCGAGAGCAGTTTGTGCATCACCTTGCGCAGGCGTGAAGATATTACGCGCCAAGCGTTCCAAATTGGTGAAGTCCTGAATGTATCCTGGAATGTCTCTGGACTTAAATGTACCGCCCTTTACCTGCTGGAAAATCTGCTTTGCTTGCCCGTATGCTTGGTTCGCAATTGCGGGATTGAATCCTTGAACGGCTTGAATAACCGTTGGTGCGATTCCTGTTTGATCCAACACCCAATTAGCACCTGACTCGAGTGTAGAGCCGATGGTGTTAGGCAATGCGCCACAACCCGCACGGATTGAATTTGAAATGCTAGCAAGATTACGAAGGCCAGCACCGATTTTACCGCCACCTACACTATTAAGAACAGCGAGATCGCCGACTTTTCCAACAGAGTTAAAGAAGTCATGGCGAGTAGATGTAGCGGCTGCAATACCTGCTCCGCTTTTTGCAGCGTAAGCAGGTTCACATTGCTTGACAGTAAAAGTCCTTGGATCAGCCATATTCAGCCTCAGTTAATGTGGTATTTATGCAGTGGAAACACCAAAAGAAAAGGCGCTCCGAAGAGCGCCTTTGAAGCTATGTGCTGTTGAATTACTGAACTCGACCAGCACCACCAGTTGCAACACCTTGACCTTGTGTGTAGCCACCGATGTTCTGACGAGCATGGTCATAGCTAACTGTCAATGCGATTGTTACTGGTTCACCAGTTTCATAGTTCAATTCACCGTAGTCGACAGACTCAATGAAGCAGCCTTCAACCGTCCACTTTTCAACAACTTGATCGTTACCGTCCATCAAGTCGAGGTACGTCACATACTTGTACAGCGAACCTTCACCAGCTGTTGCAAGCCACTGGCCTTCAGCACCAGTAAGCCATTGTTGCTTCTGCATTTGTTGTTGAACAACAATAGCAGCAGTACCAGTGATATCGTTCTGCAAAGTCAGTGTCATTGGATCCCACGAGTGCTTCGTAGCGATCATCGACACAGAGTTGTAACGGTGCAAAGCGACCTTTTCCCACGTCAACTTAGGAAGTGTGACTTGCGTAGCCTGCATAGAAACAGGTTGGCTATCAGCACCACCACCCATGTTGGCGAACGTTACACGCCACAGGTTCTTGCGCTTAGGCTGCAAGATACCCGAGCCTACGCCCGGGATACCAAAATCGTTGATTGTACTCACGCTAATCTCTCCTTCTATTCTATTTAGATCTCAGCGCCAGTTGCGACGATGCGGATCGGGATGTACAAGAATTCAACTGCCTTGACTGGCTTGACAGCGATGTCGATGTACAGCTCATTCCTGTCAATACGATCAGGTGTGTTGTTCGTTTCGTCACAAACTGTTGCGAAGTCATACAGACCGCGCTTAACAATCAGATCACCCAAGAAGCCGTCAACCATTGCCTTCAAGTTGTCGCGTGTCAGTTGATCGTTTGGTTCGAACAGGAACGCGATCGTGTTCTTGCGGAGTTGACGCTTGATGTAAACCATCAGACGGGCAACGTTGACACGGTCAAGTGCGGATGCATCAGGCGCAGAAGTCTTCTGACCAAATACCATCAAACCACGACCTGGCATGTAGTACATTGGGTTGACGTTCGTGAAGTACTTGTACAAGTTATCACGTTGGCCACGGTTCAAAGCCGTATTAACAAACGTTGTTGCTGTGCCAAGCGTACCGGATACATAACCGACATCGGAAACGCCAGAGATCAAACCACGACGTGTACCTGCAGGAGCCCACCACACATCAGCAACGTTGTCACTGTATGTGTACGTACGCAGTGCTGTACCGGAAGCTGCAACGAATACGTTTGCACCGTCCAGGTTTGAAGCCAAGCTGTGTGGGTAGTAGTAAGCGACGTATGGCGAATTGCGACGTGCAGTTGTACCAGCCCATGTTGCTGTATCTTCAGGCGACAAATTGAATGGTGTGTCAGCAATAACGAAAGCTTCTTCGTTGATGTCAACGTTCAAAGCGAGCAATTCGTCAATCGTTTCATGGAAGCCAGGGCACAAGATCAAGTTGTACTCGTACGTTTCACCACGAATGTCTGTATTGCTGTTGATCGAAGCCTGGAGAGCCTGAACAACTGCGACACGACGTGCAGCGTCGTTAGCACCGAGACTTGTCTGGTTCATGAATGGAATTGTGTACTTGAACTGATCAGCAGCACCGAGCAACGTGTTAGCTGCTTCTTGAGCTGTCCATTCCGTAGGAACAACACCGCCGAGACCAGCCGTAACCCATTCGATCGCAATACCTGTCAAACCAATAAACTGGCCTGTAGGAGCTGCATCATAGCCGTTAGCGTATACGTTGTACGGAGACGCCGTTGCGTTGTTTGTGAACGTAGCTTGCGAGTTACGGAACGAGAACGATTCCCAAACCATTTGCGTAGCTTGTGCAGACAACGACAAGAAACGTGTTTGATCAACAGTTACCTTGTAACCAGGATCAGCTGGTGTATAACCGTTCGACAAGTTGTATTCATTCAACCAAGCATTAACGAGGTTTTCGAGAACGTATGCGGATTCCTGCAATTTGCGATCCCACATTGCACGAATGTTGAGCAAGCTATCGTCCAAGTTGACGTTCGCACGAATGACATAAGCGAGATTACCAACACCGAGGAACTGGTTCAGAGCGAACAAACCATACTCGTTACGGCAATCACCGTGCTGCGGCAAGCCGGCCGTATCTGTCAAGAAACGTGGAACACCATACAATTCTGTACTCTGCTTAAGCGACGTAACAGTACGGATGACGTCATGTTCAAACGTACCAGCGGCATCAGACGTACCATTAGCCTGTTTCTTTTCATCAGCGGTAGCAATGAAAATCAAAGGCACAGTGACGGCGGAAGCTGGGATGAAGAAGCTCTCATCCGTAATTGTAACGCTTACGCCAGGACTCACTAGATTTGCCATATTTTTCTCCTGTCCATTCCTAAAGAGGTGTGATGATATTTATGGATTTGAACCACAATCAGTCTAATTTCAAGTTCGATCCGTCGGCCCACAACTGATACGGAATCCCCTGCTCATCGAGTTCATAGATCATTTCAGCATGCGTGGTAGCTCCGCTGGAGACAGCGCCAAGACGAACGTAAATCTTCTTGATAAAATCATCATGAACGTCTGCTGGAATATCGATCCAAATAGCGACTTCAAATGTCAAAGTACTCTGACAAATACGACGGTCATTACCAATTGGAAAATTGGAGTCCAATTGGACGTTTTTCAAATCAATAGTTGTTTGACGTGCCCAGTCAAAAATAGCATCAGATGTTTGGATCTGTACAGTCGGATTAAAGTGAGGAATAATCTGTTCAAGCATCTGACAATGCTGATCAGTATTACTTGCATATAGTCCAAGCTCCACTTCCATAATATAAGGAACTGGCTTCATCTGGTGAATAACACGTGTATCGTCAGGTACGAGCCCACCTACCGGTGTATACGTTTGACGACGGCCTGTTCCAACTCCTGACAGACGTGATGTGTCAAGACGAAGATTACGCATGTAGCAACTCATCGTCGGAAGACGTAGCATCTTGTTCTGCGTGTTTTCAGCAATAATCGAAGCAACAACTCGTTCACGATGCCCGTACGCAATTGGAACAGTAACGAGTCGTTCTTCCTCAGTAGCGCTCTTGCCAACATGAACTTGGAGTCCGTAGAATACGTTCATGAATTGGTAAATCCACTTACGCAATTGTTGGTTGTAGTAAAAACCGTCTTGTCTAATAGCCATTATTTGATACTCTGTGGTGTTACTTTTGTTTTGCTCGTCAGATACTCTGTCAGAATTGGATTCTGTTCGTTATATTGCTGACGGCGATCGACTTCCATGAAAACCCATGTGTTTTTCACCGCTGAATAACGCGTCAAACGCGGTGGAATGTCGGCTGCCGCACCTGTATATGTCAGGCGGTGCCAATCACCATTCTTCGGATTCGGCGGATATGAAGGCCCTTCTGTATATGGTTGGCCGTTTTGTGGAATACCGTCCTCAACGTATAGTTGATTAGGACGGAAATTCATTTTGACAATCGCACCAGCACCTTGCGTACGTGCTTTAGCAATTTCCTCTTCCGAGAAGTGACGAATCGTGTTTGATCCTTCGCTTCCACGTTCAGGAACGTCTGTAAGCGACTGTTGATTAACAGTTTGACTGTAGTTAGAAATGTCCTGGTATACCTGGTTATTACCGTCGTCAGTACTAAACAAGCCTGAATCGTCAACATGTCGCGACAAATCACCGAACAAATCTTGTGTTTCCTGTGAAGCAAGAGCCGGTTGTGCTGTTACAAGCAGCATCGTTGGACGCCAGCCTGGTGTATACGTTGTTGCATCCCATGTGACATCTGTTACTTCGAGATATCGTTTGACAGGACGCAGATCTGCTGTATATTGCGTTTCACTTGGCAGTTCGATAATGTCACCAATAACGATCGGACGACCCAGCTTTTGCACTGTCGTCGTAAAGTTGACTTTGATATAGTATGTCGATGTAGGAATCTCAATACCAAATCGCGTCAAGTCTGTTGTCACATTGACGAGTTCGTAATATCCTTTGAGATTGACAGGTTGCTCTTGGTAATCACGATCGCGGTTTTCCAGGAAGATAGGATCCTGGACGTTACTGATGTGAGTAGCTGAATAGTCGTACATTTCAAGTGCTTGGACGCCCCACGAATCGCATTCACCGCCAACAAAATTGACAGGACGAATACGCCAGTAGCGGTTTGGGACTGATTGCTTGAAGTAGATTGTGTTGAGAGCGTCGTCGTTTGGCAGGTTGACAATTGCAACACCAAACCACTGCTGACCGTTCTCAGAGCGTTCAATACGAGCTTTTGTTACGCGAGACAGAGGATCAGAGCTTTGCTTGATCTTAATCGCTGTAATCATCTGTCGAACACTTGCATCGATTCCGTAGCGTTGTCGACCGTTTGGGATCTTGACCACACCAAAGTCGTATCCGATGTATGTTGAGGCAGTAATAGCAGCCGCCCCTGATTGCTTGGATTTCCATTCATTGGCGAAAGTGGTGAATGCGTTCGAGGCTGGGTAGCCTGGTGCATTACCACTAGAAATAGGATTACCATCGCCGATAAGATCAACCAGTTTCGTTTGTTCATGGACGCCAAGTAGTTTATAGACGTTAACATTTGCACCCGCGAGCTCAACCGCGTCGTTGATTACAGAATCAACGTAGCAATTGTTGGCGTTGTCGTCGGTTAGAGACCAAGGACGGCACGTTGACCAGTCGGAAGGCGCAGGACATACTTTACCATCTGGTGTTGTTACGCAATCATTCATGTTGTTTTCCGGAGGCAAAAAAATACCCCACCTAGGTGGGGTATTTAGTGTCAATGGTTACGTGATTATGCGCAGACTGGTGTATCGTCGTCCTGGTACAACCATTCCGTACCGTTGTAGTAAACGAACGCAATGCTGTGTGGTGTGTTTGGAAGAACGACTGGCTTCGAACCAACTTGTTCAACCTTGATCACGTCGGAGTACAAAGCACCGTTTGGCGAACGTGTCGTCTGGAACAAAGACCACAAATCAGGAGCTGCTGCACCTGGTGTTACAACCGTACCTGCGTAGCCTGCAATAGCAGCAAACAAGTTACCGTTAGCAACAGCAACTGTCGAAGCGGCACCTGTCGTTGCGGAAGTGATAACGATCTTACCTGCTGTCAAAGCAACCGTACCAGCAGCACCAACTGCTGTCGACAATTGCGAAACGAGGTTCGTAAATGTCTGAGCTGCGGAGCCGAGGAACGATACTGGCTTAGCAACACCGTCAACAGTGATTGTAGCTGTGTATGTCGTTGCTGGAACTGCTGCCGTACCTGCAACTGCAGCTGCCGTAGACTGGTAACCAGCGAGTGCTGGGAACAATGTACCTGTACCAGCGATAGCAACCGTTGAAGATGTGCCTGTCGTTGCTGACGTTACTCGAAGAGCTGTCGTACCTTGTGCTGCGATCGTTGCAGAAGCACCGAGGTCAGCTTGGATTTCAGAGATCAATGCTGTGAAAGTCTGAGCTGCTGAACCAACAACAGAAATTGGCTTAGCGACACCGTCAACAGTGATCGTAGCTGTGTAAGCTGTTGCGTCGTTTGCGAGGCCAGTAGCCGTCGAACCAACAACAGTCGTGAACAAGGCGTCTTGACGACCTGCAGTAGCTGCCGTACCGTTGTTCAAACCAGTAGCTGTCGAACCAACAGCTGAGCCGTAGTTCAATTCAGCCTTACCAGCGGATGCTGGCGTCGTCGACGGTGCTGTACCGCCGTTAGCGTTAACGAAACCAATTACGATATCCTGGTCAGCAACACTGAGGTCGTCCCACAAGATCAACTTGCGAACACCACCTGATGTGCTGAGAACAACTGCGTTTTCTGTAGTACCGTCGAACTTAACGTTCTGCGGCGTTACGTATGCTGGATTTGCCATTTGTGTAGCTCCTAGAAATTAGGGTTATAGCAATATTTATCGATTGCTAGTTGAAACTCAGAAAGTTCCGCCGTCGATTTGATTAGAGAACTCAAGACCATCTTCAGAACTCTTAACGATTACAGCGAACCCGGCTTGTCCAGAGTAATCATGCGGTACATCAGTCAATTGTGTAAAGAATGACAGAGCAGGAACAGGATCAGCAGCAATCCACTGTGCATCAGCTGTGCTGTATGTCAACAGTTGTGAATTTGTTGGATTAGGTACACTAACGTCTGCTAGCTGATCGAGCGATGTAGCAGCAATTGTGTTGTTAACGACAGTTTCGACCGCTGATGCAAAATCCGTGATCGCTGCAGTCGTATGAGTGTGAACTGTAGCAGCTGCGCCAACATCAACATTGTTGAGAACAACATCGCCTGTCTTACCATTGACGGAATCGACAGGAATGAGAGCTTCAACAGCCGTTACGAAGTCAGTGATTGCTGATGCTGTGTGAGTGTGAACCGTCGCCGCAGCACCAACGTCTACGTTATTAAGAACAACAGCACCCGTCTTTGTGTTGACCGACGTGACAGGTGGTGTAGGGATCAAAGCATTGACGGCAGCTGTGAAGTCGGTGATTTGAGAAGCAGTATGCGTGTGAACCGTAGCAGCTGCGCCAACATCAACGTTTGTAAGAACAACAGCACCCGTCTTTGTGTTGACCGACGTGACAGGTGGTGTAGGGATCAAAGCATTGACGGCAGCTGTGAAGTCGGTGATCTGTGATGCAGTATGTGTGTGAACCGTCGCTGCAGCTCCTACGTCAACGTTGTTAAGAACAACAACACCCGTCTTACCGTTGACAGAAGCAACAGCTTGAGGGCTTGTGATAGGGATTACCGTTGCGCCACCAACACCACCAATGAACAGTTGGTTAGAACTGTACGAGAAAGCAAGTTCGCCTTCCTTCAAAGTAGGTGGTGTCGCAGTGGTCTGCGAACGTTTAATCTTAAGTGAGGTATCAGCCATGACGACTCCAAAATATCGTTACTAAGTGTGCGGGTATTTATTGTGCCCGCACCCCCATTCCTGGTTTATCCGAAGAGGAACTGAGTTCCCATACCGTATTCATCAGGCTTATCAACAACGTAGTCCTCAATCTCTTGAATGCACTGTTCAAGCGCTGTTTGAGCTGCTTGACGCAAGTCAGCAGAGTTGAGAGATACAGAGCCCCCAGCACCTGGCAACGTTGAATACTTACCGCGAATTTCAGCAAGCATCAAACGAGCTGTTGCAGCTGCATACTTACGAATCCACGTGCGAGCGTAACGGTCAGTCATAATATCCTGTTCCGTACGCTCAACAGTAGCTTCAATGGAAACTACAGGTTCAGATTCAGGGAATCGCGTGTACAACTGCAAGTGACGCGTTTGTTCATTCCAATTGAACGTGATACGTGTAGAGAACAATTGTTCCATTAGACTCGTGTACTCACCCATCAAGTGGAAACTGAGCAAGTCGAACGTACCCATGTTGTACATATGTTGCATAACAATCTGGCCATACACACCTGCACCGTGAGCAGAAGCAAGATACGAAGAGTTCATGCGGTAAACACCAAGAATGTCAACGATCTTGTTCATTCCCTGGATCTTGTTTGTCAGGTAGTAATGCTGCGTATTCGGAAGGATACGCATGAAGTAGAAGCCACGCTTATATGCAATGCTAGAGCGACTACGCAACTCTTCGAGAGCCTTTGTAATAGCGTAATCAAGCTGTTCCTTCGTCAATTCGACTGTCATGATCGGATAACCGAGCTCATAACGAATTTCGTTCATGATCTCAGCACGAATTGCATCATTGCCGTCTGTACCAATACCAAGTTCGTCATACGATGGAACATCAGAAGCGCCGTCTGTACCAGGCTTAGGATTATCGAGCTTATTAGGAGCGTCGAGCGACTTAAACAACGAACCATCGGTAATTTGGACGTACGAGTAGCTACCGACTGTTGTGTCAGTAAACAGCAAATTACCACGGCAGTCAAGTTCAACTGTCGCGATCGGTGTTCCCTTAACCCAGCCTACACCGTTCCACTCTTTCAGAATTCCTGTTGAAGTGTCAAACCAGCACGATCCAGTTGCAGGCGTCAGCGGCGTCGTTGAATACGTTACCGAAACCCACGACACACCATTCCACATCTGCAAAGCAAGATTAGAAGGGTTAAACCAGAATGTTCCTGTTGGCAAGTTACGTGGATCGACGCCGGCTTTGACAGGAGAAATCTCTGTCCAACCTGACATATCCTTAACATACCACTTATTATTCTTCGTGTCGTGCCATACCGTACCGAGCGTGATACACGTTGTCGGATCACGTTCCCAGAAAATGTAGTCTACCGGCTTCCAGCAATTGTTAACCCAGATTTGGAGAACCTTCGTATCGGGATTGTACCAAGCCCATCCTTCCTGCATAACAGGAGCAGCAGACGGATCAGTAGCTTGCTGGTAGAACTTCGCAACGGGAACCCACTTGCCGTGAACGCCATCCCAAGTATTGAGAACGTCGTTGGCAATATCCCACCACAAGTCGCAGTAGCTACGAACAGTTGGATCAACTGGGAATGAGATAACGTCAAGATCGACCCAAGCTGTGTTGGCTTGGTTGCGTTGCTTCAACGACTCGTCAGAAGGGTTATACCAGTACTTTCCTGGAGCTGGCGTAGTTGGTTCAGTTTCAGTTACGGCAACGTTAGATTGCTCATTCCAGCCTGGATTCGGCGTATTCAATGCAAATAGCTTCTGGCGTGTTTCATCAAACCAGTAAGAACCAACAGCCAAAGCGTTTGGATCGACTTCTGATTGAACAGCAGTCGTTGCTTCCCACAGTTCGAGAACACCATTCCACTTGAACAACCCACCGTTCAAATCATACCAGTATGAACCAGGAACAGGAAGAACACCGAGTGATGGGTCGGTTGTCTGCACGAACGTCATCACCGGACACCATGTGGCACCGTTCCACAAATATGCCTGAACCCCGTCGAACCAATATGACTTGTCAGCAATCGGAGCTGTCGGATCAGAAGAATAGTCGATTACAGTGACTGTAACCCATGTTGTACCATTCCAAAACGACAACACGTTCGTTGTTGTGTTCAACCAATATGTACCGACAGGAACGAGGTTTGGTGGATCGACATCAATGATGACAGGAATCTCGACGTGGGCACTACCGTTCCATTGATACAGTTTCTGTGTTGCACCGTTCCAGTAGTAACCACCAGTATTTGGTGCGTACGGTCCTTGTGCACAATTTTTCAACAAACCAAACTGTTTGTTAATCGATGACACAAGGTCTTCGTAAGTCTGTGCGTACGTACCGTCAACTTCGATTGTGTAAGTTGGAGCTGTAGGTACGCAATCTGTAGGACGAACAGGAGTGATTGGCTTAGGTACAACACCGAGCTGAATCGAAAAGTCGTACTTGATCCCTGGCATTAGACCAGTGTAATCTGTTGGCTTAACGCCTTGCTGAGGGTTTGTAGAAGGATTGAGAATGACGACCTGAGAGCCGTTCGTTCCTTCGTGGCCACGGTTGGTGAAATCTTGGCTGTAAGCGTGAACACCTTCAACAAAGTAACGGTACTGGCAATCCATAGGGAAACCAGTAACGTAGTACGGAGTGTTAGGCATCAAACCGTCGATATCGAAGAACTTCGTTTCGCGGTCATTGTAGAATGCACCAATGACAAAAGCTGTCCCCAGCTTGTCACCAGCAAATAGGTTGGCATCCGCAGTCGCGTCAGAGCTGTACACCTGACCGTTCTTCGGAATCTTCGTGGCGTTTGTTGACGTTGTGTCAATAGTCACAAGCATACCGCAATATGCTTGTGTATCAGCCGTACAACCTGCCGCAGGCGTTGGAATATTCCAGCTCACGCGGCCCGTTGACGGGCCTGTGCGCTCGAATTTCAGCGTGATATTGATTGACTCAGCGCGGAGTAGGCCCGGTGCGTCAGGAATTAGATCGAGTGTGCTCATACGGTTCCTCTATGGAGGACCGTATTTATCGAGCAGATCAGACTTCCTCTTCGTCTTCCAGAGCGATATCTGCAAGCAGCGCAATCAATGCGTCACGCTGCGATTGACGACGTGGTTTACGTGCTGCATCACGGAGAGCCTTCTTTTCAGCTTCTTTCTGTGAAATCAGCATTCGCACTTGTTCCTGAGCGATAATCGCATCATCAACACTGCCGTAGTCGTCGCACTCCCGTACGACTTGGATGATGTCTTCGATCAATTCAGGGGCAATCACCAGTGCTTCCATGTGTGAGAGCCCGTCAAACAGTCGAACGGTTGGCTCGATCACGAGGTGGAACATTGGGAGGTTTCGCTTGCGCCAGTAGGCAAGCTCACTTTCGTCTCGTCCTGTCAAAAGATACGACGACATGTCTTGCAGGACTTGTTGTGTGACGTTGAAATCAACACCTTGGTACTTTCGCTTGCCGAGCATTCGACGAGACATTTCGAATGAATCGCGAACGCTGTCTAGAGCGGCGATCAAGTCCTGTTCTTCGGCAATAAAACGTCCGTGAAGAGGATCAGCGAATAAGCCAATCATCCTGATAAACGTTCGGACACCGTTATGAATTTCTGCGCATTGTGCTTCTGAGTAGTTGGCGGTCAGGTAAGACATCTAAATCAAATCTTCTGGTTCTAATAATGAAATAGGTTTCACACGCGTCAGGCCCATCGCGTATTCCTGCTCAATCTGGTGCTCCATGCACAGCAAATTGAGCATCTTGCTCTCGAACGACACATCAGCATTGAGAATGTTCTGGATGTCGATCGCGGTCATGTCTTGATCCATGATCAGCCCTAGAGGTTTTAGATTTGCGCATCTTCTTAAACCCCAACGAAAAAGGCAACCGATCGGTTGCCTTTATGCGTGAAAACTCTACGTAAATTACATTACGCCAGGTTGTGCTGCCGCCTTGTTTGCGGAGAATGTTGTTTCACCTCGAGCTTCAGAACCGGCTTGCTGTCCGCCTTGACCTGCAGCTGCCTGACGCATAGCCTGGTCGATCTTCATTTGCAGAACACGAGCCGCTTGTTGAAGCGCTTTACCGTTTGGCTTGCCAATTGCTGTGCTTTGCTCGTAGTCGTTAACAATCTTCTGGTACTTTGCGTACATATTCTGATCCTGAGCGCCAAGACGAGCAATTGGCACTGTCGCATACGTTACTTCGCCAGAAGGATCGACATTGACAGCAGCGAGTGCGCGAAGAGAGTTTGCCTTCTTCGTAGCGTCTTGCAAGTTAGGAAGCTTTTGCGATAGGATATCAACACCGGACAGGAATGCAGCGATTGAGTTTGCATTCATCAACTGGATTGGCTTGTTTTCAGCTGCAGTCGTAGCAATGTTCGCGAGGACATTTGTTACGTTTTCAATCAAAACACCTGGATTTTCGCCTTCAATCTTGGCGAACTCAAGCAGGTTCGTGAACATTGTTGTTGCAGCGTCGATTTGCTCTGTCAGAGCTTGGTTTACCGACTTGATGAGATTAAAACTCATTGTTAACACCTCGTTTCGTGTGGCGATTGAGCCATTTTTGTAGTTTGTTTCCGGTCCAGAACACGTCATGCTTGACATCACTTTCGATGTCCTTTGCACCGATGAATCGGACTGACTCAGGCGTTGGATTGTGGATATCTACGTGACGCCACTCAACGACAATTTGTGCCTTTGGCTTCAAGCCAACGAGGATCTTTTCCTCTTCAGATTCCCCAATAGTCAAAGAGCAGTACTTTTGCACATCATACACCTCTGTCGTAACGGGCGTATTCTTGATCGCATCAAGCAACTGCTTCTTGCTCTCGAGGTACTGTTTAAACGTTTGCTTTTCCATTAGTCCCATTCAAACCGTTGATTTGTATGGTGATATTTATCGAAGTCGCAGAACGACAGGCAAATTTAAGGGTTAGTTGGTACCCCGTTAGGTGTTGCTTGCCTCAGATCTACGTAAAACTTTTGTCCGCCAGTAAGTGAAGGTTTAGTTGTTACGTTTGCGTTGGGTGCAAACCTCTGTATTAATCGTTTGTAGAGGGCGATTCGCGACGGTTCTTCAGCTGTAAAGATCACAATGTCTGGACGACGTTTGTTAACATAGTCATTAATTACCTTGATTACAGTACCAAATACTACTGACGATGCAGACTGATCGCCTGTGATATCAAACGCGTTTCGTCTGCCGTTTGGGTTTGATGACATAAAGTCGACCTCAACTGCTGTCTTTGCAGGGATGTACTTGAATCCAACGTAGTATTGAATTCCGTTCACCGCAAAAGTAGCTTCGTCATCTCCCCCACCAGCAATCCACTTATACTGAACCGGTTGTAGTAATTCGCACAGCAACATGTTGTTAGTCCTCTAGAACCTATATTTACACACGCAAAAGAAAACCGCCCGAAGGCGGTATAGTGATTATTCGTTTGCGTATGGATCGTATGGTGGCCATACAGGTGCAACATACGGGTGATGCGGTGTAATAGCGATCGTAGTATTACGGACACGACTATTAGCAGGAATACCACTCAAATCCCAATCAGGATCACCAAAATATAGTGTACCTGACTTTTGTGTTGTTGCTTCAAGACGATGGTACGCGTACGTTGTTTTGTCACGCAAGAACACATTAAACTTGAGATTAACGTGTGTGGCTTTGTTTGCAGGGAGAACACAAAGTTGCTCATCCGAAACAATATATCCTTCATAGATCCACACAAATCGCAGACGGAGAAGTGTATCACCGGTTTCTGTTGGATCAGCAGGAACGTACTTCAGAATTGAGGACATGTCAACGAGATAATGTCCTTCTTTCCAGCCTTCAAGGTGTGGATACCAAGCAGGTGTTGAAACAGCAGCGTAAGTTTGATCGGCCAAAGGAAGATCAGTCCAATCCGACGGTGTAATCACATATCCACCATGCGTACTTGGATGAACTACACTGTTATACGAATGTTGGTGCGTTCGTGTTAGATACTCTGGAGGATGTTGCTCCAAAGACGTCACTTGACTTGCGTCAATAGTCAAAGCCGACTGATTGACATCGATTGTTGGGTTACCAGCAAGACCATCGCCGTTTGTAACCGTTACTTTGTCGCTTCCCGCGACAATTTCTCGAGTTGTACTAAAAACTAGACCTGACATAATGATTACTCCTTCTAAATGTTGTCTAAAATAGTAGATCCCACGAGAGGATCATATGTATTTAGGGTCAAATTTAGAGGAGTTACCTTACGTATCAAGCGTAGTCACCAATAATCCTACCAGTCCCTCAACGACGTGGTTTTGGTTGTCTCGGTTGGAAAATTTGCGCCTGCACAGTACTGTCACCACGCAGAATTGCAGCCATCAACCTATGATTTCCATCGATAACAACTAGTTGACCATCCTGATCAACCAACGTCAACGGAGCATTGGACGGTTGTTCCACGTAATGTTTAACGCGTGACCGAATCAGATACGGCTGACCTGTTTGAATAGCACTGATGGGAACGGTTACAACCGGCTGCTCCTTCAGCATCTTCTTGGTCACATTCGGCACATACACAGGCTTAGCATGCATCGTCAGTCCTGCTTTAACTGAACTGACATAATCAGGCCCAATAGGCAAAGCTGGCAGCTGTGACAATACTTCAAACACCTTCATAGTGATCCTCCAAGCAGCTATTTATTCTGCATACAGAACTTGTGAGTTACCTGTCAGTCGGGTATTACAGTGATCTGATATTGTTTTGTACTACCGATGCCAGCTGAAGCGACAATAGCGCCGTCAACATATGCGTGAATTTGTGTTAATTGGTCGTTATACTGCGATACTGTGTAGTAATCACATGTCCTATTGATCATGGTGCGAAGCCCCGCTTCAGCTTCAACTATGACAGTCAACTTCATATGTAGATCTCCAAAGAGATCTACAATACCGTAACCGCAATAAAAAAGCCACCCGAAGGTGGCTTTTTGAGATCGTCTTTCGACTAACTTAGCAATTAAGCGAAGTTGAAGTTCGAGACATTGATTTTGCCATAGTAGTCTGCGCTGTTACCGAGCGACGTTTCCGTAGCCGTGAACGCTGTCTTACCGTAGCGAGTCATCATCGATACAACTGGCTGGAACGTGACTGGGTTGATAACAACGCCAGAGCTCATCAGCGGGATGTATGGGCAGTAGAAGTAGCCCGTGTCAGTTTCGCCATTACCACCTTTGTAACCAACGAGGATAACGTCGTTAACTGCTGCACCGAGACCGGACACTTGGTTCCACAGGTAGCTGTAGACCTTGATCGTACCATTCAACGTACCAACCAACATTGTGTTGTTAGGACCCTTGAACGAACCTGCAACAGCTGGTGCGAACACCGACTTAGCAGCGGACTGGAGGATCGAGACAACCATTGGGCTGACAACGATGAAGTTACCTGGACCACGACGTGTCTTACGAGCAATTTCGTTACACACTGCGTTGATCACGATACCGAGGTTCGCGAAACGGTCACCGAGGTATGCTGGCTGGTACTGTGGGCCGAGGCCGATAGTAGCGTAGTCGTATGTACCGACCGTGCCTGCCAAAGCGAGCAAGTCAGACAAGATTTCGCTGTCAATTTCCTGAACGATTTCAGCCGAAACAACTTGGCTGAGTTCGCTCTCGAGGTCGAGACCGTGTTGGCTCTTCAAGTCTTGCATAGCTTCGACTGTCCAACCTGCTTGCAGCTTACGCGTGCCAGCTTCAACAGCCTGCGATACAACTTCGAGCTTAACCTTACGGCCGCCAGAACCTTCAATGAACGAACCAGAACCACCGTACAGACGACCGGAAACTTGTTGACCAAGACCGTTGCTGTATGGGCCGAAGTACGTTGTGTCATACGAAGGGAGGCTTGAAGGCCATGCACCACGCGATGCAGCGCCGTCGATGTCACCAACTGGGTTAGCAGCGATGCCAGATGCGCCTGGATCTTGTGCGAGCGGTGTGCCTACAACCGTACCAGCTGCGCCAGAGTAGAACTGACGGAGAACTGGGTTGTTACCGAACATTTCGGCGTTAGCAGCGATCGTACCGTCCGAACCGTTAGCCGTCCAAGGGTTACCTGGAGTGCCAGCAGCTGGAACTTGAACGCCTTCACCGTACTTGTAGCGCATCGTGTAAACGAGGCCAACTGGACCTTGCATTGGCTGAACACCAACGATTTCCGTTGCGATCGTACCAGGGATGATACGGCGGATCATTGGGATCAGGATCTTGCGGAAGCCAGCAACGTCGTGAGCAGCAACAGCGCCAGCAGCAGCTGTTTCAGACAAGATGTGCTGCTTTTGGTTTTCCAAAAGCGTACCAACGATTTGGCGCTTAGTTTGGTCGAGGTCGTCCAGGAGCGTTTCCTTGACTTCTGACCAATTTTCAAACAATTCGTTCATTATGAACTCCTTTAGAGATTAAAAACTCAGTTACGGCGAATGCCACCGAGAGCCTTGAGGCGTTGACGGAAATCCGTCGACAAACCTGTCTTAACATCCTCGGACTCGACAATCACCTTGTCCTCGGCAATAGCTTCTTTGTTGTCGCCAGTCTTGACGACACCGCTAGTTACTTCCTTCTTACCTTCAGCTAGTACTGTAGTTTCCTTCTCTGAGGCACCTTCCTTATTGGAGGTTTCTTTGATCACGCGACCAATGAATGTCTCGTAACCTTCTTCCAACTGGCTAGTTTCGTAGCGAGCCAGAATTGCTTCCATCACTTCTTTCGCGCGGCCTGAAAGAGGCGACAAAACTTTTTCCATCTTGATCGAACGTTCGAACGATGCAGCCTTCTTTTCTGCTTCTTCGAGAGCGATCTGTGTATCTTCCAAACGCTGTTGAGCTTCGTTCAACTTAGCTTCGATCGAATCGTCGCCAGCGTAGTGCTTCTTGAATTCTTCAACGAATGCTTCGAAAACACTCTTACCGAATTCTTGCTTCTTGATTTCTTGAACGTCAGTTTCAAATTCTGCGAGTTCTTCGCTGAGACGTGTAGTCAAGAATGCATCGAGGCTTTCTACGAGTTCTTGAATACCTGTTTCCAACTGCGTTTGCATGTCAGCACGTGCTTCAACGAGCTTGACTGCGTATTCAGCTTCTACGTCGCGGAATTCAGCAACGCTTTCTGACCACTCTTGCTTTTCGTCTTCGAACAAGTCCGAAACCTTTGCGTCAAGTGCTTCAATCAAAGCATCACGTTCTTGTGCCCACGATTCGTGCAGTTCTGCTGTTACCGATGCGATCGCATCTGCCTTAGCGGATTCAACTGCTTCGCTGAGCTGCTTCTCGAGAGCTGTTTCGAGTTCGGCCTTCGTTTCCTCATTGAGGATGTTGGCTTCGAACAACTTCTTGAACAATTCATTCATTGTGAATCTCCCTTACAAGTTCAACTTGTGTGAATTTATTTATGGTTCCGCCCTGCGGGCATTTCAAAATTTCCTGCGGAGCATAAAAAACCCGCATGAATACGCGGGTTTAATAGGCACCTAAAATTTTGGAATTTCAGTTATGCTTTACGGGCAAACAGGCCTTCTGACAGATATTTCAGGAATTCCTTCTTGAAATATTTCTGTGCATCAGCATCGTGTTGCATTTGCTCAGCTAGTGTCAGAACGCGCTTACCGAGCTTTGAATCGAGAGATTCATACATCATGCCTGGATATGCATTTGGGGCGCTTGGTGTAATAACAATGTCGTAAGTAATGAACTGGAATCCCTGAACATCACCGCTTTCATTGACATTACCTGCACCGCGGCTCGATACCCCAATCTTGACGCCACTCTTAACTAGTTCCTGAGCGATCAAGCCCATAGGAGTATTCAAAAGCTTTGCCTTGCCGTATGCGTCATTTCCGTGCATCCACATTTCTGTAATGACGTGACTAATACGGTCGCTGTTAATAGTCAGCGACTGTGGGTGGTCGAGCTCACCAAAGATACCGTTGCATTCTTTGATGCGCTGTTTAGCGTTTTCGACTGCTGCCGAAATTTCTGAGATTGGGTAATTGCGACCGTTGCGGTTTTTGATCGAGCTCTGCATGCAGATACCGTTCAACCACATCGATTTACCGTCAGAAGAAGACTCGTTAATCACACGAGCTTCCAACGGTTGCAATTCCTCAACGAGAAGGATTGGTGATGTCATAAGAACTCCTTAAGAAGTGCGAATTACATTTCGCAGTCTTCTTCGTCCTTCTTTTGATCCTTTTTGGCCTTCTTCACATCCTTTTCGACTTTGTCAAGGTCTTTGTCGACTTTCTTATCGTCTTCATCGTCCTTGTCGTCGTCTTCTTTCTTGTCTTCCTTCTTATCGTCCTTGTCTTCTTCGTCAGCTTCCTCACCAAGGAGGATACCGCGAGTCTTGTCACGGAGATATTCATGGAAAGCAGTCTTAGCAGCAGCATCGTCCTTATTGATAACTGCTTCGATAACAGCCGTCAGCTGTTGCTTCATTTTCTCGTTCATAGTGGCTCCAAATTTGAAGTTAGGTGTGTTTCGTTGGAGAAACCTCGGGTGTATTTATCAATAAGGGGTTCAGTGATCCATTAGATCACTGTGTTTGAGGTGGATTACCGCTATTTGCGGCGGGCTGCGCGCCGCCTGCATTTTGTGTATTTCCACCTCCACCCGCCATTTCATCGCCTACAGGACCGCCGAAATCGTCGCCTAGACCTTGTGGTCCACCTAGGGTTCCAGCCATCATTCCGCTTCCTTCCATACCACCCATTCCGCCTTCTTCAGGTGGTGGACCGTATACAGCGAGCATCAGTTCCTTAGGATCGCTATCGGGATCCAATCCAAGTTCTTCAACACGCATACGGAAGTTGATCAGAATTTCTTCTTCAGTCCAACCGAGGTATTTGCTCAGACCCATACGCTTAGACATGTGAGCAATCTGGTCAGCTTGTGAATATGTAGACAACAAATCGTTGTTCAATTGCTGTTCGCGGTAGATACCGAAGTTTTCTGGTTCAACCAACTTAATACGGAAAATCGTTGGGTCAATGTTGATACCAGCAGCACGAAGATAACGCTTGAATTCACGGTCAACTACTCGGTCAATGTATCCCTGGAGACGTTTGACATACATCGCGAAACGCAATTCCATAATGTACGCAACGCCTGTCTTACCGTCGTTAACGATTGCGTTATCTTGACCTTCACGCATGTACGACAAAGGAATACGCAAGCCACGGAACACCTTCCACTGGAAGTATTCCAAGTCAGCAAGTTCACCGAGTCCTGCACCACCTGGCAATGTTTCAACCTTCGAACCACGACCATCCGGACGTTGTGCAAAGAAGAAGTCTTCACTCATTTGCTGCGGGTTGTATACGGAGTCAACTTGCTCAACACCGCCGCCGTACGTAGGGATCTTTTTCTGACGAATTTCGTTCTTGATCTGCTCAAGGTATGATTTAACACGCTGTGGTGGCATCTTGCCTACGTCAATGTAGAATACACGACGTTCAGGTGCACGCTGAATACGGTAAATGATGACAGCGTCTTCTAGCAGTTCTTTTTGCTTCTGAGCACGGTAAACGGCGCGGAGAATTGATTCGCCAAACGGAGCAGACTCACTGATATCGTCGTTCAGTGTGAACCACACAACGTCATCAGCTGGGAACGTATCAATCAACTCGTTTGAGTTGTTGCCGTAGTGACCAGTTTGAGAATTGACAGGAGAGTTGGGCGCTTTCGTTTCACGCTTAATTTGCCAGCCGATAACATGCGTCATATCACGTTCATCGACAACAGCTGCGACAACGTTCTTCGGATGAACGTATTCCCAACGTGCTGTGTCTTTGTGTCGGATGAAGAAGCAGTCACCGTACTTGATCGTTACACGCGATACTTTGAATAGACGAGTATCCCAGTCGTGCAGCTTGTTCCAGTAGCGGAGAGTTGCACGAAGCGTTTCTACTACAGACGTGGGGATGTTACGGTCCTTCTCACCTTCAATGACGAGTTCGAGTGGCATATCGGAGTTAGGATCCGAGCCGACCATTTCTTCTGCAATTGTGTCGAGGGAACGTGCGACTTCTACGTCATTGTCCATCAGGTCGTATTCGCGGTAACGCGTAATACGCGACGCAGATCCCTGTACGAGACGTTGATACCAAGTGTAATTCGCATACGATCCCTGATCACCAATATTTTGGTTGTCTGTCATGGTAGTAACGCCCGGACGAGGGGTTACTACCTTGAAGTAATCAGTGAATTTTGCCATGCTTTGCTTCCTAAACGTGGATTGAGGCTATCTACGTATTTATGAAGCGGTTTTCGCGGCAGTCAAATCAGCCGATATATTGATATTTTGAACTAAATTTAGTATCTGCGCGAAGTGGTTGGGTCTTCGTTTGATCGCTCTTTTCACGATCAGTCAAAGTAGAAGCTGCAAGTGTCTTCTTTTGCAAATCAATTAGTTCGCGATTCTGACTAATCATCGTCGACAAATAATCGTTCGACTGATCAAGCTGTTTAACTTGCTGAGCAATTCCGCTAGCAGTAGCAGTTGTCGCTGATTCGATCACGACATTTGACTCAATCATCGCTTTTGTCTGATCCTTGACAGCCTTAGTAACAGATGTTGTCGGCAAATTAACAGGTGCAGTAGACGCTGGGCTTGCACCTGCAGGACTATCAGGATCAAACTGACTGCCTACGGCTTTACCAGCTTTACCACCGAGGTACGATCCGCCAATACCGCCGCCAAGTCCGCCTAGCAAACCACCGAGAACCGTACCAATCCCCGGCAAGATAGCCGTACCGAGTGCTGCACCAGCAAGTGCACCACCCCATCCGCCTGCAATACCACCACCTGCAGAGCCGACTCCCTTACCAATCGACGCTCCAGCTTTGCCTGTTTGCTGATACTCGTCATATCCTTCGTACGCACCGTAGGCGAGCGATGCAGCAGGACCTAGGATCTTTCCAGCTGTACCGAGAGTACGGCCAAGACCACTCGCGGCTTTACCAGCCGCGGCCCCCTCACCAGCGACTGCACCGCCAATTCCAAGCTTTCCACCGAGCTTGCCAATGTTGCCGACCATGCCACGAGCAGCAATCACGGCAACCATTGCGGCAATCCCCGATAGCACGACTCCAGACCAATGTTGTCCAGAAGCGATCAGCTTAGCTTGTTCCCAGATACCTGCAGTAGCAAGTGCTGTTTTAGCGAGTGGATCCTTCGTGGCATCAATGAATTGCTTCGAAAGATCAGCATTAGCACTCTTCAACGTATCACCAAGCGTTGTTGAGAAGTTGCTATTCTTGCCGTAATACTGTTCTAGATCCAGCTTGTCAAGAAGCGTTGTGGCAAAAATCTCCGTACCTAGACCTTGACCTGCTGCTTGGTCCATTGCATTAGCAGCACGTTGGCTGAACTCTTGCAACATGCGGGTTTGCTCAGGCGTTGCTCGCTTACCAGCAGTAATTGCCTGCGCAGCTTCCTCACCACCAGCAATACCCATTGCTCCCGACAATGCTCGAACGCGAGCTGCTTGACGGAGACGATCAAGAGGTTTTGCAGCAACCATCTTGTTCAACATCTTTGCAGCTTCGCGCGCTTGCTCAGCAGACATTCCTGCTGCAATAGACTGTTGAATCAACGCACGTTGGCTGCGAAGGATTGCTTCACGTTCTTCCTTACGCGCTGAACGAAGCATGTCAATCGATTCAGCGTCACCGGCAACATCGTTATACAGTTGATGCGCTTGTTCGACAGAAAGTCCTGTTTGACGACGAAGCGCTACGAGATCGTTCTGGTATTGTTCCATACCGATCATCGTTGGGCGAATGCCCTTTGTAGCAAAGTCGTTAGCTGTCTGAGTGGCGAGTTTGAGGCCTTCCTCGAACGAGCCAGTCATGATCGTGAAGCGATCAACAGAATTTGTCAGCTGCTTAAGCCCTTCAGACGTGCCGCCCATAGCATTAAACATCTGACGAGCACCGTTTGTGATGTTCGCAAATGTCGTTGCATCAAGCTTAAACTTGAGAGCTTCGTTCTGCTGAGCAGCCATTGCATCAATCAAGTTCCCGGTACCTTCTACAAGACCACCGTTCGCTTTATTTTGCGATAGAACTTGCTTGCCTGCTGTCGTTACGGCAGAGCCGAACCATGAAACGGCAAGGCTAGCCCAGTCAACATTCTTAACGAGGCCACTGAATGATTTGTTAACAGCGGTCGTTGCTGATTGCAGCCTCTGCGAAGCAGTGCGGTGTCTGTCAGCAGCATTAGTGACAGTACGGCCAAGACGCTCTAGTTCATCTGTAGGAGCGTTGTTTGCAATTGCAGCAGCTTGATCACGGTGAGCCTTTTCAAGAGCATGTGCCGCTTCAATCTCAGCCTTCTTTGCCTTGATTGCTTCTTGGACAAGCTTTTCTTGCTGTTCGTTCAGTTTCCTACCAGCGCGCAATTGCTTCGAGAACTCAGCAAGGTCGTTTGTTGCGTCTTCACGCGCCCGACGTTGTGCTTCTTGTGCTCGAGCAATATTCGATTGACTTGCCAACAAACGTTCAATACCTTGAGTCAACAACTGCAGTTGTTGCGCGGTTGCTTGAAGCTGTTGATTAAGTACTGTGGTGTTGACGTCTGCCATGGAAACCCCTTTTATCCAGGTATTTAGACGAAGGAACCGTTGGCTAAATACGCAGTACTAAAAGGAGTCTATATGACAGAAACAACAAACCCACTGTTGAAACGTTTGCGCATTCCCGGTGCAACATTTAGATTGCCGTCTCAGGGAATCCTGTATACAAACGGTGAACTAGATCAGTCGGTTAAGAATGGTGAGGTTGAAGTAAATCCGTTGACGGCAATTGATGAAATTGCTCTCAGCTCGTCCGATAAACTAATTTCCGGTAAGGCTGTTACGGAAGTAATCTCACGTTGTATTCCTCAGGTTTTGAAGCCAGAACTACTGCTCAATACCGACGTTGAATTCTTGCTTGTTGCACTTCGCATTGTTACATTTGGCGATGTGATTGAAGTGCAGTACCAACATACATGCGATGGTGCAAAGGAACATACGTACAAGGTTAACTTGCAAGCCATGTCGGCACGTGCTCGTCCTCTTGATCCGACTGCGATCACAAAGGAATACACGATCACATTGCCTAATGAACAAGTCGTTGTTCTTCGCCCGCTGATCTTCTCTGATGTAATTGCACTTGTTCAGTCACATGCAGAACTCAGCGGTAAGGAACGGAACGAGATCCCAGTAGATCAGGAAGAGCTGATGCAATTTGCTAACAAGTCGATTGCAGCTATTGTGATGTCAGTTGATGGAATCACAAACCAGGAGCAGATTCGTGAATGGGTTTCCGCATTGCCACTGGGCTATAAGAGGCAAATTGAGCAAACTGCTCATGCGGTAACAAGGTGGGGTGTAGATACGACGAGTAAGCAGGTATGTGCTGATTGCAAAGCGAAAATCGATGTCCCAGTGATTGTCAATCCAGTAAGTTTTTTTACCTAACACTTAGGTCAGGCGATCTGGATAACATCCGAAAGATGTTCGCCAGCTTGAAACAAGACATCGACAATCTGATACTCAATATTACTGAGCTGACGTACTTCATGCGAGGTGCGATTCAATACGACGACATGTTTGACATGTGTTTCCTAGAGCGGCAGAAGGTGAGTGAATTCATCGAAAAACGCCTGGAAGTAGAGAAGAAGAAACCACCATCGCAGCAATATTGAGCTGAACTAAGTGATCTAGTCCTGCATGCCGGCATTATCAGCTTCGCAGAACTCGTAGGAGCGCTTCGCTTATCCTACGAGTTCTCGTTTCGTTTGAAGTACCTAGCGGAAATAAACGGGAAGCAATCACAATCCCTCCCCCGCATTTTCGTAGCTGACTGGAAGAACCTCACGGCCTGGGCGATACAGGCTTGCACTGATAGCGCAGCCCACGCTGGTCAACTTTTGCGGACTTCATACCGCGGGCTCGTTAGCTGTCGCTCTGTTCCCACTCCCGGACGAGTAAGGGTCTACGTCCGTGCGTTTCTACTTTAGCAGCTTGTTCCTGCTTGATTTGGAATTGTGTCGTCTAGAGTGCCGCGAAGGCAATTGAGGCTGTTATAACAACAGCTCTGATATGTCTGTGTAGAGTCTTAGGATTTGAACAAAGCCAGCCAATAGGCGTCGGTGACGTCGGCTAACCCTGAAGATTTTTTCAATTTAGCGGTAACAAATTTGTCCATTACGTTCTGTGGTACGGCTGTGATCATTGCTGCCTTATCGGACTTCCCAGTCCCTGTGGCGAACTTCTTAAGTGAAGTTGGTGCAATGATTTTGACGACCGTGCTTGGGTGTTTGACTTTCAAACGTGTGATCACAACAAATTGCAATCCTGCCAAGTCACGCGTTGCATCTCCTCGAATACCAAATGCAAGACCTTCAATGCGGACATCCTTGATTGAGTACTGTGTAACGAGATCCTCAATGAAGTCTGCGAGCTCAATTGCTCGCTCGTAGACGTCTTTGTCTTTCGTAGTCTTGAACGTGCCAAACTTGTGAATTACGTTGCTTTCGTCAACGATCACGTAGCCAGTGCACGTATATGATTGGTCGATACCGAGAGTATATTGCATGGGGTCTCCTATACCTATATAGGCAAGAAGACGCCCCGGGTGACAATGTTAGATGATCATATGGGTTAAATGGTCAGTTGATGGTCTTGTAGCTGCTCTAGAGTATATGTCTCATCACTGTTCGGCAAGAACCAAGTCCATACATCATGCCTGTCGCGGTACCACTCTTGAACAGTCCAGTACCAACCACGGCGAATTTCCCGAACAAATGTGTGTGGATTCGTGTACACCACATAATGGTGGAAAGTATTATGACGAACCATCTCAACTCGTCGTTGTTTCTGTTTGTTAACTCGAATGATCACTTCAATTTCTGGATCACGGTAAAACTCTACGGGAAATGCCTCACCTTCCTCCAGTTCGATTTCAATTACGCTCAGCGTCATCTTGCTCTCCTTGTTCGTCCTTGATATAACTGAACCCCTTTTCCATTTGAATCTTTAGGGTGTTCTTAAAAATACTGCCTACTTCATCACGGTGTGATACGATGTACATCGACAAACCGTCAGTTTGAGCTTTCAGTTTCAGTAACTTTGCAGCAGCCTGAACACCAACAGCATCGAGACCGTGATCGAGCACTTCATCCAACATACACACGTTAACGCGATTACTCATACGTTCGCGAACGTCCTTAAAAGCGAGCGACAAGGCAATGTTGACGCGTGCTCGTTGACCAGCTGACAAGTTACCGAAATCTAGTTCTCGGCCAAACTGTGAAATTTTCGCTGTCATTTCATGTGTGAACTCAACGACATGCGGCAACCCTAGTTGCGACAAGTTTTCTCGAAGGTTCTTGTTCAGAACAGGGAGCTTTTGGTTGAGCAGTTCTTTACGAACAAAACTGTCCTTCTTCGTCAACAGCTTCAGCAGGAACTTTTGGTGTTCAATTTCACGCGTTGCCGTATTGACTTCGTCGTAATTGATTGGTTCCAGCTCAGCGTTCAGCAGTTCTTCATAAGGTTCGACAAACGGATTGATCGCGTTTTCTTGCTCAACGATCTTTGCTCGGATGTTTTCCGTTTGGTTCTTGATGTTTTGTAGTTCTTCAAGGTCGTGTACAGTAACCTTTTCACGGACTTCACTAATCTTCGCACGTAGTTCCTCGAGTCGTTCCGCAGCTTTTTCAATCAACGGCTGTAGTTCTTCGATCTTTGTGAACAAAGAATCGTTCTCTGCGATCAAACCGTCGATCTTACCGGCTGCTTCTGCATAGTCCTGCAAGCAATACGGACACTTAGCATCACGCAAGTGTGACAACTGACTTTCGTTGTCTTGGTACTGCTTCATCAACTCTTTCATTAGACGTTGGTCAGCCTTCAGCTGTTCACTGAATGTATTGCGTTCTTCGGTCAAAGCTGAAAGCTCTGTGTGGAGAGCACGCTCGACATCGAAGTCGATTTGTTCAACACGATTCAGCTTGTCTTTCAGATTTTCAATCTGCTCGGTGTTCTGACGAATCCAAGAAGCTACACGTGCTTTCGCGCTTTCAACCAGTGTCAAATGACGCGCGTGTTCCTTCTCAAGCAGTGCGACCTTCTCCTTCTTCATTTGAAGCGAGAGTTCCCAGTCCTTTGTTTCCTTCTTGAGTAGTTCAGCCTTTGCAGACAGTTCCGTAAGGCCAAATAGCTCTTCGATGATGTCTTTTTGGTTGGGGGCGGTTGCGTGCGTCTGAGGAAGATCAAGGAACGGTGTATGAGAAGCACTGAATACGACGATACGAACAAACAGCTCGTACGGAATACCAATTGTGTTTTCAATCAGCTTGTTCGTGCCAGCACTGTCAACCGTTTTATCTTCACCATTGACGTAGAAGTACGTGTTGTTGCCAGCTGCGCCGGCCTTTGTCTTGCGTTCACGAATGATCTTATACAGGTTGCCATCACCCGTTGAAAATTCAAGAGTGACAACCATGTTCTTCCCGTTAATGTTGTTAACGAGATTGTCCTTGGAAATTTTGCTGATCGGCTTGTCGTAGATAGCGTAAGTGAGTGCGTTAATCAACGCACTCTTACCTACACCGTTCGCACCAATACCCTCAGCAGTCTTGTCGAGATCCTCACCTACGATCAACGTAGTGCCGGGACGCTCGAGTTCGAAAATTGTAGTGTTGTTACCGTAGCTGAGGAAGTTCCTCAGCGTCAGTGTATGGAAACGAATCATGAGATTGTAAGGCGTTTGTATTGTTCAATCAGCAAATTGTTGTCGATGTGATCACTTTTGATTTCCTGGAGCATTTTGATCACCAAGTCATCAACGGTGCTGATTTCTTCGTCTTTGTTAGCGACCTCTTCCTTAGTCTCTTCGGAGACTTCAGTGCTGGTCAGCGCTTCATTTAGTTGTTGTGTTTCTTCGAGCGCGAACTCACGAAGCTTATACGCATCCATCATCTGCTGACGGATCAATGTACTTTCCTCGAAGGTAATAGGAACGTCAACCAAGCATTTTACACGTGCATTACGGTACATCGTCACTTTATCATCAAGTAGCTGTGACAGCTTAATCTTGAGGTACTTTGGACAGTCTGGCCAGTCGATGAACGTCATATCATCGTCGATGTGATCGTACGTCATCATTCCGCGATTGAAGTCGCCAGCATCGCCAAAGTCCATTGGAAACGTGTTTCCCATGTAGACGATATTATCTTGCTCTTGTCGCTTGTGAAAGTGACCGGATACGATATGCTTAGGACCTTTAAAGTCGGAAGCTGCAGGGCCAGTAGGCATTTTGACGTTGTAACCAGTAACGATAAAGCCCTGGAATTCAAAGTGACCAGCCCAGAACGGAATCTTCAAGTACTCCTGAAGACCAGGGTACTCGTCGTGGAACATATAAGGGCTAAACAACGCTCCACCCTCAATCTGATCAATAATTTTAGGTTCATCGATAACAACGAAATTGCTGAACTCTTTGAATGTAACGATCGAATGAATTTCACGCGAGTTGCGATGGTATAGGTCGTGGTTACCAACAACGAAGAACACCGGCAAACCGAGATTGTTCAACATTGATGCGCCTTCGTGTGAACTATTCAACGTAGCAATGTTGATTGAACTACGGTTCTCGTTCCAGTCTCCTAGAAAACCAATGTAGTCAATCGTTGGATCTGCCTGTACTTGTTCGCAAAACCATGCGAGAAAGTCGAGGCAGTCTTGATTATGAATTGGTGAATTGGACTTTTTACCGAAGTGGATATCGGTGAAAAAAGCTCCTTTACGGAGCTTCTTTGTCGATCGCTTTGGTGTGTAGGTGCAAGTATTATCTGGCACCAGACTAACACCGGGACTAACTAGGTTCGCCATTATTGTTCTTCTTGTTGTTCGGCAGGTTCTTCAGGAACAGGATCTTCTTCAACGGGGATAGGAGTGATCTCAACACCCTTTTCGTCGCGTTCGATTGGACCATCCACGAAACGACCAGAAGACAAGGAGTCAGCTGTGCTGCGAATTGTGTCGAAGTCTTGTTCGTCTTCAATGCCACGTGGGCCATCGTTACCGTCATCGTAACCAAACGAAGGGTTGAAACCTTGGTCTACTAGGAGAGCGTCGCGAACGTCACGTTGGCGCTTCTCGTGGTTAAGGTACTGGATAAACGAGTGCTTAATACACTGCGTAAAGAAAGCGAATGGATTGTTACTCTTGGCGGGATCGAAACTTTTCCAAGTTCGTACAAGCATCATAAGTGCGTATGCTTGCATATCCTCGTTGTACGAATAATTGACGAAGTTACCTTTCTTCGCATAATTCGAACACAGTAGCATCAACATTTTGGCTAGCGTCGGCGTCATTTCGCCTTTCGCTTTCGATGTGATTACTTCTGGCAAGAGATCCTTGTTGTTCAGGTAGAATACTTTACCTGCAACTGTAACGGAATGCTTTGTTCTTGTTCTTGTTGTTGCCATTTGTTTTACTACACCTTCTTGATGAGGTTTGGGTTAATAGTACACGAATTTTTGAACGATGTCAACACACTAAATACCTGACTTAAGGTCGAAAATATGGCAACAAACCTACAAAATGCGTACAAAGTACGTCTGATTCCTATCTCTAGCCTTGTCGGTGGAGGGGATCCAGACACGATTCGTAACAGTCAAGTAACGTTTGACGTCACTCCTACGTTTGTTGAATCGGGTTCAGTTGAATATACACCTGTCACGCCCGTCCATATGCCCGGATCAATGCAAGTGTACAAGCATACAAATTCTCGTACGTTTGAAATCACAGCACATTTGATCACACGCAATACTTCTGATGCGCTAAAGAACATGAAATATCTTCAGCGTCTTCGTGGTTGGAGGATGCCATACTTCGGACAATCAGATACACTGACGGATGCAAATCGTCAAGCTCGTAGTGAATCACAGCAGGCACGTGCGAATCAAGCTGGCACACCAACAGCTACGTTGTCTGATGCGGAACGCGATGCTGCAGTGCGTCAGCGTGTTCAAGATGAAGGGGTTCAATTGCGGGGCGCACCGCCTGACGTCCTTTATTTGTATGCGTATTCGAATGATCAGATCGATCAACGTAACAACACAGGTGGAATCTTCACGCCAGTCAACATCAACCGTGTTCCTGTCGTATTGACAAATCTGTCGATCACATTTCCCGAGGATGTTGACTACATTCCTGTATATGACCCTGCGAACAGTCCTGATGCGACGTTTACGCAGCCTTGGCCGGTCAAAGTTGATGTGGCAATTTCTCTGGTGGAGACCCATTCACCAAGTGAGTTCGAAAGGTTTGACCTTGCGGCGTACAAAAACGGTAACCTTGCAATGTTCTGAGGTGTTTATATATGGCTACTCAAATGCGATCTGACCAACAACAAGGTGGTCGTTACGTTCAAGGTGGTGAAGTGACTGTTATTGGTGGTAACAGACTAGGCTGGTGGGAACGTAAGATTTTTACAAAGTCCTCGTCCGACATTGCGTTCACGATCACTCCAAAATACGCTAACCGACCAGATCGTCTCGCATATGACCTGTACGGTCGTGCAAACCTTCAATGGTTCATTCTTCAATACAACAATGTGACTGATCTGTTCACTGACTTTGCAGTTGGTAAGCAGATTGTTGTTCCTACAAAGTCGCGCCTATTCACAGAATTGCTCTCCAGGAGCTAATACTTTATATGTCAAATCCGTCAAACAGACTGGCGAAATTTCGCTCGTACAGCTATTACCATGTTCTTGCAATGTGTGATTGCAGCGCTACTGCAGACACACTTGCACTCAGTCAAGAATTGAATGTTTGGGATCACGCAACGCCTGAAACAGCTGTTCAGGATGATCGCGCTCAGTCAAAGAATCTTGGTAAGTATGCACCAAAACGACTTGAAGGATCTGGCAAGTACATCATTCTGATTAACGGTGCTACAGACGCTGCATACACTATTACCGAAGCAAAGTGGACATCTGCTACGGCTGCTAACGCTGTACAGGGTGATCGCGGTACGTCGATTGCAATCGAAGGATCACTACGTGTATCGGAACCGAAGGGTATTGCATTCCTGGACCAGGTTGTCCAGTGCAGTGTTGCACTTGGAGTCGATGCATCGCAAGTTGTTTTTGTTCTTAAGACTTTCTTCGTAGGACATGCTTACGATCCTGCACGTGGCGATTATCAAGATCATATTGTCGATGTTCCGCCAATTAACTTCATTGCATACGATGTTACAGGTTCGTTTACAGAACAAGGCGGTGAGTATCAGATTCAGTTTGTGGCAGCTGGACATGGTGCTGCTCGCTTGCCGCAATATGGTAAGGCTGTTAATGCAATGAGCATTACCGCTGGTGATAGTCTTGAAGCTACATTGCGTAAGCTGCAAGACAACATCAATGAGAGTTACGATCTATACTTCGACTGTGTCTACGAACAGATTCAATCGACAAACGGAACTGAAAAAGAAGAATTGCTTCGCTCTCTGCGCCGTGTTAACTATGTAATTGAGGTTGGACCGGATTATAAAGCGTCAAACGGCCAAGTAGCATATACTGTTACAAACCAGCCACAGCAATACAAAAATACTGCTGGTTGTAGTGACACAGCTCAAATCACATTCCCTGCTTCATCCAGCATTGAGAGCGCAATCAACACAATTATGTTGATGAGCCCTCAAGTACAAGCCGATATGGCTAAGGGTGATACTGCATCTGGTGCGAAGTACGAATATAAGATTCATACCGCACTTGAATCAAAGCCCGTTGATGGCGCAAATGAAGATACGTTGGAATACACTGTATATTACCGTGTAGAACGATTTCTCGTTCCTAAGACAATCGCATACGATCCTGCGTTTCAAGCACTCGCACAAGATGACGAACAACTCAAGGCGGATCCACGTTACGATCAGATTCGTCGTAATCTGATCGAGTTTGACTACATCTATACCGGCAAGAACATCGATATTCTCGAGTTCGACATGAAGGTAAACATGGGTTTGGCGTATCTCCAAACCGCTACATTAGCAAATACGTTTAAGAGCCAATTGGAACGTAGTGCAAACCGCCAGATGCAAGCGTCAACGCAAGACGTTAATACTCAAGGCGTTCGTTTTGGTGGCGCTCTCGTTCAAACGCCGGTGTTCTTTGGTTCACAGGTGAGAGTTCCGAACCTAATTAACCAGCAAAACGCTGGTAATGCTATTCAGTCGGCATATACATTGACAAAGCATGCTTCTTTGGAAGTTGCTGAAGCGTCTATGCGTATCATCGGTAATGAACAACTGCTGGGTTCAACGAATAGGACATCATCACCAGCGAATGTTATCGCATCTGCGTCACGTAGTCAGACGACAAATACGCCTGATTCCGCTGATTTTAAAGATTGGACACTTGTTCCTGCGTTTGTCAAAGTTAATATCAAGATGCCTCGTGATAATGACGATTTTAACTTATTCACGGGTTCATCGAAAACTGGAAATCCTAACGACGCTGGTGCAACTGATTACGCGCGTGATTTCTGGTTTGATGGATACTATTACGTGTACGGAATCGAACATGCGTTTGAAAATGGAGAATTCACACAGAATCTCCAAATGATCGGTATTCCGAAGAAATCTGCGTTTGATGCAACGAAGAACAATTCCAGCCGTGAAGTTAACATTACACAAGACGTAGGTCGTTGCTTTGACAACCAAGTGGGATGTGGTACAGCAGGTTCTTCATCTGCAGCTGGTGGAAGCACTACAGCTCCGCATACAGCTGTTCCTGAAATGCCACCTTCTGGTACTACCGCCCCTACGAACACTGCCGACGCTAACACTTTGAACCGTAGTGCTCGCGATCCTGCAAATGTACGTGGTTGGACTAATGCATCACCATCAGTCAAAGCTGCAATCATCGAAGCTTCTAACCGTTACGGTGTAGACATCGTGATCATGGCGCAATTTGCTGCTAAGGAATCGTCGTTCAACCCTAAAGCACATCCACCAGGTTCTGCGTCGAGTGCTACAGGTTTGTACCAGTTCCTCAAAGCTACATGGAACGGACTTGTTAAACAAGGTAAGGTTCTTGGTTTGAACGCAACTGATGGTGTTGTTAACACTCCAGGCAAGACGCCTGCAGCAAACGACCCTCGTTACAATGCTCAGTTGAATGCGTACGCTGGCGCTGCATTCTTGCGTGATAATGCAAGAGCGATTGGTTCGACGGATGCAGGTGATTTGTATCTCGCTCACTTCCTTGGCCCTGAAACGGCACGAAAAGTGATTGCAAGTTGCAACTCTAACGGAGGAAATAGTAAGCTGTCAGCTGTTCTTGGAACTCAACAAGCAGCGGACATTGCGGCTGCAAACCCAACGATTGTTAACGCTAACACTACATGTGCAAGTCTTCGTGCTTGGGCGGCGACATCAATGGCACGTTTGTTGATTAATCAGACACAGACGGCTAAACAAACAGCTCCTGTCCAGTCAGTAGTTCCACCATCGCAAGCTGCTGGTGATGCTGCTCGTACGGCTCCAGCTACGGCACGAACAGCAGATAAGGCTGTTGCAGCTGTTCAAAACTGCAATACACAATCTGCTAAGAAGGATGTCAATCCTTGCGGACCTACAGCACAAACGACAAATACAACGTCTAAGCCAACTGCGACAACACAATAACAATAAGGTCAGAATATGGTAATGCAAACACGAATGAGGGAGTTGTTTGACCGTACAGGTACGGCTCCTGAAACAATCCCGTTCGTAACAATTGGTCTTGTAGCAGATACAAACGATCCTCAGCAAATGGGTCGTCTTCGTGTCATCTGTCCTCAATGGGGAGACTCGATGCACTCTAATGTCGAAGACCTTCCTTGGGCTATCTACATGACGCCGTTTGGCGGTCAACAGCAAGTTGGCACGCGTGGTCCTGGTATTCAGACATCTGAAGGTAGTGTTGCGTACGGTCTATGGGCTATTCCAAAGGTTGGCTCGCAAGTTGTATTGATGTGTGTCGACGGAAATCCAATGGCTCGTATTTGGATTGGCTGTGTATACGATCAATTCACGCCGCACACAATGCCTCACGGTCGTTTCATGTATGACGATCACCCTGAGCTTGAAAAGAGTGGAGCTACACCTGCACCGTACGGTCCGTATACATCGTCAGAGAAGTATATTCAGCCGCTTGCAGACAACTTGAAGCAACAATTTGGCAATACTGGAGAGCCAAATTACGAATTCCGCAGTCGCGGTGCAGATTATTCTGTATCAGGCGTCAATGTCGATCAACTCAATCAAACATATAGCAGGGCTGCTGATGATAGTGGTGTAACACATGATAATTGGACGAGCACCCAAGGTTATCAAGCAAGCCGCACGGATCCGTTTGCTTCTTCGTCGTTGACCGACAAAAACTATGATTCGTTGACAGTCGCATTGACGTCTCCAGGATTCCATGCAATTTCTCTTGATGACCGTCAAGAAAATTGCCGCGTTCGTTTCCGTACAACGTCGGGCCATCAAATCTTGATGGACGATACAAACGAGCGTATCTACATTGCGACAGCTCAAGGAAATAACTGGATTGAGCTTGATCAGAACGGTAACGTTGATGTGTATAGTGCAAACACTGTTAACGTCCATTCTGCGAAGGATATGAACTTTACTTCCGATCAATCGATCCGCATGTTTGCCAAAGACGGTATTCACATGCATTCAGGAAACGAAATTCGGATTAATGCTGCCAATGATATTCACGTGAAGTCAGGCGCTAATCTGCGTTTGCATTCTGCTGCTTCTACGTATCTGCAGAGTGATGCTGAAATCAATTACAAGGCGGGATCTGTTGTCAGTATTACAGCTGGATCAACTTTGAATTTGAAATCTGGCGCAAATACAAACGTCGATGCAGGTGGCACGTTAAATCTGAAAGCAGGAGGAACAGTCGCCGCTCAAGCAGGAAGTACATTTGGTATTACGGGCGGAGATGTCAAGGTAACTGGTGGCCGTATCGACTTGAATGGACCGTCTGCACCTAGTGCTGGCTCAGCTGCGGATGCAAACGATGCGAACGAAAAACCTGCATTCTTCACAAGTCGCGTACCTGATCACGAACCATGGGCTCGTACGATGACGAAGAGTGATGATTCTCATGCTCCGGAGTTTGGATACAACGATTCCAATGTTAACCGTGTCGAACGCGGTCAACCAATTGTTCGCGGCCAATTCTGGCGTCGTTGACACAGGGTTGCTTCTGATAAATATCAGAAAACAATGGAACTGTCGCTATGAAAAAGGGATTGTACCGTGGTTACTCATCATATGAGTACCAACGTGCGAAATCGTTTAGTATTTCTGACGTCGAGCTAGTAAAGCTTGATTTGCTAAATCACATTTTCACTCGTAGGGGTGAACGTGTGATGATGCCTACGTTTGGCACACGAATCCCTGATCTCGCTTTCGAACCGTTGGACGACATCACTCTTCAAGTGCTCGAGGAAGACCTTCGAGCTGTGTTTGCGTTTGATCCACGTGTAGAGCTAGTTACTCTTGTCATCACACCGTCGTATGATACGAACTCTGTGACGGCTGCTGCTCGCCTGTACTACATTGAACTGGATCTAACAGGCAACATCGACATCAATATCGTATTCGAAGGATCATAATGAGCAGACTAGTTGCCCGTGCAGAAACATGGGAACGCGCGTATGAAGCGTTCCAAAATATCAACTTTGCTGCGTTTGACTACGATACAGTTAAACGCAGCTTGATTGATTACATCAAGCTGTACTTCCCAGAAACATTCAACGACTTTATTGAGTCGTCTGAATTCGTTGCAGTTATTGAAGTATTTGCATACATCGCTGAAATCATGGCGTATCGCCTTGATGTCAATGCGCATGAAAACTTCATTTCAACAGCTCAGCGTAAGGATTCGATCCTACGCTTGGCTAAACTCGTCTCTTATTCAGCATCACGTCCACTTCCTTCTCGCGGTCTTGTCAAACTTCAGTCAGTTTCAACGACTGAATCTGTAGTTGATACAAACGGTCTTGATCTTGCTGGTCGTACAATCCGTTGGAATGACGTTAGCAATGCCTCATGGAAAGATCAATTCATCCTTGTGATGAACCGCGTTATGGAACAGCAGTTTGGTTCTGTTGGTCCTACCGATCGTTTCCAGATTCAAGACGTTTTGTTTGAACTGTACTCGTGGAACCTTGTTCCGCTTGCTACTGGTGTATTCCCGTTCAATGCAAACGTCAGCGGTCAGTCACTGCCTATGGAACTTGTTTCCACGGCGTATGACACCTCTAACGGAATTATCGAGCGCCGTCCACAAAACAATTCAAACTTCACGTTCCTGTATGGTCAAGACGGTCTTGGAGACGCTTCTGCGACAACAGGTTTCTTCTGCTATGCAAAGCAAGGCCAGTTGCAACGTTTCCGTACTACGTTTGACGGCGTAACACCAAATCAAACGTATGATATCGGTGCACAGAATGTAAACGAAACGGATATCTGGTTGAACAATGTGGATCCTACAACGGGAGCCACACTTGATCAGCCTTCTGTTCTGCCGTACCGCAACTCAAAGCTTGGAAAATCGGGTGAATGGGTTCAGGTAGACGTAGCACACTCGCAAAACGTTATTTTCAACACGAACCCTCGTCGCAACAAGTACGAAGTAGAAACTCGCGATGAAAACCGTGCTAGGTTGATCTTCGGCGACGGTGAGTTCGCTGACATTCCGTCGGGTGCATTTGACATTTGGGCACGTACGTCTGTAGATCAAGACATTGTTATCCCTCAGTCGGCTGTATCAAATCAAACATCTTCGTTTACGTACGTTGATTCGTTTGGTCGTACGCAGACGTTCACGTTCACATATTCACTTGTTAACACGCTGCAGAACGGTTCTGCAGCTGAGGATATCGAACACATTCGCAACGTAGCTCCAGGCACGTATTCAACACAGGACCGTATGGTTAACGGCCCAGACTACAATACGTATCCGCTGCAAGATCCTTCGATCATGAAGCTGCGTGCAATTAACCGTACGTTCGCTGGCGAGTCGAAGTATATTACGTGGCATGACTCTTCTGGTACGTACGAAAACGTCAAGATTTTCAGTGACGATGGCGTATTGTACTTTAAACAACGACAAGACGTAACAACGACGCCGGTTGTTGATACAAACGTGCTGATTTCTTCATACATTCAGCCGTTGTTGTCAACACCTGAGTTGTACATGAACATCATCAGCGCTGGTGTGCCAATTGGCAATTACCGTCGTCAGTTCAACACAGATGAAATCGATCGTATCACAACAGAGATCACGACGAACATGGCTCCTGTGATGATTTTGATGTACTACAACACGGCGACGTTTGAATGGTACGCTATCAAAAACAGTGACGATCCAGCTGTCAAGTTTACAGGTTGGCCTAACAACTACATCACAACTCCTCTGATCTCTATTGAACAGACGAGCATCTTCGAGACTTCGTATTACGTAACTCGTAATACGAAGGAATTCATGATGTACAGTGAGACAACAGAATTCTGGAATACGAATGATGGTCAAACTGTGATTGACTACGATACGTTGAATTCTGACAGTGACAAGATTGTTGTACTTCAGGCGAACACAAACTACAACCGTAACGCTATTTTGACTTCGAACGTCGAATTCAACGTTGTGTCGCTTGGTACAGTTGAATCTGGAACTGATGTTGGTTTGCCAGATACGTCAAACGTAATCATTGTTCCAACGGATACAAACGGAGACGGTGTTCCTGACAACTTGTCGATTGAAACTTGGAACAATCCTCAAGGGATTGCTGACATCGTTAAGCCAAAGATCATTGCTGACGTTAGTGCAGGTAATCAGTCTGCGTTCGATCCGTTGTCTGCAGGTATTGAGATTACATTGCCTGTGTACTACGTTGTCGATCCGTCACTTGTAACATCAACAGCCATTGGCAACACAGTATACAAAACGAACGACGTTGAAGTATATGCGCCGGCACCTGACTACGGTAGCCTAATGAAGCAGGCAGGAGATTCTTCGTCTCCAAACTGGTCCGACTGGGCAACGATTACAAACGACGGTTCATATGTGTCAAACAAGATCCGTGTGTTGAACAACCGTACGAATACGTCTCTTGGTAGTAGTGTTAACGTGTTGACTGAGCTTGTCAAGGTTAAAGAATATGTGTACTTCACGCGTGAAACGAAACTCGATCCTTGGGTATTGTCACCGACGACACCTCAAACGCTAGCTTCGTTTGTGACAGACGTTAATTCGTTCCTTGTTCCTGATCCTTCGTCTAGCTCTGGTTACCGTCCTTTGACGATTGCAGAAGCTGATGCAGGTACGAATACAGACTACGAAAACGCTCGTACAATTAAGCGTTACGAAGGTCGTGGTGGTTTGAACTTCGCGTGGTTCCACTTCTCTCCACGTTACTACTTGGTTGATCCTTCGCCAACGAATATTATTGACATGTACGTAATTACAAAGGGTTACTACATCTCGTTGAAGCGTTGGTTGGAAGATCCGTTGGCCGCCGCTCCGTCGCTTCCTACGCCGTTGGATCTTCGTACGTCATACAACTACATGCTTGACAACAAAATGATCTCTGATACGGTGATCTTGCATCCAGGCAAAGTCAAGTTGTTGTTCGGAACGAAAGCAGCAGCTCCGTTGCAAATGACGTTCAAGGTTGTTCGTTCGCAAGGCAGTACGATGACCGACAATCAGATCAAGACGCAGATTGTGTCTACGATTCGCAACTTCTTTGATATGTCGTACTGGGAGTTTGGTGAAACGTTCTATTTCGTTGAAATGGCAACAGCGATTATGGATACTCTGCAAGGCCAATTGAGCTCGATTGTTCCTGTACCAACATACGCGAATAATCAGTTTGGTGATGGCTTCCAGGTATTTGCTCGTGAAGACGAGATTTTGTATCCTGACATCACAGTTGACAACATCGAGATTGTTGAAAGTTACACAACGACGAATCTCCGTATGAACGGGTAAAACATCGCGAAAAATTGGACGGGAACCTTCATATAAATATCTGACACAGATATTACAGAGGGTTTCCCGTGGCAAATTTCAGCGACAACAAAAAACCAGCGCTTACCGTTTCTAACCTCCTTCCTGAAGTCAATAGGTCGGATGTTAACGGTTCCGTCTTTAGCACAGCGTTTGATCGTCTGCTTACTAAAGACGACTCTGCTCGCGTTGCTGGTTATATCGGCCAGGGCAACCCTAACGCCGTAATCAATCGTCAGATCAAAGAAGCTACGCCTCACCGTCAAGCCTATCAGTTGGCACCTACAATGGTGACGACTGTAGGTACAGAAACTTCTGCGCTTTCCTTCGAAGCATTCAACAGCCAACTGGAATTGATGGGTGTTGACATTGACCGCTACAAGAAGTGGGGTTCTACGCTTCAGTTCAACTGGGTTCCTCCAGTGAACATCGACATGCTCGTCAACTATTCTGACTACTACTGGGTTCCTGCAACTCGCGGTGATGGTCAGCAATATTTGACGATTGAAAGCCCATGCACGAAAGCACAGAGCGCGAAACAAACGTTCATGGCTGTCGTTGAAGCTCGTGGCTCAGAATTCCCTCTCAAGTCGATCAACTACGTTGAAAACCAGTTTGTGATCGAATCACAGATGGCTGACATTTTCAAGACGGGATTTGTGTTCCAAACGACGAATACATCCGCTGTTAGCCTGAACAATAAGGACTGGACTGTAGATACGTCTTCGTACGATTTCCAGACGAATTTGACAACGATCACAGTGATCGAACCGATCAGCATTGTTCAAAACATTGCTCCTGTCGCTTCGTTCGTGGGCCAGTGGTGGTACAACACGACTGATAATCAACTGTATCAATGGACTGGTGCAGCATGGGTGATCGTGTCTAAGGTTCAAGTCGCTGACTTGTCTCTTGCTGCAACAATTGCTTTGTTCCAGAAAGCGGCAAACTGTGCTTGCTATGGTAGCGAAGGTTGGGATACAGGTCCTTGGGACATTGATGAATGGGATTCCACTTCTACGTGTGACATTCCACTACCATCACCATGGGCTGATCAGAACCGTTGGGTTCACAAATCACAAGTCCAGTCGTCAGCTACTGCAAAGCGTGCTACACTTCCAATCCTTGAGTACGGTAGTTTCGTTGAACTCAATACATGGGTTCAACGCGATCGTCAATGGAAGTACCGCTCGAGCACGTTGAAGACATTTGCCGCGACAGATGCAGCACCAACGCGCTTCGAACTTGAACCAATCAAGGGATATGCTGTTGCTAACGTCAACGGGCAGTGGAACATCTACCTGTTCTCAAAAAGCCAAACGGTTAACCGTGACATCGACCACACAGCGACGTTTGTGCCAGGTTACAAGTTTGCGATCAAAGATGACACAGGTTCTGCAGCAATCTACACTGTTTTGCGTTCCGAATATCGTGAATTGAACGGTACAGATCAAGCGTTTATTAATGCTGTTGTTGGTACTGGTTGGATGTGCACAGTAGTTATTCTTGAAGAATCAACTTTCTCGTCCGCTGTTCAAAGTGGTGGTATCAATAACATCCGTATTGAGCCGTTGAAGACGAGTCAAGGAGACACGTGGAACGGTTACCATGCCCACTGGTTGCTTGACGTAGAAGCTACGACAACGGTTGCAACAGCAAACCACGCACCAACAGTTTACGGTGAGCGTGACATTGAAGACCCTGCGGTGTATTCTATTCCGCCTGTCGGTTTCTCACCACAAGTTAGTGTGATCGCAATTGGTAATACGTATCAAGAGTTCACAGCAAACTTCGCTGGAATCACACATATTGATCTCGCCGACAAGTTTAAGTATGACCCAGCTAATCCTACCGTGTATGCAACACCTGGTAGTGATGAACTTCGTCTATACATCAACGGTCAACGTCAGTATCTAAACTACACGGAAGTAGTTGCTACAGGTAGCCCTAACTATACAGTTGTCGGTAATGCTGTTCAGACATCACAGACAATCAGCTATGTCACGGGAATTGATCTTTCTGTCGCGCTCAATTTGAACGACGTTGTTCGTATTGAAGTTGGCCCGGCAGCGTACGAAGATATGGGCTGGTATGCTGTTCCTGTTCGTACAGTTGAAGATGAAGCTGCGTTCATTGTTGCTACTGCTGCAGGTACACAACCAGCTTATGTTAGCTTGACGCAGTACGGTCTGCAGGAACAACAGAAGGTTGCTATCAACCAGTATCCACAGTTCAACATGTACGATGTTGTTACAGGGGAAGTTGTTGGTGCGTCTCCGTTGTTTGCATTCCAGGAAGGCAGTGACTATCCAATCACTCCTGCAATCCAACGCCGTATCGTCAAAGATGCAACTGGCAAAGAGTTCGGGTTCGAACAGTTCCTTGTTGATCGTTCGAACAACATCATGTATGCATATCGCAACACGTCAGTACAACTTCCTTACTGGTTTAACACGACTGATCAAAAAGTGTATCAGTGGAATAACCGTGCTTGGACAGATCAATTCTTGATGGAACTTCCATCAGGAGCTATTGTCGCTCGTACTGCAGTTGCAGCAGCAATCGACCCTGTTGAGTTGCATGACGTTGATCGTGCTTTGTGGTATGATACAACGAACGAAAAGTTGTTCTACCGTAATGTAGCGACAACAGCGTGGGTTGAAATTACGGGTGTTACGTCAGCGTCTGCTGACCCAACACTAATGACTGTATGGCGTCACGGTAAGACGGATCAACAGGCTGTCCCGCAATATGTTGATAAGAATCGTAATCCAATTACTGTCGGTAGTCCGGACGGTAGCTGGGGCGTCGTCGACCAATGGATGTACAACAGCGAGCACAAGAACTACAAGGACATTACGTACTCGCAGCTTGTAACGCACTTCTCATCGATTATCAACGCTCAGCCAGCAGTTCCCGGTTTGCCGGGGAACGGTGCGTTCACTCTGTTGCAATCGAATTACGATTACGGTCTTGGCGGTACGATCAAAGAACATAACGACAGTTTCGATACATTGATCTCAGCTGTCAATGTAACAAATGTCTCCCCGATTGGTGTCATTGAATTTGCCGCTCGTGAATACGCAAACAGCTTGTTGACTCTGCGTGACAGCTTTAACAAGTTGCTCCCTTCGATGTTGACAACAGTAACGAGTAGTTCGTTGATCGACTTGACCAGCTACGTCGCTGACGCTCTGATTGACAATTATGAAAATAATGATTATACAGCACAGTTGTATGGTGATACATCTGCGTATGATCCTGTAACCAAGAAGGGCGTACGTAACTGGATCGCTACAGCTCCGATGTTTGGTTTGACACCACTGTACCGTCCACATCTGAATGTTGATGGTAACTTTGTTGAAGTGTTTAACCATGACGGACACCGTACGAACATTTCTTTCAGCGCAGCAGAACAAGATCGTGTTGCACGTCTCGTAATCAACGCAACAGATAACCGTACGTTGAACGGCAAGTTTGGTAAGACGGGCTCGGGTTCGTTTGTCACGACAGTTCCAGCATTCCTTACAACATACGGTTCCTTCCGTACGAACGTGTACTGGTACAAGGTAGTATCTGGTACGCGTACGTTGTACCGTTTCCAGCCATACGCAATCATCGACAACGATCCTTCGTTCTACGACGCTGATGGCAACGAACTACCTGACGGTATCAAGTACTACAATACAGTCGTTAAGGCAGTGTTTGAAAAGACTGGTCTTGCGTGGAATCAGATTACTGTAACAGGTGCAGAAGACATCGCTCCTTTGTGGGAAGTTGTCGATCTTCAGCTGCTGCTTGGTAATTTGTACCTTGAAATCGATCAGCGTTTGTTTGAAGTCACGCCTATCATGCGTGAAGTATTCGACTATGGTTCCTTGGTTGTTGACAGCCAAGACCAGCTGTTGTATGAATCCCTCAACGCTCAAAGGTTTGCTGCATACGTAACGGAAAATGATATCCGTACACCGTTTGTTAACGATACGTACAACGCTTCAAACCCGTTCTCGTGGAATTACAAGCGTTCGATCTCATTGCTTCCACCTGCAGCTTTGTCGGTTGTTCCTGCTGCTTCGTGGCAAGAGCAGTACAGCCGTTGGTACAACACACCGTACCCACATCTTGAACCTTGGAAGATGCAAGGGTATACAGACAAGCCAACGTGGTGGGACGAAGAGTATAAGGACACAACTGGCACACGTTTGTGGACAGCCCAAATGTGGACAAACTTGTTTGGACGTATTGTCCCAGCAGGCCGCTTGCTGCCGTCTGGAGTTGTAAGCGTCGGTTCTCTTGATCCGACGATGACGCTGTACACGTACTTTAGTGTTGATACTACGACAGATCAGTTGTTGCCTCCGTATTTCTCTACATCGAGCACGACAGATCGTTCGTTGTTTACTGATTACGCCAACGAAATCATTGCTCCTGATGCGGACTACATGTTTGGTGATGTTGGTCCGGATGAATGGAACTGGACAATTTCGTCGCAACATCCGTACGACAATGCTGTAATTGCATTCCAGATGCAACCAGCTAAGTTCTTGCATGCAGCTTTCGGTCCGAAGTTTGTTGAAGTTGACAAGCTACAAGTTGAGACAATCTTCAAGCAAGTTTACAGCCACGAAGATGCAATGTTCCATGGCGATATCTACGACACTAACAAGTCGTACTATGTCCGTGGTTTGAATCAATGGTATGTTAACTACAACCGTTACACAGGATACGACACAAACGGTGAATTCCGTCAGCTGTGGGCGGGTTGGGATCCAAAGATGACGCACCAATTTGGTGGAATCATCGACACGAGCTCGTTCGAAATTACGAACAGGAATTTCGAACTGATCAACTCCGACTACCGGATCATTCTTGCGAACAGTGGCGTTGTCGGTGATTCGTGGGTTGATGCATTCGAAGTCAGCTTGATCAACATTCCTCCAGCTATCGTTCAGTACAACAACCAAGCTGCATGGAGGCTTGAAGTTGATAGCCTCGCAGCTGTTCCTCGTACAATTAACTATTACGGCGTTAAGGCTTACCCGTTCAGTGCTAATCCGGCTACGGACGACTTTAAGGCGTTCAACTACGTAATCGTCGGTGCTGATAGTGCAGCAAAGCGTTTCTATGTTTCTGGTGATCAGACAGATACGTTCAATATTGGCCGTAATTTCACTGTTTCGTTGTCTTCAACGAACAACGGTGTATACACAGTTACATCTTCTGTTTACGAACCAACTACTGGCCGTACGCGTATTAACGTTCAGCAAACATTGAACAGTTCGACTGTTGATGGTGAAATCGACATTACGGACATTACTCTGCCGTGGACAACCGGCGATCAGATCGTTCTCGGCAGCACGATGTTCTTGCCTTCGCCGCTTGTGCCAGATACACCGTACTTCTATATCAAGACGGGTGATCGTACATTCCGTCTTGCGGAAACGATCGGTGATGCTTTTGCTGACAATCATATTGACGTGATTTCTCGTGGTAACGGCACACACACTGTCGCTCAACTTGACAGTTCGTTCTTTGTGTTTGGTGGTAACGGCAATTCCGGTGAACGTTGGTATCACTACGCTCTCGATAAGAACGTGGTTCGTACGTTCACACCTCCACTCGCTGTTCTTGGAATGCAGTCATTCATCAATTTGATGGACGGATACGCTTCGTACCAACAAGACAATCATGACGTGTTGTTCGGTCAATCTGAATTCGGTGAGACGGATCCTGACACAGGTCGCCCTGTTGATTGGGCTGTTGAAACTGAACGCTTCATCAACTGGGCTTATGGCCTCCGTCAGAACCGTCAGTTCATTAACGATTCGTACAATGTTAGTGTTGACGACATCACTAACGTATTGACGTTCAGTGACATGGTTCCAATGTGGCGTACGGGTACAATGGTCGGTGTTCGTTCGACGGGCACATTGCCTGTTCCGTTGCTTGACGGCGCACCTTACTACGTCGTTACAACAGGAACGGCAAACCAGATTCGTTTGTCAGTTTCACCAAATGGTGCTGATACATCTGCATGGATTGACTTCACGACAGCTGGTAGTGGTAACATCACTATCGGTTTGTTTGACAAACAACGTGCTTACCCACGTTTTGAGTTGAATGCAAACCGCAACAACATCTACGTCAAGACGCCCGTTGGTGTGATTGCCGATGTGATTGAAGGACCGTACTCTGATATTCGTATCCAGCAAACGATCTTTGACCAATACAACCGTCCGTTGACGGCTAACCAAATCGCTACTTACCGTCAAGACGAGCGTACGCGAATTTCCGTTATGCCTGAGCTGGAAAATGATATCGACATCATTTATGTTGGCGATCCGTATAACTACATCCACATCGGTGGTGCTCACCTGTTCGTTGAAGGGTATGAGCATTACCTGATTCTCAACGACTACACTGTAGGCGGTGCATTGTTGTACGATCAGTTCTACGGCTTGTGGACGAAGAAGTTCGATGTTGACTACTTTGAGAAAGAGGATTACACACTGCGTCCAACGCTCGGAGGTTACTACCTCGTCGATGGTCAGTTCCAGCGTAACATTGAAGGTTCCGTCGTTGACATGTCGGAATACTACGATACAAACGAACTGTCAGAGACTACAGAGATTGCTCGTTACGCTCGCAACTTGCTCGGTTACAAGGGCAAGGAACAATATTTGAATCAACTTGGAGTCAACGCTAAGTCACAATTCTTGTTCTACAAGGGAATGATCCAGACAAAGGGTTCGATCAACTCAGTCACAGCTTACACAAATAGCCGCCGTTTCCTTGATGCAAAGATCGACGAATTCTGGGCTTGGAAGCTCGCTGATTTCGGTGATCGCCGTGTTAAGACGTATCCTGAAGTGAAACTGTTTGCGTCAGATGGCGCGTTCGATGACGTTCGTCTTGAATTCTTGTCGTCGAGCGATCAGAAGACAGATCCAGAGTTTGTTGAAGACGTTAACAAGGGATTCCAGCTCGTGTCGTTTGCAGACGATTCCCGTTGGAACAATTTCCCTGAGCAACGTGCAGAAATCCGTTCACCGTTGTTCCTGGATTCTCAAGTTTCGTCAACGACAGCAATTTACTCAGGCATTGCTCCACCACCGGCTGGCGCAGAGGATTCAATCGACTACTGGGTTGATACAACGAATCCTGCAGCACCGGTTGCTAAGGCGTTTAATGGCAATCAATGGGTTGCTACAAACGAACTGCGTATCGCGTTGTTTACGGTTGGTTCTACGTCTCAGTTGTATGTCGAGCATGGTACTTTTAGCGATACTGTTCGTGTATTGCGTCGAACGCTTGCAGTCAATGAGTTTGATGCAGATGTCGTCACAGGACCACAGCGTCTTCGTATCGCTGGCGATGTGTCTGGTAATTTCTCTTCTGGTATTGCCTTCACGTTCGTTCCTTTGAACGAGCAAGTTGTTGTATTAACAACTGCTTCTGTCAATTTCGACGGAACGAATACGTACGTCACTACTGTTGAGCCATTCACATTCAGCGCAACGTCTGGTGTTGCTAACGTTCGTAGCTTCTCTGATTACACAACAGAAGTTATTAACGCTGGTTCTGGTGTTGACGAATTCACAAAGGTTAACTCCGAAAGCGTACGCTTTAACTTGGCTGGTTTCCGTGATTTGATGGTGATCTTCACTATCAATCCGTCGAAAGCCAAGAACAATCCAGCAAAACTGGTTGACTTGAAAGCAGGCGCCGTCGTCCAGCAAATGCCATTGTGGCACCCAGCGCTTGGTTATCATTCGCCAACTGCAATTCACAATGTGACGTTGCAGCATGGTGGTGATCCAGCACGTTATCAGTTTACGCCTAACCCGCTTGCTGACAACAACTCTGGTAATTTCTGGAATCAGAACGAAATTGGTACAGTGTGGCTTGATACATCGTATCTCGGCTACGTACCGTATTACGACGATGTGATTTACAGTGATGTGAATCAGCGCTTGTATTCATGGGGTCGTTTGGCTCCGTGGGGTGACATTCGTGTTTATCAGTGGGTTGAGTCAACTGTTCCACCAGAGCAGTGGGATCAGGCTGTGATCGAACAGACGAACGATCCAACGATTGCTCAGAACGACAAAGCAACTGGTACGCCATACATGATTACAAGCAAGCGTACACGTACGTCTTACAATGCTTCTGTGATTAACAACACGACGATCCAAGGTCCTGCAGGTGTATTTGCTACAGGAGATGTTGTATTGTTCACATCTACAGGCTCATTGCCAAGTGGACTGGTTACCGGAACGAAGTATGCGATCGATACATTGACGGTTGGTGGTGCAATTACTCTGATTGACATTGCTACTGAAGAACCTATTGAAGTTGGTTCAGGTGCAACGGGTCAGTTGAGTATTGTCCCAGCGTTTGAGGCTAACGATTGGGTTGAAAGCGTATTGACGCGTGATCGTATGACAGCTCCTGTAGCTGTTCAACAAGCTCGTCAATTCGCTGGCACGACAGGTGCAATCAACTGGCCAGTTACTTTGCCGCAGAGTAGATTCGTTTGGACGCCAAGTGACTACACGTTGTGGGATCCGCAGGTTGGTTCGACATTCAACGCAGCACCTGACGTTGTTGATGTCTATGTTAACGGTGTTCTCACCGTGACAGGACGTGTTGTCAACGTTGCGACAACGCCTTCGTCGACGTCTCAGTTCTATGTTGCAACAGACGCGCCACTCGTGTTGAACGAATACGACATTATTGATGTTGTACGTCCTGTTCACACGTTGACGGAAGAGGAAGCTGCATTTGATCCAGACTCGTCAGACGATGGTTCGTTGATGGTTCAGTGGAAGCGCGACTATCAGTACTCTGTTCGTACAGCTACGACTGGTAGTGAAACTGCCGGCTACGTAACGACAACGTACTATTACTTCTGGGTACAGCATTTGACGTCCCGTAAGACGAACGTCAACGCTAGCTTGTCAACGCTTGAAATCGAACAGCAACTGGAAACAATTCCAACGTCATACTTTGTTGTACAAAAACCAAAGGATGATCCGTATCTTCTTGAAAAGTATGGATATGGCATTATTCCTTACGGTTCTGTATGGAGTCTTGGTGTGTTGACAGAAGCTGCTTATGAGATCCCAGTTCAATATCGTCAAGCTATTATTCGTAAAGTTGCTAGCTACTTGACGGACGACAACAGGTTTATCGCTCGATTCACACGTGATTGGACTTTGCGTGATAGCTTGACCGCTAATGGCAAGCAATTTAACTTGAAGGACAAGCATTCTCAGTGGTTGATGTTCCGTCGTGAACAACCTGGTCGTGTTCCAGCTGAACTGTGGGAGCGTTTGACGGAGTCGGTCGTCGGATACAAGGTAACGAACGGTACTCAAGTTCGTGTCCCTGCAATCGATCGTGAATTGTACGATGCTCAGTACGGTACCGATACACGTTTCGGTCTCGGTGAAGACCAAGCGTTTGTTGATCGTACGTATGCTCTCGATTCGATTGTGTCGTATTTGGAAGATCCTTCTAAGGACTTCTGGCCGCTCAATATCGACTCGTTCTTCGAAGATAACAACTTCGATACGCCGGAAGGTATTCGTGCAGCGATGGACGAGATTTACGCGACGTTCCCGTACGAACACGTTAACGGAATCTGGTTTGAGACACTGTCAGACGCGTTCGCTACGAAGGCTAAATACAAGGAACTGATGAAGACTTCTTGGATTGCCTTGCATGGCGTACGAATCCTTGATGTTAATGGATTGTTTGACGACTAAAATGGCAATTACTCAACCAACGACACAAATCGATGCAACTAGTGGTTTGATCGCTTATGTACAGGCGATCAAACCATATCATTCCAAGATTCTTGATGTCTTGGTTGAGTATGTTGTTCAAGATGATGTAAACGTAACCGTCCTCGAAGACGTCGATCTTCAAATTGAACTGCGCAATGTTGAAGGCGACGTCATTTACACATGCGGCTACGGGTTTGTGTGGAATCCTTACAGCGGAACAGCTGTAGGTGATTTGCCGTCTGCATCGATTGTAAGTATTGCCGGTGATCCCGTCAATCAATTTGTCGTTTCAATGCCGGCTCAACCGCAACGCAGTGTTGTCGTTAGTAGTGTTAAAGCGAACCAGTTGACGTTTGTAACCCCATACAACATCGTTACTACATCACCAACAAGCCAGCAATGGGTAGTATCCGGGAATGTGACATCTTTGGCGCCGAACGGGTCTGTTTTCTACATTAGCTCAAATAGTACTGCAGCTAACGGCAAGTACACTGTTGCAAGTTCTTCGTACAATTCCGGTACAAATCGCACTACAGTTACGACCGTTGAACCAATTTCTCTGCTCGCCGTCAACTCAGGCAAGTTCAACATTCCCCTTGAACCAGATGATGTCCCGTACATCCCACCTGGTGCGGCGATCAAGTTTAGTACAACAGGTCAAATGCCTGCACCGTTAGACAATACAACGACATACTACTATTCACCGTCAAAGAAGTACGGCGTGTTTAATCTGTCTAAAGTTCGTTATCCAGAAGACTATACGGATTTGGTTGACGTTACGGATAATGGTGTCGGTGAGTTGACAATGCAGCGTTCTGAGCCGTTCGTACCCGGTGAATATTTGACGGTTACTGGTACAGCAGACAATAACGGTCAGTATGCTGTTAAGGAGATTGAACAGTCTGGTTCAAACTTCATTATCACTGTATACCAGCGAGTACCAATGGATCAGGCGTCAGCTGGTGGTACGATCCAGTATCAGGGCTCTTACGGCGATCCGTACTGTGCTGTTGCTCATTCTCCACCGCTGCATAGCGAAACGTACATTTACGAACGACTTCAGTTTGATTTTGGTCCTCTTCCAAGCAATCCAACTATCGATCCACCGCAGTACGACGTCGACTTCATTTAACCTTATTGCCGGTATGCCGCTGAATCCCGCAGCGTACCGGTCGATAAATACGCAAATACATTATAGAAAGGTTGCATTATGCACGAATACAAGACTTCAGACATCGTTCTCGCTTCTTATTTGAAGTTGCAGGGATGCCAGATGCTAGGAATTGAAAAGCAAGGTCAAAAGGGAACGTTCGTTTTCGATAACGTTCCGTCAGAATATATCAAGACGTATGATCTTGGTAAGGCTCAAGTTGAACCTGTCGCTTTCAACAACGCGATCAAGCAACTAACCACGTCTGTACGTCGAATCGTCTCGTGATAAATATTCGACTACAGGAGAGTCATTAATGATTACACATCTGCCAGTTTTTGTCGATGGACACGTTCATGCTGCTTATGCAGATAACGGAGAAGTCCTCGTCGACAAGCATAACGCTGTTCACCCGCAGAACATGGCGCGAATCTTCGCACGTGCGTTGGCTGGGGAGAGCAACAGCTCGATCTACCGCATGGCGTTTGGCGATGGTGGTACAACGATTGACGCTGCTCTTCAGGTTTCGTATAAGACGCCTAACGATGGTCAACCACCTGATGTTGCCACATGGGACAGTCGCATTTATCATGAAACGTATTCTGAAATTTGCAACAACGGTATCTTCAGCAATAACCCGTTGATTGGTACAGACCCAGGTTCTGCTGACCAAAACACAGGTCAACGTTCCGGTGGCGGTGCTGTTCCTTCTGGGGACACGCAACCTAATAGTGTACGTTCGAACGAAGTAGGATTGATTTCGCAAGTGATCATTCAAGTAACGCTGAACGGCGGTGAACCGTTGACGCAAGCTGCAGGAGATGATACACCTACAGAGCTGAATGATTTCTCGTTTGACGAAATTGGGCTGTATACTAGTGGAGCTCAAGCTCTCCCGACGTCCGGATATCAAAATATCAACGTTGGCACGCGTGTTTCGACGGATGATTCAGGTCTCGTTCCTGGTACGACATACTCGTTCAACCTAGCGGTTGATGGAGGTATGGTTCAAACGATCACTTTCACGTGTCCTGTCGCAGGTGGATCTGGTTCGAGTAATGAAATCTTGTATGGTGATTTGTGTGAAGCACTGAATACAGGTGATCCTTCATGGTCAATTACACCTGCTGCACCGATTGCTACGTTGTCGATTACTGACACAACGGGTGGTTCGTTCCCTACAATTACAGGCGCACAGACGTATGGATTCTTGAGGTTCGAAAGTCCAACAACAGGTGCAAGCTCTGCTGTTAGTTTGGCTGGTGCAAACACGAACGCTTGGTTGAATGCTTTGAATCCACCGCTCGGTGGCACACTGGAGACGGCTGTTGCAGGTACTGTAGCAGGTGTGCAAAATGATCCTACGGATCCTGATGCAGAGCGTGAGCGTCTGTTGACGCACGTGATCTTCTCACCTGTAACAAAAGCTGCAAACCGCACGCTCGTTGTTACATACACGTTGTCAATCTCTGTAGCCCGTTCAGAGCATTAAACTGAAACGCTCAAAGAAAAAGCCCGTCGACGACGGGCTTTTGTTTTATCTAAGTCAGATTATTGAGCGTTTGTGTTGACAGTACCTGTTACACCACCCATTTGACCTTGACGTGGGTCCATGATGCGGCCGTTAGGAGTCAATTGACGAACGAGCTGGTTGAAGTACTCAAGTGCATTGACGCCGTTACCGAGCGTCTTGTTCAACATCAAGTCCCACAATTCCATATTACGAGCATTACGATCCATCAGGATCTGTGCCAGACGACGCTTATCGATTTCGTCGAGGTCGTTTGTCTTGAAGAACAAAATGTTACCGTACACGTCGCGCTTCATAACTGCGCACTCGTGCAGGATACCATCACCGTTCAGTTCAATCCATTCGACGTGTGGATATTGTCCTTGTTGTGACTTGTAAGATGTTTTTACGGCCATGATGATTCTCCTTGTGGGTTTGGTTATTCCGTGAAAATATTTAGATTCACAAGAAAACGGGAGACCTATCCGCTAAACATCGGTACCATTATCACCCTGCGTCAACATTGGAGCTACCGCCTACTTGAGTATCTCCGCTAGAGTCAGTATCTCCAATTCTGTATACAGCACGATTGTTAACAAACACAGAACTACTTGAGGCAATCTTTGTATTGCCTCGCGAGTCAGTATCTCCGTTGCGTGCAGCGCCTACATTGTTAACGAATACGTCACTGCTTCCTGTTACAATCGCGTCGTTACGTGTGTCCCTATCACCAATTCTTGATACACCTGCCATACACAGTCCTCCTTTGTTATTTACGATGTCCCGATAAATACCCTATAAGAAAGGGACTATCATGTTTGATGCAATTACAGCGTTCTTTGCAGCGCTTCCGTTCACAAAAGCAACGTGGTTTACGCTAGGCACGTTGCTTTTCTTTGTTTGGCTGTTCGCTAAGGCTAGCCGAGATCCGTTGAATCCAATCAAATGGGAACATTTGATCATGGACGGATTTAACAATCGTGCTTCACCGTATAAGCTCGGTTATTTGATTGGGTTGATCGTCGGTACTTGGATTGTCCTTCGCATGTCGGACAACGACAAATTGACATACGACATCTTCGGTATGTACTTGACATACTTGCTTGGTGGTGCTGGCGTTAACAGCTTTGCAAAAAGTAAAGCTGCGAGCCAAGAGGCAACGCAGCTTCGTGCACAAACAGATGACGATCAGATCCCTAAGCCGTAAGCACAAACATTTCTGTCTTCAATGTAAACCCTGTCAGCTTTAGCGACAGGGTTTTTCGTTTCCACTTCAACAAAACTGTCGTACAGATACGGATTGTACGTCACTTTAGTTCCACCGACGTCATGGAGTTCAATTTGATCAAATTGAACTCCATCTTTCCTAGGTTCATACCAGCGACAACCAACAATCTCTCCGACAATTCCAGCATGAACGTTCTTCGTTTGCTGTTCCAGCACTCTTTGCCTACCAGCTTCGCTGACGTAAAACGAAGCATCTTTTACTTCGATTACAGGGGCGTAACCTACGATTAACCCCTTGTGTTCGCCTTCCAAAGCTCTAATTGAATAGATCCTTCGGTTGATGTTCCGGTAGATGAAGCACTTCATTTGCTTAGCAGTGGAATGTACTGATCAATGCTTTCTTTGATCTTGTTCAGCTTCAGTTTTCCGATGAACTTCAAGATGAAGAACATCGAGAATGTCCGCTTCTTAGCGATCGCTTCTCTAACAGACTTCTCAATCAGCTCACGAATTACAGGAGGCTGCATGGTCAAGTCAATCAGCAACTGGTTCTCTTCGAACAGGTCCTCCACCTTGAATTCAACTTGTTCGTGAACTGTCTCGCCGTCCTTTTCAACTGCGATCATTCCCTTCCAAGTCTCTTTCATTAGCTGAACACGCTCGAACGGATCAGTGTACGCTTTCTTGATACGTGTAGAGCGAACTCGCGGATACGCTGATTGAACATTGTCAGTGCTGTCTCCACGAAGGCACTTCTGGAACACATAGTACGCAGCATCACCGTCATAATCTTCAAGTGATTGTTCTTTGTCAGTTGCAGGACTGATAACACGAACGTTACTTTGCGTGCACAACTGCAGCAAGTCACTGTCAGTGCTGATGATAATGATCTCGTCATCTTCACTAGTGTTAACCTGACAGAAACCAGCAATCAGATCGTCCGCTTCGAGGTTGTCTTCAACGAGTGAAATGATTGTTGTGTATTCGAAGATCAGCTTCTCGAACTCTTTCATGTGGTTCATGAAACGCTGGTACTTCTCCTTCTGCGACTGCGTCATATCCTGACGTCGATTTCCCTTGTAAGGAAGCTTCGAAATGCAAGCATCGCTTGCAGTATACGTCTTACGCCAGCTACGGCGGTCAAACGCCATAACAACCTTGTCAGGCTTGAACATTTTGAAGTATTTGTTCAGTGTGACAAGGCCTGTATGCGTCGCTAGACCGGCAATCGTTTCATCCGACTCATGCGTATGAGAGAAGAACGTGCGGTACAGCATGTTCGAGATGTCAAAAACGAGGTATCTCATCAATTCTGCTTTGTAGTTATTCGAAGTCGTTAATCATCTGACGGTCGGAGTTCTCAATCACTTCTTGTTCGAGACGGTCCATCAAGTTTTTGTACAGCGATAGAAGCCATTTTTGAACAACACCTTCGTCATCACGCGCGACGATTCCGTTGTCGCGCAAGTATTGAACAAATGCATCGTTCCAATCAAGCTCAATTTGAATGCCGCGTGTATCACTAACTTCAGCACTCTTAATCTCAACCCATGGTTCATTGCTATTGCGACGTGCTTCATCAGCTGCGTCTTGTTCACGCCGGAATTCGAGTTCCTTATTGGCTTCTTCCAGCTGTTGGACGATAGCCTCTTTTTGAGCTTCGATTTCGTGCTTTTCTTGTTGAATCTGGGCGATTCCCTTAGTCAATTCATCGAACTTTGCGTTGATACGCTCACGTTCGATTTTGTCACGATTCCACCAGTTAGAGAGTGCTTGAAACATCATTAAGTCCTTGGTACGACAAGAATGTCGAGGTTGTTGACCACGATCTTCAACATACCACGGGATGTGACGTAGAAGTTACCGTCTGGATTCGCCTTGAACAGTGTCGTGACCGTTTTAATAGGGTACTTATGGACAAAATTTGCCGGCTCACCATCGTCGTCATCCGTGTTTTCAATCGTGTCTGCGAATGAATATGTCAGCTTATCACTGTTGATGTCAGCGATTTCAAACGAGACGCCCTTGTCTGTTCCGATGAATGTGATTTCATCAGCCTTCATCGCAGAAGTTCCCTGTTGCATTAGCAACACAGCTTCAGGCGTCATACGGATTTTGTGCTTAACGGCGTCGTTCAAAGACTTAGGCGCTTGAATAGTCTTCGGGTTAGCACACCGGTAGTCAACCTTGAATCCTTTGCCTTTCATGTTGATTGCACGTGCGAACGATTCTTCTGTGCCTTCACCTTCAACAGTGACATCCATCTCGAAGTTCGACATTCCGCGTGCGATATTGAATCGAGACATGAATACGTCGATACGGTTCAATCCAATCGATCCGAAAGGCAGATCAGGAACTCCCTTGTCGTGATAGAGAACAACAGTACGATCTTCGTCGATTGCTCGAACCTTCCCAGGTTCAATGATGATGCTACCAATCTTGGCGAGCTCTGCTGTTTGCACTACATTCTGAATGTATGCCAGCGATGCTTGATCCATTTTCATGGGTGTAAATCCTTGTTATAGTTATGTTGTCATGTTACTTGAGTTCGAGTTGTTGATCAACTGAAAGGGGCTGAAGCCCCTTTCTCAGAACTCAAACAAACTGTCTACAAACAGACTTTGTTTAGAAGGTGGTTCTTTGCCAATAGCCTTCAAGATATTCCCTAGCGGATTGTCGACCAGTCGTTCGATGTGAGCTTTCTTGTCGATCTTGAAGTTATCAAGGAACCACTGAGGGACGAAGTCAGCATCAACAGGCAAAGCCAAGCTCTTGAACTTGCCGTGATTACCGAGTAGGTAGTAGACACGAATCTTCATACCAGAAGAAATCTGCGGACTGACTTTGTCTTTGTACTGCTTAAGCATCAAGTTGTAGTAGATTGACGCTGCAACGTGACCTGGAAGACGTGCGCTAGCACCTTCATCTTCATACTTTGACGTGTAGTCTTCAAGTCCCTTAACGCCCTTCGGTAGACCAATTGTACGTACGTCAGGTGCATTGAGCAATTCGTCCTTGTACTCAACAATCGATACTGAGACAGATTCCCATGTTTCACCTTTCAAGAACCGTTCGATAAAGCCGTTCAGCTTCTTCGACACATGGACAGGAAGTGTTGTCTTCTTCGTGTCCAGTCCCATCACTTTCATCTTGTCGACAGGATCGCCGTCAAGGTTGATCAAGTGCAAGATGTAACGCTTCTTTTCAACGAAGATTCCGCGGTCGGAAACGATTTCACGTCCCGCCTTGATGATATTGTCATATCCGGCTGTGCATAGGAACGATTCACGCATGAACTCAGGGAACGATGCGTTGACAATGTCAGCAACACCGTCAGCAATTTCAATTGCTTCGTCAGCAGTACGACCGTGCGTCTTGAAATACGTTGAGTCAGTATCACCGTAGATGATGTGGGTCGCTGGATGCTTACCGTTGAACTTCGGACCATGTAGAGAGATCAGCTCAGCTTCCTTCTCAGTATAGCCGGATTCCATCGCATCTTTGACAGTCTCATACAGAGGGAAGTCAACGTTATACGATCCACCAAGCGTCTCGTTCGTCTTACGGCACTGATGACGGAGAATCATACGGCCTGTACCGGTTGTTGATTCACCAAGACGCAGGTCAAAGAACCGGAAGTACAAGTTCGTCAAAGCGCCGTAAAGGCTGTTCAGCTTAATTTTGTACACGTACTGAAGACGGTCATAGTAACCAGCCTTCAACGCATCGCCAGCAGCCTTAGACTCACCCTTCAACTTCTGATACTTCTTACGAAGATCGTACCACTCAGCAAGCAACGCCGGAATGAAACCTTGTTTCGTTTGATCGAACACAGTTCCGTACCCAGACACAGCCCACTTACGTTCCGCGAAGTATTCACGCCATTCGGTCGCAGGCATCGTCAGCTCCTTGCTTGAAGGACCGCGATAACTGTCTTCAAACACGAAAGTCAAGTTATCAAACGAGCCGTCTGCGAGTTTCTGAGCATCGGCTGCATATCCCTTGAATTGTCCTCGAATAGTCTCAGGAGAGATGTTCAGAGAACGAATAGCAGATGGATACAGCGAGTTGATGTCAATCGACCCAATGAAATCATGAAGACCGACCTGTGGATACAGAACAAGAGCACCGTCAATTTGACGATCTTCCAAAGGTTGTGTTACGTTCTTTACGACTCTCCGAAGCGTATGATGGCAGTAGTTAATCAACGCCAGTTCGGCAAGCTTCAAAGTGCCGTTTACATGCGAAAACAACGCGGTTGAGAGGTGAACGTTAACGTTTGCAATGCCAACGTAGCCGAGTTTGTCTTCGAATCCGTTCAGAATCTCAGTATCTCGCAAGTTGTACCGGCTGAAGAACGCGTAGTTGTTACGGTACAAATCAGCAAGCGTACCTTCGTACTCCAACTTAGGAAGAAGAGGTTGCTTTGTTTTGTCGTCGACCAGAACGTCAGCTGCAATTGCAGCAAGGGCGTACGAAGGCTTTTCACCAGGTTCGTACTTCTTAACGAGGTTCATGTAGTCGATCTTAACACGCCCGACAGTATCAATCGTGTTGCCCATTAGCTTACCGTTTGTCGGATTCGGCACAGGACGGAACGACACGTTGCCGAATGTTGGGAAGTCGAGTTGACGGAGGAACCTGAACTTGCCAGGATGCTGCTTGATCTTTGGATTCGGATTGTCGGTATAGACGAGAGTTGGCTTACCACTTGGTGTTTCAGCTAGTTCACTGCCAAGAGATAGAGGTTGCCGGTCAAGTACACGTGCAACGCGTTGTGCGATGTACGGCATATCAAAGAAGTCACTGTTCCAGCCAGACACAACGTCACTATCGCGCAATTCCTGCAGCAACAATAGCAAAAGCTCTTGCTCATCGTAGCAGATATGAATTTTCAGACGGTAGTCAGTAGGGATCGGTGCATCAGGAGCGCATTCATTCATCTCACGACGAAGGCGTTCTTCAGTCCATCCCTCTTCAGGAGGGACAGTGAGAAGAACGTATTCACGCTTCCAGCGATGATACAAAGCAACAGAGTTGATTGGTGCATACGGATTCGTAGCAACCATGTCAATAACTTGAACACCTAGTTCAGGATCGTAGTCAACTTCGATGTCGAGGAACGTAACATGAAGCTGAGGTGCTTCGATGCCGTAGTAGTGATTGGATAGGACGCGAATGTCAGGTGTGATATCGCTTTCCCACATCTGAATACCGCGATCATCGTATTCTTTGCGAGCCCGGCGATATTCACTGTTCTTTTTGAATTCTACTTTCGACACACGGTTGCCGTAGACGGTTTGGTAATCGCCGTCAGGATCATCGATGTAGAAGTAGTACGGAGCTGGGTAATCCTTAACGACGCGGTCGCCATCTTGATTTCGCTCCCAGACGATAACTTGATCGTCTGTATGGATAGCAGAAATGTATGCCATTTATTGTTTTCCTTATTTGACACAGATTGTGCACGATTACTTTAGACGTACCCGATAGAGACATCAACATTTTGTACCCTTTTGGATAAATATTGAGAACATCCTAAAGGAGTTATGTTATGTCTACATCTTTGCCGATCAAGGGCGATAACGACAAGAAGATTGGTGCCTACGGTGCGCCGCTTCAGGTCACAGCTCAAGACCAGCCAACGATGACTGTAAAGGTCCGCGCTGGTTCATTCTTCAATAGTCAAAACAATCTCGTCGAATACGCTGGTGGTACGACACCTATCATCTCTGCTCCTGTTTCAGGCGCAAAGTGGGTTCTCGTAACGCTGTCGGATACAGGTTCGCTGGCTCTCGTTAACGGAGCAAACCAATCTGCTCCAAACCTTCCAGCCGTCCCAGCTGGTGCGATTCCTCTTGCTGCGATTTACGTCACGTCGACAACGATCGCAATTACGCCTAACTTGATTCAGGATATTCGTCCATTCCTGCGTGCTGTTAACTCGGTTCCTGATGTTGCTGCAGAACTCGCTGATCGTCCAACGTTTACAGACGTTGACAACGATCTCGCTTTGAAGGCTGACGTTGACGGTACGGCTAACACGACATTCGCTTTGAATAAGACATTCGTTGCTGGTTCGCCAAACTCCGACGCTTCGTTCGCAGTTAAGCGCGGTAACGCACCTGAGGTTGCTATCCGCTGGAACGAGTCGATCGATCAGTGGGAATTCACGAACGATGGTGTTACGTACAGTCAGTTTGCAGCAACGAGCGGTACTTATGCTCCTCTCGTTCACTATCACGTAGCTGCTGACGTTACGGACTTCAACCCAACTGTTAATGCATTGATTGCAGCAGCTCCAATTGCTCAATCGCAAGTGACAGGTTTGTCTACAACGCTCGCAACGAAGACGGATCAGGTCAACTTCCTCGCTCACGCAAACGATACATCAATTCACCACACATTGCCACTTCCACAGTCAGCAATCACAGGTTTGACAGCTGCTCTTGCTGCTAAGGCTGACTCAACAGGCGGTACCTTCACTGGTGATATCACTGTTCAAGAAGGCACGAACCAGCCAATCGCGCTCGTAAGCGATGCAGGTAGTTCTGGTTTGACGGTTGACCGTGGTGTTAACCCTGACGCTAAGCTCGAATGGGATGCGTCCAGCCAGACATGGATGTGCGGTACTGTCGGTTCGATGAACACAATTTTGACAGCAAATGCTGTTGCACTTGTTTCGTCTGTCAACGGTCAGCAAGGTGTTGTTGTTCTCGATGCAGCCGATGTAGGTGCAGCTCCAACAGTGCACACACACGTTGCCGCTGATATTACAGACTTCACGGCAGCTGTGACTGCTTTGATTCCAGCTGATGCTGTAACGTCCGTCAATGGTGATACAGGTGCGGTTGTGTTGACAGCAGCTGATGTAGGTGCAGCTCCAACTGTCCACACTCACGTAGCTGCTGACATTACGAACTTCACTGCTGCAGTTACAGCTTTGATCCCTGTGACATCCGTCAATGGTGACACTGGTGCAGTCGTATTGACGGCTGCTGATGTAGGTGCGGCACCAACCGTTCATACTCACGTTGTTGCTGATGTAACAGACTATGTGACAGCTACCGATGCACGTATTGCAGCGGCCTCGATTGCTCAGTCACAAGTCACTGGTCTTGCAGCATCGTTCGCAGGTAAAGCAAATACAGTTCACACTCATGTCGCAGCTGATGTTACTGACTTTGCAACCGCAGTCGTCGCTGCTGCTCCTGTAGCATCTGTCAACGGTGACACAGGCGCTGTTGTATTGACAGCGGCAGATGTTGGTGCGGCTGCTACAGTTCACACGCATACTGCTTCTCAAATCACTGACTTTAACACAGCTGCTGATGCTCGTATTGCTGCTGCTACGATTACACAATCGCAAGTAACAGGTTTGACAACTGCGTTGGCTGGCAAGGCAAATACGGTTCACACGCACGTAGCTGCTGACGTCACTGACTTCACATCGGCAGTGAACGCTTTGATCCCTGTAACATCCGTCAACGGTGATACGGGTGCGGTTGTGTTGACAGCAGCTGATGTAGGTGCAGCTCCAACTGTCCACATTCACACATCTGCGGCAATCACTGACTTCAATACGGCTGTTGATGCTCGTATTGCTGCGGCTGATCCAACAAGCACGGTTGCAACTACTGATGCTACGCCAACACAAATCGTTGCTGTACCAACAACGACGGATAGTGTCGCGGCTGTAGAAGTAGTCGCTTCGGCGTTTGAATCAGCTACAGGTGATGCTAAGAGCGTTCGCGTATTCGCAATGGTTAAAAACATTGCTGGTACGGTGACGGTTGGTACGCCAGATGTTACAACATCCGAAGACGCTGGTGCAGCTGCTTGGACTGTTACACTCGTTGTATCAGGTACGAACGTTGCTGTTACCGTCACAGGTGAAGCTGCTAAGAACATCGCTTGGAAGGCGAAGGTATCAGTAGCTTAACTAGCGACTAGCCAATAAAAAAGCCCACCTAGGTGGGCTTTTTGTTTTAGAACGGGCTATCGCCGTCGTCTTCATCCTGCTTATCGAGTGGATCGCTAGAAGCATCCGGATCGCGAAGACCACCTTCAACGATTGTTTCGTACAGGGTTTCGAAGTGACGATTTTCTTCAAGCAGTGAGCCGTAGTTGTGCTTGTACATCGTAGCTGCGATCTTGCGAACGAGCTTCTTGTCAACGCCGTACTCAGCGGAAAGAGCGGCAATGGTTTCGCTCATCCCTTCCTTGATGTCGTCAATTTGCTGGAAGTAGTGAGTAACCGTAGCGAGAGCCGATTTGAACTTCTTACGAATTTCCGGATCAGCCAACAGATTACCCTTCGATTCCTTTTCCTTCTTTGCAAACTTAGCCATTTATTGTTCTCCTTATTAGGCTTTTTATATGCGTATGTTACGGTGTTTAATACCGTTGCGTCAACTGTAACCCGTTGTTGCGGTTAAATTGACGCACCACAGTTTCGAGTTTACGCTTGACCTCTTGGACATAGCCATACTCACTGTGATTGTCGATCTTTTGTGCACCACCGATTCCCATGTTGTATGCGGCAACAGCTCGGTTCCAGTCACCGCCCGACAACTGCATGTACAGTTTGAAGTGATACGCTGCGATACGAACGTTTGCTTCGTCGTTTGACAACAACAAGGCGATGATTTCTTCGTCCATCAAAGAGCCGTATTTGCGGCCTTCGAAGTACTTGTCAAGTAGAACTGGAAACCGTTCAAGGACCGATCGTGCAGCAACAACTTGAACTTGCATCAAGCCGTAAGAACGCTTGCCAATCGGTGCATTCTTGTTGCCAATTCGTTCCGAACGTCCACCGTTCGTTTCTTGCATCAGAATCGCTTGAAGCGTTTCTGGATTGCCGACTTCACGACCAACCATGAACACAGTCTTCAGGTGGTCTGTCATACCTTCCGGTACATCGACAGATGGTTGCACGGTTTGTTCAACGACTTGAATAGGTCGTGTGAACTCCGACGCTGCGCGGAGCCTTGAAGAAGGGTCCGTGAAAGTAACTTGCCCAGTTGCTGTTGCAAAACCACACAGCAACAATACTGCCAGGAATGTCAAAACCGCAGCGACTGAGGTGAATTGCAGACGATTGCTCATCTCTGGTTCTCCTTTTGTCAGTGAAAGAATATCCATTAGGTGTTAACAAAAACACCATGCAGGATATGACAGCCTTGGAAAATAGAAAACGGGTCAGCTTGAAAAGCGTTATTGCCCGAACCAAGACAGATAGTTACCCTGAAACTTCGTAGGATCATACAGATATGGCACCTTTGCGCAAATCTGAATGCGTGCTTGATATGCGTCTCCGACGTGTACAAGCGAAGTCAGGTTGATAAAGTGCGGATCGCTTGGAAAAACGATCAGCGTCCCACGTTGCGGATTAAATCCGAAACGGTGCTGGGGGAATTCGAGTTTCCCACCATACACTTCATACTCCGAATCAAACGGAGGCTGTTCTTGATAATCATTGAGGAAAAGGACGGCAGTCAAATCGCGTTGATGAATGCGAGCCCACTTTCCTGAAACATACATTGAGTTTTCTGCCTGAGGAGCACTGCTGCTACCTTCAGGAAACCACTCAAAACGAATTCGTTCTGTTCCTTTGTACTCCAAACCGTAGTAATGTTCGAGAGTAGGAATCAGTTGCTGTAGACGGCGATATACGATGTCTTGAGCGAGGTCGTGTGTCTTAACTGTCTTGACTTCGTCACCATCTTTGTTCTTGTCAGGCACTGTAAAATCACAAGTGTCAATCAGATCCTCGCACATCAACGGCGACATGAAATCTTCAACAACAAGAAATGGTGACTTAACCGACATTTTAATCCTTAATTTCGTTTACTGCTAGGGTACGAAGATATGTAACTAGATCACTCAATGTTACGCCATTTTCCACTAGCACTGCAACAGCTTCGAGTACCTTCTTGTCGTCACGAAGATGTGTCACTGCTTCTGTCACGTCTGCACTCGAATGTTCCTTCTCACTTCGAGAGGGGTCAATGATGAATCCCGCGTCCTGTAGAATATTTTGTCCGATTAGAACATGGCTATCCATACCGCTACGGTCGTTCAAATTGAATGATGCGTTGCGAATCAACTTGCCGTCAACTTCTACGTCGAGTGTGACGATTGGACGTGTAACACCACCAGCATCTGCAGAGTGAACTTCTTGAGATCCGTCGAGTGGCAATGTCAGATAGTTGTCTGACAGCATAGGACAGCGAAACCGTACTTGACCTCGCCCTTGCTGAATATCTTCAGCGTGCAGAGACGACGTTGTTGCACCTGTGTCAACTTTGCCCTCCACACCACGTCCACCAAGTGACAAGAACGTCACTTGTGCTGTGTTTCCGATTACTTTCTTGTCCATTATTTCACTCCAAATTTGCGGTGATACGTATTTATGCGCTCTAGAAGCGGACGGACGTAAGGTTCCACCGGTTGTTTGAAGATCAATGGGACGGCACCCTTCTCACTAGACATCAAGATAACAATATTGTCAATCTTGATTCCGTACCTCTCTTCACACATCAAAGCATAAGCAGTCGTCTGAAGATAGTAGTCACCAATCTTATCAGACGACTTGTCATTTGTAGAGGTTTTGAAGTCGATGATCGACAGCTTACCGTCGTATTCGCCGATGCAGTCAACACGACCTGCAACACGCATAACGTCACTCCACAGAGCCGTTTCTTGCGTGACAATGTTGTTGACTTTGCGTAGAGGGAGGCGAAGCTGATTGAAACCGACGATGTGTTCTGGTTTGTGCCCAGCTGTCGGCTTCGGATCATTGTTGAGGAGGTTCTCGATCATCGCATGAATCGCTGTGCCTCGATCGGCAGCACGTTTCATTTCCTTATCAGCGCGATCCGCACCAAGCGAATTACGCCAATCAGTTAACCATGGTTTCTCTTCGGAACCTAGAATTGTCGTGATCGAAGGATACTTGTTCCCTTCCGGGGTTACATAGAAGCGACCTTTAGGTCCTTCGATCGTCTTGAGTTCTACAGGATTTACGTTATTCAGGTGTACGTACACAGCAAGCCTTATTGAGTCTGCGAAGCAGAACCAGGCGTTGCAGCACCGGCGCTACCCGGTGTCGTAGTTTGGTTGTTAGCTTGCATCTGCTGACCTTGTTGAGCCTGCGGATTAGCTTGTGTACCTGCCTTCTTCTGTTCTGCTTGTAGTTGTTCTTGTTTTTGAGCAAGCATTGTCTGAAGCTGCTGTTTACGAGCGAGAAGCGGCTTGTTTTGCTGTGCAATACGTGCATCCAAAGCACTGATTTGCGCTTGCAAATTCTGCACGTCTGCCGCTGTATCTTCAACCAATGGTTTATTTACAATACCCAAGTATTGCTTAAATGTCAACTTGTTCATGGTTACTTCACTCGGTTAAGGATGTAGCTCGCAATCTCGTGTGGATGAACTTTGCCACGAATAGGAGGAACTTTCTTTGGGGTGTGTTGAACGGGTGCTGACCTAACACGTGGTTGAGGCATCGGCACTTCTTCATCTTCTTGATCAACTGACAGACTACGCTTTTCAGTAACTTCAAAGTCGTCATCATTGTCGTGACCCATTTCGCTACGGAACTTGGACAACTGAGCAAGACGCTTGACTTCGCGTTCTTCTTCTTTCTTAGCCTTGTTGTACTGCTCCATGTCAAGCAGTTGTTCTTCCTGCTTTACTTTCAGGGAAGCACGGCGGGCGATCGAATCTGCTTCCTTCGTCTTAGCTTCAGCTTCACGAGCGCGGGCATCAGCTGTACGCGCTTCAGCGTCAGCCATCATCATGTCGATTACTTTGTTGAGCAGAGACTTCGCGTCTTCATCGTCACCTGTATCGGCTGGGAGTTCCGCATCAACATCGTCCATTCCTTCCATGTCGCCTTCAGGCGGAACTTCACCGTCTGCACCTTGCAAGTCGACGTTTTCTTCTTCGTCTTCTTGAACTTCAGGCCATTGAACGTCGACGATGTCGAAACGGTCCTTCAGCTTGAACAACACTTCAGCAATTTCAGGTGGTGCTTCATCTTCTTCGACGTCAGCCAAAAATGCTTGGAGTGCTTTTTCGAAGTCTTCAGCTTGTTCGTGCTTAACGACAACACGAACAAGACCACGTTCGTCATCTTCCAAACCGAACGTGACTGTATCACGATGATCTTGCTCTTCGCGGCTTTCTAGGCCTTTCAGCTTTGCAATAACACCTGCTGTGTCAAAAGTCTTGTTACCGCCGTACGTATTACCTTGGCCTTCTCCGTCTTGCGAGAATTCGACCAGTTTAGCATACTGTTCTTTGAGCGACTTCTTTTTTGTAGCCTTGGAAGTCTCTTCTTCGTCACCGACGAACGTTTCTTCCTTGTCGGCTTGAGGCTTTGTACGCTTTACCAGAACGGAGAAAAGCGGCATGGCCATTCCTCCAGCCATACCGCCTGCGCCTACAGCTCCGCCAGCTGCGTCTTCTTTGACAAGCGCGTTGATCTTTTTGATTAGTTCCATTGTTGTCCCAATCCTAGGTGATTTTGCTAGGTATTTATGGAACAACTACGGAAAGCAACGCGCTACGTGTGGTTACTTCAGTCCGGCTACCTTGAAAGTACGCCACTTCAAATCATAACTGACGCCCTGAGTATGTTCGAGCCAGTCTTCGAAGTTGAACATGCGATTGACGAACGATTCCTTGTATTCAGCGTATTCCTTATACAAAGCTGCGATTTCTTGTCGTTCAGCAGGTTCGAGTTCAGTAACATCGATCGCCTTCACGGCGTCTGTTGGTACGTATGTGGGAATAATTACACGATCAGAAGTTTCAGACGTGCTCTTTTCATATACGACAGGCGTAACGGTTGCTTCAACTAGTTTCATATCACTCTCCTTCAGGAGTCTTGCTTTCATTCAGGAACTTTTCGACGTCGATTTCTGTTGGTGCCTGAGGTGCCTTAGGCAGCAAACCAAGAGCTTCTGCTGCCTTAACAGCGGCTTCGCGTTCCTTTGAGATCGTTTGGACCAGTTCGTTTTGCAAGTGCTTGAGAGCAGCTTGGACGAGCAACAGTTCAGAACTAGCATCAAACTCACGCTCACGCCATCGGTCGAAGTGAGAAATCATTGCTTTGACTTCATCACTCATCTTTTCGACTTCAAACACATTTCCGTCAATGGTAATAGTCGTAGTGGGAACTACTTTGGACATTCAAAATTCTCCTTGTTATAGTTATGTTGATGATTAATCATCCATATCCATTAGATCGAGAACGGATTTAGGCCTATTCTTTCCCGCTTTAACAGCTTGGATCTTTTGGGTGATAACTCCGTCGTCGTCAACGTCTTCATTATCCTTGTTATCTAGGTTCTCAATCAACAGCCTGTTGTTATTCCATTTAAGGTATGCCGTCTTACCCACACCGTCGCTGCTACGAGTCTTAAGGAAGACAAACCCGATTTCCCCTGCAGCCTTCATAGTTGGTGACAAAACAATCGAAACGTACCAGTCGACAGTGTTAACCTTTGTCAAACCACCTGCGATGTGCCCTTGGTTGAGTTCCTTCGCTTCGATAGCACTGCGGTTTTGCTGAGAAGCAGTAGCAATGTACATATTGTAGTCAAAACCAATGTCACGAAGCTGTTCTGCAGCGCGTTTATCCTTCTCGGAGATGTTATCAGCGGAAACTGATTCGTTAGATCCCATGATGTCCAGGTAGTCAACAATCAACAAGTCCGGCACAAAACCGTACTTCAGTTCAAATTCTTTGATGTACGCACGAATTTGGTTTGCTGTTGTTCCGGAGTTCATCCGTTTAATAAACAGCTTGCCAGTCTTCTTGCCGATGTTCTTAACAGCTGTTGCGATCTCACGGTAGTTTTGCTGCCAAGCAACAGTTGGCACACCCGTGATCATTGTGTCAAACCGTTGACCAACGAGTTCTTCAGACAGTTCAAGCGAAATGTACAAGACATTCAACCCTTGCTGCGTGAAATTCAAACCCAAGTTGGCAAGAGCAATCGATTTACCACCACCCGAATTGGCACTGAACAGAATCATTTCTGTGCGGGCAAGACCTCCGTTGAGAAGGCTATCAACATCGCGCCACAGTGTTGGTGTACGCTGTGGAGTTTCGGCCATTTTCTCAAGACGCTTGAGAGGATCGGAGAAGTAGTCAAGACCGAGGTCGCGGTTAAGCGACACAAGCATTGCGTCCTTAATCAGCGTTTCAATTCCACCGTCTTTTCCCTCTGCAAGCAGTTTGCTAGATTTGACAATCGCCTGTTCCATTGCCTTTTTGCGGCAGAACTGTTCGATTTCGTTTGAGCAATACGAAATCTGATCGCGCGTAACCTGATGTGTCTTGAGTTTGACATCAGTTTCCGCTTCGATCTGATCAGTAGACGGAGTGGTGTTGTATTTGTCGTAGTACTCGTTAATGAAGCCAACCGTCTGCCTAAATTCTGGGTTGAAGTATTCAGGCTTGACGATTGACTTACACAGAGCAAATGTATCAGCGGACGAGATTAGATACTCGATCAGCAATTGTTGTTTTTTATCGTTGTTATTCAATTGCAACTCCTATTGCAAGGAGCATACGATCGAAACTGATTAACCAACAACTAGAATCTGTGGATACGTTGTCTTTACTGCGGACGGGCTTACAAACCCCTTCCCGCCTGTGATATACGTCTGTGGAGACGTCTTATCAACGTAGTACGCATCGACATACCTGTCGTAGATGCGGTCGACTGAGGCGAAAGGAGATGTTCCTAGAACATAAAGCACTCGTCCTGGCGTTAATGGTTGAGTACTAATTGCACTCAAGTAGAACCCAGCTCCGTTGGGAATAATTCCCTGTGAGAAATACGGAGGTGCTAACGGAGACGTCAGTAGGTTGAAACTACGCAGTGTGTACATCTTGCCATTGATGATCGCTTTCTGAGCGTTGACCCACGGAGAGTCTACCGATACAACGTTGTCAATATTGATGTAATCGACAATCACGTCGCCTTGTGGCGACAAATAGGTGATTGTGATGCCAACGGTTGTAGAGGAATCCAATGTTGCAATTGTTACTTCACCATTATCGCTAGACAATTGCAGAACATCGGCTGGAACGGCAGCAGGATTAATGCTGTCAGCATTCGTTGTATTCTGAGAAGCAAGTGAAATACACTGAGCTGTACCTGAATATGCTGTACGGAACGTCAGCAGTGTCGTATTCAGGTCGATAGTTTCGATCGACAACGGTTCCTCCGTTACAAGAACAGATTCTCCGTCAATCACTTTGTATACGTATGCGTGAATTACTGGCTTGTTTGCCAGGTCGTGCTTGATCAGCCATTGGCTGTCAGCAATTGTTTGGTTGTATGTGAAGAGAACTCGTCGCTGAATCCAATCTTCAATACCAGCAATCTCCGGCGGATTTGCTGGCGTGTTATTGATGTCACGAATCAATGTGACGCGACGAAGCTTCCCGAGGCAACCAAGGGTGATGTTGCAGTTTGGTAGAACATCGAGCCCCTGTTTATTCTCAGGCACGCGATTTCGACGGTTGCACGTATCACATTCGTATACGTGTTCACCCCTGGTTGTCGTAGCCATTAGTTCAGTTTACCTTCCCATTCGTTCAGAGTCTGAGCGATGATGATACTAGATGTGCGTTCTTGGTATGCCTTAGCGAGTTGCTCAGGCACATCAACAGATTGACTAACAATCTGTGCGCGGAAGAATTTATGTTCGCCTTCTGGATTTGCAAGGCTATGCGGGAACAGGTCAAGTGCATATTCGCCGTTCTGACGTTGAATCGGACGAATAACAAGTGGATGTTCCACAACGATAAAGTTAGCGTCATGTGCGACAACTTTAGCAATAAGTTCAGCGCCTCCCGGCAGGCTGAATAGAATCTGATCAGTCATGGTTTTCCTTATAGTTCTTTTTATCACACGTCGAACAGAGACGTGTAACCATTTACAGCAGTTGCTTTGACTGCATAATAGTACGGGATTCCGTACAAAATTACTTCAGCGTGAGATTCAATTCCCTCGCGAAGGTTTGTTGAAGAATATGTGTACTTCAACATGTCAGTAACAACTTCAGATGCCTTTAGGCTGTCTCCGAAGTGTTCAAACAAAGTATCGACGACACGTCGGTAGTCGTGACTCGAATTCGTCACTTCCTTGCTATACAGGAAGTGGTATCCATTGATCGGGAACACGTAGAACAACTCTTGTTGTGATTCTACGAGCGGGGGCTGCGTATATGTAAACACAGCCCGCTGACGAAGGTTAGTGAACTTCTCACGAAACGCTTCGTTGAAAATCTCACCTACGACGTCATTTCGCTTTTGTTGGCGAACTTTAACCTTCTGGAAAGGAAGGTATGTCGAAGGGAGTGGCTTTAAAAGCGGCAAGCCCGCAGACTCTTTCAAGAACTGCGAGCATTCCGCTTTGATCAACGATGATTCACGAGTGCCAAAACTAGGCGTGCCAATGATGTCTTCAAATAGCATGCAATACCTCTTTTCAGAGGTATTTATGGCGGACTCAATCGTTGGATTTACGCCTGAGGTTGTTCACCCTGTGACAGGTCTTGAACGACTCGGTCGATGAACTCATTGCATTCTGCAATGTTGCGTTGCAGGACGCAACGCGGACCTTGCACGACTTCGTTCAGCAGATATGCGAACTCGGTTTGCAGGACGTAGGCGTAGTTGGGGCCGTTCTTGCCGCGATGTGCACGCTCGAGACGAGCGGTTGCTTGGTTGAACGTGGAGGAGAGATAGCGGACGATCTGACCGATGTCCTTTTCGTTACGAACTTCTGCCATAATGGTTCCTTGAGGCAGTTGATGAAATCGCTTTGTTTGTTTCAAAGCGGGCTTAACATGTAGCTCACTTTACTGATATTCTTTTTACCTTCAACGTTGTTGACCCTACCTGTTTTTAAGACAATGTGCGTCAAGGAGCTTACATGAAACTAAGACAAATTATCGCTCATATGGATGCAGCTCATGTATACGCAGGGCTATCGTATTGTAATCGACGTAAGGTCGGTTCTGTCATCGTCAAAGATAACCGAATCATCTCTATCGGCTACAATGGTACACCACCCGGTGCATGTAACTGCTGTGAAGGTGAGGACGGCAAAACACTACCAAATGTGATTCACGCTGAGGACAATGCGATCCGCAAGCTGAAGAATTCGCCTGAAACAGGCGTTGGTGCTACGATGTTCATCACAACAGCACCGTGTGAACCATGCGCTCAAATGATTATTGACGCTGGGATTGTTCACGTTGTTTACGACCAAAGTTATACGAATGACCACGGTATTGTCTTCCTACGCGAACGAGGCGTAACTGTTGACAATATTACCCAATTAGTGGATAGTGCTCTCATTGATAACAAGGAACAACAATGACACAATTGATTTTGCCGGAACAATACGAAATCAACGTTGACTTAGACGGCGTTCTCGTTGACTTCCAAGCAAAGGCGTTCGAAATCGCTGGCTTGCGTCCGTCTGATGATCCTGCTGACAAGCAACTCCGTCGTGACTTCTGGAAGAGGATCGAAATGCATGTCCGTAAGGGCGGCTCGTTCTTCGAAGACATGAAGCCGATGGTTGATGCTTTTGTCTTGTGGGACTACATCAAGCACCGTAGTCCGACGATTTGTTCTGCGACCGGCCACGTTGTCGGTGCAGCGCAGGAAAAGCGCAACTGGGTTCGTCGCCATCTTGGCGTTGAAACCGCTAACTCTGCTCGGTTTGTTCGTGATGGCCGCATGAAGGCTCAATACGCACATCCGCTCGCAATCCTGATCGATGACCGCAAGAAGGTTCTCGATCCGTGGATTGAAGCTGGTGGTATTGGTATTCTTCATACGTCTGCTGACCGTACGATCGCACAACTTAAGGAGATGGGTCTGTGACCTATGAAGCATTCGTCCTGACGCCCGAATCACGGGCACAAATCCTCGCTCACTACCCCCCGAAGCATCCGAACGTCATCGCTCACCATGTGACGCATGCGTTCGGTGTCAAGGAAGGGCACAGCGTAGGCACGCTGATCAACAAGATCAAGTTGGAATACGGTCTGTTGTACACACCGATCAAAGTGCTCGGTCATGTGTTCAACGGAGGTGTTCAGGCAGTAATTGTTGAAGTCGTCGGTGCTGAACGTCGTCCTGACGGTAAGCGCTACCACATCACGATTTCCATTGATCAAGATCGTGGCTACAAGCCAGCCGACTCGAATAAACTGATCGCAGACGTTGGCGAGAACTTTGAACGCGAAGATCAAACGTTCGTCGCGGGTACCTTCGAGTACATTTGACAGCGACAGCTAAACAAAAAGCCCACCTAGGTGGGCTTTTTTCATTGGACAATTATCGTGATCTCAATTGGCTTTTCACACACTTGATACCAGTACGTGAATAGTTGACGATGTTTACCGGACCTCTTTTGGTATGATCTCCATCCCGGAGTATATCCCTGCGCCTTACAGTCGTTGACAAACTTTTGTTGTGCTTCAAGTTCAGCTAATCGTCGCCGTTCCATTGCCGGTTTGACGTTGTACTCATGATTGTACCACATCCATCCAAACAGGACGCCGATCACTAGAAGTATTGAACCAAACAAGAACAGGATGTCGTAGTCGGCTTCGTCCATATTAGAACCAATCATCGGCGTGGCGATCGAGCATGTCTTGGTATTCTTCTGGCGTTAACGCCCATTGAAGCCACAAGTCATTGAGGATCAAGTAGGCGAATAGGCCTATGATGCATAGCAAACATGCGCCTATTACCTTAGCGAACTCCAATACCTGAGACCAATCGATATCAATCACGGGTGAATCCTATACCGCGGCCGAACGCTTCACTGGAATTCGGACGTGCATCCATCATCGTTTTGAGACGAGTGACTGCATCTTCGAGCGGGACATCGAATACTTCGACTGACACAATCAGTTCCTTCAGATGTGCAATTGAGAAGTTCTTCGTTTTCGCCACCCATTCTTCCAATTCAGCTGGGTCATCGGCGAGGCGAACGTTCTTTGCCAGCAAGTACGTCTTGCGTGCACGTTCGTCAGGCATCCCGATCTTCTTGACAATGTCAAAACGGCTAGGACGGTTGATAAACCGCTTGTCGAGACGTTCAGGATAGTTTGTCGTTGCAACGAACACGACATTGTCGATCTGAAGCTCGCCGTCCATGATTGCGAGCAAGTCGCTCTCGCCATACACGTCAATGATCGAGTCAATGTCTTCGAGCATGACGATCAACGGACGAGTGGGTTCTACTTGACGAAGCAGTTTGAGACCACGTGCGGCGCGCCCTGGATGATCGACATACAGTGAGATCCCACCGTGACTAATCACTTTTTGAGAGATCACTTGTAGTGTAGACGTTTTGCCGGAACCCGGAGGACCCCACATCAACACACCACGCTTCCACAGAAAACCGAACTTACGGAAGTGTTGTTCCTTCGTCCAAAACGTCTCAATTTCGCCGATCACTTGCTCCGACACGGAGTCGGGTAGATCAATCAAATCATCAAGATTGATGTCGGTTTTTTGGAAGAACAACCCAAGTTGTTCACTAACTTGGATCGTATATTGACCAGGCGGTAGAATAGGAACGGACTTTTCGCACGCGCTGTAGTTGCGATCCCCGTAAACAGCCCACATCTGAGCGTTGACTGCGGGAGCTGTTGATTTAGTTGGACTTGATTCGCTAGCGTCTTCGTACGCTGGCTTAGCAGGAATCGCACGCGAAACTTTATTTGAATCAGATCCGCCAGCAACGCGGTCGTTAAACTCTTGCAAGTCTTCAATGTCGCTCATCAATATCTTTCTGATATGGTTTAATATCCACCGTCGTCGTACTTCGACTTCTTACCCATCTTCGACCAACAGCCGTACTGGTCTTCGTCGTCTTGTTCGTCCATCGCTCTAGCCCATTCGACTAGCGATGAATAAAATTGCTTCTCTACTGGATCGTAGACACGTCCGTCTGTACGGATCTGGATTCCGTAAAACTCTTCCAGCTCTTCAGCTGTCATTTCTTCTACGTCATCAATGACTCTGTGGTTGTGCATTTCTTTCTGGGTAAGATAACATTGGTAGGTGATCATCAATGTTCCATGATCACCCCAATTTAGTCAACAATTAGTCGTCGTAAGCGCCCTTCTTGTACTTCTGGAGGATCGCTTGTAGCTCCGTAATGTACACTTTCTTTCGCAGGTCTTCCGAACCGATCAGAGCTTCGTATTCGGCAAGCTGTTCAAGTGCTTCCTTGATACGTTGTTCGTTCTTCGTATACTCTTCTTCTGTGAATCTGTAGACGGGTAGATCGGCGATGTAGTCCGTATAAACAATACTGATCGTATCCAAAAACTCACGCAGTTCGCTACGAGAGGCCGTCTTCTTGGCAACACCGCCAACGTTGTTCTTAATTGCTGTACGAATGTCGTAGTAACGCTGAAGGTCGACCTTCAGCAGGTCACGAAGTCGTTCGTAACGCTTAACATACCATGTGAGGCGCCAATCAGTGAAATCTTTGATCAGTTCTGATGGAGATTGTGTGTACGACTTGACGTACTGACCATCGATACTGAGCACGTTTAGGTTCTCAATATGACGGACAGCAAGACCTGTCAATTCAAGCAACTCATCTTGTTCAACAGTCGCCAAGAAACCGCGTTTGAACTTCAGTGTGATCGAGATGACATCCTTGGAATCGTCGACGTATCCCGTCAATGTTCCGCTTTCAACTAGAGCGTCAAGCTTTGCGATTACCTTGTCGTGACTTTGTCCGAAAGGTAGACGCGTAATTTCAGCAGTCGTAGTATTCTTGATGTCAATTTCGCCGTTGAAGTAGTACGCAATTCCGCGGGCGGTTTCTTCTTTTGCGTGTGATGCTGATTCAATCGGATGGAAGATTGGCATCGGATCTTCGATCTTTTTGACGCCCTTCAGATGATTGATCTGGCATGTAATCACATCAGCAAGATCGCGCGGAAGGATGTTCGTTGCATAACCAATCGCCACACCTTCTGCAGGGTTCAGCAATACTGTCGGAACGATTGGCAGGAAGTGGACAGGTTCTTCAAGAGTACCGTCGTAGTTTTCTTGCATCGGTACGATTTCGATGTCGGCATACATCACATCTTTCGTGAACGCTGACGCACTGACAGTCGTATAACGACTTGCGGAGTATTCGTTTGGCTTAAGCAATGTACCGAACGCACTATCTCCCTTGAAATACGGAAGGTTGTTCCCGTACTGTGCCGTCAGCGTATCAATTGCACCTTCTGGAGCTCCGTGCGGATGGATAGGCATCGTTGCACCAGCGAGTGTTGCAGCTTTGTACTTCTTACCGTCGCGTGCCGTCCATAGAACACGGCGACCGCCCGACTTCATACCGTCAGTTAGTGCTGGAATCGCACGCATGCGAATCACATAGAGGGAATACTCTCGTCGTTGGTCGTTAATATATTGTGTCGATTCTGCTTTTTTCATTGGGACAACATCAATTCACGAAGATTAATAGGTGCGTAATTTGTATGTTCAACACAGATGTTGACATGCCCTTTTGAAGGAGCTGGGTGCTGGTGGATATGTCCGTGAACATTCCAACAGTTATCCGGCACGCGGTCAAGAGGGTAGTGTGTGAACAACAATTGTGTACCGTTCCAGTCAACGATCTTACAAAGATGGCGTTCGTTGAAAGCCAAACTAAGCAGGTTGCCTCGACGATCGATGTCGTGATTGCCAATGATTTGGATCTTGTAACCGGGAAGCAGATTGAGGATATCGTTTGTTTCGTTGACGTTCATGAACGTAATATCGCCTCCGAAAATGACGATGTCACGGTCCTTGACAACATTAAGATAGTTGCCAATCAAACAGTCATTCATCAGCGATGCTGAAGGATAAGGACGACCCGAATACTTCATGATGTTTTTGTGGCCGAAGTGAATGTCACTCCACACCCACACATCGCGAGAGTAGTCGTCTAGGTCGATCTCAATCAGAGGGTCGCCTGTTAGCGATTCGCTCGTTAGGATTGCTTTCCAGTGTTCGATGTTGCGGACTTTCAACGCACGATTGTGCGTTGGGTCGCCTGTAAATTCTAAGTCATGCAAATAATGCTGACGGAAAGATTCAGATGTAAATTTCATTTTGCTGTCAGCCATTCTTTACGAGCGTCAGAGTCGTTGCCGAATAGCAGTTCCATAACTTGTTTTGTGTCCTCGTCTGCGACAATCGGGATCATTGTGTCAGTTTCACCGGACAAGCACATATCCCAATCTTCCTTGCTCATAGAGCCCAGACCCTTGTAATATCGTACTTCATAACCCTTGTACTTGTCTTTGACTTTTTCGTAATCGGCACGGCGTGGGAAATGGACGCGTGTTTTCCCTTTAACCAAGCAGACGTTAGGAGCAATCATTCGGAACAAGAACGGTGGCTGTTTTGGATCGAGCAGTTCAGGCCAGAACTTGTAGAATAGGTTTGTCAACAATGTGAAGATGTCGGAGCCGTCGTAGTCAGCGTCGGTTGCGATGATCACTTGACCGAAGTTGAGTTCACTACGAACAGCTTTCTTACCAGGGATCAGTCCAATCGCTTGCAACATGTCCTTGACTTTGACCATCTTCAGTACTTGCGCAGGAGTAGCGTCGTACACGTTGTTGATCTTACCAGTCAATGCAAACGCAGCCGTTGTTTTTGGATCGCGAGACATCGAGATCTGTCCTGCAGCAGAATTACCTTCTGTGATCAGAACGCGACATTCTGCACGGTTCGTGCTCGTTGCATCGAGCAGACCGTCAACCTTCTTACCGATTTTTTTCGCGTGTTCCTTTTGTGCATCAGCATCTGCTTGAGCGTGGTGGCGGTTGTTGGCACGGAACAGAATATCTTCAAGCCACAACTCCGAACGCTTAGCGAACATCTTCCACTGAGCGTCGATCATTCCCGTCATTTCCTTGCGGAGATCGGGACCTGTCAGGCGGGTTTTAGCTTGACTATCGTATTCTGGATTACGGACTTTAAGGTTTGCAAGAACAAGCAATCCACGACGAATGTCGTTGTTTGTAATCTCGGACTTAGTCTTCTTAGCAGCTTTTTCCAGGTGATTTTGTACACGGCTATACAGTGCGTTGAGGAACTGCGTGTTGCATTTACCGCCGTCAAACAACAACGAACTGTTGACCCAAGTGAACATCTGTTCGTCGATACCGTCATGTGCATTAAGGACAACAAACACTTCGCCAACGAGTGTTGGCTCGTTGACTTCAAAGCAGTAGAACTGTTTATCGCCAGCGATCTGAGCGACGAGGTCAAGCAGTCCCTTCTTGAACCTGTACTTTTCACCGTTATATTCAACAGTGACATCCGGGTTTGTCATCGCAATTTCGATAGCGCGATTGCGGACAAGTTCGTCAGGAAGGGTTACATTCTTGAATACGAGCGGATCGAGCTGGAATGATACCTGTGTCCCGGAAGGTGTATTGTCAGGAACAGAAGTGATTTTTGGTGATGAGGCCTTATCAGCACCGTCAACGAATCGCTGAACGTACTTTTTGCCGTCGCGGTGAATGACAACGTCAAATTCACTCGAGCAATAGTTAGTACATGCTGCGCCAACACCGTTTTGACCGATGACGCCGACTTCCTTATCATCAGTGAAGTTGCGTCCGGCTTTCAAGCTACCGAGAGCGACTTCTGGTGTGCGCTTCCCTGTAGCGTGCATATCAATCGGAATGCCGCGGCCGTTATCGCCAACAGAATACCAGCCAATGTCTGGCTTAGCGTCAAACTTGAGTAGTTTGATTCGAGATGTTGTTTGGGAGAATTCGTCGAGCGCGTTATCAACGACTTCGTTGATAGCTTTGAATACAGACGGGATGAATTCGACTTCGCGAATTTCTAGTTTATCCGCCGTAAGCAGTGGAATTCGATAGGTGGTGGGGTTCATGTTCCCCAGGTAGATCTGAGTTCGTAGACGAACGTGATCCCTATCCGACAATGCAACGATGTCATTGCCGGTGTAGTTCTTGTCCTTAGCCATTCTAGTTAGTCTTTCTTCTTTTTGTTCGAAGTTGCCTGATTGATCAGTTCTGTTAGTACGTCTGAAGCGTGTTGTAGTGCTGCGTGCATCCCTGCCATGCTTTCAACTGCAAAGCCGCCTGAGCGCATAGACGCAACGGCATTGATTCTGTTCAACACAAGAGCTTGTTGGTTCAACAGTTCATGGAGGTTCATGTCTTGCCACAAATCTGATCGAATTGCGGTCTCTGGATTGGTATCGTCAGGATAGATGTTCATTTTGTTATCAGTATTCTTCCCGCAGCGGGAGGCCCGTTGCTTCAAAAATCCTTGGTTGCCAAGAATGAAAACGTTTTCCGTGTCCCATTCGTCCGTATGCTTGGTATTCCCAAGCATGAACCATTTCGTGTACTAGTACAGTCAAAAATAGTCGCCTAGACTCATAGAACGGTTGCATCGACAGGTCGACTTTCTTCCCTGTCGTAGCTCCGAAAGCCCAAGCATGTTCGTGTTCGTGTTCAACGAATTTGACACTGCCAGGCGTAGGAAGAATGTCGTTGAAAATAGCTACATTCAACGTATTCCACCAGTATTTAACCATTTTTGACGACAGGGTTACCGATTGATGTCCGTACTTACGAATGTGCTTTTTTATTCTTCTTTGCGCTTTGCTTGCCGTAATCTTCACAGTAAATCCCAAGCTGTGAGCGGGCGTAAAAACCGTCACAAGTGTTTTCCTTTACTGTCATCAACGTATACATTTCACCGTACTTCAATACAGCTGCATTAATGTCCTTACAAGATCCAATATCTGGATAGCTTACAGACCAACCGAGCTCAAGAGCTTGCTCAGCCAACAGAAATCCTTCACCGAACTTGTCAGGTATGACGACCTTTTGTCTGGGTGATTGATTAATCCATTTCGTTTGAGCAGGCGTCATCTTGCTACCAAAGATAGCAACACCGTTCAAATGGTACGCATCAAACCACCCTTCGGTAATATATAGTGGTTCGTCTGTGTACCGTGAAATCTCGGAATATCCGCTTAACACTGCATCTTTGATTATGCTTGGGCTCAGGTACTTCTTGACCATTGAGTCAGTCAAGTCTCTCCCTTGCCAAAACACAACATTGCCATCCTTGTATGTTGGGATGATTAGACGTCCATACCACCTTGCATTATCCGGATGATCCGCTTTTCTGACAAGATGGAACGGATGTTTCTTCCAGTCGATCTTACGACTTGTTAGGTAGTAGATCGCTTCTTCGGCCCATACATCGTTTGGATCGTCCGTCAACGGATAAAAGTAGTCCGGCATCTGAAGGACAGGTGGTTCGATACTCTTAAATTCTTCTTTGAGAGCTCGTTCTTGTTCGTTCGATAGCATTGCATCAAACAACACAGGACCCCAGTCCACTTCCTGAACACCAAAGCTATCGAGGACAACAACCATGTCCTTAGGCATCGTCTTATGTTTGTATGGATCAAACCCAGCACTATGGCCGCAGTTAAAGCAGTTATATCCTACTGCTTTTCCTTCGAACTTGAATCCGGCTCGCGGTCCTTTCTTGCCGTGGTCATTACACACTTTACACAAGACGGAGAAAAACCCGCGACTATTAGGCCGCGGGTTCAACGAAATGTGCTGTCGAATGACTTGCTCAAGAGTTGGTGCGTTCATACACCAACACTATACGAGGGTTAATCCGTACCTTCAACTTCCTTCTTTACACGTGGACGACGTGGAGCAGCTTTCTTAGCTGGCTTGCGGGGTGTACGTTTTGGTTTAACCTCGACTTCAACTTCTTGCTCCGCGGCATCTGCTGCGATTGCTTGTTCAATTGCTTTTTCGATCGCCTTTTCCTGCTTTTCGATTTCTGCAATCATGTTTTGCAAGCGAGTACGAATCTCAGGCGATTGCATCCAGAAGTCTTCTCCCTTAGCGATTCGAGTGAATTCTTCTTCTGAAATGAACGGAACATAAATGTCGCGTGCAAGGGATGCGAACCACTTGATAGTAGCTTCGAGTTCCGACACAAGTTCGTTGCCCTTACCGATCAGACCACCGTTAAAGTTGTGGAACATCATCATGCAGTTGTCGTTGACGACCATCTCATCACCAGCCAAGAAGATTAGCGTTCCGAGAGAGTATGCACTACCTTCAAGGATTGTAACAATCTTCGCTTGGGAATTCTGCATTGCATTGACGATTTGCACGCCAGTATCAAGTTGACCGCCGGGTGTATTCAGGTGAATGAAAATTGTATCAGACGGTCCAGCGCACGTGATGCGGTAGATCATGTCTGTGTAATCACCAGGAGCGCCAATACTTTCGCTGATGTAGTAGTGGACGTGCTGTGCCGTAAATGTCTGAGCGTACTCTTTGTACGGCTTCTTGTTCATGGCGATAAGCGGAAGCCCTGTTTGGTCCTCGCCGCTCTCTTCTTCATCGTTTGCACGCTTAGGTGCGAGTTTCGACTTATACGTGTACGAGTATACCATTGGTTCTCCTTTGCTCTGTACGAAACTATTTACGCTGGAGAAATAGCAGTGATCTTTACCCGTATACCCAGGGACCGGAAATGAAGGAAGGCGCCGAAGCGCCTTCCTATGATACTGTTGTTATCGGGGTATCATGCCCTCAGTCAAGCATTAAGCTGCGAGACGGAAGTTACCTTCATTTGCATTTAGGTTGTTTTCTTGAGTTACGGTCTTCGCCACCGGCATGCGCCATCCATCTCAGTAACTCTGTCGAAACCAGGGCAGGCCCATGACAGAAGATTCAACGCTACGTTACTTTTCGAGGGCCTAGGTTCCCTTTAACCGTTTCACGCAGCACTAAACCTTCTGTGGTGGACCTGGCGGGAATCGAACCCGCGTCCAAAATCCTTCAACATCAGTCGAATTACATGCTTCATCTGCTTGCGCAGATACGTCTATTTAAGCATAGAACCCTAAAACTATCAACACGTGCAGTTCAACGACTCACGTTTGACCATTTTCCATCCAGGCTCGTTGTTGTCATTGCAAAATTGGTAGTGCATTCGAACGACACCAAAGCAAACAGGGCACATCTTCGGCCGTGTCTCGATGTCTCCGACCTTGTTCTGGTATGTTCGTCGGAGGATTTGACCATTCAAATGCGTCTCTTGCACCCAATCAATCGTCGTTTCCATTTAGTTGTTCCTGTACTTGGCGTTTACCTAGCGTTCTGTCGTGTTTGTGAATGAAACGTTTAAGTTGTCTGCGTGCTTCTCGAATCTCTTTGCGGTTCGATGCTGTTTCAGCGTCAGCAAGGAGTTCAAATTGTTCCTTAAGCAGTGCGTCCGTCTTGTCCTTTGGCTTCATCAGTTTTCTCCCATCCAAATACTTCAGCAAGGCATTTGTGCAGCCTTGCTTTACTTTCCTCAGTCCAAGGAGGAATGTCAGCAGGGTCACATGACCAAACGCTGATTTCTCCTCGTTCATATGCAGCCATCATTTGTTGTCGGATAGATTCTTCTGTCATTTCATTCTCGTATATAGAAAGAGACGCCGAAGCGTCTCTCTTTACCTTATTGACATGCGACGCATTCGTCTTTGTCTTTGGAAGCCTGAACACCAGCCTTACTGTACACGTAGTACAAACCAAGAATGTCGTCGTTCAGGATCGCTTCGCGGTGAACATCGTTGATGTACGATTCATCTTCACCAGCAGAGAAGAACACATTCAAACTCTGCCATTGATCGATGTATTTACCGCGCGTAGCTGCCATGCGAATAACTGCATGCTGATTGATTTCGAAAGCAGTTTTGAACACGTCTTTCTCGTGATCAGTCAGCCAGCTAACGCCCTGGACAGAGCCCATTGCATCGCGCACTTCTTCGATATTCTTCTTGTTGTACACGCCCTTCTTCTTCATCAAGTCGAGCAAGAACGGGTTGACACGGTCAACTTCACCGCCAGCTGTACGTTGTGTGAACACCATAGCCGTATCAGGATTGATACCTTCTGAGTAACCACCCATAATCAGAGCAGTACTCTTTGTCGGCGCAACTGCCAGCAAGTGGCTATTTGCACGACCGTATCCCTTCAACCATTCTGGTTCGCCCCACCATTCAGCGAGCTTCTTCGTTGCGATCTCAGCTTCCGAGCGCATGTGCTTGAAGATTTCTGCGTTTAGCAGGCTGGCATCAAGCGACTCGAACGGCATCATTTCCTTTTGGAACAGCGAATGCAATCCAAGCAAACCAAGGCCGAGAGCACGTGACTTCTTCGTGAATGCAACAGCACGTTCAAGACCACGAATGTTCTTAGCACGTTCAATGAATTCCTGTGCGACAGCGTCAAGGAACACAATACCGACTTGAACCAAGTCCGTATCCTTCCAGTCGTGGTAGAATACTGCATTGACGCTAGCGAGGACGCACGTATATGTGTAGTCTACGCTGGAATGCAATGTAATTTCGTTACACAGCTGGGCAGCCTTAACATCGAGTCCGTGGTCAAGATACCACTGAGGACGCTTTGCGTTGACCTTGTCAGGGAAGAAGAAGTAGCCCTTGCCGGTAACCATCTTCGTCTTCATCACTTTAGCGTAACGCTTCAGTGCTTCAGGATCGCGTGCCGTTAGACGTTCAATGAACTTGTTCGACAGGTTCCAACCAATGTTGTTACCGTCTGGGTTTTGTTCAAGATACGTGACTACTTCGTAGAAGTCACCGTGATCGATTGGTACGTAGCCAGCCCAAGAACCACGACGTGCGGTACCTTGCGAAACATACTCCATGTCCTTCTGGAAACCTTCGATGATAGGAAGGATACCAGACGACTTGCCACCACCAAAGATTTCAGCACCGCGAGGACGAACGTCACCAAGATATCCAGAAGTTCCAAAGCCATACTTCGTCAGCATAGCTGTTTCAAGTTTAGCTTGGTAGATTCCGTAGATTGAATCGTCAACGTACGTACCAGCACACGAAACAGGCAAACCTCGCGTCGTACCAACGTTAGCGAGAACAGGAGTAGAAGGGCTGAGCCAACCTTTCCACATTACGTCGAAGAACTTCTTCGTCCACAGTTCAGGATCCTTCGTATGCGTTGCCAAAGTACGTGCAATTCGCATGTATTGTTCGTACGGATTGGCAGCCTGGTACAGGTACTTTTCTTTGAAAAGCTGCCACCCACCTGTACTCCACCATTCAGGCATTAGACCTTCTGCCTGTAGTTTCTTTCGCTCCTCCGAGAGCTGACGGTAAATGTTATCACTCATTGTTGTTCTTGTTGTTAGAATGTGAACGCAGCTTCGTTCCAGTCGCGCTGGTATTGGTTACCTTGTGAGCTGAAGAAGTCTTGCATCTGGTAGCCGTTGATTCCCTTGTAGAACCATTCAGCAATTGGGTTGTATTCAACCTTGTACAGGTTCTCGTAGCCGAGGTTACGGAGGCACAGGTTGATACGTGATTGAACGAAGTGTTCGAGTTGGACTTCTGTGATCGAAGCAATCTTGCCCTTCTCGAACAGCTTTTTGATGATCTGTACTTCGTGCTCAAACACCGTCTTAGCAGCAAGATAGATGTCAGCCTTCAGTGATTCTTGTTCTTCCTCAGACAAAAGTCCAAGTTCGATCAGTTCTTGCTTGAGTGTGCGGAATAGCCAACCTGCAGCTTCAGCATGGAGATTCTCGTCGCGCGATGAGAAATTAATGCCGCTGACGATGTTGAGGGCTTTGTTCTTACCTTGGCTCTGGAAGTGCTTGAGGAACGCGAAGCTGCTATACAAAATAGCACCCTCACCGAACGTGAATGCACCGAGAGCACGCAAGTCATCCTTGTTATCGAGGACAGAACGAAGGAAGTCAACACGGTCCTTTAGAACTGGATCGTTTGTGTATTCGTTATAGAAATCATCTGTTGCAAGGCCGAGTTCTTCGTTAATCTTCGAATAGAACTTAGCGTGTACTGCGAGTTCCATGGCAGCGAACAAAGCAGCCATAGGCTGAATGTCGGCAGCGCGGGGGAACTTCTTGAACACAAAGTTGAGCCAGAATTCATCACCGATGATCTGTTCGTACTTCGTGAATAGTTTGAGCGTCGTAATCGTCGCGTGACGCTCTGCTTCCGTCATGTTGACGAGAATGTCTTGTTTGTCCTTGTGGACCTTCACTTCTTTCCATGGCCAGAACACAGCTGCTTGTTGATCAGCGTATTCGCATGCTTCTGGATAGTCGACGGTGAATGTTGCTTTTGGTTGTTGAATCCTTGGGAGGATGGTTGAGGTAGTCATGCTAACAGCGCAATCCTTGTAGTTATTTTTGTTTGGATCGCCGGAGGAACCGGGGACACTTGAGTGAAGATAATTGAGGCGAGCGGCTATTTATAACCCGTCTTCAAGACCTCAAAAAAGGTTTAGTAACCCCTTGATCTTCAATGTGTCATTCTTATTGTTGTTCAATCTTACGTCAAAATTGAACAACCTAAAACAGGAAAGGCCGCACAAGGCGGCCTTTCGTTTATTAGTTGAGTTTCGCTCAACCGAATGTGTTTAATTACTGAACGGTTGGTGGTTCACGTTCCGCGAGATCAGCGATTGCTGATGCAACAAAACCTTGCAGCTCATCTTCAGTCAGCTCGTGGACAGCTGGTGGGTGTCCAGCTAGCACTTCACCATCAAGTCCGATAGAATACAGGCCACCGTCAGTAACTCTCTTCTTATCTTCTGACAAGTTAACGAGAACGAGATGTTGGAAAGTCAGTTCCGTGTAACGATCGCCTTCAGGCACGGTAAACACTTGACCTTCTTCGGCTACCTTGTTTTGTTCGTCAAGAGGGAAGCAAGCAAATGAGATGTCGTGTCCGGCTTGTGTCGGAATGCGAAAGATAATTGAGTTTACTTGTGTCATATTGTTTTCTTATTTGGTAGATTTGCTTGCCCAGTCAAGGTCTAAGTCTTCGCCGTATTCGTCTACGATTTTGATCTCACCTAGAAACTTCGTAACATCCGGCAATTCCTTTTCATCAAGGTCGCCAATATCATATGATAGCGTGATGTGTGGCAAATAGTCTGGGAAGTCGTAAGATGCGTTGTGCTCATCCATTAATGATTTGTGACGGTCACTTAGTTCAGTGCACTTGTACTTCAAAACGAGACATCGTTTCTCAGGTTCGTCACGGTTCTTCCCTTTTGTTGGCCATACATCTAGCTCAGACGGTGTTCCAATCCACGGAGGACTGATTTTGCCTTGAGCTGTGTAGTCTGGACAATATTTCCGACTATACAACAACGTTGTGTGCATCTTCCCAGGTGCCACACCGTTTGGAATGTTGTTTTCGTGGATATAGTCCTGCAATGCATCGACAGTTGCTTTGTCGAATTTCACTGCTGCGTATGTTCCGCGTGTTTCTTCAGTTTGCTCTTTTTCGTATAGGTCAGACCACTTCATTCCTTTATTCTTTCGTGGTGTTACTGACGTTTTTGTCAGTAAGGCCCTCGTTAAGAGTGTTGGGCACCACTAGATCAACCTCGTACGAGGTTGATCTATTTACGACTGTTTAGTTGTCAACTTCGAATCCCGTGAGGCCCTCTTTCAAGCCGTTTGGAATAACCTTTTGCCCCATCATCCAGTGTTGGGTCGTTTGAATATGATTAGCTCGGACGTATTTGCCAACCATTGATTTGAACTGACTGTAGTGGAAAGGCTCGTCAACGCGTATGACGTAGCCTTCAATTTCGCCACCAGCAGCTTTTCGTTCTTTCTCGAGTTTGGCGTAGATACTTTCGATCTTTTGACGATCATATTCACCCCAGTAAATGACTGGGCACGGTTTAATACCCAGCAACTGGAACCATTCCAGTTGTTGAGTCCAATCAAGCATCACATTCTTATCGTTCCATACGGCGAATCCGTATGCGTACGTTTCCAAATCTTCATACTTGATCGAATGCTTTGCGTACACGTTTTCAACGTTAATACGCCATCCTTCGGGAATATCTCCTTGAATCCGGCCGTGCAAGGCACGAACCCAGTTTCGAGAAGGATGCCCTCCAGATGTTACACTACGTGCATGAATATGATCATTATACATCGTAGTGTTTTCACCATCAAGTTTCTCCATCACAACGACGCGTTTACCGTTGAAGACGTTAACATCAGGCATCATCCGGTCGTCACTGTGCATACCAGGACTCCACGGCAGATGATACGTCCGTGGGTACTTGACATGTTGGACGAACAGTCCAAGAACACCGCCCTTGTCGAGGATCTTTTGAACACTTTCGTCTTCAAACAGGTCACCACGGAGACGAGTTCCGTTATCCATGATAATATTACCCCACTTGTCATACACTTGATCCTCGTACAGATGAGGTGGCAAGACGGGTTTGGTAATACCAAGTAGTGCTCTGATATTTTCAACAGAGAACGTGTCATGAGTTGTCATTTCACATTCAAGATGATGTTCCTCGCAGACGGAAGCACCATTGTTCAAATAGTAGCCGCCGTCAGGGAAGAGTCGTCGTTCGAGAATGTGATGTGCATCGACTGCAGGTTTATCGCAGAAGATGCAAGTGTGTTTGTCACGTGCGAACACACCTTCGCGGAATTGATCCCGCGTAAGGAGTTTTGTTCCATCCATTTTAGTAATCTCTATAGTCGTGCTCAGACGTACAGTTATTCTGTGCCTTAGCGTCGTTATATGCACAACTCCAAATTGAAGCAACTAGTACGCCGAGTATTACGAATGGCATGCTGTCTGACGCATAGACGCATACAGCAACGATCGCACCAATTATAATAGCCAGTACAATTAGATAAACTGTGGCTTGGACAGCAGCTTTTTTATCCATCACATTTCATCCTCCAAATAGTGTCTTTAGTATTTCTTGTTAACCCAAATGCATACGTACGAAGATCCAGATTAATCCAAATACTGCTGCAAACATCAGTATAGCGAGTAACCACGGATATAGAACAGTAAGCATTGCCACACCTATGATCAAGGTAGCAAGAAGTCCCATGATGCCAAGCGTAATCAGTGTCGTCCGCAGGATGATGTTCATCACTTTCTCTTCCAGACAGTGAATTTCAGGTCAGGAGCACCTTCGTGCTTGAACTCCTGAGTAATATCAAAGTGCTTCAGCGTGTAGGCAATCGGAAACTTACGATCGCCTTCAACGTCCTTGTTGACGACAGTGATGTACAGTGTGTCGCAATAAGCGATACCTTCACTGTAAATCCCTTCACCACCGCAAATAAACACCGTTTTCGTTTCACGTTCCTCGAACGACAGATGCTTCTCCAATTCGCCAAGGTTGGCGATCGCAATAGCGTTGTCCTTTTCAAGCGGGCGAGACGTAACAACGAAGCATTTACGTCCGGGAAGGACGCTCTTTGCAGCTTTGTCGCCGAGGTGATTTGTGATATCTTCGTACGTCGTGCGACCCATCACACAAATGTGACCTTGAGTCTTACCTTGGAACCACTTGAAATCTTCAGGGTAATTCCACGGAATCTTGCCATCCTTAGCGAATGAACCAGCAAGGTCGACGGCAACAATTGCAGCGTACTTTGTCCGCGGCATATTGTTGATTTCGTTTTGTGTGACTTGTGCCCATCGTTGTGCGTCTTGCACCTTCCGTTGGAATTCAAGTTGTTCAGCGTGCACACGTTGCATGTACTCTTGGTACAACCGGTGCATTTCTGCTTCTTGTTGCTTTTGCTCGTCGTTCATTTCTTTTTGGGCTTAAGGATTCGAACAGTTCCGGTTTTACCGTGGACGTTAACTTTGTACAGTTCGTACATTTCATTGAAATCGTTCCGCTTCAGCTGTTTTACTTCCAGCGTGAAGTTGCCGATCTCTTCAATGATTGCCTCACGCGACTTGCCTGCAGCAATCAGTTCACGTTTACGGCCTTCAACAATCACGCTGTACATGCTGCTGACGCCTTCGCCATAAACCATCATTTCGAACACCATCAGTGAATTGATCTTGACGTGATTTTCGTCGAACAAAGCAACCGAATCAACAAATAAAAAAGGGGCCACGAAGGCCCCTTTGATGAACAGGCAACAGTTGATGATCAGTTCGCCTCGAACACGTACGGGTTCGGGTTGTCGCTGCTTGACCAAGACGCGTAGTCGAGGACGAACATCCAGTTGATCTGGTACGGAACGCCGTTGTACGACCACACGACACCTTCCCAGTGACCACTCGTGGTGATCTGCATATTGCTGCCTCCCGGCGAGCGTTGAATACCAGACGAACCACCACTGCCAGACTTGCCTGCGGCACTGACATTGATGTAGTTCTTTCCGGTCGACCAGTAGTTGTCAGTCGACACACCAACGGCACCACGGAACGCTTCCCAGCGATACGTGTACACGCTGTCGTACTTCACTTGATAGCAGTAGTGGCCGTTGCAGACGTCAACGACGTCGTTGTTGCTCGGCTGGAAGTTCGACGGGAACGTATCGTTCGCGAACTTCACGAGTGCGTCGATTTGTGCGTTGGTGATCCCCGACGACGGGATCGTGCACTCAGGACACCACAGCGCGCCGATGGCGGCTGCGTTTGCGAAAGGAGCCGAGGCGACGAACGCCAAGGCTGCCAGGAACTTGATGACAGCTTTCATGTTTCTCTCCGAAAAAAGTATGGTTTAACGTTATTGCTTCTGGGTCAGGCGACCCAGAGCCTTGCCATCGCGAACTGCCTGTTCAATTTGCTCGCGACTCAAGCTCTGTTCAGAGGACTTGATCAACCCGACCATTGCGCCCTCCAGTTGTACTTGGTTCCTCGGTGACGACAGACGCGATGCTTCGATCGACGCAATCTTGTACGTGAGGAAGTCTTGGTAACGACCAGGCTCCTGATACAGGATGCCTGCAGCGATCTGAATCGCATCGATGTCGCCATGATTGGCGGAATCGGTCAGCAGCGACAACGCTTCTTGGTACCATTGCTGGTAATTCGGATCTTTGCGTGCTTTGTTGAGCGTCGTGCCGTCAGCAGTCTCACCGATATACAGTTGTGCTGCTCCGGGATAACGGCTCTTTGCCAAGGCAGCGATCACGTTGAAACGCTGACTCATTTGGACGTTCGTCACGCCATCGCACGTCGCTTGCATCTCTTGATACAGCGAACCGGCTTGTGCGGGAAGCGTCTTTGCCAGGTCTGCAACGTCGCGTTGTGCACGGACGCACTTGAGAACCGCCTTATAACCGTCTAAACGGTCAGCTGGGTTCGAGGACACAAGCAGACGATCGATCATCTGCGTGCGCGTTTCTTGAATGGGAGAGGAAGGGGTGGGTTGGGAAGAGGCCTGTTGAGCAACAGGGACTTCTGGCAACGGATCAGAACTGAGGCGAGCCCAGGGCGAGCTCGCACTTTCCGTCACCTTGATTTGTTCGTTTTCGACAGACGATACGAACCAGGATCCGCCAGACACGGCGAGGATGATGGCAATGGCTGCCATCCATTGTTTAGATCGTTGCATGTTTCCACCTAGAAGTTAAAAACTGGTAGGGAGAATAGCTTGACCCGTACTAGCGACAGCCATTTCCATAACTGCTTATATTTGAAGCAGTTTGAGGATAATAGATACTGATCAGTATCTTTTCAACAGGGCAATTACAAAATATCGCCGACACCGTCTGGTAGAAGAGGGAGTAGATCGGACATTAAAGCAGTTTGGAATGCTTCAGATCTTGCAGCAAGAGCGACATCAACGAAAACACGATTGAATGTCGCTCCGCATAACGTACTTTTCATTTGTTGGACGCTTCTGCAGATTAAGCGTTGGTTCATTTCACCAAAATACGCCGTATCATACGTCCTTTGCGTCGGAGTGATTCCACATTCTGAAAGCCGTTTCAGAATTCGGCTGAGCGTTTGCTCACCGATTGCGCGTGTCTCAGCAATGTACAGATAAGTGTTGCCGTAGTCGCCAAGTAGAATCTCTCCAACGATCAATTCAACGTAAGCAGAGGTAATCTCGGCTGACCTGCGCAGCCGAGGTGCTTTGTTGATGATCAGTTCAACCGCATTGTGTAGTTTGTCGATGTCAGTCACAGCATTCCTTTGAGCTCCTCGACGCTGATCACCGTAACTCCCAGCTCGCGCGCCTTTTGCGCTTTGCCAGACGTGCTGTTCGGTTCAGCGGTCACAAGATATGTAGTCTTGCTGCTGACACTGCTGCCCATCTTTCCACCAACTTCGACAATCTTCTTTTCAAGATCGCCGTTGCGGAAGCCAGTGAACACGAACGTTTTACCGCTCAGAGAGCCGGTCTTTGGCGGCTCATACTTTGCCAAAGTAACGAAACGTTCAATCTTGGCAAGGAACTCTTGGAACGGCTGATAACCAGCAGCAATCTTCGATGCAGTCTTGTGCTCGAAGCCTTCCACCTGAACGATGTCGACCACGTTCGCACACTTCGACATATCGCCTTGGAATGCCTCCCACAGCTTAAGCATCTTCCGCTTGCCGACACCACGACCAAACGCACTGTGCGATCCCATCAGGACGTACAGAGGGATGTTCGTGAACTTGGCACGCATATTGTCGAAAATCTTCTTGCCAATCGGACGCGAACCAACCAAACTTTGGATGTCTTCCAGAGTCAGTGTGATAATCGATTCCGGTGTGTCGAACCCCATATCAAACATCTGACGGAGGTTTCCTTCACCGAGATGAGGAACGTCAATCGAAGCAAAGAAGTCGTTAAGACGCTCAAACTTGACCGTTGCATTGTCGTTGACGTTCGCAACGACGATATCAACGCCAGTGCTCGTCCAAACAAAGTCATCGTCAGGCAGTTGAGGTTCGGCACGTTCGACGACCTCAAGGATGAACGGGATCACATCACCAGAACGAGTGATCTTGATCTTAGCACCAGGACCAATGCCGTTCTCTTGAATAAACTTCGCATTGAAGCCAGTAGCGTGCTTGACGGTGACGCCAACCAGTTCAACAGGGTCGATCTTGACGCGAGGTTTGTAGTAACCGTCCTTAGACAGATTCCACTCAACCTCTTTGACGGTCGCGACAGCAAGGTTGGACGCATCAGCGACCTTGAACTTGCGTGCATAGCCGGGATTGAGCGAGCCGGGGTTGGCCAGACGTGCGCGAGTAGTGGGATCATTGACTTCAATCACAATCCCGTCAAGTTCGTACGGAGAGAACTTACGACGCTCGTTAAGGATTTTCGTCCATTCGTCATCGTTCATCTCACCAGCAACATGAGCACGATACGGGACGACACTGAAGCCGAGCTGTTTCAGCTTCTTCAGCTGTTCGACCTTCGACAGCGATGAGCCGACGATTTCATATGCGATCACGTCGATGTACTGATAGACCGTGTCGTTCAGTTCAGACGAATTCATCATGCCAGAAGCGGCATTACGCGGGTTCTTGTATTCGCGACGAAGTGTGCCCTTAGGAAGCTGAAGCAGTTCCTTGAACCGTGCAGGAGAGATGATCGTTTCTGCACGAACGGTGATTGGCTCACCGTTGTTATCGATCTTCTTAGGGACGTTGTGGATCCGGCTGATGTGACGAGTGATGTCAGCTCCACGTTCGCCGTCGCCGCGCGAGTATGCGATCTGCAGGTTCCCACCTGCATTATACAGCATCATGTTCGATGCACCGTCCAGTTTGTCGGTGTCGACCACAGTTTCGTTACTGAGTTTGTTGTCAGCAACCCACTTCTGGTAATCGCCTTGATACACTTGATCGAGCGATCCCATCGTGAACGGCAGCTTGAGCTTGCCGCCACGAACAGCACTACCAACGCCCGTGAAATATACATCTGTCGGTGCAAGACGCTGTGCATATTGCTTGAGCGCATCGTACTGAGCATCATCCATCACAAGTTCGCTCGATTCCTCATTGAAATAGAGGTCGTCAGCGAGTGTGAGGATTTCGATAATCCGTGCTACGGGCGTTTCTTCAAACGAACCGAGGACGAACATTTCAGTAACTGTGCGCTTTGCATCGCTCAAGGTGGACATAAAAAGGCTCCGATATTAGATTCGGAGTGATTATACTTCCACCCTGAGTTTTCGTCAACGTTAGACTGCTACGTCCATCTTGATCAGAGGTCCGGGCGTATATCCTGTAATTACAAAGTCATCCAGGACAAATCCATCGATATCTTCCACCTTACGCTTAAAGTGCAAAGTTGGCGACGGCTTAAATGGATTCTTCAATTGCTCACGCAATTGTTCAACGTGATTTTCGTAGATGTGGACATCGCCACCGTTCCAGATAAACTCACCCGGAAGCATATTTGTCACTTCACAAAGCATGCGTAGCAACATGCTGTATTGGACGATATTAAATGGCACACCAAGTCCAACGTCTGCACTACGCTGGTTAAGCATCATCGACAAACGGTATGTAGGAATATCCGCTTCCGTCAATGCTTGCTCTTGTTCGCTGTCAGTAGCTTCAATGAAGTCCTGAGGATTTGACGTAGTAATACGAAGGAACTCAGACACTCGCTCTTGTTTAGACAAAGGCCTTGCATATACTTGGAACAGATAGTGACAAGGCGGGAGAGCCATATCAGGTAGATCTGCAACGTTCCATGCACTGACAATCAACCGACGGTCATTCGGATTTGTCTTTAGCTTATGTACGAGTTCAGCTAGTTGATCAACTGGTTGATCTTCTACGAAATACTCTGTGATCGGACTTGCCAGAATTCCTGAATCGATCGGATCTGGACGCTCGTATTGTGTATGCGCGTATTTGTACTTCTTCCATTTACGCCATTGCACACCATATACTGGTCCGAGATTACCGGCATGATCAGCCCATTCATCCCAAATCCGTACATTCTGTTGTTGGATGTTCTGAATGTTTGATTCACCTGCGACAAACAGATCGAGTAGTTCGACGATCGTTCCACGCGTGAACATTTTCTTCGTCGTTAGCATCGGTATCGTAAAGTCGCTCAGATTAAACCGCATTTGATATCCAAAAACGGAGTATGTACCAATGCCAGTGCGATTCGGTTTATACACACCGTTATCGAGGACGTACTTAACGAGCTTCAGATACTCTGGATCATGACTAGCAGGTGGAAACCCAAACTTTACTTGAGTGTTGATAGTTTCTGACATTTGTATTCTTGTTCTGCTGCTTTTTTAGCGCCTTTCTTCGTCAGATAGGCAATACCTTTATAGTAGGCGGTTCCATCATCCATGACGGTCACAGTTGCATAAATCTGTTCTGTCACGGGATCAACCATCAGAAAGCGTTTATTGACTTCGTGCCATTCAACTGCTACCTTTTCCGTCTCTTTAATCGCTTCTGTAATACGGACAAAATCAGACGTCCGCTTGGTTTTTGGTTTGCAAAATGGGCATACGCCATTTACCAAATTTCCAGGAGCTGCTCCGCAGCTCCCACAATAGCCTGGACGGCATTCATCGTAATGTCCCATAGTTTAACTCACTACAAAAAGTACGTTTTGACGAACCCACTTCTTCCACGTACCGACTGTAGTGTCGACGGGTGTGATTTCGTATTTGATATCGATCTTGCCCGAAGGCAAGGTTTGTTGCGATTTTCGGCCTGTTTTTTGTACTTCGACGTCTTCAAACACGTATGTTTGAAGAACGTCTTCTTCGTCAGCGTTCATTAGATTGTCAACAGAAGATCCGCCACTTCTTCTAATTCTTGTTGTTCAGCGGGTGTTCGGAGATGCTTTCCGACGTAGTTCCGATCTTGCGAGAAGATTGGAATGTCGTCATCAATATGTAGTCCCTTAACGTCGGGCGCTGACGATCTCGTGATGCATGAACCGCGTTTCATCCAGGTAGGCAAGTCGTTCCAGTTGACGCCTTTTTCCAGCATCAACATGTCGTGAACTTCACTGTTCTTCTTGCCATGCATCTGTTTTTGGCTGAAGTGATAGTGGCCGAGCATTTGAACGCTGTTACGCGATGCATCGTTCTGACGCCAGATGAAGTAGTTTACGACTTCTTCTTTCGGAAGGTTGTAAACGCGTGCATCAAACTTAGCGTAGTCGCTTAGCTTTTCCGGTTTTTGATATTCGTGGAACTTGAAGTTGAAACCGTTCGTGCACGTCGATGCAGCGATCGACACCATCTTCTGGACGTTGTTGCCGAACCAGGATTGTGTTTCAAGTGTATCCCAATCGCGGATCAGGATCGAAATCTCATCAGACTGCGTGTATGTTAGTGTAGCGTTCTGCACTTCTGTATGGACGGCAAGAGCCGCGGCCTGCATAGCATTTTTCATCATGCTACTGAAAGGCACGGTCTTTAGGTCTGGATCGAGGTGTTTGAGTCGCTTCGTAAACGTGTGAAACGCTTTACCGTCAAGACGAATGATGACGGGCATGCGACGGATGAGATGTGTTTGGGAGACGGCTTCGTATTCCTTCATACGATCGCCAAGAGAGTCGTGACTCATGGTGGGTATCCTTCTACTAAGAATTAACCCACCTATTGTCTCACATTGTGGTTACTAAGTCAACAAATGGTCTTCTTGGGTAACAAGCGACTGTTTGTCTTTGTTTTGCTTCTTCCACCAACGTACAAGCGTCAATGATGTAGGAATCAAATAAGCGCTGTAGAATACGTTGATTACGACGATTGCGTCTGCGATTGTTGAAGCAAGATATGGCTCGCAGATCAAGTAAACAGCCATTAGCAAATTGGCTGCGATCATGAATTTGACGTTGCTCTTATCGGTTGGCCTGCAATGACGATTGCACTTTGTTGCAAAACGAATCATGTTGCCATACGCAAACATCGCGTATGTTCCCCACGAAAGTACGAGAGCAGACCACAACGACAGAACGGTAGGTAGATTACTGAGAATCGCTTCCGTTGTAAGAGTATCCATCCTGGTCTCCTGTCTTTTTCTGAGTTTCTGCAGCGGCCTTAGCTGCGAGTTGAGCGTAGTAAGGCTTGTGTTGCGTATGCAGGTACTGCACACTGAAACCAATGCAAATAGCACCCAAAACCACGATTCCAATAGCGCGCAACACTTGCACTACCAGCGAGCGTGAAGATGTGTTCATAAAGTATCCCTCCGGACTGTGAGGTTATTTATGGGATAAGGGTGAAACACTGAAAAAACAGGTTTGCCCCCATAAATATCTTCAAGGTAGGGAGAAAATCATGGCAACGAAACCTAGGAGCCAAAGTAATGGGGTTGCGATCCGATTCCCAGAGATGCTTACACTAAAGGACCTGATTACAATCGTGTCGTTTGCTGTGTCTTTGACGGTCGCTTGGGGTGTGTTCAGCACACGTATTGCACTGTTAGAAAAGGAAGTCGTTACATTGCAGGCGGTTGACGCCAGCAAGACTGCATCTATTGAAAAATTGCAATCGCAGGTCCGTCGTCTGGAAGCTCACCAGCAAGATGATGAATTGATCTTAGACCAAGCGTTTATGATTATGCGTCGTCCACCTCCACTACGTCGTGCAGAATAAGAAAAACCGGCCTAGGCCGGTTTTTTGTTGTGTTAAGCGTCTTCTGCTTCAATGTCTTCAGCCGCGATAATCCACGCTTTGACGAATCCACTACGGAGAATGTCGTACTTTGTGAACAAGATGCTTGCAAAGTTACCTGTCCTCTCCATTACACGTAGTGCCTTAGGGAAGCCGGACTCGTCACCCTTCTTGCGAAGGTCCTTCTGTGGCAAGTCGCCTGCAAAGATCACACGACTGTTCTTACCGAGACGAGTCATGATCGTGTTGATTTCTTCCCAGTTCATGTTTTGACCTTCGTCAACAACAACGATTGCATTGTCCCATGTCAAGCCACGTGCAAACGACGTTGATTCGAACTGAACAATCTCAGCTTCCTTCATATCTTCATACGTTGATGTACGACCGAATAGTTCCTTGAAGATGTTGACGTATGGCTTTTCATACACAGCCATCTTTTCTTCGTCTGTACCTGGCAAGTGGCCAATTTCACGGGCTGGGACAGCTGAGCGAACAATGATCAAACGTTCTGCATCTGTATCCGGATTGAGAATCTCGTTCATTGCAAGCCAGATAGCTCCCATCGTCTTACCTGTACCTGCAGAACCGTGAGCTGCAATATTGTCTCCGTTGAAGAATGCTTCATACATTTCACGAAGTGGAGGTGTGACGGGTTTGAGAACTTTCAGATCATGGCGTGTCCATGTCTTACGCTTTGGTCCAGTTTCGATGGCCCTGCCGTTAGAGACAAGAGCTTGTTCGAGTTGAAATACATTGTTACGGTGTGACTTGCTGCCGCGGAATGCCTTGAGGGCACGGTTTCTGGACATAGGAATAGCCTCCTGGTGTTAGTGGAGTAGTTGCTTTGGGGGAGAGCATGCGGAAGGACTCCGCATGTAGGGGCGGGCTGATGTGTGGAAAGCTGAGCGAAAGAGGATCGTCATTAACATCGTGCCGAGAAGTGAATTACTGAGGCAAACGTATTTATCACTTCTGTTTTCTAACGGCCAAAACATACGAAAAGAGCGGGATATACCCGCTCTTTTTAGCTCAACTTTTGTTCAAGCAGTCCACGCTCCGCTTCGACGTCACGATTGATTGTCGCTTCGGCGTTGAATGTCGCTCCTTTGTTGCGAGCGCGGAGTTTGGCAATATTAGTCTCCTGAACCTTTTCCCAATCACCACCAAGTGCATCGATTGCAATTGCGTGATACCAGTTCAAGTCACCGAGTTCTTCTAGAATGTTGACACCGTCAATAGGTTGTCCGCTGTGAATTGATTGCCACAGGGCTTCCAGCAATTCTACCGATTCAGTTGCCAAGCCGATAATGGCATGAGCAAGACGTGGATCAACTTGAGGAATTGCTACTGGTGCAGTAGCACTGGACAGTTGGACGTTCGTGTTTGCGTCGTTCAACAGCTGTGTGTTAATTGCAAGGCGTTGTTCACGCTGAGCGTACTTCGTTGCGTCTTTGGGAAGACCGTAGTACGTGTCCTTCTTGATCACATCAAGAAGGTTGCCTGCAGCAATCACTGCTTGCAGGACGTTAACGAGACGGGTTGCATCTGTTACGAATGCTGGAAGACGGCTTTCGGTTTGAATGGCGGCTGCCGTGTATTCTTGCAGGTTCATAAGAGTCCTTATTGTTATAGTTATGGTGCTTATGATCTAGCAATCAGGAACGGGTCACAACAGCAAAAGAAAAAGCCCACCGAAGTGGGCTTTTGTTTGAGCGGGCAAAGAGACTCGAACTCTCGACATTCACCTTGGCAAGGTGATGCTCTACCAACTGAGCTATACCCGCATGAAGGTATATATGATTGGTCACTCGAAAGTCACCAATCATTTCCTTGGGTCACCGTCAATTCAGTTTGATTGGCTTGAGGATACGGCTATCCTTACCGACCATCTTTGACAAGAATTCCATTTGATCCGCAAGGATGTTGCGGTTCATCAGGATCAGATATTCAGCACGATTCGGTGTGTACGGGACATACAACAGCTTCATACCTGCTTCTTCGAGCGTACGGTCATCCTTACGCTTGTTGCAGTTGCCGCAAGCAGTGACAACGTTTGTCCATACGTCAGGACCGCCCTTCGAACGTGCTTGGACATGGTCGCGAGTCAACTTTTCAGGCTTGAACTCACCACCGCAGTAAGCGCAGATATGCTGGTCACGACGGAACAGCGCTTTGTTCGTCAGTGTTGGAACACGGAACAAGCCCTTATCGCCAACTTCACCCTTGACCGCAATGATCGTGTTCATGTCCATGAACGATTGCGTACCTGTGATTCGGTTTTCACCACCATAAATGGTGAATTGCGATTCAGTAGGTGTCCACGCAACGAGATCCTTTGCGTAGTAGTACGCAGCGTCTTCGTACGAGATCCAGCGGCATGGATTGCCGCCTGCGTCAAGTTGTAGGATTAGCGGGTGTTCTCTCGCCATCATAGTTCTCCTTTGGGGGGTTGGGGGTTTAACACCGCTTGTATTTACAGTATTAACTTCCCCACTATCCCGCTTAGTTACCTTTTTATCAACAGTTACTCTTTCAGTAATGAGTAACGACGTAGTGGTCGACGGCGTTCACCACTGAGAGGTTCAGTAGCAATTGCTGTGTAGCCAGTGTCGTAATCAGGCTCGTAAAACATCCGGTACTTGATACCATTTTGGTCCAAGTGTGCAGCTGCTTTAAGCAAGTCCTGTTCGTTGTTGATCCCGAGCAGCGCCATATGTGAGTGACGACCAAAGTGTTCACCCGCCTCATGTGCTGCATGAGCTGTTTGCACGATTCGCTGAGGACCAGTAAGGTCCTTGCGAATGAACAAATACGTATACGGCGTTTCCATGTTAGTTCGAATTCATCAGAGCACCATACAGGCGCTTGAATTCTTCGTCTGGAATGTCGAAGCCGTACGTCTTCTGAAACTGTTCCCTGTTACGCAATCCACCGTACTGCAGGTTGCCCTTGGCAGTAAGGTATGAGTAACGGGGATTTGTTCCGTTGGTCAGCTTGGTTTTGTTGGTGACAGCCGTGAATCCACGATCAGCAGGCAACTGACGAATCAAATTGTGCAAGACAATTTCAGACGGCGTCAACGAACGTTGAGCAGCTAGAGCGTGGAAACGGTTACGAAGAGCGCGGAACGATTCGCGCGAGAGGAATGTAGTATCGAAAGTCATGTTAATCTCCAAAAGTTAATGTTCACATTGCATGTACACGGACAAACGTCCGAAACTTTGGGATTAACAGGTGGGCCGGTTGAGCGGCAGATCTACAGCTTGGTCATGAGGATTGCTCCTTGGTTAGTGATGATGTCAGTATATATGCGTTAGTTACTTTTAGCAACCTGGTTGGGGTGAAATGGGTTGATGATGCCGTGAATTGTGATTTCGCTTTTTGACATATCTTTGCGAACACCAATAAACATTTCTGTAATTGCATATGCTTCGTATGCAATCATTTCGTCGACATCATGATATACAGCGATTGGCTCAAGATCGAAGTCTTCAATCAATGTGTACATCATACCGCTTTGGAAGTCATCGAATTGACCCCACTTCGGTTCCGTCAACGTTGGGAACAGTTGTTTCCATTCCTCTTGTTGCTCACGTGTTCCAAACAGTAGTTCATGTTCACGTTGGGTAAGTTTGTTCAACTGGTCCGCCTTCAGGGTAGTGATCAATGATTTCATTGACAGTGAATTGGTCACTGCCAATAGCTCCGATTAACTGGTAATATTTTCCGTCGACCTTATAGCAGATATCCCAAGCTTGGAGAGAGGAGCCTTGATGGAACGGTTCAATTGACTGCTGATCAATTGCCTCGAGTACTTTGGTACGTGTTGCTTGATCGACTTCAACTTCTTCAAACCGAGCGATCGTTTTGCGAGCCCACTCGGAGATCCGATGTTGTTCATCTTTCGTTAGTTCGTCCCACGTCTTCATCACTTATCCATGATTTCCGAAATTGAACGACCGGTGTGAATTCGGTTGATTGCCTCTGCGAGAGTATGTGCACAGCTGATCTGACGAACTTTCGACTTACTTTGAACGATCGTTGCTTCTTCGCGATCGTCCTCAGAAATCTGAATCAGATTGACCGTTTCGAATTCAGAACGAAGCGGAATCGAGTCAGTGACAATCAGTTCTTCCAATAGGCTATTGTTCAGATTCTCGACAGCTGCGCCTGACAAAACACCGTGAGTTGCATACGCGATCACTCGGCGAGCACCGCCACGTTCAATAAGTGCGTTAGCAGCTTTAGCAAGAGTACCAGCGGTATCGACCATGTCGTCAATAATGATGCAAGTGCGGTCGGTAACATCACCAATGATGTTCATCACTTCGGACACGTTTGCCTTCGGCCGACGCTTATCAACGATTGCAAGATCGATATCCTGTGCTAGTTTTGCAACATGCCGCGCACGCGCGACGCCACCAACGTCAGGAGAAACGATGATCGGATTTTCATCACGCCACTTGTGATAGATGTCCGACACGAACAAATTGCTTGCAGTCAGATTGTCAACGGGAATGTGAAAGAAGCCTTGGATCTGTGTTGCATGCAGGTCAATCACCATTACATGATCGACACCTGCACTTTGCAGAATGTCTGCAGTAACACGAGCAGAGATTGGAACGCGACTGAAACCCGGCCGGCGATCTTGCCGTGCATATCCGTAATAAGGAATGACAGCAATCACTTTCTGTGCAGCTGAACGCTTGAGGGCGTCTGCCATTAGAGCAAGTTCCATCAGCGTATCGTTCGCAGGAGCACACGTTGGTTGAATCACATATGCATGGCAGCCACGAACGTTGTCACGAAGTTCGACACGAATCTCACCATCACTGAAGCGAGTGACTTCTGTTCGTTCCAGTTTGACGCCCAGTTTTTTCGCGACACCTTCGGCCAGTTTCGGGTTTGCAGTTCCCGCAAACAACTTCATTTCACCATTCATATATTGCTCCAGATCACTTTTTGGAGCGTGCATATTACACGGTGAATTTTCACCTTAAAACGAGCTTGAGTTGCTATATACATTAGCAAAGCACGTGTTTTACACACATATACAGGAGCTACAATGGCAAGTTTTGACAAAGCGATTCCAGTCATCCTCCAACATGAGGGCGGATGGGTGAATAATCCAAATGATCCAGGTGGAGCAACGAACTACGGCATCTCACTTCGTTTCTTGGCAGAACATCCGGAAGACGGTGACTTTGATGGAGACGGTGATGTTGATGCTGAGGACATCAAAGGAATGTCTGTGGACGATGCTAAGAAAATCTACAACAAGTACTGGTGGGTTAAGTACGGCTACGGCAAGTTGAACGATCAGACGATTGCTACAAAAGTATTTGACTTTTCTGTTAATATGGGAGCATCACGTGCTCACAAACTTCTTCAGCAAGCTCTCAATAAGGCTTTTGGTTTGAAGTTGACAGTTGACGGGATCCTTGGTCCTGCGTCATTCAGCGTACTCAATTCAATTGCTGATGGTGACCAAGAACAGAAACTGATCACTGCTTATTGTAATGAAGCGTGGGCATTCTACCAAGGTTTGGTAGCTAATAACCCTAAACTCGCTGTGTTCCAAAAAGGCTGGAAGAATCGCGCGTACAGCATCTCTGTTGCAAATACGTATAGTTGATTTGGTCAGTTGATGTGATCTAATATAGCCTCCAACATCTAATATTGGAGGCTTTTTTATGCCTGATTTTCCTACGTCTGTAGTGTTCCGCAAGTCTGATATCGGTATCGATATCGATGCTGTGGAGAAGCACTATAACGCCACATTTGTTGGTGACTTTTGCTTGAAAGACCGCAATGGTCAATATGTCGAGCGAACTGTCGCTATCTTCTGGCAAGAGAAACCTCCTGTAGAAGGCTATAGTCATTATTTCGGTTTGCTAGTCAATATGAATGGCAATTTGGTAATCACATCCGGTCAATCGGCGTTTGACAAGGAGATTACTGCGCTCGTCACACCAGCGGGTGAAGTAGTATACAGCCGTCACCGTTGGGATTGTCGACAAGCTGAGACAGCCGGTTTCATGATCGACGGTGGTCGTGATTACACACGAATTGTCGGTGATATTGGTCAGAGCCGTTGGGCTACACTCAAAATTGATGGTCCAACGATTAACATCGAGTACGCACCATGAAAATCGTCATCACAGGTAACATTGGTTGCGGTAAGTCAACAGCGACTCGCGTAATCCATAGGATGCTGCCTGATTACTATCTGTTTGATTTTGATCATGTCGTGGCTAGTTTATATAGCGACGAAATTGTCCGAATGCAGCTGATCAATGCGTTTGGTACAGCAGATAAAGGACAAATCAGTGATATTGTGCATGCTGATCAAAAAGCAATGTTAAAATTGCGCAGTATTACTGATGCAGCTATTTTGACCGCAATTTACTCAGCGAATAAAAGGGTTGATGTTATTTTTGACATCCCTTTGTATTTTGAGTTCAATGATCTAATGCGTCTTAACCCTGACGCAGTTATTTGTGTCACTGCTGACGAAGCCAGTCAGATTGAGCGCGTAAAGGCGCGCAGCGGATTCTCTGAGGAAAAGATTCGGTCTATCATTGCAAAACAGCTTCCTCAAGACGAGAAAGTTGCCAGAAGTGATTACCTTCTGCATAATGATGCTCCTTCAGCAGAAGTATTTGAGCAGGATGTCGCTGAGTTTATTGTGTTTCACCAAAACTTTGGATTTTTACGATGAAAACAGGTGTGATTGCTGGATCGTTTGATCCAATTACGAATGGTCATCTTGGCTTGATTCATCAGGCTATTATGGCTGTTGACAAACTTCATATTGTTGTTGGCCACAATCCAACGAAGAAGTACATGTTTACCAGTGAAGAACGTCAGAAACTGATTCAAGATGTTCTTTTTCACAAATATGGTGAAGTTGCCGCCAAGGACATCAAGGTTGTGATTGCTGAACACGAATTGCTCGTCAATTATGCAGCTCGTGTTGGGGCGAGGTATTTGATCCGTGGTATTCGTAACGGTGCTGATTATCAGTACGAAGCGGAAATGGAACGGATTAATAAGGATATCAATCCGAGCATTGAAACGATGTTCTTTATGCCGACTCCTCGTATGTCGCAAATTAGCTCGTCGTCAGTTAAGGGACTTGTTGATTTCGAAGGCGCTGAGTCAACTGTTAAGAAATATGTGCACTCGATCGTGTACAAAGCAATGAAAGAGAAGATCAAACATGAGCGACAATCAAAGCGATAATTCTTCGTGGAGTGACTACACGGTTTATCCTAATCATCTTCATGCTATGCATCGTCGCAGTGAGGAGATTCAGAAGGAGTCGTGGCTCAATCTCAAAACCGATCCGAAGGTACTCGACAAAATCGAACGAGCTGTCGAACAATCTCGACCGATGTTCACTCGCGAAACTGACACAAAGTACAATGCAGAACACGCTCTTCGTGAACTGCCTGACTTCGGCACGATTAAGGTGGTCAAGTTGACGCCTAACACGTTCAAGCTAATGGACTCTGCAGTGTCGTACTGGGTGTTCAATTCGTACGGTGTTGGGATTGACGTACCGACAGGTATCAACATTCTGCACCTACCTAAAGGACTTCAAGACGTTGATCAGTACCTCGAAAGCGGTATGTTTAACAATGCTGTGATTTACGTTATTGGTCGTGCTGAAGATGTATTCCGGTTGCAGCAACGATTCCCTAACCTCGACATTACGTTGTTGTTCGTATGAGTATCTGTAGTGCTCATCGCGTAGCGCGAGATGACTGTCCTCAATGCCAGGCAACGATCTATGATTTGATTCCAAACTTCGATCAGTTGCTTGCAGAGGCGGAAGCGTCAGGAAAGACGACTTGCCATTGTGGGTTCACTTACTACAACACAACTCCCTCTTGCCCTAAGTGTTGCAGAGGTTCACCTAAAGTAGAATAATTCTTTAGGTTAATTAGACAGCGAAGACTGTCCGCTGAAACAAACAGCGTATAACTAGAAACGTCAGGAGTGCATGTCCTAACTGCCTCCGGAGTGGGAACAGGTCGCGTGGAGCCGCGACAACGAGCCCGTGGTATGAAGTCCACAGAAGTTGACCCGCTTGGAAGAGATGCCCACTTGTCTACGACTAAACTTGTAATGTCCAGGTCGCGAGGTATCTTCCAAATCAGCTGCGTTAACGCGGGGCAGGGGATTGTGATTGATACGGCTTACCTACGCTAATGTGTATTTTGCAGATACAGTCTATCCTCTGTACTTCCGCTAGGTATTCCATAATGCCGGCATGTGATGCTGAAGATGTAGCTTGAGTGCAAACGAAAGCTACATCTGATCCGTAGGTATATCCCGCTTCGTTGTTCTCCTTATTGGGTTTGCTTAATATATACCTCATGAACTGGATAGACCAGTTCGTCTCCATCAATGAAAGGATCTTTCATGTCTTACAAGTACGACTTCCTCGTATTCATCGGCCGTTTCGAGCCATTCCATGTTGGCCACCTCCAGGTCATTCAATCTGCACTAAACCAAGCACAGAACGTAATTGTTCTTGTTGGCAGCAGCAATCAACCTCGAACAGAAAAGAATCCGTTCACGTACGATGAACGTGTATCGATGATTTACTGGTCTTTGGAGGACTTGAATCCTGACCTTTCAGGTCGTGTCGAGGTAGTTCCTCTTCGTGACCAGAAGTATAATGACCAGAAATGGGCAGTTAACGTCCAGTCGATTGTTGATCACCGCGTCAAGTTCGTAACCCAAGGTGTGCAACGCAGTGCACGAGTTGGCTTGATTGGCCACACCAAGGATGAAAGCTCGTATTACCTGAAGATGTTTCCGCAGTGGGATCTGGTGGAACACGAGATGAACGAGGAAATCAACGCAACTGATCTTCGTCGCTTGATCTACGAAGGTAAGAGTTTGAAGTTCCTGCAAGGTGTCGTGCCTCCAGCAGTTCACAGTCTTATCGAATCGTTCGTCAAGACACCTGAGTATCAATTGCTTGTCTCTGAGTACGAGATGATCAAGAAGTACAAGAAAGCATGGGAAGTCGCGCCATATCCACCGATTTTCGTCACTACCGATGCAATCGTTGTTCAGTCTGGTCACGTGCTATTGGTCGAGCGAGGTGCTGCACCAGGTAAAGGATTGTGGGCGTTGCCGGGTGGTTTCTTGGAGCAGAACTTGACTGTTCAACAGAACATGATTAAGGAGCTGCGTGAGGAAACGAAGCTGAAAGTGCCTGAGCCAGTATTGATTGGTAATATCAGGCAGTGGCGTGTGTTTGATCGCCCTGATCGCAGTGCTCGTGGACGTACAGTGACGCACGCAGCTCACATTGAACTTCCTGCTGGACCTCTTCCCCTTGTTAAGGGAGGCGACGATGCAGCGAAAGCACGGTGGGTGCCAATCGCAGAACTGCGCGAAGATAATATGTTCGAGGATCACTGGCACATCTTGATGCACTTCCTTGGATAACCAACAAAGGGGCTGTATGCCCCTTTTCTTTTTGCTTTACATTAAGGTTACGTTGTTGTAACATAGTGTTTTCAATTACGGAGCCTTAAATGGACTATTTGGTTGGTATTGCAATGGTTGTGATGTTGTTCATCGCATGTATTCACATCGTTGCACAACTCAGCTTGGAAGACAAAGCACAGCGATGGAATCCCGTTGCAGCCCGTTACCGCAGTGCTGGAATGCAATTGATTTGTTTCACAGCACTCGCGTTTGTTCTGTTCGGTAGCCGGATGTTCCTTCGTCCCGACGTGTCGATTGCGTACAGTGACATTGAAATCGGCGTGTACAAAAATGTCACCCAAAATGACAAGTTGCAAGACGTAATCGAAACGAAGACAATCGCAGGTTGTCAGGTCACTTTGAAAAAGACGTATCCTTTGTTCGTCACCATTGGATCGGATACCAAAGAGATCAAGTACAAGCTCCCTTGTGATCGACTTGCACCTGAGATGAAGACTGACATCGCAAGTGTCGTCAGCTATCTCAAAGAAGAGAAGTAATGATTGTTGACATGTTGAGGGTAACGCATATATAGTTCTCTCAATGTTGAACAAAGCGCTCTTAATTGAGCGCTGCTTTCAAATTAAGTTGGTCAATTTTACCCTTGTTGACTTAATTTGAAAGCAGTGATAAAGTTCACTCATCGATTCAAACAACGAAGTTAATTCAGCGATGTTTGATCAAAGCCAAGCTGTGAAGGGACTGGTTCGATTCCAGGTGTGAGTAACAGAAGCTCTATCAAGGACGGAGCGTCATTGTTTGGTACGTTCTTTACAATTCAAGATTTGGGGCATAGCCCGGATAACTCCAGTGATGGAGCCAAAGCCTTAATGCTACATTATGGCGCCAGAAATGGTCAATCTATGCAAGCTCAGTTCTCTCCAGAAATGGAGGCTTCGTCGGGTTATCTGGCGGAGATAACTAGGAAATGAGTGTTGTGGAAAGAACACGAGGTCAAGTGCCACGCAAGTGGGAACACAACTGAGTGGAAAGCTGGGTGGTACCGGCTTCACAACAAACCAAACTCATCAGTAGGTAAGAACAAGAGTAGTGTCAATGTCCAAGCCGGCAAGCGAGGGCTATGATGCAGTTTGAGAGGTTAGTGGTGTGTGAAACATCATTGGTCTTGAAAAACAGTTGAGTAAGCGGCAGCTGAAAGACATGGAGGTGTGTTGTATTTTGGTGGTCAAAAGCCATCGAAGCAACTGGACGCACACATCTTCGTAGCGATTTCCGGTTAAAAACCGGGTAATTCACGGTTTATGAATATCTTTAACGCAAAAGTTGCGTCCGGTGTTGTGTGAAAGTGGCTTAATTCTGTGGCAGCAATGTAACACAGACGTCTGAAGCTCGCAAGGCAGAGGATGTTGAAAGTGAGTCGCACGTTTGGCTAGGCATAGTCGAGCGGTAGACAAACTTCGAATAGCACAACGCGACGAGGTAACCGCCAACCTCTAAATAAGGCAGTCATGCAAGGTACTCTCATGAGAGAGTGGATAAGTGTAGAACCAATGGTGTAGCAGCCAAAGGATAATGACACAAAAGTCTTGTACCAACCGATGTAATCTCAGTCGTTTGACCTAACCGAACAGCATTCTGTGTTGTTCGGTTAGTCTTTTACAGATACGTATATGAACTTCGACAACATCCGAAAGGCGTGGCGTCGAGCAAAAAGCTTCAAGCTGGTCGGCAGTGTACAATTCACACCGTACAATCCCGTTGGAGCTGAAATCGCAGCAGCTAACTACTGCTTGTTGATCGACGCTGAAGGCGATCTTGTTGATGACTTAGTCCTCTTCGATAGTTGGGCTCAAAGCATTAACCGTGCATGTGATGCACGAATGATCGTCGATAGTCCAGACATTCAACACTCTCTTCGGTGCTTTGCTTCAAGGCTCTGGGTTGATCCTGAACGTCTTTGACTAAATAGAAAGTCGGGAGACCCACTACCCTAAGTGTGGAACTTTAAATACAAATGTGGTGAGCAATCACCGCCGAATGCAAACCCAACCACGTAAGTGGATGAAAGCTTCGATTACCGTAGTTAAATGGGACTACGGAGTAGGTCTGGTTCGGAATCGCTGCCAGACATTTGTATACGATTGCGGGCGAGTGTGATGGAAGCACGTAAGGCTCATAACCTTAAGGACCTGTTCGATTCAGTGGCCACGCATCAAATAACATGACTTCGAGTGTTGGCATAGTGCGAATGCTCATATAACCGACTTTAATTTGCGTCCTTAGTCGGTGGGCGGTAAAAGTAGGAATCATGATGTATAGCAACAAGCTAGCCGTCGCTGTGAAAGCGAGCGGCAAGGTTCTCCGTGAATTCGGAGATAAAGTGTACGTGCCATTCGGCAGTGAATACACAATCCTGATCAAGAACCTCAACAGTGTTCGTGTCCAAGTTCGTGTGACGATCGACGGAACTGACGCTACTGAAGGAACTTCTCTTGTCATCGGGGCAAATCAAGAACTAGAACTGCAACGGTTCATTAAGAACGGTAACCTCCGTGAGGGCAACCGATTCAAGTTCATCGAACGCACTTCCAAGATTGAAAATGGACCGCGCGGTGCGAAGGTTGACGATGGTTTGATTCGTATTGAGTACGAATTTGAAAAGGTCGTTCAGCCGATCGAACCTCTAGTTTTCAAAGAAAAATGGATCAAGACGTACGAAGTTGAACGTCCCAATCCGTGGAAGACGTACCCTGACGTATGGTGCAGCACAAATAATCAGATCATCGGTTCGATCGCAAATGGCGAAGGGATGCTGATGAATACGTCGGTGACGAATGCGAATTATCTTGCTGTTGCACAAAACACTGCATCCGTTCAACCTGCGTCGTCGATCACGATCACGACGACTGCACCGGTAAAAACCAAAGGTGCTCTCCGTTGTGCTACAAAACCACAATTGAATGAAACAGGTATTACCGTTGCTGGCAGTAAGAGCGAACAGCAATTCAGAACAGTTTCATCATTCCCTGTGGAGTCAACAACGCATTCACTTGTTATCCACTTGCTTGGTGAGACAGAGACAGGAAAGTCGGTAAGGGAAGCTGTAACCGTTAAGGCAAAGCCGAAATGCACGACTTGCGGACACTTGAACAAAGCTACTGCTAAGTTCTGTACAGAATGTGGAACCGCACTAGAGATCATCTAAACGAAAAAAGAGCGCCAATTGGCGCTCTTTTACATTGCGGCTTCTGTTCCCGCTAAGAATTGTCTAACAAGAGTGGCTCGTGTACTAAGAACAAACCAATTTTGTTGTTGACCAACGGTGAACATCGGCGGGCCAATGTCAATTACAGCCAACCCTTTGATCACACCAAACAGCTTGTATTGGCCATTTTCCTTACCAAACAATGCTCCACCTGACCCTCCAGGTGCTGTTGGTGTTGTTGAAATGATACTATTACCGTATAGTCCTTGGATCGTTCCCAGTGTCAATGTTTGAATCTTATAGTCAAGAAACATTGGGAAACCTACTGCGTACACAGGATCATCGATGATCACTTTGTTAGCAGTACTGATCGATGCACAAGGGCACTTGACATCTGCTGCAAGTAGAGCAAGATCATTGACTTGATCAACCTTGATCACACGAGCTGGCTTAAGACCATTGTCGTTGATATAAGCAATCTGCTTAGATTTCGGTACTACGTGTGCGACAGTTAGCACATAACCTTCTTTAATCACGGTTCCCGACCCACTGGCTACGATATTCGTTTTTTCATCGCTAATCAACACCGGATAGACGTATTTCCTGGTGACAGAATAGTCGGCGGCCTGCGCCGAAGAAACAGCGAACAAGAGCATTGCGAAAAGTAGCCTGACAAACATAGCTGTTCCCTAATATTGTTAACAAATATTTAGGTAAAAGGATGTTGAAAACGTGATAGGGTAAGCCTATCGTGATGTTTCTTTCAAGCTCTCTTAGCTCAATTGGTTAGAGCGGCGGTCTCTAAAACCGACGGCTACGGGTTCGAATCCCGTAGAGGGCACCACACTATTCCTCATAGGAGTTTCCATGACAGTTTCTACACGTAAGATGTACGTGGGTATTGCTCGCGACCATTCTAGTTCAATGGGCAGCCTGCGTGCACCCGCAATGCGCGACTTCAACAGACAAGTCGATGATCTGATTCAACAGGCGAATCTGCACGGTATCGACGTTGTCGCCAGCGTTGTGTCGTTTGCTGACACTGTTAAGCGTGAAGTGACGATTTCGTCGATCAATGCGCTCAAGAAGCTGACGTCGTATCCTACGTCTGGCTGGACTGCACTGTACGATGCGATCAATGATCTGCACACGCAATTTAGCGCAATGCCTGACTTCAACAACGAAGACGTTCAGGTCGTCATCTTCGCGATCACTGACGGTGAAGAAAATGCTTCATCGATCAAGGCAACCGAACTTCGCGCCAAGCTGCAGAAGTTCCACGCTACCGGCCGCGGCACTGTCGTCATTCGTGTTCCGAACGGTCATCGCTCCAGCATCGCATATAGCCTCGGTATTCCCGAAGGCAATATCGACGAATGGGACCAGAACGAACGCAGCCTCAACGAATCGTCTGCCAAGACGTCAGCTGGCGTCGCCAAGATGTTCAGTGATGCGAAGGCAGGTATCAAGTCGACGACCGGCTTCTACACCGACCTGAGCAATGTCACTGCAAAGGACGTCAAGGCTGTTGCCAAGGACATCAGTGGTGAAGTTTCGCTGTGGACGGTCAAGAACGCAACGGAAGGCAACACAATCCGTGGCTTCTGCGAACTGAAGAGTGGTAAGCCGTTCCTCAAGGGTGGCGCTTACTACCAGCTGATGAAGCCGGAAAGCGAAGTCCAAGACTACAAGCAGATCGCTCTTCGCGACAAGACGACTGGTCATGTGTATGCCGGTGACGGTGTTCGTGCACTGCTCGGCTTGCCTGCACACGGCACGGTTAAGGTTGTTCCTGGTGACCACGGCAACTACGACATCTTCATCCAGTCGACGTCGGTCAACCGTAAGCTGCCTGTTGGCACGACGGTTCTGTACCGCACGAGCACTGGTGTCGCGTACAAGGAAGGCGCCAGCGCTCCAAAGACGAACCTGCCGACGCCGGTGCAAGCAACCGCACCTGCAACTTCGAAGGCGACAGCGTCTCCGTACGCAGCTGTGAAGCCAGCACCGGCTCCGAAGCCTGTTGTTCCAGCAAAGACAGCAGTTGCTCAAGGTCGTCGTCTTGACGTGTACACGATGGGCTACAAGGATGGTCGTGGCAAGAAGAAGAACCGTAAGGCGGACTTCAGCGCACTGGAAACGACAATCTACCAAGAAGGTTTCGCTGACGGTAAGGCGAAGAAGCCAAGCAAGTACTGATGGACTTCGATGTTACACCTAGCGCAAAGCCGTGGATTCTGCTGACAGCACCCGCGGCGCTCGGTAACCGGGAAAGGGTGCAAGCCCTTTCCCGTCACTTTGACCTCATTATTGTCCCCGTTGAATATTTCGACCAGGCGATTGATGTCTTAGATCACCTAAAACAAGAACCAGAAAATGGTCAACAAGACGAAGTACTACAAACTACCGACGGGCCAAGTAACGACTAACGTTGATGAGTACATCGACAGTTGGCGTCAAATAAGCGATCCAATCTGCAACGCCTTCGGGATGGAGGTAGTAGGTTTTGATCCAGGAATTGCCTTCCGTAAAGGCAGTCCTTATTCTGCGCAAGCGGCATACTTCGACATGCCGCTGTGGTTTGCTAAAATCCTATCGGCAACACTGCAAAGTAACGCAGATCGTCACAATAACACAGCGGGTGTTTTGATGGCGGTACAAGAACAGTTCCGAATCCACGGTAACAACTTCCCCGACGAGTTCGACACGCGCGTGTTTAACTGGGTTGACGATACGTTAGCCGGAACTCCTCCGAATTTGAGGGGTTAAACATGGGTTGCTGGAATGGTTCATGTGGCCTAACAGGCCTCCCTATTTTTGCTGGCGACGAAGTTGTTGTGTTCACATTGATTCAGCAACGTCCGCAAGGTGATCACTGCTATCCGGAAACGTATTGGCAGCCGTTGATCTATACGTTCGACGCACAGTATGACGATTACGGTGGTGCAGATGAATGCAAAGGTCCATTACTAGAACGAATTCTCGAAGTAATCCGTGACAATCTTGTTGAACTGGACATCGGTGAAAACAAGTATCACGATATCGCAGTCAAGAAGACTGACTTTGATGTAAGCAAATACTTCGAAGCAGCTCACGAATCGCGATTGTTCGTCGCTCACGACTGGAAAACGAATGATGCGTTTAAGACGCTCAGCGTGTTCCCGTTGATGGTTCATAAGTCGGTCGTTAAACAACTGCTAGAACAGTACAAAGTCGACGATTGGCGGAAAGGACGATACGGCTACGGAGAGATCGTTGAGGATGGATATCAGTATGTCACCGGTCTACAACAGGTCCTTGCTAAAGATATCACACTCAACGGTCGTAGTGATATTCCGTTACGACTGAAATTGACCTTGATTTCAGATAACGAAGATGCATATAGTAGGTTCACGGACTTACAACATGTGTTCAGGTTACCTGACTACATCCGTTACGTTGATGATATGAGTAAGGCGGTCGAGTCGGGCAATATTGATCTAGCGAACGCGATCGTCGAACAAGTAGCACAGATGGCGATCATCAAAGCGTACATGCAATCCTCACGTCGAATGTGGACGCCGATGTCAGGTGCAGGTTCACAAGATGGAAGCACTAAGGCACACCGCCTTATGGCTGAAATTACAGTGACAAAAGCAACTGAGATTGACGAACAATGGGGTGACGAAGAAGATGACCTCGATGAATAATTAAGGAATCACTACAAATGTTTTCAAATGATGTAATCTCTATCCGTTGGAATGCGATCAAAGAAAAAGACCTTGATCCGTTTCACGACCTGCTTGTTGACATTTATGATCGCGAATACACATTCGAGAACATGATTGAGATCCTTAAGCTAGTTCCAAAATATCTGGTTGTAGAAGCGTGCAACTGGGGATTCGATACGGAAGTTCGCGAAAAGCTGCACACTACGCTCAGTGATGTTGCGTACAGGGGCTTGATCGAAGATCCTAACTTCATGAACAAAAATGTTTCCACTCAGCAAACGAGTTGACATTCCAAGAGCCGGTCATCCCGGCTCTTTCGGTTTCCGTCGCAAAAACCACATCCATGAAGGGATTGACTTGTACGGCAATCCTGGAGATCCCGTATACGCAATTCAATCAGGCTACGTACTGACGAGTTATCCTTTCACAGGCGAACAAGTAGGAATGCCGTGGTGGCACAATACTGATGCGATCGCAATCGCTGACGAGAATGGCACGTGGGTATATGGCGAGATGGAAGTTGAACGATTAACTCCCGGCACATATGTCAACGAAGGTGATATCGTTGGTTATCTGAAGACTGTCCTCAAGAAGGACAAAGGTCGTCCGATGACAATGCTTCATATTGAGCGTTGGAAGCCGGAATATATTCCGCATACAATGCTATGGCAACTTGATCAACCACAGCCTGATTTCTTAATTGACCCAACAGAATTACTGGAAGTACTATGACACATTACAATACAGCGATCCCACCACTGCATGAATATTATGTTGCTGGTGTCATTGACGACAAAGGTCCAGCATACGTATATGCAATGGGTGCTCAGGATCCAGAGCCACATGCGTACATTCGCGACCTAACATATGCCTGTAATTGGCCTTCACTTGAAGCACTTGAGAAACAACAAGAGTGTTATCCGTGTTTGAAGCCTATGCAACGGTTCAAGGTCACGGTTACTCCTATTTGACCCTGTTGACCCAAAAGTGACTTACTAATAAAGTGGTCAAACTTTTACTCAACAGAGACCTAAAATGGAACTGTACAATCAACTGATGGCGCTGACGCAAGATGGCGATGCTTTCTACTTCCAGGACTTCGAACTGGATCGTGTGAAGTATCGTATCTTCAACTACCGTCTCGCTTCGTACAGCGACTTCCTGAAGCCAGGCGCTCTGGAGTGCCGTGGCATCATGTTTGATATCACCGACGGTATTGCTGAACTTGTTGCACGTCCGATGCAGAAGTTCTTCAATCTGAACGAAAATCCGATGACGATGAACCTCGATCTGTCGCAAGTCGACACGGTTGAGCTGAAGGCTGACGGTTCGTTGATGTCAACGTTCATTCATTGGACTGATTCTGGTCCGATGCTTCGTCTCAAGTCGAAGGGTTCGCTGTTCTCTGAACAAGCAATCGACTCGCTGAAGTGGCTCACTGACCACGATCCGGAACTGAAGCATCATCTGTTCATGGTGACGCTCGATGGCTACACGGTCAATCTCGAGTGGTGCGCTCCGTTCAACCGGATCGTGATTGGTTATGAAAAGCCGCACCTGAAAATCCTGAACGTTCGCAAGATGGAAACCGGCGAATACATGCCGCGTGTTGTGATCGAAGATCGTTTCCGTAACCCGGATTGGATCATCGACCGCGTCCGTACAGACGGCCTCAACACGGCTGATTTCGTCAAGTCGATCCCTGCGCTGCAAGACGACATTGAAGGTTACGTGTGCCGTATCGGTGACCTGTGGTTCAAGGTCAAGACCGAGAAGTACATGTCGCTTCACCACGCGAAGGATTCTGTCAACAATCCACGTCGTCTGTTTGAAGCAATCATCGACGAAGGAATCGATGACCTTCGCTCAATGTTTGCACAAGATGCACTCGCGATGAAGTTGATCGACGAGATGCAAGAGAAGGTTACACGGATGTACAACAGTGTTGTTCGTCAAGTGGAAGACTACTACAGTGCGAACAAGGCGAAGGAACGCAAGGATTATGCGATCGGTGCACAGACGCTGTCGATTGACGGTGTCAAGCTGATGTCACTCGCGATGAACCTGTACATCGGCCGTGATCCTGGTTTCAAGGACTTCCTCAAGGGGAAGTACAAGGAACTCGGCTTCAAAGATACGTCGGTTGACAAGAAAGAAGACTGACCTGTAGAACTATAACCTGAAAAGGGTTATAGTTCTTTTCATTAAGTCAACCAGGAATAGAAATGTACTTCCTGCTTATTGCGTTCATTCCGATGATCCTTCCGTGGATCGCCAAGGCTGTGTGGCCTCACGAAATCAAGTGGGCTGAAATGGCCGTTGCAAGTGTCCTTGCAATCGTCGTTGCTGGTGCCGTGTATGGTTTCGGCTTGTATGACCAGACTGCAGACCAAGAAATCTGGAACGGTCAGCTTGTGTCGAAGCAACGTATCCATGATACGTATGAGCAGTCGTATGAATGCAACTGCACTTCGTCAACTGATTCGAAAGGTAACACTACTCGTAGTTGCCAAACGTGCTACGAAACGCATTACACGGTTGAATGGCTGTGTAACACGACAATCGGCACGTTGCAATACGACAAGCTCGATAGTACGAGCCGTAGTGTGTACAAGAAACCCGATCCGTTCCTGTACACGCGCGCACAGGTTGGTGACCCCGTGTCGCGATCTGTAGCATTCACCAACTACGTCAAAGCTGTACCGGACAGTTTGTTCCATCAGCACGACATCCAGAAGTTTGAGAAGCTGATCCCGCCGTATCCTGGCAACATTTATGAGTTGTACCGTATCAATCGTGCACTCGCTGCAGGCGTGATGATTCCTGATCTCGCTGACTGGAATCAGGACATTTCGTTGATTTTGCGTAAGCTTGGTCCTCAGAAACAGGCGAATGTGATCACAGTGTTTGTCAACACGAACGACATGAACTATGTTCAAGCACTCGAAGGCAAATGGATCGGCGGTAAGAAGAATGACATCATCGTGATCATGGGTGTTACGCAGTATCCAAAGATTGATTGGGTTGCTGTGTCGAGCTGGACTGATAGCCAGATTTTCAAGGTTCAACTGCGCGATGCGATCACTGAAATTGGTGTCGTCGATCGCTCGAAGATCATAGCTGCAATCGAACAACACACGATGAAGAGCTTCGTTCGCAAGAAGATGAAGGACTTCGAATACCTCAAGGCGCAAATTGAACCATCTGCGACCGTGTTGACCCTTGCTGTGATTCTCAGTATGCTTGCTTCAATCGGGTCAACGTTCTACTTCTACAAGTACGATCCGTTTGGCTCTTCATACAGGTCTTCACGTCGTCGGTTCTAACTGCAAATTCCCTCAACCACTATGCCCAATGGGCACATATGCAAATGAAACAAAATCGTATCAACCAACGTGGCGGTGCTGGTATCGTCGCCCTGATCGTTCTGGCGATCGTCCTCGTGATCGGTGGCGGTATCTTCGCTCTGTACGTGTCGAACGCGAACTACGGCAACCGGACGGAAGTCCAGATCCAAGGTATCTGGGAAAACAACCAGAACATCCTTGGTCAATACACGCTGAAGGTGCAAGAAATTGCATCGGTGCCGGAGATGTACAAGAATGACCTGAAGGAAGTGATGACTTCCGTCATGCAGGCTCGTCAAGGTCCAGATGGCAGCAAAGCAGCGTTCCAGTTCTTCAAGGAACACAACATCAACATTGACACGGCGATGTACACGAAGATCCAACAAGTGATCGAAGCCGGTCGTAACGACTTCCAAACGAATCAGACGCGCCTGATCGACACGAAGAAGGTGTACCGTGAGCAGCTCGGTTCGATCCCGAAGGGTTGGTTCCTGTCGATGGCTGGCTACCCGAAGATCAAGATCGGTTATCCGAACATCAACGATGATGACTACAAGCCGGTCGTTGCTGAAGACACCCGTGACGTGTTCAAGAGCGGCGTCCAGAAGCCGGTCAAGCTGCGCTAAGTAACTGCGCATGAAACAAGGCCCCTCTAGAGGGGCCTTTTCTTTTGCCTGTTCATAAATATCTGATCCAACTCGTCTAAAGGACCAGATAATGAACAAACAAGGTTTTGTAATCGCTAAAAACAAGGGCGTAGATGCATTCTTCACGTCACAGAGTTCTTACGACCGTCCAAAGTGGGTTGCTGTTACTGAATCGAAGGTATACGCAACCGTAGAGCTTGCCGAAACAGCAGCTAAGAAATTGTACCGTTATGGTGCGTATGAAGCACGTATTGTTCCTCTTGCGGAGGCAATGGCATTTGAGATGCCAGATGAAGACCTCGATGATGAAACAAACGTAGCGTCTGTTCCTGAAGACGACGATAAAACTGAAATGGTTGCTATCGTTCGTGGTGAAGACGGCGTTGACATTCCGCAAGGCGACGAAACAGCAGATATCGAAGGTATGGTTGATGCTGACCTCGGTATTGCTGACGATGTTGACAAGCAAGCTATCACGACGACGATTGATGCTGAGATGGACCTGGGTGATGAGGATTTGGACCTTGAACTTGATGATGAAGACGAAGTCGGTCTTCCAAACGGCGATCAAGTAGCAGGTGGTCCAGACGGTGCGCCAATTACACGTATGGAGTCCGCTATCGTTAACGAGCTGTCGCTTGATACAGTCAAATCGTATGCAAACAAGTCGGGTCGCTCAATTGCACAACTTCGTGCAAAAGCTGACCGTGGCGATGTAGCAAGCGATCGTAAGCGTCAGCAGCGTAAGCAAGGCAATGTGCGTGCGATCAACCGTATCTTCTCGAACAGTCAATACAACGAATCAGAAACGATGCCAGCTAAGCCACCTTTGGATGCTAAGCCGTCAGAGAACAAAGACACGGCTCTTGACACAAAGAAGGCTGAAGTAATTAAGTACAAGGATCAGGCTGTTGACTTCAATGACACTGATACCAAGCTTGACAAATCAGGTGCATGGCCACATGATGCTAAGGTGAAAACGCCAGCTAATGTGTTGTCGGATCTCCGTAAGGCAATTGAAGATCACAAGAAGAGTGCTAAGGAATCCGAACGCTCGAACACAGAACGTGCCTCGTTCTGCTTAACAGTCGCCAATGCGTTCGAACAGTTGCTCGCTGACCTCGAACAAGGTACTGGCGAAGGCGTCAAGGCTGCTCAGATTCACATGACGAGCTGGATGAACCCTATCACGGCATACTTGCCACAGTCTGTACAACAGTACGTTTACCTTGGTGGTCGTAAGCCTTCGTTGAAGGACTTCTACACAAAGGCACAAAAGGCTGGAGAATAACAAATGAAACTACGTTCGATTTTGGAAGCAAAGAAGCTGTTGACGCAGGACGAGTTGGAAGCGATCAACAAGCAAGCTTTGAAAGATGACATCAGAAACAATGAAATCGCCTTGCAAAAGGCGATTGAAGATGGTGATGACGAATCTGCCGCTGAATATCGTGAAATTCTCAAGGCTTGCCGTGCTGAATTGAACGAAGACATGGGCCAAACAGCTGAAGCATCACAAGCATATGCTGCCCACATGGGTGCTATTAGGCAAATGTTGACTGAATTGGGGAAAAGTCTTGACAATCATGCTAAACGTCAAGCACTCGATAAAGGCAACTGGGGTTACGCAGGTGACCTTGAGTCTGTCGCAGAGAAATTGAAGGATGTTCTTGAAGGTTTCAGCCAATTCTAAGTAAACGGTTGTTGACTTTTTAGGTAACTCTCATATATACTTCACGTAACAGTTCAAACACGTCGTCAAAAGCGTGTTTGAACCGATAGGTAAATTCTGTTGTAACCCTTCATAAATAGAAGTACAGTTACAACAACTTAACGAAACAAGGTTTTCACAAATGCAACACTTCGGTCAACATCACAGCGAGCAGCTTAGCCTTCAGTGGCAAGGCATGAGCTCCCTGCGTTCCGAATTGTGTGACTATCCTCGATTTGATGAACCTACGACCGCCCTTTGTGGAGGACTTGCAGCATAATACGCGCAAGAACTGAAACCAAACACAAAGGGCTTAGAGAAATCTAGGCCCTTTCTTTTTGGTCAAGTTGAAAAACAAAACCTTAATTGTTCTTTTTACAATTTGGATAAAACCGATGAATCTAGTGTTCATCGGGGTGACGTTAGTGTAGTGGTTCGCATTACTGTCTGTGAAACAGTAGGAACGGGTTCAATCCCCGTACGTCACCCCAATGAACATTAGAATTATGGAGGCATGGATGAGTGGTTTATATCGCTTCCCTGCTAAGGAAGAGCTCGGCGAAAGTCGGGCCGTGGGTTCGAATCCCACTGCCTCCTCCAATGTGTGTAGTGTCAGGGTAGAAGGCGTTTGGTAGCCACTTAGCTTTGGAAGCTTTGAGTCTCAGTTCGATTCTGAGTATCCTGACAGTGCACATATTACAATAGGGGAATGGTGTAGCGGTAACACAACTGGCTTTGACCCAGTCATCCCAGGTTCGAATCCTGGTTCCCTTGCCAACTGATTTCTAGGGAAGTAGTGTAGCGGCTATCACCTCTGGTTCTGACCCAGACAACACAGGTTCGAGTCCTGTCTTCCCTGCAGAGAAACATGCTTGCATGTAACGACCGAGTCAACGACATGAACTGTGCAGACGTAGTAGTGTTCTTGATTCATTCCTTACTCACCGCCGTCGGAACGGTTCTGTGTCTACGAAACACGGATTTGGAGGTTCGAATCCTCTCGGTGGGTCAAATGTCTCCATAGCTCAGCGGATTAGAGTAACACGCTACGAACGTGTTGGTCGGGGGTTCGAATCCCTCTGGAGGCTCAAAAGAGTTGATATGTAAAAGGTTACAAAGTAAAGTTTACATATCAGTTTCCAAATCTGGTGCACTCGGCTCTCTGGGAGACCACTTCACTGTCTATGAAGGCTAGACGGGTTCGATTCCCGTGTGCATCGCAAATGTGTGTTTAAGACTGTCGCACGCCAAAAGGCACAGTGGGTTAAGTCTTACTTCATGTCTTTACTTGTTGGCGCAAGTATAACATGTTGTCCATTAGTACAGTGGTAGTACGTCGCCTATAACGGCGAAGACGCGGGTTCGATTCCCGTATGGAATTTTTGACGACAGCCTTAAACACATGGTTCGTTAGCATAGTCTGGCTTAATGCGCTTGCCTGTCACGCAGTTCGAAGGTGACAGTCATAAATATCGTCAGAGGTGTTTATGGAAACAAAAGTGTGTTCGGCTTGTAAGGTTAACAAATCGTTGAGTGAGTACAACAAGTACAAGCGATCAAAGGATGGGTTAGATTATCGTTGCAAATTGTGTCAGCGCAATTCAAACAAGAGTTGGGTTGAAAACAATTGGGAGCGTAAGCTAGCACAGCAAACTGATCGACGTTCTCAACTACTGACACAGTTGAGAGAGTTCAAAAGAACTGCTGGTTGTAGATGCTGTCCTGAAACCGAGCCGGTGTGCTTGGAACTGCATCACCTTGATCCGAATGAGAAGGAAATTGATCCTTCAAGTATGGTAAGTCAAGGTTGGAGCTGGGAACGCATGAAGAGTGAAATTGATAAGTGTGTAGTCTTGTGTAGTAACTGTCACAAGAAAGTACATGCGGGATTGTTGGAAATTTAATTGGTCTCAAGGTGTTCATGGACGCATACGGCACTGTCACTGCTGAGGAGGGGGATCGTTACCCCCTGGGACCGCCAAATGTCTTCTTAGTGTAAAGGCTCAATGCTAGCTGTTGAGGTTACGGAAATGAAAGACTACAATTAATCGGTTGTGAATCGGCCGATAACTCATCCGCGAGATTGTAGGAGATAATCAACGTGATGCACCTCATTCCCTAAGAATGAATGAGATGGTTCGATTCCATCAGAAGACACAAATGTAGTTGCTGTCCTCGGAGAGACTTGCTCGCGAATACGCTTGCTGAAAAGTACCTGAGTAGGTTCGAATCCTACCAACTACACTAATACGTCAATGCGGTATGAACGCAAGCCGGATGGGAGGTCTACATTCGGTGTCAGACGCTGTCGAGAGAAAGTAGACGTTGACCTCGAAGCGCCCTCGGGGGCTGAGTCAGAGAGTTGGTGCAACAGGCTGCAATCTGCCAATCCAACACGTATTAAATTTGGATCATTATACTCCTATGGACGGAGACCAGATTGTAATCCTGGTGCCTTTGGCTGGGTAGGTTCGATTCCTACATGATCCACTAAGATGTTATATGTCGGCTCTTGAGACATCGCAACTCGTGAGAGATGCTATTAGCGTCGACATTAATTCCGGGACAACACGATGGCGCGCTCAGTCATAACGTAAAACCGGAGCCTATCTGAGCAATAGGTAAAGTCTTCGATTGTACGGCAGGCTTCTATAATAGTGGCCAGGAACTCGAAGCCAAGAGCCGACATATGACATCGGGGGAGGTCGTTTAGCGTTCAAGACACTGGCCACTAAAGCCAGCGACGATGGTTCGAATCCATCCCTCCCCACAAATTGGATCGCGAGTGGCATTGGTGACTACAGCTGACTGTAAATCAGCCGCCTTCGGGCATACTAGGTTCGATTCCTAGGCGATCCACAAAGTGATGGTCGGCGAGGTACGCTGTTCAGTCGATCATCGAAATTCCCTACAGGCGTACTGCAAAGGGATGCTTACCAAACTTGAGGCGGCGGAAGCACGACCTCGGAAACTAGAAGTAGTTTCCAACCTTTGTCCCGTGATGACTGCTGGTAACGGTCAGTAGCCTTTCAAGCTACCGCCTTTGTGCTGGGGTTCGATTCCCCCACGGGATACCAATGATGAGGTAGCTCAGAGAAAGAGTGCTGTCCCCGCAAGGGCAGAGGCCGGAGGTTAAAGTCCTTCTCTCATCTCCATGACGTGTTGGCCGATCGGTTAGGTGTGAAGCTGCAACCTTCACCAGGCAGGTTCGATTCCTGCACACGTCTCCAAACTTGATTACGGAAAGTTTATCGTGAAGATGAAATGGAAAGTGCTGAAACGCATTAACAGCGGTAAATTGTTCGAGTATACGAGTTGGTGTTACGGTTCTGAATCAATCTGCTTCTGGAAGTGGGAGCTTGTGATTCATAACAGAAGGAAATAACATGAAGTTGGTTCTTGATCTAGATGATGATCAAATCAAAGCATTGATGGCATTGTCGGACACAACGGATCCAGCGGTTTTGACAAATGAAAGTTTGTCAATTTTGAAATGGATGATCAAGGAAACTATCAAAGGTCGCGCGATCGTATCGTGTGATTATGATGGTGGCGACTTGAAGCAGTTGAAAACACCTGTGCTGAATCGCACAAAGGCAAAGTTCAATTGAACAATGCCCCCGTAGTTTAGTGGCTAGAACGACGCCCTTTCAAGGCGTAGAAGACGGATCGTAACCGTTCGGGGGTACATATTGGTAACGAGGCTGAATGGTTAAGCAGGAGTCTCATAAGCTCTGTGTCGTGGGTTCGATTCCCACTGTTACCACTAATAGGTTGTTCGCGGGCCGCGGACTTGTAGTCTCCAAAACTCATAGGGACAGTTCGACTCTGTCACAGCCTGCCATTCCCCTCCTAGCTAATCTGGTGAGAGCGACCGTTTGAAACGCAGTAGAGACTGGTTCGATTCCAGTGGTGGGGACATATGAATCCAAGATACAGTAAGCAACGTCGCGCAACCACGTGTGGACCAACTGCTGTGATCAATGCGATGAAGTGGAAGGATCCACGGATTTCGTACACAAAAATAATTGACAAGGTTGCGAAACAGTGTAAACAGCAGAAAGATGGAAGCAGTTACACTAATATTGCTTCAGCGTGCCGTGCTAACGGGTTCAAAGCGTTTATTCGCAGGTATCCATCGATTGATTTTATTCGCCAGCAATTGTTGAAAGGAAAGTCAATCATTTTGTTGTACAGACATCCAAAAGACTTTTGGCCTGAATATAACCATTTTGTATTCATTCCTGAGTACAATAAAGAGTTTACAGTAGTCAACGGTCATGTGTATGACAACCTTGAAGAAGAACGAGAGACGGTTGTGATGTATGACGATCATACGTTCAACAATAGAATATCAAAGAGACAACGTCACGCTGTGATTGTGTTGTCGTAACTGCCGCTTAAGCTAATCTGGTGAAAGCGCTAGTTTGAAACACTAGAGAGACAGGCTCGAAACCTGTAGGCGGCACAAAGGAATAAGTATGAACACATTACTTGCTTGGAGTCATTTTGCAATTGGCGACTTTTTCTGTCGTTTATTGTCCCTAAATGACGATAACGAAAAATGGGTGAATATGTTCTTCGGCTTGTATCAATATCATATGAGTCGGAGTGTTGAAATCCAAGATCAGTTTGGCTTAGCTGGACCTTGGGATCCTAAATAAGGCAACGGAGGTTGTCTTATGAAGATCAAAGAGCTAATTCGTGAGTTTGTCGAACAACGCAACGGTAAGTGGGTAGTGCTTGATCACACCAAGAAAAAGGTGTTGGGAACGCATGATACCAAAGACGAAGCGGACAGGCAGCTTGCAGCTATTGAGATCAATAAGCACAAACACTAACCCTTCGTGGCAAATGTAAATTGGTACAGCTACTACGTTCAGACCGTAGGCTTTTGTCGGTTCGAATCCGACCGAAGGGACAAAGATGAGTAAGGCTTCAGAAATTGAGCGAACACTTCACTGTTTGATCGACACACTCGAAAAGCTAGATCCAAAAGGTGATCCACTCGCTTGTAATTATGCAAAGATGCTGATCGATAAGTCGCACGACTATATGCTCGATGTGATTGCAGATTTGGATGATGAGACTGAAGAAGGTAAGCAAGTTGCTGTGGTGATTGATCGTTACCGTAAAACGATCATGTTGCTTGACTCTTACGACAAATGTGAAGTATGATTTACGTAGATAAGCCAACGTGGAAGAAACCAAACGGACGAAAGTATTTCGCTCATATGGTTGCTGACACTGTTGAAGAGTTACATCAGTTCGCTGAACTGATTGGTGTGAAGAAACATTTCTTCCATCGCGGTGATAAACCTCACTACGACATCAGTGTGGATCAGCATGCTGCGGCGATAGCAAACGGTGCTGTCGAAGTTAGTACCAAACAGATCGTTGCGGTAATAACGCAACGGAAGTAAAGTCTAAAAAAGAAAACGTCATCCAGAACGATATCTGGCTGCTCGAACGGCAACGGTGAGAGCGTAAGGTGACAGTTGTACAAGCGGCCATGGTGTTGAAGGGTTAGCACGAGACCTTGCCAAGGTTTAGGTCCGAGTTCGAATCTCGGTGGCCGCTCAGACAGGTTCTCACCCGTTGCTGGGGAGGGTCGGTACGATGGATTGTTCTGCGATACGTACCAACAGACTTCGCGCATTCAAGAGTAAGCGAACATGAGGAATGCTGGAACCTGACCAAGATCCCCCACACTTGGAAATGTGTTGACGCGTTCAGTCTATAAAACACTGAACTGGTTGAGACGGATAACCACTAACTGAAACCGTCTTCGTTTGAGTTTTAGTTCCATATTGGCGGTACGGAAGTCGCTGGTTATGCTGGTAGGTAAAGCTACAAGTTTGTGTAGGATGCACAGGCGGTCAATGCGGAAGTGATGGAATTGGTAGTCTTGCCATGTTGAGCGCGTGGTGTCCGCTAAGGGCGTGTGGGTTCGAATCCCATCTTCCGCACCAATTAGGAGATGCAAATGGGCAGCAAGTACACTGTCAAGTCTTGGGGCCAACATAATGGACCTGAAGATGTATATTCTTGGAATCAAGAATGGGCGGGTAGGTCCTTGTGGCAAGCTCTGATCCAAACTTGGCGTGCAAAACGTCGCGGCTTTGGGTGTGTGGTTCTAGAGATTCGCTGAGATATGAGAAGTACACCAGTACCAGCAGGTAACATTAAGCTCCGTGGTAAGAAAACACGGCCGCTGTCATGTATGTGTTGTGTTGCAGTGAACTTCAAAGACATGATTCGTGAGAAAGAAGCGGACCGTGAGATCAAAAACTTCAAGGAAGGGAAAGACGATGGGACCGACCGGATTTGAAGCTGAATACCTCGGTGAAGTTCAGTGGGATACTACAGCAAAAGTGTTCTTCTCGGTAGTTACCGTAATTACATTAACGTTGCTGGTAATTCTTCTTTTGACGTAAGATGCGACCGACAAACTTCACGATTTATACGTTGTTGACAGTCTCAGTACTCCTCACACTGATAACAATTGTAGTTTAAACACCTTGCCCAGGTGGCGGAATTGGTAGACGCGTAACATTGAGGGTGTTATGTCCGAAAGGACGTGCAGGTTCGAGTCCTGTCTTGGGCACAAACGCAAGTGCATGCTGGCTAAAACAGTAGCACAGAAACTGAGTGATGACGACATCAGTTGCAAGAGATGTGAGCTCTCTACAATGCCCGAGTGGTGTAATGGTAGCCACAGGAGACTCAAAATCTCCCGCCTCACAGCGTGTCGGTTCGAATCCGACCTCGGGTACAAAGTAACGGTTCAGTGTTAGCGCATTGGACATACCAGTCTGGCCAGACGGATGATATGTACGGCCGTACGTTGAGTCTTATTTGTGAATTGGTTCTTGCGTTCGAATCGCAGGTCACAATAGGTAACGTTACTAACATATTAGGAAAAGTAGATGCGAGTTAAAATTGGTCCATATCTGACGTGGTGGGGTCCTTACCAAATTGCAGATCTGCTCCAATACGTAGGCGTATCAGAAGATCGATGCCAGAAAATTGGTCGTTGGTTGTCTAATACTCGATTGAATGATCTGTGTCAATGGATTTACGACAAGCGACAACGAACAATCAAGGTCAAGATTGATTATCACGATGTGTTTTCTGCTGATTACACACTTGCGTTGATCATTCTCCCAGTGTTGAAGCAGTACCGTGAAAAGTTAAACGGGTCACCGTGGACAGATGATCAAGATGTACCTGATCATCTGCGTTCAACAAACGCACCACCGTTCAACCCAGAAAATGGTGAAACAGACGAACTATTTCACCAGCGATGGGAATGGATGGTTGACGAAATGATCTGGGCGTTCGAACAGATCATTGACGATGATAATGATGCTCAATTTCATGTCAATGGTTACGATCACGAATCACACATGAAACATGAACAACGTATCAAGAATGGTACGACACTGTTCGGCAAATACTATCGTGGTATTTGGCTGTAACAAAATGGAGAGGCAGGCCGTGATGTATGTACGGCACCAGCAGGAACAGCTGGCGTCTCTGACTAACGGTGGTTAAATTCCATCACTCTCCACTAAAACAATGAGATAAATAGTGTACACCAAGGAGCACTGTTTATGTTGTTGTCGGAACTGTATCAAGAGCACAAGGGAAGTTCGTTCACCCATGATGGTGAAAAGTATGACCTTAATAAAGTGTTGAAGGCAGTTGATAAAGATCCTGAGGAAGAATTTGATGTCGATGAACTTAAATGGGTTCTCGATTATGATTCTCCTGACGATAAACGTGTACGCAAAGCAGACCTAACCACACCAATCTTGGTAACAAGATGGGAAGGAAAACTAGTTGCTATTGATGGTCTTCATCGCCTACAAAAGGCGGTCGACGAGGGTAGGAAGAAGTTGCCTGGTAAGATGGTTTCGAAGAAAGTATTGAACAGCGCAAAGAAATAATGAATTGTCCTCTTGGCTAGGGTAAATTGGTACAGCCACTACGCTCAAACCGTAGGCTCTTGCGGGTTCGAATCCCGCAGAGGACACAAAGGTTAAACAATGGAAATCAAGATCATTACGCATTTCCCGACAGACGACGAAGATTGTAACGGCGATTACTACGACGTTGAAGTTCAAATCGATGGTAAAGTTGTTGCTAGCTTCGGTGATTACTACCACGACAAAGGTCAGGATAAGGCAGAGGCGTGGAAAGATGGGTACATTGCTGCAATGGAACAGCTTGCACCGACGACGCAGGTTACAGTTGATTACGATTCCGTTGCAGATCGAGACGATTGAAATTAATGGATAGTTGTTCGCTTGGAGCGTAACTACTTTGGAACAGTAGTCCACTTGTGAAAAGCAGGTGAGAGTTCGATTCTCTAACTATCCTCATACATTGTTGCGTAGATAACAGTTACTTCTTTTATTTTGCTTATAAAAAGGACGGGGTTCGATTCCCTGTTTGGAAGCTGGGTGCCACATGTGCACTGTTGTCGACTTCATCTCAATGTTATTCGGAGTGTAGCGCAGTCTGGCTAGCGCAACTGCTCTGGGAGCAGTGGGTCGGGGGTTCGAATCC